TTCCCCCCCGACGCTCTGTTCCACATGAAGGAGCCGACGCTCTCCGGTATCATCTGTCGCGGCTGGGGCTTGCCGCGCATCCTCAGCAACTTCCGCCAGATCTGGTATGTCCAGGTGCTGCGGCGCTTCAACGAAGCTATCGCCCTCGACTACGTTGTGCCCTTCCGCATTCTTACGCCGGCACCGGCGCAAGGCAGCACGGGTCGGGGCGGCATGAGCATCGACCCGATGAGCATGTTCGCTGGGCACGACTTCCGCGGCCTGGCTCGCAAGATGATCCGTGACCGCCGCCGCGATCCGGCGTCGATCCAGGTTTTCCCGTTCCCGGTCAACTTCCAGATGTTCGGGGCCGACGCGAACCAGCTAGCCCCGCGTGACCTCATGGATCAGGGTCTGGAAACGTTGCTCAACGACGCCGGCACGCCCATCGAACTGTACAATGGTAGTCTCCAGTTGCAGACGGCCCCTGTGGCCCTGCGTCTGTTTGAGTCGACCTGGCATCATCTGGTCCACGACGCTAATTCCTTCCTGGCCTGGCTTGTGCGGCAGGTTTCGCAGATCATGTCCTGGGAGGCCGTGGACGCGGAACTCAAGCGGGTCACCATCGCGGACAACCTCGAAAAGCAGATGATGGCTGCCCAGCTGATGATGTCGCAGCAGCTGTCTGGCTCGACCGTGCTGGGCGACCTGGGCTTCGTCTGGAAGAAGGAGCAGAAGCAGATTGCCGAAGAGGCACGCTACCAGTCCGAACTCCAGTCGCGTGCGCAGGAGGAGATGGACCAGACGGGGTTCGCCCAGCAGATCGCCAAGGGCCAGGCCGCCTCCGGCGGTGGCGATCCGACTGCCCAGGGAGGCGCTGCTGGAGGTGCCGGCGGCCAGGCTGCCGCAGGCGCACCTCCGGGGCCGATGGGCGCAATGGGCGGTCAGGGGCCGGTGTCGGCTTACCTGGGCTCCATGACGCCCAACGTGCCGCAGACGCCAGAGGACATGATGGCAGTGGCCGACAGCCTGGCCAACGACCTCCTGGGTCTGCCAGAGTCGGTCAAGGACAGCGAGCTGCGCAAGCTCAAGCAGTACAACGAGGCGCTGCACTCGATGGTGAAGGCCCGCATGCAGCAAAAACGGAGCGACGCCAAGAGTTCGGCGGGGAACGCTGCTGTCGGCCAGATGCAGCAAGGTGGTGGCGCTCCCCCCATGTAAGGGAGCACCATGAGCATCGCAATCATCATCCCGACTTACGGACACTTCGAGTACGCCGAACGGGCGCTCCGTTCGGCGTACCAGAAAACGCGCGACGAGGCGTCTATCATCTTCGTGGATGACGCCAGCCCCGATTGGGACTCACCGCCGCCGGCAAACGTCAAGGGCAGCATGGACGGCCTCTGGCAGGCATACGGCGAGATCCCGGAGGGCCGCAAGAAATTCTTCCACTTCGCCAAGAACGCTGGGCTGACGTCCGCCTGGAACTTCGGCCTGCACGTTGCCCGCGACATGGGTTGCACCTATACCTGTGTCACCAACAGCGACGTAATCTTTTCACAGGACTGGGACAAGCCGATCCTGGCCAACTTGGAAGGCTCTAAGCGCAAGCGCTGGGATCTTCTTGGTCCGGTCACCAACGGCCCTGGCAGCGAGCAGGATCAGCACGTCCGCGGCCATCACCCGCCGCCCGGTTACGTCCAGTCGGACGCGGAACACGAGATCGACTACACTAGCCGCATGCTCCAGTGGCATAACGAAGACCACGTCAGTCGCCACGCCATCAACGGCTTCTGCATGGTCGCCAAGACCGAAACATGGTGGCAGTACGCCTACACCAAAGATGCAGTCTTCAAACCAAAGAACGAGTTCAACTCGAAGATGCAGCGCAACCCGACGCCTGGTATGACGTTGCAGGAGTATGAACTCCAGGCTCGTTGGCGCGAGGCGGGCTTGCGTATCGGGTACTGCCCCGGTAGCTTCGTGTTCCATTACCGCTCGGTGACACGCGGCGACCGCTATAAAGGTGCCAACTGGTACAGGACAAAGGCATGATCTGCATACTCTCTCCTTACGGTCGCGGCGAGGTCACTACCGCCGCGATCCGTCTCGCGGACCTCGTGCTGTCTATCGGCACCGAGGTCCGTTTTGTGGCGTGCGGACGCATGGAAAAGAACGTCCACCCGTTTTGGGACAGCCGCGTGCTGACCGGGCGCGGCGAGGGCGTCTACAAGGCAGCGCGTGGTTGTGAGCGGGTCATTCACTTCCTTGTGGACCCCGCGCACGTTGAGCGCGTTAAGCTCGTGGCTGAGAAGGCTGAGCATATTCTGGTGCCCTCATGGCACGACCTGCGGCCGTGCGACGTGCGCCACTTGGCCTCCTACGGTTTGATCGTTGCTCCTACGCAAATGGCTGCCAGGCTGCTGCAACAGGAGTGCTTCGGCGGTACGCACCCGTCGTTGACCTGGTGTCGCTGGGACGCTGGACTACCGCCGACACGCCGCGACGGCGTGGTCGCGGACAAAGTCATCCGGGCTTGTTTCTACTGCGACGCCTCGGCTATCGACTTCTGCGGCCCGTTGGTGCTGCACGTTGCGCACGAACTGCTGTCCCTGCTCGGGCGCCTGGAGATCACACTGCTGTCGACTAAATCGTGGTCGAAGCAGGACCGGCAGGAGATGAAACGGTTCATGACCCGCTGGCCTGGCCGCCTAAAACATAAGCGCGTCGGCAACACCATCGAGCAGGCCAAGGATTTCCACGCCCACGACTGGGTTGTTTTCCCTGGTGTGCGTGGCGATTTTGGCATCAACGTGGTGCGTGCTTTGGCGTGCGGCGCGCCCTGCGTCGTCTATGACGTGGAGCCGTTCAGCGAGCTTATCTCGGATGACAGGAATGGTGTCCTTGTGCCCTGCGAGGTCAGGGTTACGGCCATGAAGGCCCCGCTGGCTGTGCCGAGCGCGGATAAGCTGATTGCCGGTTGTGCGCGAGCGTTTGCCGATACGCAACTGCTCATTGCCATGCAGCAGCGCGACTGGATGATTAAGGAACACCAAGGGGCGTTCAACGAGGCGTGGCTCAGAGCTATCGGTTATTGACTAAAAGCCAGTTTTGAGAACCTGGCCGACTTGTTATACTCTGGGAGTCCGAAAGGCGAAAGGAGTCGCTATGAGGAATCCTGCACTGATCGCGTGGCTGGCCAAACAAGCAGCTGTTACGTCTCGTTCGCGGGTCGTACCGGCCAAGGACGCCGAGAGCGTCGCCAAGGCCCTCAAAGAGGAGCCACCCACAGCTTCGCAGGCGGCGACGCGCTACGGCCGTAAACCTTATCTACGGGGACCATGACATGGCTGATGACAAAGACCTCAACAAGTCGCTCGAAGCTGCCCAGCAGCGCCCTGTTCGCGCTGGTAAGCTGACGCCGGCCAAGAAGGAGGCCAGTGCCCCAGCGCCAGGTGCCAAGGGGCCTGGCAACATCGCCGCCCGCCTCAACCCTGCGGCCCACCAGCAGGCCACCAAGCAGGTCGTAGTCAACGACGACTTCGATTACGACACGGCGATGCACATGGCTTTCATCGGCGCCGGCCAGGGTGGCTCGCGCATCGCCAACAGTTTCTGGAAGCTGGGTTACCGCCGCGTGGGCATCTTCAATACCACCGAAAGCGACTTCGAGGGCCTGGAGGCTGAGATCCCCAAACTCTCGCTCGATATTGGCGGGGCTGCCAAGGACATGAAGTTTGCTCGGCAGGCCCTCGACGGCCGCACCGAAGAGATCTGGGATCTCATGATTCGGTCCTGGGGTAACAACCCAGACTGTGCTCTGGTTTGCGTCGGCCTGGGCGGTGGTTCGGGCTCCGGTTGCGCTCTGCCCATCGTGCAGCTGGCCCGCAAGTACATGGAGGCCAAGAATCGGCCGCCGCGCGTCGGTGCCATCGTCAGCCTGCCCAGCGTGACAGAGGGCCAAATCGTGGCTCGCAACGCCGTCACGGCCTTTGGTGAGTTGCTCCAGGCCAAGGTGAGCCCGCTGCTCATCATCGACAACAGCCGCGTCCATAGTCTGTATCGGCCGTCCATGAGTCAGCTGTTGCCCAAGAGCAACGAACTGGTCAGCCAGATGCTGCACCTGTTCAACCAGCTGGCGGCCATCCATAGTCCGCACATCACCTTCGACCGTAATGAGTTTGCCCAGCTGCTCGATGGTGGTATCTGCGTCATGGGCTGCGCCGACATCAACAAGCTGGACAGCCCGGCGGACATCTCGGCCGCGATCCGCGACGAACTGGCCCAGAGCATCCTGGCCGAGGTTGATCTGCGCCGTGGGCGTAAAGCCGCCTGCCTGTTTGTGGGTCATCAGGACATTCTGGACTCGCTCGACCTGGACTATTTTGATGCTGGGTTCACCACGCTCGACCGCATCGTGGGCTCGGCGTACCAGGACAAGGACAAAGACCCCACGGTCATTCATCGTGGCCTTTACCCGGGTGTGGACGCTGGGTTACAGTGCTATACGATGATTTCGGAACTCGACCCGCCTCGGGGTCGCCTCCAGGAGCTTGCCAAGAAAGGCGGGCTCGCCGTGACGCAAGGGGCGTCGGTGGCGAAACACCTGGGCGTCGGGGACTGAACTACATACACGGCGGCCCCAGGTGCCATCATGGACCGAGCTTTCAATGTCGATCCCTATGCGTGCGGGTCGTTGCCGCCGCGACCCGGACGCCTGTGCAACCCGCGCTACGACGCAGGGACAAGGCAGCACACCTTGTCCTTGCCGCCTTGCCCGCCCGGCGTAAAACGCCGGGCCGTGTTTTTCGAGGTGCGCGGCCAGGGCACCAGCACGGTGCAGGTTCGTCCCGGCCTCGACACCGTGAGCATCGCCTTGCCGCCCAACGCTTCCGTGGTGGCCTTTGTTATGCACTACGGGCCACACGGCGAGGCTGTCGCCGGTCCCTTGTCAGCCTTCCGGGCGACGACCAAGGCCCCACCAAGGCCCAAGCGCCCCAAGGTCAATCGTACTGAGGAGAGGACGCCGGCATGAACCAACCACCCTGCGACATCTGCCCGCACAGCAACAACGTCCAGCCGTGCGACCAGCCTTGCGTGTTCCTCATGGCGGTACTGCACCTACCAGGTGGGACGCCCAAGGTCGTCACCTCGCCGCGCTACACGGTGGAGATGTCTCGCCTGGGCGAACTGGTCGACAAGATCCCCGATTTCGGCAACGACATCGCCAACGAACTGCGCAACCAGCTGCAACTTCCGCCTGTCGCCAGTACGCTCTACGGCAAGGTGGAAATGGCCGGAGACACCAATGTCGATCAAACCAAGCCTGAGCCAAAATAAAGCGAACGTCGTCATCGTGGACGACTTTTTCGAGAACCCCAATGACGTGCGCAACTTCGCCACGGGCATGCCCTACGTCCGTGAGGACACGCGCTACAAGGTCCAGCGCTCGCAGGAGCGTTACCTCTTCTCCGGCGTCAAGGAACGCTTCGAGGCCCTGCTGGGCAAGAAGATCACGGTCTGGGAGGCCCACGGTTTCAACGGCGTCTTCCAGCTGTCGGTCAGCGGCGACAAAGTCGTCTACCACAGCGATCATCAGAGCTATGCGGGCGTGGTCTACTTGACGCCGGACGCGCCGCCACAAAGCGGCACGGTGCTGATCCGCTCGAAGGGTAACAAACTGCGCTGCCCCGAGGAGGCCGTGAAAGCGAACCTCTCGACCGAGCTAGCTTCGCGGCAAATGTACGGGGACGGTAACCCGGGCAAGCTGCTCGACCCAACTGCTTGGGAGATCGTCGACGTCATCGGTAACCGCTACAACCGCCTGGCCATCTGGAATGCCCGTCTGGCCCATGCGGGCATGAACTACTTCGGCAACAACATCAACGATGGAAGGCTAGTACAAATGTACTTCTTTGACTGTGGGTGATTTTCATGCTGACTTTGTGGGATACGAAAACGTGTACGACGTGTAAGAAAGAGAAACTGTCGGACCAGTTTCGTGTGGGGAGGCGAGACTGCGTCGAGTGCTCCAAAGAAAACTGTCGTGATTGGTACGCCAACAACAAGGAGCACGCTCGTCGCTATCACGCAAGCGCCGACCGAAGGGCGCGCTGTAAAACCACGCACCTGCTGCGCACCTATGGGCTCTCGTACGAAGACTACGAGGCCCTCGTCACGAAACAAAAAGGTCGCTGCGCTATCTGCCGCAAGAAGTGCGTTTCCATGTCAGCGTATCGCGGACTCCGTGGTGCGGACGGGTCTTCTTTCCGCGTCGATCATTGCCACAAAACTGGCAGGGTTCGTGGTCTGTTGTGCGTAGAGTGCAACATTGGACTTGGCAAGTTCAAGGACGACGCCGGTTTACTGAAAAAGGCGTACGAGTATCTGGAAAAGTAAAACGACATGCCTGACGTTATCAAACTGCACGACCTGGCTGGCAACTTCCTCTGCGAGGCCAAATTGTCTCCCAAGAAGAACAGGTCGTTGCTGCCCCTGATTGCCTGGTTCGATGAGGGCAGCAAGCGTCGGTATTTCTTGCAGCACCCACTGGCAGTCGAGAACTACCACGAGGTCGACTGCGTCGAAGACATGCTGCCCGTGGAGCCGCAACCATGCCAAACACCCTGACCTTTCGGGCGCACTGCTACGAGGAGTCGTGCGACCTGGGCGGTGTCGAGTACACCTGCCCCGCGTGCGGCAAAGACGACACGGACTACGACGATCTGTGGTGGAAGCGCGACGAGTATGTACAGCCGGGCGGCTGGATCGACTTCTGTTGTTCCAGTTGCGCGCGGCGTATCGTCGCTTTCTACGAGGACGGCGACATGGTCCTTTACGACGCCGTGCAGGTGCGTAAAGACTGGTGGGAGGGCGCAGTGGATAGCGGCGCTGACTTGCGTTACCTGCTCAGAAAGATTCAAAAGACCACGCCGCCTGGCGCGGAGCTGCGAAAGGACAACATCGTGGAAGTACAACTGATAAGCCGGATTGGTACGCCGCTGGGCACTGCCGAAGTTCTCAAGGATGCAACCGAAGGCGGTTTGGCCAGGCGCGTCCTTATCGTCGAGAACGTCAAGGGCGAGGTGCATCGCTGTTTCGAGCCCACCGAGGATAAACTGGTCTACAAGGAAGTCGATTTCGAGGAGATCAAAATCACGCCGCGCGAAGCGCCGAAGAAGGTCTGAGGTCCGCGCGGTTGCAGGCCGGTCGGCCAGCGCAAACAAGGAGGTTATCATGTCCGGTCAGAACCTGTACGGGTCGTTCGGCAACACGATCCAGGTCAACCAGGGCGGGTTGTTCGACGAGATCCAGCACACTCAGGGGGGTCACCCCCACATCATGCAGTACCTGTGGACCAAGTATTGCAAGTACCTCCAGGACCAGGTGCAGGCGCGCCAGGCGAAAGGTTTGCCGTGCCTGAGCCTGTCCGAAGCGCTCCGCAAGGCCCCGGCGCTTGGCTTCGTTACCTGGGCCGCCGAGTTCTTGAAGGACTGTCGGCCTGTGCAAGCCTTCTTCGTCGACGAAAATCAGGGGCTGATCCTGGAGAACAATGACTGCGTCTGTATCTCTCCAGGCGTTCCTGTCCAGGGCACCATGCAGGACAGTGGTGCGGTTCAGGTCACGGAAGGCAGAAGTCGTGAGGGCAGTGAAGGCGTCATTCAGACGCCAGCCCTCAGAATCTAAAAGCCACTATTTGAGGAACACATGGCAGCCAAGCAACCGCAGCAGGAGCTTCACGAAAACCTCGTGGTCCTTCTCCAACACCTGTTCCATCAGAAGTTCTGTCCAGCCGAGGAGATCGACGCGCAGAAACGTGCGCACATCATGCCAGTCTACTTCTACGGCTGGCTGGATAAGCACATGAACATGATGAACGCCGAAGAGGAGTGCGCCGCTGCCGGCGTCTCGCTCGACACCTGGCATGTGCTGGAGGAGATCGTCAACTCGGGCGTCGCCGTCGAGCGCACTTTTCAGGTGTGGTACACCGTCGTCCTGGCGCACCGCCCGCAGCCGAAGGTCGACCTCGAACGCTGCACGGTCACCATGCAGCTGCACTACGCGGACGGTACGATCACGCCGATCCAGGTCATGCTGGACCGGCGCTTGATCGAGGGGCCTGGGTTCACGGACGGCTTGATTGCGGCCCAGCTGACCAGGCACATGCAAGCCTTCATCAGCGAGATCTTGGAAAGCGGTCTGGACGGTCTGCGCAAGAAGGGCAAGAACTATCGCGGTGGGACGCCCGAAGACCCCTTCGAGGTCATGATGGGCCTCATGCTCAAGCACATGATCCCCAAACTCCAGCCCGAGTACCGGCAGCCCGTCGAAGACTATGTGCGCTACGCTCAGGCGATTCTGCGCCCGGTCGTGCCGCCCGAGATGATCGCGCACTTCGAGCGCGAGAAGGCCAAGTCGGAGCCCCAGCCCGAAGGTCCAGCTCGGGGCGGCTGGGACGTCTAGGGGTAGCGTAAGCCCTGGCGATTGACGATAATACGGGCATGGCTTATTCACGGAGGAACGCCATGCCCGTACTGCCTGCGAACTTCTTCACCCGGACGGAACTGCAACGGCTGCTCGTCCGCGCCGATGAATTGCTGCACGCGACCCAGGACGGCGAACTGGCCTACTGCTTGCGTCAGCTGCTCACCGGCGCCGCGAACCTCGACGGCGTGCTGGCCGAATTGCCTGTCACGCCGCATCCCGTCAACAAGGCTCTGGAGAACCCGAACAACTGGGCTTCGGCCTGGGTGGGCGGGTCTTGCTCCGTTCACACGCACAAGGGCCGCTTCCGCATCGAGTACGGTCAGCAAGTCCTCAAGCGGCCCAATGGCGACGTTATCGGTACGAGTCGCTACCGCATTCGCATTGGCGATGGTGAGGATGCGGAAGAGTACACGTCCTGCGACCGCACCAACCTCCGCAACGTGGCCTTCTCTTACCTGAGCAAGTTCGAGGACACGCCGGCCGACAACGTCCGTGACGTACTGCTCAGGTTGTTCGGAGCGCACCCGCGCGACGACGAGGGCATGGTGGACGCGCTCGCCGAACTACCCAAAACCAAGGAGGGTTCGTAGCCATGCCGTTCAAGTCTAAGGCCCAGAAGGGCTGGATGTTTGCCAATCACCCCAAGATGGCTGAGCGCTGGGCTCACCACACGAAGGACATTAGCGCGCTGCCCGAACGTGTTGGCAGCAAGGAGAAGCAGTCGATGGACCAGATCGCTGTCCTCGCCCGGCAGGCGGCCGAGTCTCGCTACGTCGAGAAGCTCGCCGCCGACACGGAAGTCACTCCGAGCCTGATTCGGCATTTTGCCGGCCAGGTCAAGTTGAGCCCGCTGGCCTTCTGCAAGCTGGCTTACGCGAACCCCGACCAGTACGTCACGTTTCTCAAGCTGGCGACCGGCGTCAAATTGACGCCGCAGCAGGTCAAGCACGCTGCCGGCGCGAACAAGCTGGTGGAGTTGCTGCTCAAGGCCAAAGGCGCTGTCGGCCAGGGTGCCAGCGCTGCTGGCGGTATGGCCAGTAAGGGCCTGGCCGCAGCTTCGCCCATCGCCAAGTCGACGCCCGGCAAGATCGGTGCGGGCGTGCTGGGCGCGGGTGGTATCGGTGCAGGCGCTTATTCGCTGCTGGGCAGCGGTGGTGCGCCTGCTGGTCCCACGGAACAAGCGGCCAACCTGGGCTCGCAAATGTCGCAGCCGGCGGCGGCTCCCAAGGCCATGCCGCAAGCACCTTCGGGTAGCGCGCAAGGACCGAGCGCGGGCAGCGGTGGTGGCGTCGATCCCAAGCTGCTGGCCCTGGGCGGCGGCGCCGCTGCGCTGGGTCTGGGCGGTTACGCCCTGGCGCGGCGGCGCAAGCAGGAGAAGATGTCCAGGGACGAACTGGTCCGCGATGTCGTGCGGCGCGTGCTGGTGAAAAGAGCAGCGGCGACGATCAAGACGGGCGCGGCCAAAATCCTCAGTGCGCACCTGAACGAAGTGGCGGCGCTCATGCCGCTGGAGAAGAGTGCCGCGGTGCGCCAACTCCAGAAAGCCGTCGCCGAGGGCAAACCGCTCAGCCAGGCTATCAAGCTGGCGTTCCCGCTGCTGAGCGGTGAACAGCGCGGCATCATGGCGGTGAAGCTGACCAAGGCAGCGACCGAGTGGTTCACGCGCAAGACTGCCAACGTGAACTGTGGCCCGAGCAGCGGGGCCATGCCGACGCAAACGATGCAGACGTTCAACGGTCCCGCGGCCCAGGGCATGGACCAGCTGAGCAAGATGGCCGAAGTCGATCCGATGGCCACCGGGATTGGTGCGGGTGGCGGCGGTTTGCTCGGCGGCATGGCCGGCAAAGGTGTGGGCAACTTCATGGCCAACAGCGGCCAGAGTATGCTGCGGCAGGGGATGCGCAGCAATGCGGGCAGCATGATGCGGGCTGGCCGGGCGCGCGTCAACGGAGCGGGTAAATGGGCTCCGATCCTGGCGTTGCTCGGCGCTGGTTTGGGTGGCGGGATCGGCGCTTCGGCGGGCGGGAAACCGTCGATTCAGCCGACGCCGCCTGGCATGGTCGGTAAAGGTTTCGGTGGTGCTGCTGGCGCCTTGCAGCAGCAGCCCTAGACGTCTTCCGTTTTGTCCCCCAAACGGGTAAGGTCGTGACCGCGACCAAATCAGTCACGACCTTACCCGTTCAGCCCAGCAAAGGAGAATCACCATGATGAACCGTCGTGAAGCCTTGAAAGCCGGCCTGGCGAGTTTGCTGACGGCGCTGAGTCCGTTCAAGGCCGCTGCCGATCCTGTTGTGGAAGCGTATGTCGCCAATGGTTTCGTGAACGAGGAACGGGTAGGCGACGATCTGATCGAGACGTACGCTTTCACCCGTGGTGTGCTCTTGGTCGGCGACATGACTCCTGGCTTGCTGGTCGCCGATGGTTCGTTCAGCGTGACTGTGCGCAAGGTGCAGCCCCGTTGTGATGTCAGCGGCTTGTTCACGCATCTCCTGGGTCCGTATCCCATCATGCAGGCCACGCATGACATCTTTGGCGACTGGGAGCGCTCGAAGACGAGCTTCTGGCGTCTGGGCCTGCTCAAGACGGACAAGACCTCGGTGTGGTTCAAGATCTCAAAACCACTTTTTACCCAGATCGGCGTGAGCGTGGTGGCCCGGGTCAACAAACCGGGACAAACAGACAACCGGGGCGACGAGTTCGTGCCCCAATTCCCTGGCGACGATGGCACGATGATGGTGACGGAGTGGGCGAACTTCATGAGTTGCGAAGAACCCAAACTCTGTCCAGCACCCAAGGATTATCAAATCCCGGGAGCACGCTAACGTCGCAGCCGGTGCAAGAGCGCCCGCTAACTCAAGAAAGTCACGGAGGACGCTATGAACCCAGCAGCCGCTCCAGGCCCCGTTATCAACAACATCAACGGCGGTATGGCCCAGCAGGGTCGGTTCTCGGGCATGTTCGGCATGCACCCGGGTTTCAACTTCATGGCGGCGACGCAGCACGCCCAGCGGAACCCAAATGCAGCGGCTCACCCGACGATTCCGCAGCAGGGTATGGCCACAGCGGGTGGAGTGCAGCAGGCCCTGCAAAAGGCGAGTTTCGCGGCGCGGGGAGATTACCTGGACGACGTGCTTTTCGAGCTTTGGGAGGGGCAGAAGCGGGCGGAAGCACAGACAGCGGGGTCGATGGCGGCCGGAGCGAGCGCAACTGCGCCTGCGGGTGGCCAAAATGGTGGGCAGCAGCCGAACAGGTCGACGCGGGGCATGATGGGTGGCGGTTATCGCGGTGCGCGCGGTGGTGGCGGGCAAAACCACGGAGTCGTGGGACAAACCAGCGGGCCGCAACCGCTCGTGGGGAACGTGAACCCACTCGGGCAAATGGGCAATCCGATGGCTACCGCCGCCCGACAAGGCATGGCGAGCCTCGCCCCCCGCCCCTTTGGGGGGACAATGGCCCCACAGCCGCTAAAAATGGCGATGATGGTGCCCGGTCCTGGCGGCATGGCTCCGAACCCAGGCGCCACGGCCCCCATGCCGCCGCCTCCGGGGCCTCCGGGCATGGCTGCGCCTGGTGGCGGTGGGCCGCTGCCGCCGCCTCCTCCGAATGGCGGCGCACCGATCCCCGGACAGCCTCCGGTCGACCCCATGACAGGCCAACCGATGGACCCTGCTGCGATGGGCGGCGGTGCGCCTCCGGGGCCTATCGACCCCATGACGGGACAACCTGTGCAGGCTCCAATGGCCTCGCCGCCGGCTCCGCCGTTGCCTGCTAACCCGCGGCCTGCGCAAGCCTCGCCCAAGGACAGCCAACAGGCCCAGCGGGAGGCAAACATGCTGCGCATGCTGGAGCAAAAACAGCAGTCGGAGGCATCTGCGACCCCGCAGGACGCCAACGATGACATCCAGGCGCAGAGCATGGCTTTGGCCAAGACGGCTGAGTCGCCTGGTATGCGGATGATGCGTGAGAACCACAACCGCATCACGCTGGGCGTGCTGGGCGAAGACCTCCGCCGCAAGTACGGTATGGGGCCGTTCTCCAAGCGTGCCTCCGAGAGTGATTCGTTCTCCGACATGAACGAGGACGATACGTTGGGCAGCCCCAAGGCCATGAGCAAAGGCTGGCAGTGGCGCTACATGAACAAGGACGTCGACGAGGGCCTCAGTCAGTGGTTGCCCAGGCTGTTCAAGAGCCAGCACACGCCTGTCAGTGAACTGCTGGCCTCGCCGGGCAAGCAGGGGCTGCTCGGCGGCCTGGGCGGGCTCGCGTTGGGTGGCGCCGGCGGTGCGCTGGGCGCCCAACATCTCGGTGCAAACCCGGTGCTCGGTGGTTTAGGTGGCGCCGGGCTTGGGGCGATCCTGGGCGGCCTCAGCGGCTATGGCTCGCGCCGCAAGAAGAATGACAAGCTGATCGACGCCATGCGTTTCATGCCGCCGGGAGCCACACTGGGCGAGATGGACCAGCTGGAGGCAGCCAAGAAAGCACCCAAGCCAGACCCCATCGCCGGCTCGGCGGTCCAAAAACTGGCTTTTGAGAAATTCGCCCAGGCGCTCAAGCAGAGCATGGAGGTCGAGCAGGCTGTCCCGCTCGGTCTGGCGGGCGTGGGCGCTGGTGTTGGTATGTTCGCTGGCGGTGCCCAGGGACGCGACCTGGCCCAACGGAACATGCAGGCCCAACTGCCCGGTCAGATCGAGGCCGCACGGCTCCAGCACCGCAACTCGATGAACCAGGGCCTCGACAAGATGTACGGCCGTGGCCTCGACAACTGGGCGAAGCGGCGGGCGGGTATCCTCCAGGAACGCATGGCCATCGGCCCGGACGGCAATTTCAAGGTGCCGCGTCCGGCGGGGAATGAGGGCTGGGAGCGGATGCGCGATCAGCATGGGCAACTCGCGGCTTCGGGGCCACAGCTGCGCCAGGGTTTCAATCCGCAGCAGGCCGCAGCCGCCAAGCAGAAGTTCCTGGCTTCGGGGCAGGCTCAGCAGTTCATCCAGCAGCAACGTGGGGCCTGGCAGAACCAGCTGGGACGCATGCAGAGTCAGGCACCTGGACAGGTTGCCGCGGCCGGGCGTCGGGGCATGCTGCGCGGTGGTTTGGCGGGCGGTTTGGGCGGCCTGGCTGTGGCGAGCGCCCCCATGCTCATGGGCATGTTCGGTGGTAAGCAGGCCGAGGATGGCAGCATCTATCTGGAGAAGCAGGCCAAGGAGGTCACCTACACGGACCCCAAAACGGGCAAGCAGGTGACGACGGACCATGAGGCCCTTGGTAAGAAATGCGCGGAGATGCTCTACAAGACCGTCGACGACGGGGACACGCAGCTTATCCACGCCGCCATGCTCGATCACCTGCTGCGTCTCAATAAGCGCTCGGCTGATGCCGAGCGTGACACAAACTGCCCGCTCTGCGGCATGCTGCACGAGTTCGGGCTGGCGTGCAGCACCAAAAAGGCCGAGCAAGAGGATACCAGTCTCAAGTCGCCCAACCGCAGCGCCTCGGGCGAGAGCAAGGGCCTGACCTTCGCGCACCGTGCGGACGATCACGCCACGGGTCCAGCGGCCTGGCAGAGCATCGACCGTTTCCTCTCGAAAGACGTCACCGTGAAGACGGACCCCTACAAGGGCAAGCACGGCGGCACCAAGAAGGACACGGTCAACTACAAGCTCGCCGCCCTCAGTGGTGTCGAGTCGGGCTTGCTGGGCCTCAAGGGGCGCCTGATGCAGCCAGGCGGTTGGCTGGATGAACTCATGGATGCCCAACGCAGCCCCGTTCAAGCGGGCGGTTCGACCTTTGGTACGCTGCCCAAACTCAAGCCACCCGATCTCAAGGGTTTGCTGGGCAAGCTCACGGGTGCTGCTCCCGCTGCGCCCACGGACGCGCCTGCGGATGCGCACCTGGCGCCGTTGCCGGTCGCGCTAGCCGGTGCGGGTATTGGTTTGGGCGGTGCCGGTCTGGGCTATGGCCTGGGCAAGCTGATGGGTAAGAAAAAGGAGGAACCCGAGAAGAGTGGGGCGGACGCTTTGCGGGAACTATCGCTGAGCCCGGCAGCCGTGGGCTTCTTCGACTACTGCGACCGTTTGGGCCTCGACGCGACCCAGGTCAAACAGGCTGTCGACGTGGCGTGTGCCAAGTTCCCCGAAGCGGAAGGAGAACTGCGTCATGGCCTCGCCAAGCGAGCCCAGGCGCAGGTGCCCTTTTGCCTGGAGAAACAGGCGAACAAGTTGCGTGGGATGCTGAACGCCGGCAAGAGCGCCTGGGGCTGGATGCGCGGGGCCAAGCCCGTCATGGCGCAGGGCCTCCAGACCGCTCCGGTGACCAGGGCGACAGCTTCACCATTGGTGCAGCAGGCGGCGCAACTGCGGCAGGCGACGCCTGGCCTGGGCGTACAGCAGGCGATGGCGCAGGCGCGCTCGCAGCAGCCTGGCATGCAGGGCGTCTTCAATAACTACATGCGCGGTGCCACGCCCTACTCGGTGGCTTCGTCGGTCGGCCAAACGGCGATGGGTGGCCTCGGCGGTGCTTTCGCTGGCGAAGAACTGGGCCTACCTGGCGGTGGTTGGACTGGGGCCGCAGCTGGTGCGTTGGCCATGAACCCGATGGCCCGGCGCTTCATGGCCAGGAACCCCAGGAGCCTGGCTCAGCCCTTCATGCGGGGCGGGCAAGGAGCCATCGGCGGCGGTTTCGCCGGCAGCGCGATCGACCAGACAGCGGGTGCTCTGGGTTACGACACCAACGGGCGTTTCGCTCAGGCCGGTGCCGGGTTCGGTTTGCTTGCTGGCGGCGGACGCGGCCTCGCAGCCATGCGTGTCGCTCGCCACGGTGCGTTCTTGCCGGGCGTGATGGCGCAGGCGTCCAAGATGTCGGGACCAGCGCGTGCGGACTTCTTGGCCAAGAACATGAGCATGGCGGGCCAGGTCAACTCGCTGGGCGCCAAGGCTACGCAGGGCCTGGAGCAGTTCGCGCGTGGTTCAATGGCTCCCCTCACGGGCGTCGGCAAGACGGGCTGGAACCTGATGACGGGGGCCAAGAACCCGTTCAGCAGTGCCTGGAAGGGTGCGGTTCCGGGCACTCGTCTGGGACGCATTGGCGCTACCGTGGGCGGCGTTGGCATGGGCGCCACGGCGCTGGGCATGGGCTCGGAGTACCTCCATAACCGATTCAGCAACGCGGTCGATGAAAAGCTGGGCGACGTCTACAACCAGGCCATGCCGCAATTCCAGGATGATGCGGCGGGCTTCCTCGACCAGTACATGCAGAGTCGGGGTCTGATGAACGAGCAGGGCCAGTTCGATCCCATGCAGACGGTCAACCGCAACGGCGGCATCATGGGCAGCATGATGCAGGGCAGCGACAAGATCTTCCAGGGCCTGGGCATGGACCCGAGTCGCATGAGCCCCATGCAGAAGATGATGATTATGGGCGGCGCACTCGGCCTGGGCGGCGGGGCAATGGGCGGTTCGCCGGGCGTGGCAGGCGCAGGCGGCCTTGCCATGATGGGCGGGCTTCTGCCTACACTGATGCAGGGTCAGGGGCAGGGCGGACAACGCTATTCGGGCTACAACCCGATGCAGCAGCAGTCGGCCCCTGGTTACGAAGGCCAGGCGCCTGGACAGAACCCGAACTCCCCACAGGCCCGCAACGAATGGCTGCACCAGCAACAACTCCAGCAGGGAGGTTAAGATGGCAAGCACTGGCGATCTGGCGCGTCGACTCTTCCGCCTGCGCACCAAGCGGGCCAGGCTCGAATGCCAGATCAGCCAGTTGGCTGCCCGCATAGCCAAGAAGCGTCAGCCGGGCGAACCGCGTCCGCGCTGGGGGAACTGTGCCAAGGCGAAATAGCATGGCCGCTTTCTACCTGGCTTGTGTCCTGGCCTGTGCCGACGAACGCGAAGGGGTTCGGCACCAGGCCAGCTATTGCCTCCAGCGAGGCGGATGGCATAGTCTGGGCCTTGTATTGTGGGGCACGCAGCACCCGGACCCGGAGGTTCGGCAACGCTGCCACGCGATCCTCGATCCGTATCTCTCACCGAAGAAGTAAGGAGACACCGATGCGCAACCCGACCTGGATCGTCACTCTCACCTTCGCCCTGGTCATCGCGGGTTATCTGGGCCTGGTCATCCTCGCGGAGGACGCGGCCAAAGGGGTCTATGCGGCCGGCATCGACAAGACAGCGGTGCAGGAGCCCGAGAAGATCGGCCCGCCCAAGGCGTATCAGCCCGAGCCAGGCTACTACATCTGCACGGGCGGTCAGGAGCACAAGCTCTACGAGATGGTGCTGACGATCAAAGAGAGCCCGGCCAAGCGTGGTGTCTACATCGTGCAGTGGTCGAACACCTACACGGGCGTCGGCCGCATGGAGGGAGACACGTTCATCGTGGGCTGGAGCGGCAACGGTTGTACCGGCTTTACCACCTACAAGGGCGTCTGGGATACCGAAACCAAGAGGCACCGCTGGGAGGGCAAGCAGCTGTTCATCCCCTCGGATGGTGAACTCTACCCGGAGAAGTTGGAGTACCTACGGCCCTTCAAGGTCTTGAAGAAGGAGCGGGAATAGGCCACCGCCTGGGTAGACTGCTGCTGTGGCGATCCCTACGAGTTCGTGGACCGCGACCCCTATACGCAGTGCCTGGTCGTCAAGCATAACCTGAGCCGCGTGGCCTGGCTGCCGGCTAAGCTGAGCACGGTCGGCCAGGCCCTGCGGTTCAAGCGGGACGACGGCAGCTGGGATGATGGCTGGAAGGTACTGGCCGCTTACCAGACGCTGCCTGAGTATCAGATCCCAGAGGGCCGGTTGACCAAGGCATGCAAGCGGAGATGACCATGCAGAACGACAACCGCAACCCGTACATCACAGGGCCACGCTACCGCTGCATGCACGACACGCCCGCCCCCAGGCGCTCTCGCTTTTTCCACCCCGAGGCGGATGGTACGCCGCGCTGTTTCCCCTGGCGCTGGCTACTCTGGGCGCTGCTGGCCCTGCTCGTCGTCGTGCTGCTGAGCCTGGGCAAGGCGCACGGTCAGGAGCCGCCGGCCGATCCCGACGTACCGAAGATCAAGATCGCCCAAGAACACCGCGTCGCCAACCGCACGGACCACGGCATCTGCTGGTTCTGCTCGGCGGAGATGCTGGGCAAGCACCTGGGCATCATGCCGCTGCATACGCTCACCGAGCGGGTCGTGCAGACAGGCGTGGGCCTGCGTGGTGGGGCTACCGTGGAAGCGGTCGATCACTGGGTCAAGACCCTGGGCGTCAAGCCGCGCGTCAACCCGCACGGACGTAGCCAGGAAGGCGTGCGCTGGTTGCAAGCACAGCTGGATGCGGGCTTGCCCGTGGTTGTGAGCTACTACGATGGTCGCTACAAGGACGGCAGTCGAGCGACTCATGCCGTGCTGCTGACGCACATCACGCGCCAAAAAGTGGCTTTTGGAACTGGCCAGGACTACTCGGTCCATTACGTCGATCCCAACGGCATGAAAGACCAGCGCTACAACTGGGCCTGGTTCTGGGACGCCTGGACGGGCAGGGCCTACACCTTCGACCCCCGCGAGCAGCCGCCGCAGTTCGTGCAGGCTCCGCCTATGGGCGATCCGCGGCGACCTCTGGTGGCCACGCATTGCGTCAAGAAGATCGTCCACCCCGACGTGCAAGCGCGTATTCAGCGCTACGTCAATCCGCCTCTGGAGATCCGCCAGCAGCAGGTGCCAGGCACGCCGACGCACCAGCTGCCCTACAAGACGGACCAGTACGTCAACGCGGTATTCAACGTCAAGCTGGCGAGCAACCAGGACATCAAGGACGGCGTTATGCGGCCTGACGATCAGTTCCGCTTTGGCTGCTACACCTACCACGGGCACGACTACTTCTCCGAGTACAGGCAGGCGACTGGAGCGAAGAAGTAATGGACCAGCTGCTAATGACCCTCGGTATCGTTCTCTACGGGGCGCCGGCTGCGACCTTGTGGGCTGCTGTGCTGGCCTTCGTGCTGCTACCACCCGGCCTGGGTTGGCTGCTTGCAAAGGTGTTGCCATGAAGCGTTGGTTACTCGGCCTGGCGATCCGGGCGACGTTGCTGTACCGTTTTGTTCTGGAGGCGATCAAGGGTTGGTTCGGGAGGTGAGCCGTGGCAGAGACAAACGGGCATCTGAATGGGCACCAGAACAACGGTTTCCCCGCTCGGCCAGTGCCGACCGAGGAACTGAACTTCACGGCTTTCCCGAAAGATCATCGTCGGCTTATCCCTGGCGAGCACCTGGAGGCTGGTGACCTGGTGCGCGACTGCACCAAGCGGAAGACGCCCTGGCGCCCTGTCGGGGCGCATCGGCTCGGCCGCGAGGTCACCTACACCCGTTTCACCTACGCCCGCCCACTGACCGGCTCGAAGCCGCCCATGTGGCTGATCCACAACTACATGTTCGGCCTGGTGGCCTTCGTGATTGAGGAGTCGTGGTTGGTCGAGTCGCTGGCCACGGACCAGTTCACCCGCAAGCGTTGCCAGGCGTGCGGCGGCAGGGGCACGATCAACGAGCAAGTCCTCGCCGACATGGAAGAGGACGGTGTCGAGATCGTTAAGCCGCCACGCGACTATGTCCACTGCGAGGACTGCCCGGTCCAGGCGTTCTCGTGTTCGCTGATGATGTTCGAGGATGCGTTCGACACTTACCTGCGGACCTACGGGGTCAAGTTCCACGAGGAGCCGCAGAGCACCTGATCCGCGAAGGGAGTTACCCATGCTTATCAATCGTCGTGAGAGCCTGGTCGGCATGCTAGCCGGCATCGTGGGCCTGCTCTTTGGTAAGGTGGCACAGGCCACCGTGGGGCGCTGGCGGGAGCGGGAGTCCGGCGGCTTCGTTAGCGCCAGCGGCTGGGGTATCAACTACAATCAGCGCTTCTTCGACCGTCAGGTTGGTACCCAGAAGGAGTACAAGAGCGACTGGCCGGTCCTCAGCGTCTGCCACGACGGCTTCCTCTGGGGTCAGTGGTCTACGGATCATTTCCCGGTGAAGACGTGGTACGACTTCAACCAGGGCAAGTACGACAGCCCGCTCGTGCGCAAGCTGGCCGACCAGGTGGGCTACTGCCTGGCCCTGGACAAGGAGTTCATTTTCAACAGGCCGCGCCGGAAGTACCTGCGGCACATGTACAACACCGACCCGTTCGCCCGCATGGTCCTGGAGGCCGCTGCTGCGCATGACGAGGCATTCGCCGTGTGGCACGATATGACCCCGCAGGAGATGATGGAGCGCGCCGAGGCCGTTGCTTGGGAGATCATTCGCCTGCCGGCCGAAGCCCGCGAGCAGGCTATGCTGGCGCTCAAGCACCAGGTTTCCCCCGAGATGGTCTGCCTGGTGAAGTACAAGATGCGGAAGCTGTGGTACGACTCCGCGCTGTTCCGCTACCAGGAAGCCCTGACTCACGACTACCTCGTCCCGTTCAAAGTTATCTCGGCCTGACGGAGCGCTCGCTTCTGTGAGGATGGGCATCATGAAAGTGCTGTGCGTGTGCGAGCGGGGCAACAGTCGCTCCGTGTGCATGACCTGGCTGCTCAAGGATCACTACGGCGTGGAGGCGCTCGCCTGCGGTATCACGGCCATCACCGCGGACACCTGGCGATTGCTGTACAGTTGGGCGGACAAGGTCATCCTCATGCACGCTCCGCTCCGCAGGCACATTCCAGGCGGCGACCCGGAGTTGAAAATGGTCGTCTGCGATGTCGGGGCCGACGTGTACTGGGAGCCGCCGCACGCCGATCTAACCGATCAGTGTCGAAGTTTCATTGAGAGCCGCCTGGGCCTGGCCCGCGGCCGGTTTCTGGGGGGTAAAGCGCCGTGTGGCAGAACTTCCTGAACAACCTGTGGGCCTGGTTGGGCGCTGGCAAACCTGCACCGCCGCCGCCCAGGCCGCCAACCACGCCGGAACCGCCACCGCTCAATCCTGGCCAGGGCTTCGACGTGGAATTGCTGGACGCGCACAACCAGGCACGCAAGACCGCTGGGTTGCAGGCCCTGACTCTGCATGTGCAGCTGGACGCCGCCGCCCAGGCCCACGCGGACTGGATGGCCCGCAACCGCGACATGGATCACAATGAGACGCCGGGCACGCCGAGCTACTACGGCGTCGAGTTCGACGACCGCATTCGCAAAGCGGGCTACAACCCGCGCTCGGGCGGCGAGAACATTGCAGCCGGGCAACGCTCCGCGCAGCAGGTGTTCACCGCCTGGATGAACTCCTCGGGGCACCGCCGGAACATCCTCAACACGGTGTACTGGCACTGCGGCTTCGGGGCAGCCCGGGACCAGTACGGGAATCTCTACTGGTGCGCTGTTTTTGCCTCGCCTGTGCATCGTGCCAGGGTGCAAGCAACCTACCACCTGCCGCGGGCGTTGGTCCGGCGGGGGTAAGCGGGAGGACGCGCCGATGCGTCTACCAAGCCACGGAGGGCAGAGCCCGGTACGAGGCCGGTGCTCATGTGGTACGGAGATCGTCAACCTGGGCAGCAGGCGGGGCTGGTGTCCCACCTGCTGCCGGGTCCATACAGGGGATGGAACCCATGACTCGCGTGATGACACCGATAGTGAAGGAGAAGTTGTGGGGGGTGACGAGGCCGGTTGACATCAGCCCCACGCACGAACTGCACCATGCCACGATCAAGGCGGGCGGGTTCAGCAGCCAGCACTGTCACCACCGGAAGTTTAACGGCTTCTATGTCGTTTCCGGCACGTTGCTGGTACACTTCTATCGACGTAAGGGCGACGCAACCCCTTACGACACTGGACGGGCAGAAGCTGGCAGCAGCGTCATTGCCGTCTGGGACGAATGGCACCGCTTCGAGGCGGTGACCGACGTAGAGTTGATTGAGTGGTATTTCAACGACCACGTCGACCCCACCGACATCGAGCGTTACGACGAGGGGGGTCTGACGCCGCCCTCAGAGGACGCAACACAGCCATGTCCAACCTCTTCGACGTCACCGAGCAAACCAAGCAAATCGCCGAGTTCGTGAAGGCGTTGCCGCCCAGGCTGCTCACGCACGATCCCAAGAGCAGGCCCGTGCATGTGCCGCAGGCCGTGGCCTACTACGTCAAACCCACGGACGAGGTCCGGGCCATCCCTTGCCCGCCGTGGTTGGAGGAGATGGCCGCGGCCATCCGACGTAACGACGTGGAGGTCGCCGCTGCCCTGGTGCCGCTGACCAAGCCGGTGTTCAGCCGGCTCGCCGCGCACGTCATGGGTGATAACCCACCCGGCGAGTTCCATGAGTCTACCGACTTGCTCGCTCACATCCGGTCGGTCAACCCGAAGTTGCGTATCAGTCCCGTCAGCGGCGTGAAGCTCGACATCGACAAGGACGAAATGGACGGGCACGCTCTGGGCATGTTTTTCCTGCCGATCTTACGGCTGGCCCAGACCCTCGACAGGACAGCCCGCGACGTGGCCGACAAGGCAGCTAAAGCCGGCGGCAAGGGCCGCTACAAGATGTACTACTCGGGCATCGAATACTTCGTGACCCGCGAGGCGTTCCTGGTGACCGCCTATCCCTGGACGCATATTGTCGGTTGGGGGGAATAATGGCCGAGCACCTGCCAGCCACGTTGCAGGAAGCCTTTCAAAGCACGAAGGATCGTATCGCCGACCGCATCAAGTCCTCGTTTGTGGAGTTGATGCCAGACGAACTCTGGAAGTCGATGGTGCAGAAAGAACTCCAGTGGTTCACCACGGAGCCACCGCGCAACTACTACGACAAGGAAACGGTGGCACCGCTGCGGGGCATGATCCGCGAGGCCATCCGCGCCAAGATCAAAGAGGACATCGTCGCGGAGATCGGCAAGCCTGAGTACGAGGCCATTTTCGGGGGGACTGCGCTGCGCCCCGGCGAGGCCGTGCGGGACATCATCAAGGAGTTGTTGCCGGAGATGGTGGTGGCCATGTTCCAGGGCGTCGTCCACGCATCCGTCGACAAGCTGCGGCAGGAACTGACCAGGCACGACTAAGTATCGCCTCAACGCGGAGGGACCACCATGACGGTCACGCAACCCAGAAAGAAGTACATCGGCTACGCGGTACTGTACCGCAACGCGCCCAGGCACAAGGGCATCGACATCTTCCTGCGGGTGATGAACGAACGCGAGGGCCTGGCCGAGCAGCGCACGGCCAACTTGTGGGAGGCTACTACGTTCTCCGAGGAGGAGGCCGCACGCTGGTTGGAGAGGTATCCGCGTGCCAGCGACGCGCACCTGCCTGGCGAGATCGTGCCGGTCTTCGAGGAGACGACCAGGACGCTTACGCCGCCGGATGGTCCGAAGCGCCCAATTGCCATGCAAGTGGATACTGTGTTCGCGGCGTCGGGAAAGAAAGCGAGTTGACCGAACGGCCGGGCAGAGCCCACGGAGGGGCCAATGATCCGGGACGTTGTGGAGAAAGTGAGCGAGCTTCGAGACAAGCCGTGGTTGATCCTGGGCAAAGGTCCAAGCCTGGATCTCCGCGGCTGTTTCGACCTCGACGATTACCATGTCTTCACGCTCAATCACGCCTGCAAGGTCCACCGGGCTACAGCAGCCCATTTCACGGACCTGGAGGCCCTCCACGATTGCTGGGACGACTTGATCGTGGTGCAGGGAGTGTCGCTTCCCTATGTACCGAGCCTGGTGATGCCGTGGGTGCCACACCGGGACATGGGACCAGGACACTTCAACCTTTCGGAACTTATCCAGGAAGGGGTGGAACCACGCCTGCGGTTGCTCTCGGATATTGATCGGCTGTGGTCGTATAACTCGACCCGGGTGCCCACTAGCCGGTGGCATAAGAGCCTGACGCCGGTGCGGGTCCGCTACTTTTCGGCGGTGGCAGCTTTCAATATCCTGGGCCTGGCTGGCTGTAAGCGCGTGTACAGCTTGGGCGTCGACGGCGGCGTCAAGTACGCCAAGGGTTTCGACCCGCGCCACTGTCTGGCGAACGGACGGACGAGCTTCGACATACAGTTCAAAGAGATCACGGCGACGCTGGAGCGCCATCGCATGACTTGGACCAACCTGGCTGACAAAGTGTGAGGTGCTGTATGAAGCTGCGTGCGAATGTCACCGTGGCTAACGGTAACACGATTACGACCGACTCTGTGGAGTCGGTGAGCGACCTGGCGGAGAAACTGCGAGGCCAACCTGCCGAGGACGTGACGCTGGTGCTCACGTTCGATAAACTGAGCGAGGCCCTGGTCCTAGCCCGCGAACTGGCGAGCGGTTTGCCGGTGATCGCGGAGTGTTTTGCGCATAAACCGCCCGAATAACGAGGAGGCGTTCAAGGATGAACATTCGCGCTGCTATAACCTTGCCCAACGGCAATGTCGTGCAGACTGGCAACTGCCAGTCCTGTGCGACCCTGGCGGAGCGCCTGCGCGGCTACGCAGCCGTCAAGGTCACGCTCCAGGTCGAGTTCGAGAGCCAGGAAGACACTAAACAACTCCAGCACGCTATGCCCGTGCTGGCTGACTGTTTCGGCCCGCCCAAGGATCGCTAACATGCCACTGGAGATGATCCCGCGCACCGTGGAATACTACTACCTGCTACGGCACTTGGTCGCAGGCAGCGTGGTCAAAGCCAGGGATCGGCTCTGGACTGTCGAGCGCTTCGACTGGTCCAAGGGCCGGTTCTCTGCGCCTGTCTGGGTGGCCGGCTACACGCCACAGGGTAAGCTGGAACGCTTGGTCGTCCGCCTGCCGGAGATCACCGATGTCATGGTGCCGGTCGACCACCAGATCCCCGGCGGCCAGATTGACCCCTGCTTTATTGACCAGGTGCCTCCGCATGGCTAAGATCGCCCGGCGATGTTACCATAGCGATATGGAGGCAAGGACCATGACTGAGCAAGAACAAGAGATCGCGCGACTGCGGCAGTGGGTGGCCGATTTGCAGAGCGGCATGTACGTCAACTGCGTCTATTGTGGGCACAACTACGGCCCCAAGGACAAGGTGCCCTGCACGATGGCGGATGCGCTCAAGCAGCACGTCGAGCAGTGCCCCGAACACCCCCTGAGCAAGCTGCGGGCGGCGACCATGCAGGTGCTGCGCGACGTGGGCGGCTTCATTGCAGCAGCTGATAAGCTCTACCTGTGGGACAAGAAGTTCCCGCGCGGCTTGATGTTGCAGATGGGGGAGTCCGGGCGCAAGTGCCGTGAGTTCTTGGGTCCGCACCACCTGGCGGACCTGACCAACGACCCGACCGTAGCCGCGGTTATCCGCAAGGCCCTGGCCCCGGTCGACAACGCTGCCGAGATCGAGGAACTGCTGCGGTAGCCTAAAAGCCACTTTTGAGAAGCTCCAGGGAGGGAACGATGGCTGTACGGAACACCGCCGAGAAGATCAGGGTTTTCATCGGCACGGAGCCCAAGACCGAGATCGCTCGCCGGGTGCTGGAGTGCAGCATCATCCGCCGCACGGAGATGAAGGTGGACTTCGTCCCCATGATCGGCAAGGACTGGGAGTACAGCACTCAGGGCATCCAGGTAGGGACCGGGTTTAGTCTGCGGCGCTGGATGATTCCGGCCTACTGCAACTGGACTGGCCGGGCGATCTACCTGGATGCCGACCAACTGGTGTTCGGGGACATCTGGGACTTGTGGACCAAACCAGAACAACTGGGCAAGCCGCACCAGTCGACGTACTGCACCTACCAACCCGACAAGTTCAGCAAGGAGCCGTGGCCCCAGACGTCGGTCATGGTTATCAACTGTGACGCGGCCAAGCAGGAGTGGGGCTGGCAGCTTACCCAGGTGCTGGACTACCTGCGGAAGTCGCCCAGCCGGGAGGTCTACACCAACTTCATGCACTTGATCGCCGACAAGAAGTGGTGGACGACGCAACCGCCTGGGCAGATCGAGACGCCGTGGAATCATCTGTGCGCCTTCCAGCCCGGTAAGACGAAGCTCCTGCACTACACCAAGGAACCCGAACAGCCCTGGTACAAACCCGACCATCCGCTGGCCGCTCAATGGAAACTCGAACTCTCTGTCGCCATCAGTGCTGGGTACGTCACGGAAGACATGCTCAATGCCGCCCTGGCCAGGTGGGACGTCAAGGAAGACTGGCGACCGACCAACGGCTTGCACCCCGACTACGACCGCTTCCGCCCCAGCGTCAGCGCAAGCAAGAACGGTAACATCCTGGCCAAACGTAAGAAGCCAGCAACTCAGGAGAAAGCATGAGCAACAAGGACGACATCATCAGTCCGGTAACGGTTGGCGCGCCGGGCATGACACCAGCCGAGATCCAGGAGGCCATGCGGCAGGCGATGGCTGGACCCGCAGACCAGGTTTGCTGTGTCATCGAACCCGGGCGCCTCGGGGCTGAGGGCAGCGACGGCAAGCCGCTCGAACGCCCTGGCCTGATGCTGGACGACCGGGCGTACGTCACGCCCATCGACCAGTCCAAGGGTGCGTACCTTGACGGCCGCTATCACCCGGAGCCGCAGTTCCTGCACACGGCACCGGCCACGTCGGCCATGACCAGGCTGGTCCGCCAGGCTCAGGTCGGCCTGTTCTTGGCACACCTGAAACTCGCGCGCTCGCACAGCAAGGCAGCCGTCGTCGAGTTGTGGCGGGCGGCGTGCAATACTGTGACCTTGTGGAAACTCTGGTTCAAAGGCCGACCATGATTATCTGCCCCCAAGAACATCACCTGCATGGCCCCGACACCCACTGCGGGGAGATCGGCTGCACCTGCACCTGCCTGCTGTGTGTCCGCCGCCGGGCCTTCTGGGACGAGGCGGCCAAAGACCACTACAAGGTCGTCGGTGGACCGTGCGACGGCGTCCACACCTGGAAGTCCACGTTCCCTGGCCTCCAGGAGGGTGGTGTGGTCTGCTGTACCGTGCCTGGGTCCAGCACCAAGCGCCCGGGGCGCTATCGCCGCGAGGGGAACAAGCTGATCTACGTCGGCTCCGAGAACGTGGTGCTGTTCGAGGGTGGGCCGCTGCATGGCAGCAACTACCCGGTCAAGCACCTGACGATCCCGGAGAACGGCTTGCTGCTGGTGCCGGCTGACCGGGGTACGGTGATGCGTTACCGTCTGGAGGCTGGCAAGCTGCACTACGTCGACACCGTGCCGGAGGCCGTGACGACTGAGCCGGAGATGCCTTTCCTGGGCGAGGGGCCTGGCCTGGAGATCCGCTAAGGAGGCGCACGGTGAAGGTCGGCATATTCAACACGAAAGAGACGCCGCGTGCCCGCTATATCATGGACTGCCTAGCCGAGGGTATGCGGGCCAACGGGGACGAGTGCGTCTGGATCGAGAACCGCAAACACCTGGGGACGCTCCAGCACGTCGACGTCACCGCCCAGATGTGCATGGTCAACCAGCACCGCAGCGGCGACCCTATCAACCTCTTCCGCGTGGAGGCATGGCAGGAGGCTCGGCGTTTGGGTCTGCGGACCCTAGTGCTGGATACCGGCTTCGTCAGCAACCAGTACGACTACATCGCCAAGCAGAAACGCAACCCGGTCGTGCCGCGCTTTGACCTGGGCGACGTCAAGACATTCTCGGTGGCCGAGCGCACCGTCTACTACGAGATAGCGTACGACGGTATCAAGGGTTTCGGCGATCACTGCACGGCTGGGGCTTTGCCGCTCGACCGCTGGAAGCTGCTCAACCGTAGCGTCAAACCCTGGCGGTTACGCGGTAGTAAGATCCTGTTTATGACGCAGCCTCTGCATGGCCAATCGAGCCAGGGTACGGACGTCTTCGCCTGGTACGGCAAGAAGTTCCGCGAGATCCGCGCGTTCACCCAGATGCCGGTCGTGGTACGCATCCACCCGCGCGTCGACAAGTTCCAGACCTCGAAGCGGCACACCGACAAGTACCGTGCGCGTATCAAAGAAGTCATCAACCATAAGGACGTGCGCTGGTCTGAAAAAATCTGTCTGGAGGAAGACCTGCTCGTCGCCCGTTTCGCTGTGGCCTACTCGACCAGCGCCGCCGTGGCTGCCGTGCTGGAGGGTGTGCCCGTTTGCGTCGGCAGCCCGGGCTGCATGGCCTGGCCGATGGCTCAGCCAGACCTGAAAACGGCGTCCACCAGGCTCTGCACGATCCAGCGCAGCCCGTGGTTGGCTGCCCTGGCGTACAGCCAGTGGAACTGTGCGGAACTGCGGAACGGATCGGCGTGGTCCCACTACCGCAGTCACGCGACATCCCCAAGGAAGGAGAGCGTTCATGTCGTCTGAGATCCTGTTCGTGACGTCCTACACCAAGGAACTGTACGCGGCCTCGGGTCGCCGGCTCCTGGAGTCGTTCCGCGTGGTCAAGCAGCCCGGCGCCATGCTGGCTTGCACCGAGGGCTTTAAGCGCCCTGAGAAAGCGTTCGAGGGCAAGCCCTACATCTACCACAACCTGGACGACGATCCCTTTTTGGGTCGCTGGCTGATGGAAAACAAGGACGTCATCCCCGATCACCTGGGCGGCGACACGAAAATGTGCGACTGCCCGGGGGCCAACGAGCGGCACGGCCGCGAGCACAAGACGGGCTGCCACTGGCACTGGATGAACCGTAACGCCAGCCGCTGGTTTCGCAAAGTGGCCTCGCTGCGCCAGGGTGTGAGGGTGGCCGACGCCCTGGGCACGCCTTGGATGGTCTGGCTGGACGCCGACGACCACTTCATCCGGCCGCTGCCTCTGGACTATCTCAAGGAGAAGCTCAGGGACGTGGCCCTGTTCCACTTCCGCGGCCACCGCGAGGCCACCGAGTCTGGCATCCTGGGCATCCAGCTGGCTCAGGGCGGTCGGGAGTTCGTCGCGGCTCTGTGCGAGCGCTACACCAGCAAGGACTACCGCAAATACGAGCGCTGGGACGACGGCTACCAGATCAGCCGCCTGGTGCTGGAAGGCAAGGTCAAGGCCCGCGACCTAGTCCACCCCACGAAGTACAAGAGCGGCGACCTCCGCACGGAGGACGTCATCCCGACCACGGACATCAAGAAGTTCCTGGTTCACGACAAAGGTCGCCACGGTCAGTACCTGGGTCTGATGAAGTAACAAGGAGGTTTCAATGCAGCAGCTGCAAACGCTCAAGGACGGCGACCGTAAGGCCCTCGTCCCGCTCAACGACAAACACTTTGGCGGCAAGGACAAGAAGGGTCGACCGCTCTGGAAGGACTATCAGTACGACCGGCTGGTGGCCGCTTACCACCACATCACCGACTACTCGGTGGCCGTAGACGTGGGCGCCCACGTCGGCCTGATCTCGCAGCGCCTGGCCGAGCGCTTCGGCACCGTCTACGCTTTTGAGCCCGACCCGCAGAACTTCTTGTGTCTGTGGCACAACACCCGGTTTCTAACGCCGGTGCTGCGCGTGCCGATGGCCCTGGGCGACAAGACGGCAACCGGCGGCATCGACCGCGGCAAGGGCGAGAACAGCGGCGACGTGTGTATCGACCCCAAAGGCACCGGCGTCGACATCATGGCCCTGGACGATTACGACCTGCCAGACCTGGGCCTGCTCAAGATCGACGTGCAGGGCTACGAACACCTGGTCCTGGAAGGTGCCCGTAAGCTCATCCAGGCGTTCGCCCCGGTGGTCATCGTGGAGTGCGAGGAGCCTGGCAAGCTGCGCCGGGACTACTCCAAAGGCAAAGACCTGGTCGGGGCTTTCTTCGCCCAGGAGCACTGGGATTACCGCCTGGTTGCCAAGGTCGGCCACGACCGCATCTACGCCCCCGGCCCTAACGGTGCGCGGCCCTACACCAAGTACGCCATCCGGGGCGACTACCACTGGCAGCAGAACATCCCTGGCAAGGTGATGGGGAAGTGCATCAAAGAAGTCACCGACTACATCAACGCCCAAAAGCACGAGGCCGTGCTGGACGTCGGCTGCGGTGACGGGCACTGCACCAGCATGCTCAAAAACGCTTTCGGCACCGACGACAACGGCACGGCCCTGGCCCTGGCCCGTCGTCATGGTATCCCTTGTGCGCAGCTGTCGGCGTACCGCTTGCAGTATCTGGGTCGCCAGTTCGGCGGCGTCTGCATGCTCGACGTCCTCGAACACCTGCCGCGGCAGGAGCAAGCCCTGCGGATCGCCGCCCAGGTCGGCGACAACCTCTACATTCTGAACCCGGACCCGGTCGGCACGCACTGGCACGCCAGCGAGTTTACCGACGAGGCCCTGCTCAAGTTCGTCACCGCCAACGGCTGGCAGGTGAAGTACCACAAGCGCTACGAGATGTCCGACGACAACAAAAAGACCTTCGTTCATCTGGTCAAGCCATGAAACTGCGTGTTGCTTTCTACGCCCTCACGGGGCACAGGTTCGACAAGGGCATCTCCGGGGCGTTTGCCTCGGGGGTGCTGGCTTGCGGGGACGACTACATCCAGCCTCGGCTGGAGGAGTACACAGGCACGCCCGACCCGAACGTGGACGTCGCGGTGTTCCTGGGCGTCAAGAACAACACCAGGGACGTGTTTCGCAGTTACCTGGCGGCGGGTAAGGCGGCAGTGATCTGGGACAAGGGTTACACCCGCATCCGTGGCGGGCCGCTCAAGACGCTCTACTGGCGGGTGTCGGTCAACGCCTTCCAGCCGCACCACTACCTGTTCAACACGCCGCACGACTCGGAGCGCTGGGAGCGCCTGGGCTTGAAAATCAAGCCGATGAAGCCCGAGCGGAAGACGGGCCAGGGGCGCATCCTCTACTGCGGCGGCTCGCAGAAGTATTGCGACTGGCACGATCTGGGAGACGCCACCAAGTACGCCGAGTGGGTGCTGCGTAAGGCTCGCAAGTACACAACGCGGCCTTTGGCCTACCGCCCCAAGCCAGGCTGGGAGGAGGCCACGCCGATCCCCGGTGTCACCTACGCCACTGGCTTGTTCGGCACTTTCGGCAAGGAGCTACCTGGCACCTACCAGGTGGTCGTCTTCGGCTCGAACGCCGCGTTCGAGGCGCTCATCAACGGCGTACCCGCTACGGTGCTTGGTGACGGTATCGCCCGCTCGTTGGCCAACACCAGTCTGCGCGACCTGGAACGGCCGCGGCTGCCAAGCCAAGACGAGGTTTACAAGCTGGCCAGCGCGGCGGCATACTGTCAGTGGACGATGGAGGAGATGGCCTCGGGGGTTGCCTGGGAGCACGTCAGGACGACGGTGCTACAGCACAAGGAGGGAGCGTATGGGCCAGGTTAAACGGTTTTTGTTCGTGGCCGCTGGTCCGACGGCGCAGGAGGCCAAACGCTTCCTGCGCTATGGCCCGCTGGTCACCATGAACTGGGCGCTGGAGTTGTTCGACAAGGTCGACATCGCCTGTTTCGGCTCGCCGAATAAGGCACGCACGACCCGCGAGCACTGGCACCGAGCCAAGCTGCTCGTACCGCTGTTCCCCCAAGGCAAAGCCGACAAACTCGGCATGCCGGCCGAGAAAACAACCTGCTTCCATATTCCCGAGCCGCCGCGGGAACCGGAGAAGAACTTCCGTTTTCTCCGCGAGTACATTCGGGCCGGTAACGTCCTGGGCCGCGCGACCAAGGTGCTGCACTTCATGAGGAAGGCTGGCTACGGCGAGGTCTGGTTGTTCGGCCACGACGGCGGCACGTTCTACCACCCGGCGTTAGGCCAGGAGCGCCTGACGCGCCGGCACGACAAAGACCGTTTTGTCGTCGAAGAGACGCTCAAGCATCTGGGGTTCGCTTACAAGTTCTGGCCCTCGATACCTGACGGCTGGCTCTAGCACGGAGGACAAATGAGCAACCGCATCTTTATCGGGTGGGACAGCCGGTTCCCCGAGCCGGCTTTGGTGCTGGAGTACAGCCTGCGGCGGCGCTCCAGCATACCGCTCGACATCCGCTTCTTGGATGCCCGGCACTTGGCGGACTGCCACGGCTTCCGCCTGCCGGCGGACAAGTTAGCCAGCACCGAGTTCACCTACAGCCGCTTCCTGGTGCCCTGGCTGTGCGGTTATGAGGGCAAGGCCCTGTTCCTGGACAACGACATGGTCTGCCTGGGCGACGTCGCCGAGTTGTTCGCCCTGCCCATGACCGTGCCGGATGGTGTCAGTTCGCGGCTGCTGGCCCTCCGCGTGGTCAAGCACGACCACCAGCCGGTCGACGGTTCGGTGAAGATGTACGGGGCCGTGCAGACGGCCTACCCGCGCAAAAACTGGTCCAGTCTGATGCTCATGGACTGCGACCAGCTGCGCTGCTGGACCAAGGAGGTTGTCGAGGCTGGCAACGGCGCCCGGCTGCACCGCTTTGCCGACCTGGCTGACTCCCAGATCGGCGACGTCCACCCGTCCTGGAACTCCCTGGACACGCTGGACGCCGGCACCAAACTCATCCACTGGACCAGCGGCGGCCCCTGGTACGAGCAGTATCGGGACTGCCCGCACGCTGACCTCTGGTTCAAGACCCGCGAGCTTATGCAACGAGAGCGTCGATGAAGCGCTTCATCAACCTGTTCCACGCCCTGGACAAGCTCGGCGGTCAGGGCGGCACGCACCTGGGCCTCCTGGAAGTCGGCACTGGCGAGGGCGTCCGGGCAGCCCAGCTGCTGAACTACTGGCTGGCTGCTGGTCAGCGTTCGGCCAGCTACCGTGGTTTCGATCTCTGGGAACAGCTGACGCCGGACGTAGCCAGGGAAGACGGTGTCAAGATGCCGGAGCGGTTGCCGCAGCGCCAGGAAGTCCTGCGGCGACTGTCGCGCACTGGAGCAGGCGTGACCCTCTACCAAGGCAACACCCGCGAAACCCTGCCGGCTTTCGCGGCCGAGTGCCAGAAGTCTGGCATGCTGTTCAACCTGATCTTCATCGACGGCGGCGCCAGCTTTGACACTATCACCTCGGACTGGAAAGCAGTCAGCAAACTGGTGCGCCCCGACACCATCGTTCTCTTCGACGGCTACTACGACAACCGGGACGACCTTGGCTGCTGGTCGGTGATCCAGTACCTTGCCCTGGGTAAGGCGTTCCGCGTATTCAAGCTGGACCCGGTCGACTACATCCACGACTCGGGTTTGGAGGTCCGCATGGTCTGGGTGGAGAGGGCGGCCCATGCGCTTCTGGAAACCAAAAACCGTTGAAGGTGCCCCGCGCGTCGGTATCGGCGTGGCTTCGTTCCTGAACGGGGACACCCGCCGCCAGGCGGCTTTGCGCTCGCTGGTGGCGTCCTTCCAGGCCCAGACCTGGGACAACTGGAAGATGCTCATTTACCACGATGGACCGCTCGACCGGAACATCCGCCTGGAGTGGGACCAGCAGGTCAAAGACAACCGCGTCGACCTGATCGAGACGGCCGAGCGCAAACAGAAGTTTGGCCACCCCCACCGGCAGAAAGCCGTCGATACCCTCTGCGCGACCTGCCAGTGGGTCATGCTCACCAACGACGACAACTGGTACGCCCCGGTCTTCCTGGAGTGGTTACTGGCCGCCGGCACCAAGAAGGGCGCCAAGTTCGTCTACTGCGACATGGTTCACTCGCACAAGCTGTGGAAATACCTGCCGACGCAGCCGCGCTACCGGCATCTGGACCTGGGTGGTTTCCTGGTCCATTCCTCTCTTGCGAAAAAGCACCCCTTCGACAAAACTGCTTTCAACGCGGACGGCGACTGGATCAACCGTTTAGCGGTTGCTGCCGGCAGCCGTATCGAGAAGGTGCCACATGTGCTTTTCGTTCACAACTAGGAGCTACCATGCGTGAAGTGACCCTGCACCGCTGCGGCGCTGGCATTGACGAACTGTTGAGCGTCGGGGCCAGTGAAGAGAACACCAATCACTACGTCATCGGCGTCAACCTCCGACCTTTGGGCACCATTCAGGAGATGCCGCAGACCTGGCTCTTGCGGTTCCAACAAGGCCCGCTGGGCGACGATAAGACCAACGTCAACGGCCTCACCCTGGAGGCGGTCATCGCGGTCTGCATCGACCGGCTCACTCGTTTGAACGGCGAAGTACCTTGCCCGGAGAACATCGTTGCCCTGTGTCGTCTGGAAGACGCCATGCGGGCACTGCACGCACGCACCCGCGCCCGTAACAACCAAGGAGTTGAAGGCACCATGAGCAAGCACGCGAGCGGAGCCCCCAGTGAAGTCGGCGCGAAGGCGACACCGGGCGACACCGGCCCCCAGGGCCACCAAGGGGAACAGGGCGAGCCTGGCCTGCGGGTCAGCGTTCGGCGCAGTACCACGGCAACCCAGCTGGTCCTGCGGCATAAGGACAGCGAGCGCGTCCTGGGCGTCGACTACGTCAAAGACAACTGGAAAGCCTGGGGCGAGATCGAGAGCGTCGTGCGGCACTATCACCCACGGCTCACCAGCGACGAGTGGGCGGTGCTGGAGGGTCTGGCGACAAAGGTGCCGTCGAAGAACGGCCTGGCCGAACTCAAGTCGGCCCTGTTGCAGGCCGGCAAGCTCTAACCCAAAAACCAGTTTTTGCAGCCCGGAGGCAGTCATGTGGGAAACCGTCAAGAAGAAGTGGTGGATCGCCCTCGCGGCCGTCTTCGTGATCCCGTACTTCGCGTACCAGAACATGAACGAGCGGCTGGGCGAGCAGACCGTGATCCTGGACGACAAAATCCCGGATCTCCAGCTGACGGTGAACGTCAACGGCGCCTGGGTGATCTACCAGGACGGCAAGAAGCTGCCGGCTGAGGGCCTCGGCCTGGTGACCGTGACGCTCGAAGACCACAAGACGAATCCCGACAAGCTCAAGCGCCAGGGCCTGGATCTCAAGGAGGCAGACTTCCCGGTCGTGGTCTTCTTCAACCAGTCTGGTTTCGATGCCACGGGCGACCCCGTGCTTGTGCGGCGCGCCAGGGACGGCGAACTCTTGTTTTCCGTCAAGACGACGGTGCCACGCCTGACGCTCCTCCAGGCCGTGCGTTCAGGCGGGTTCCGGGCATGGACGCCCGGCGACAAGGGTAAAGCCAGAACGATCACCGACGACGAGTTCTACAAGGATTACATGGGAGTCGAGCCGCCGCAGCAGCTGCCGCCGGCTGACCAACTCGACAAGATGTCGGACGAGGAACTCAAGAAGCTGGGCGTCACCCGCCGACCTAACGCCGAGCAGTCTAAGACCGGCATCCGCGGTAGCGTCTTCAAGGTCGGCGGTAACCCGGCGGTCGCGCCGCTCAAGGTGCCCGTCCATGCCTACAAGGGGAAGATTAAACCCTTCGAGAAGTTCGACGACAAGGACGACCGCCGCGCTCTTTCGGGCATGAGCGAGCCAGACGGCTACTTCTCTTTGGCGCTGCCGCCAGGCGTCTATACCATCGTTGTCGAGGTCGACGGTAAATGTCGTGGCAACGCCCTCAGCAGTACGGACTGGCCCACCGTCGAGGTCAAAGATCAATGGCTCGATTACGAGTTTCGCGTGCCGGCGAGGTGATGATGCGTCGTAGCGCTGCTTCGGGTTTGATGTTGGAAGCGAACTGTTTCCCCTATAAAGGGCGCCTGCTGCTGCCTGTCGTTCACCCGGAATCGGCCGAGACGTTGCGTGCGCGGTTCGAGCGCATGATCGAAGATCTGCCCGACGCAATCAAAGCAGAAGCCAGGGTCGAACTAGAGCGGCGGTTGCCGTGCTACCTTGCCGAGGGTGAGGCTGCCCTGGATAGGCAGATCGCGGACGTTTACTGGGACGAATAGGGGACACGAGATGGACAAATGGCTCGACGCTTACGGCACCTGGCCGGCGAACTATCAGATGACCTTCTCGATCATCTTCATGATTCTCGGGCTGATCTGGTTCTTCCTGCTGGGGCTTTGGCTCCTCCAGATGTCGGGCCACGCCAGCGTCTGGTTCCGCGGTTGGCCGACGCAGCGGGTAGAGAGCGCTGCTAAGCCGCCGCTCAACTGCCCGATCCCTGGCATACTCGACTGGCGTGCCGAGCGGATGAAGGTTCAGGAAGAGATGGAGTACCAGGCCAAGCTCCAGCGTGAAACAGAAACCGGCCAGCTGGCGATGACGCCAGAAAAACCACCTGAAAAAGTTGCCTAAACGCGGCACAATAAGTGACGTCTACGGACATACCTATGAGGGGCCTGGTGCTCGCACCAAGGCTCCTCGTGGCGTATAATAGGCACTATGTAACCGTCGCACCCCAAAGGAGCCGCACCATGCCAAAGATTCGCTACCGGACCTTCAAGTTCAAGCCGGAGACGCTGGAACGCATCGACAAGGTCAACCAGATCGTCCAGCAGTACGCTGCCCAGGGCATCTATCTAACCCTGCGTGGTATCTACTACCAGTTCGTCAGCCGTGACTGGTTCCCCGAGTCCTGGAAAGACCCCAAGACTGGCAGCACTAACAACGAAAAGTCGTACGACAAGCTGGGCAACATCATTGCCGATGGACGCCTGGCGGGCCTGATCGACTGGGACGGCGTCGTCGACCGCACCAGGCAGGTCCGGGAGTTGAACAGCTGGCGTAACCCGCAGACCATCGTCAAGGCTTGCTCCGAGCAGTTTCGCCTGGACAAGTGGGCCAACCAGGACCACTACATCGAAGTCTGGGTCGAGAAGGATGCTGCTTTGGGCAGCATCGAGACGGTCTGTAACGAGAACTTCGTGCCCTACATGTCGTGCCGCGGGTATGCGTCGGCTTCCGAGATTTGGACGGCCGGGCATAACCGTTTCAAGCCGCGCGTCCACAAGAAGAAGTGCCACGTTCTCTACCTGGGCGACCACGACCCCTCCGGGTTGGACATGCCACGCGACCTCCAGGAGCGCCTGGACATGTTCACCCGCGCCCCGGGCGGCGTCAGCCTGGAACGCCTGGCCCTTAACATGGACCAGGTCGACCAGTACAACCCGCCGCCCAATCCCACGAAGATGACGGACAGCCGCGCGGCCAAGTACGTCGAGGAGTACGGGGAGACGTGCTGGGAACTGGACGCGCTGGACCCGGTTGTCATCCGCGATTTGATTCAGAATGCCATCGACCAGTATAAGGACGTGGACCGCTGGCAGGAGGCGCTAGACGAAGAGAAGGAGGCCCGAGGCCACCTTGCAAGCATTGCCAGGAACTGGGAAGATGTCGTCGACAACTTGCCCGTCGAGACACCGGACGACGATGACGTCGAGGAGCCCCAAGAAGAGGCGGAAACGGATGCCGCCGAGAAACCCAAGGACGACGAGGAAGAAGACTATTTTGCTTAGGAGTATCCATGCACCCAATGAGCGAAGACCGCGAGCCCGATCTGTTCGACAGCGCCGTGAGCCGTATCGTCAGGGCCGCTCAGAAGTTCAAAGAAGTGGCTGGCGACGACGTCGACAAATTCATGGCCGAGGAGAATAACACCTTCATCCGTATTCCCCTCAGCGGTTTCTGCCTCCAGCTGGCGCACCAAGTTTGGCTGGAGGCCCTCGCACAGCAGCGCTACGCCGAAGAGTTGCGGCGGCAGCCGGCAGGGCCGGCGATGGGCTATGTCCCGTTCGGCATGCTGGGCGCCAGCATGCTGCATCCCGGCATGATGGCAGCGCAGCAGCAATACGTCCCGCCGGACGGCGGCGGCCCGCCCGGTTACATGCCGCACCCCAAAGCACAACCGAGTAGCGAGCCGCCGCTGAGCCGGCGCCGCCGGGCACCACAGAACGAGAATTCTTCGGTCGACCAGCTGGTCAACCTGGCCGCCCAGCACATGACGCCCGAACAACGCTTGGAGGTCATCCGCGGCCTTCAAGCAGTCGATGCGGAGAAGCAGTAATGCCGGACGACACCACCTGGATTGTGAGCAAGGAACAAAAGGAAGAAGCCGACCGGAGGACTGCGGAGTTCAACGACCTGACCAACGCGATCTTCGCGGACCTGGCGGACCAGGAGCGCAGTAAGAAAGCCGTAGAAGCCGTAAACGAGTACACGCGCTCCCTCGTACAGCAAGAAGATCCTGAGCGGGTAAGTGGTGTCGGCCGTGAGGTAGGCCAGCCAGGGCCTGACAAGTAGCTGACACGTTCCACGGTCGCCGGAGAGCATACGGAGACCGCGGGTGCCGCCAGACGAAAGTGCCTCACACTCGGCACCCGGGCAACGGGAGGGGCGGATAAACGCGGTTCCTGCGGTCTGGGCTCCTTCTGCCGTGCCGCATCCAGAACCAACCCCGCTCCCGGACAGAGGACAGGAAGTCCGGTGAAGGGTCACGGAGGACGAGAGTCACCTACACCAAACCGGGTGAACCATGCACCCGGGGGCGGCTCAGAGCCTTGGTGCTGTTGCCTAGCCCGCTTCAATACAGTATCGTTCGCCCATGACGATCTACTTACCTTCGGTGAACCCGTACAACCGGGTTCACCGAATTCATCCACACACCCTGGAGGCGATGCACATGGCGAAGACGGCTACGACCACGAAAAAGACCGAGGCCCCAACCAAGGCTCCCAAGAATGCCAAGGCCCTGGCCGAGGCCCTCAACAGCGAACACCCGCTGGCCCGCTGCCACCCGCGCGGCGACCGCGTGGTCATCCGCCGCGACCTGCCCAAGAAGCAGACCGAAGGCGGCATCCTGCTGCCGGACACAGTCGCCAACGCCAAACAGCAGACCGGCCTGGTCGTCCGCGTCGGCCCCGGCCCGCTAGTCAACGGCGCGCGTGTGCCGTTGGACTTGGAACCCGGCGACCGCGTCATCATCACCGGCTACGCCGGCCTGGAACTGCGTGACCAGAACACCCGCGAAGGCGACGAGTTCTGCATGCTCCGCGAAGAGGACGTGCTGGCCAAGCTGTCCTGATTTTCGGTTCGCCCATTTCACCACGGACTCGCAACATGGACGAAGTCATTCCTATCCGCGTGCGCGCCACCAAGCAGATCGACTACTGGTGCGGTGGCCAGTGGCACAGCAGCGGGGTCATGATCCCCGAACATACCATCGGCACGCTCCTCGGTAACTCCGGGAGTCACCCGTCTACCGGCACGCCGCTCATGGCCGTCCGCTGGGACTACGCCCTGGTGAACGGCGAGCCGAAAAACGGGCACGTCGAGCGCTGTGCGACTAACGAGATCGCTATCGCTAACGACGCCTCCCCTTTTCTCATCATCGAACAGCGGAAGACGAACGCGCTATTGGAGCGCCTCGTCAATGCTATCGAAGGATACACGAGCCAACGATGACCATACCAATCGACACGAAACCACGCCCGCCGGACCTGGAGAAGGATCGGTTCCTGCTCGTCCAGGGCGGCGCGCTACCAGGCCCGGTCAGCCCCTGTCGGCTTGTCTGGCCGTTTATGAACAACGCGATCATCGTTCACACGCTCAGTGTGAGCGGGCTAGCGAAACTCCAGGAAGCCAAAACGGAAGGGCAGCCGCTCTACCCCAGGGGCAGCATGTTCCGGGTCATGGGCGACATCAACGTCGGCACCATCGACGAGTTGTGCGCCAAGTACCGAACGGGTTTAACGAACGCGCTGCGCCAAAGTCTGCTGATCGACGCCGACCCGCAGTACGAGGAGCTTCGCCAGCAGGCTTGGGCAGGCCACCAGCGCTGGCAGCAGATGTTCGCGGACGCTGGCATCCTGGCCGAGGACGGCAAAAAACCGCGGAACACGGTTCTGGGCAGCGACCTGGTCATGTGCTACGGCACGCCGGAGTACAACGAGAAATTCGGCGATCTGCGCCGCGAGATGGAGAAAGACAACCCTTGCCCGCTATCCGACGCCCACCGCGATCTGGTCGAGGGTCTGGTGCTGCTTGGCCTGGGCCGTGAGGGCACCAACGGCATGGACGCCCGCCAAGTCGGGGAGATGTTCATCAAGTACGCCGACTGGAAAGAGGGCTTTAGCCGCGACTATTTGTGCGAGCGCGTCAAAGCGTTTTACCGGCAGCACAACCGCGAGCCGACGCGCGTGTACCTTACCGAGAAACAGACGGATCTGGTGCTCAGCTGGTGCCCCAGACAGGAGGGCGACGAGAAACCGGCGCGAAACGGCTTGACGGTTTTAGGCATCCCGATCACGCCCGACGCGCCCGCTTTCAAACTGGAGTAATACCTTGATCGAAGACCTGCTCAAGACCTACGCCTACAAGACGGGCGAGTTCACCCTCGCTTCGGGACAGACGTCCGACGAGTACCTGGACGTCAAGGAAGCCATGCACCACCCCTACGCCGCGCGCCGGCTGGTACAGTGCGTGCTGGATGAGTTCGTCGGCACCGAGATCGCCCTGGCCGGCGTGGCGGACGGCAGCATCGCCATCGCCGCCGTTGCCGTCTACGTTCGCAACTTGTACTCGCCGCAATCGTGTCACCTGCTGACAATCCTCAAGGAGCGCAAGCAACACGGCACCAAACAGCAGATCGTGGGCCTGGACAACCTCAAGGATTTCAAGAACGACTACAGGTTCGTTGGGATCATTGAGGATGTCTGGACCACGGGCGAGTCGACGGCCAAGGCGATCCGCGCAGCTCAGGCGGAAGGATTGAACGTACGCCAGTGCGTGGCCGTCGTCGACCGCGAGGCGGGCGCTGTGGCGCGGCTGACGAAAGAGTTCCCCAAGATTGTCTTCTCCGGCGTTACGACGCTCAAGGCCGTCCGCGACGGCAAGCGCTGGCATGAGGGCTAAAAGCCGTTTTTGAGAACACCGCTTCACAGAAAACCACCCTCCCTACGGAGAGGCGTGGTTTTTTTCTTAGCTATTAGGTAGACTCGCATTTGATTCAGAGATGTCTCAAAGGCCAGGGAGGGCTACCATGCCACGGCAGGCACTGTGCGTCGGCGTCAACTACGCCAACACCGAGTTCGAGCTGCGCGGCTGCGTCAACGACGCGAACGACTGGGCGCAGTTTTTCGACAAGCGCGGCTTCTCCACGTCCGTCCTGACCGAGAACCAGGCGACCCGCCAGAACATGCTCGCGGCGATGGAGAGCCTGGTGCGGCAACTGCAACCGGGTGAGATCGGGGCGATCCAGTTCAGCGGCCACGGCACCTGGCTGCCCGACCGAGACGGGGACGAACCGGATGGCCGAGACGAGGCCCTGGTGCCGCACGACGTCACCGACGACGGCCGCGGCCTCATCATCGACGACGAGTTGCGTGTTATCTTCGGCCGGCTCCGCGAGGGCGCACGGCTCCTGTGGATCTCGGACTGCTGCCACTCGGGTACGGCTTTCCGCTTCTTCGGCAACGGTGCCTCCAAACGCCGCGTACGCTTCTTGCCGCCGTCTCACTTCCTGGTCGATACCGGCCTGGTGCGTCGCATGGAGCGGGCCTACGGTCAACCGCCCAAGCGGACCAACGCAGCTCTACCTGGCGTTCTCCACCTTTCGGGCTGCCGCGATCACGAGTACAGCGCCGACGCCGAGATCGACGGCCGGTTCAGCGGGGCGTTATCCTACTACGCTTTGCTGGCGTTCAAGCAGGTAGTCCAGCAGAAGGGCACCTACCAGGACGTCCACAAACTCGTCCGCCAGTACCTGCCCAGTTGGGACTTCCAGCAGACCCCGCAGCTGAATGGCGCGACGGCCTTGAAACGGACGCCGCTGTTCTAGTACACTCAGACCGTCTTGCCTCCTCTGTTCCAGCCTCGTCAGTGGGTCCGCCCCGCTGGCGAGGTTTTTCTTTGCGCCGGGCTAAATAAGCGGTAGGGTTGTGTCACAATAAATGATGGGAATCCCTACCCTTTTATCCTGGAGAGCGCTACATGCCCGGCATCCTACTCTTCGTGGCCAGCAACGATGCCCCCAAGCCTAACAGGCGCTGCAAGCGCTGCTGCTGTCAGATCGACAAGGGGCTGTTCCTGTGCCTGTCTTGTGAGGAGGTCGTGGCCTACTGGAGTCAGCTGGGCGAGTGTCCTAACTGCACAGGTCACATCAACCAGGCACGCAAAAGTAAGTTTTGCCCGCACTGCGGCGTGCCTCTGCGTAACCCCAAACCGCGGAAGAAGCAGTAACTTTTCCCTGTTCCGTGTTCCCGAAAGGAGCGGTCGATGTTTGACAACATGAGGCGCGTTCTGTGCGCGACCCACGACGGCATCTTCCACGCAGATGACGTTGTGTCTTTTGCCTTGTTGACGCTGCTGCACAGGTTTCTGCCGGGCTTCCCCACGCCGCAGCTAACCCGCACCCGCGACCCGAAAGTGCTGGGCGAGCAGCACATCGTTTTCGACGTCGGCGGGGAATATGAAGTCGTCCGCGCGCACAACGTCTACCGTCTCGATCATCATCAGCGCGGCGGCGCCGGGTTGCGGCCTAACGGCGTACCCTACGCCGCAGCGGGGCTGATGTGGAAGACGTTCGGCCTCGAACTCTGTGGGGCAATGGCTGCGGAGCACGCCCTGTCCGTGCTGCACGACAACGCCGTGTTCGAGAAGTTCGATCAGCAGTTCATTCAGCCGATTGACGCGAACGACTGCGGCTTCGAGATGGCCAGGGACTGGGAAGTACCGACGCTGCGCCCGCTTACGCTCAGCAGCATCATCTCTGGGTTCAACCCACGTTGGGATGAGGACATGTCGGCCGCCGAATCGCTGCGCAGGTTTGGCGCGGCAGCACAGGTGGCGCGTACGAGCATCGAACACGCGCTGGGCGGCATGCTGGCGGCGAAGAAGGCTGCGGACATCGTCCGCGACAGCGACCGCGTTTTCGCTGACAAGGTACTGGCGCTTGGGCGTTTTTGTCCGTGGACCGAAGCCGTCCTGGAGAACGTAACCATGACCGACATCTTGTACGTCGTCTACAAACAGCCGGGCGAGGGGCAGCCGACCTGGATGGTTCAGTGCGTGCCGTGCTCGCTGGGCTCGTTCAGCAAGCGGAAGGCCCTGCCCGAGCCGTGGGCTGGGCTCCGCAGCAAGGAGGAGACGAAGGGCGACGGCCCGACCATCGAGGCCGTCAGCGGTGTCGCGGACGCCGTTTTCTGTCATCCAGGCCGCTTTATCTGCGGTGCGAAGTCCAAGGCCGGCGCTCTCAAGCTCGCTGAGATCGCGGTTATGACGTAACCTGCACGAGCCACCCCACCTGCTACGGGGACCGGCTCGGCAGGCAGACAACGAGGCGCTTCATGCGCCCTTAGTTGTCTGCCTGCTTTTCTTTACCCATCACCCGGATTTGAGTACCATCGAAGTAGTGACCACCCCACTTCCTATGGAGATCCCGATGGTCATGGAACGACCGCTACGGGAGTTTTTGGCGGCAGTCGACAGTCGGAAGCCATTCGCACTGAGCCGCTGGGGGGAGCACGAATGGCACTGCATCTTCGGCGAGCGAAACGGCTTCATTCCGCCAGACGGGCACGGGTATTTCCCGGCCCTCTGCCGCGACCTGACGGCCGTGCTGCATAGTCGACCAGATTACCGCCTGGGTATCCCTGCCGAAGCCTACAGCGACCGGGTGCGCAGCTATATCGACGGCTGCGCTCTGGACGATCTGGATTGGCAAGTCGACGTCCTCAAACTCACACACGTCGATCAACTGTTAGGGCTGGTCGGGGCCGTATCGCGCGTGCCCCTGTTGGTGGTCGGCCCGCCGCGCCTGCGTAAGTCAAAAGCGCTCCTGCGCTGGCGGGCCTTCGTAGACGTGCCGCCGCGGAACTCGTACTTGTGCCGCGACGACATAGTTCGTAACGTGTTGGCTGCTTTGGAGGACTTCAAGGTGCCCGCTCTGGTATCGGTATCGGCCGGTGTCACGGCACCGCTAATCATCAACGACCTCGCCCGTCGTCCCGGAGGCTGCCGGCATCAGCTGGTCGACTTCGGCTCGCTCTGGGAGTCCTTCGGCGGCTAAGCAAGGAGGTGTGCGTAATGACCGATCAAGTCCCGCTGGCGGACGTGATTAACCTACTCTGGCGACAGGGACAGAAACGGGTCGAGAACAACCAAGCGAAGACCAAGGACGGGGCGGCCGAGCCGACGTGGCCCACGCCCGCCGACCCACCAACCGTTATCACCCGGCCGGAGCATCGCCCAAAGGTGCAAGGCACATGAACGACAGGAAGTTCAAAAAGTCGCTGGCCAACCCGAACTCTTACGGGAACCGGAAGGCCGCGAAGAAGGCCGCCAAGCAGGACGCGAAACGGGAGAAGAAGGAGCTTCGCAAAACCTACCCCGGGTGGTTCAAGGTAACCGGCCAGGCCATCTGCGGGTGTTGCGAGGCCGTCCTCTACTACGAAACCCGCGCTCGGGCCGAGGCCGCGTGCAAGAAAGTCACCAACAAGCACGCGCTCATGGTAGACGACGCCGGGAACGAAGAGATGGTGGACGGCTTTTACGGTTTCACAGTGGAGCAAGTATGAGCAAGATTATCGTCGCCCTGGACGGCATGACCTGGAGCAAGAGCCTGCACATGGCCATGCAACTCAAGGAGTGCGTCTGGGGGTTCAAGCTGAACGACCTCCTGCTGGAGTATGGCGTCAGCGCCGTCCGGGAGTTCAAAAAAGTCGGGCCGGTCATGGCCGACCCCAAACTCCACGATATTCCCAACACGGTCGGTAACGGCGTCCGCCGGCTGCACGCGGCCGGTGCCGACCTCATCACGGTCCATGCCTCCGGCGGCCTGGACATGCTCACCAACGCGGTTGCCCTGGCCGGCGAGGCGAAGATCCTGGCGGTCACCGTACTGACCAGCCTGAACGACCACGGCTGCGAGTACAGCTACGGCGGCAACGTCCGCAACACGGTTCGCCGGTTTATGGACCTGGCCAACCGCGCCGGCGTCGCAGGCGTAGTCTGCTCGCCGCAGGAGGAAGACCTGGCCGCCGAGGTGCCGAATCTCATCAAGGTAGTCCCCGGCATCCGCCTACCCGATCAGCGCGTCGACGACCAGGCACGCACCGGGCTGCCGAAGTGGGCCAACTACGTCGTGGTTGGTCGACCCATCACGCAGGCCGCGGACCCCATCGCCGCGGCGCACGAGATCAACAAGGCCCTGGAGGCAGCATGAAGAAGCTCGACCCAGACACCCTGCCGGAGACGTTCGAGATCCCGGCCATGTTCGATGCCCACGTTCACTTCCGCGAACGCGAGGCGCTTTACGTCCTGGTCCCGCAAACCGCCCGGGTGTGCGACCGCGCGCTGGTGATGCCCAACACCAGCACGCCCATTACCGATGGCAGGCTCGCCAAGACCTACCGCGAGTGCATCGTGCAGGTTGCCGAGGAGGCCGGCTTCCCGGACTTCAACCCGCTGATGACGCTCTACCTGGAACCGGACACGCCTTACCGAACGATCCAGGAGGCCGTCCGGCTGTGCGGTAAGCACCTGGCCGGCGTGAAAATCTACCCCAAGGGCGGCACGACCAACAGCGACAAGGGCATCCCTATCGACTGGCTGTACAAGCCTGGCGTGCAGGACCACGTCAACTCGATGCCGCCCTGGCTCCGCGATACCTTGAAAGCCATCGCGGGCGAGGGCCTGGTACTCAACGTCCACGGCGAAGACCCCGAACAGGAACTGCTCGAACGCGAAGGTAAGTTCATGTGGTCGGGGTTCGCCGAGTGGTATCTGGAGACGCACAAGGGAGCCCGCCTGGTCCTGGAGCATGTATCAACCGACTCGGGCTTGGACCTGGTTGACCGTCTGGCCAAGAAAGGGCACCAGATCGCGGCGTCTCTAACGCTGCACCACTGCTACGACACTGTCGACAACGCTTATCGACAGTGCCACAACTGCTGCTGGCCGCCGCCGAACTACCGCCGACATCGGGACGCGGTGCGGGCCAAGGCCCAGTGCGCCTTTACGGTCAACCCCACAGACGCGCTCGTGTTCCTGGGGAGCGATACGGCCGCGCACACGGTCGCGTCCAAAGAGCGAGCCGTTTGTGCCTGCGGCGACTATACGGCGCCGCTGCTGGCCGAGAAGTTGGCTGAGATGTTCGCCGAGCCGTCGTGGATCGACATGGGCCGGACGCTGCCGTCGCATGAGCGGCGGATGACCGTGTTCACCAGCACCAATGCCGCGGCGTTCTACAACGTCGAGGGCTCAGGACGGAAAATCCACCTGGTCAAGCGCCCGTGGACCGTACCACAACGGATGCACGGCGTCGTGCCGTGGCAAGCAGGCAAGGAAGTGCTGTATCGCGTGGAAGGAGAACCGCGATGGCTCAAGACGGGGGACTGGTTATGAAAGCCGTCCAGGACGAACTCGACAAGGGCATGGCGCGTCTGTTGAGTGATGCCGGCATCGACCCGGAAGACCGCGACATGGTCAGTGAGGCCGCTGCGGCTTTGCGGGAGTACGAGCGGCGGGAGGCGTACTGGGGGCAGTTCGCTGGGCGGGCGCAGCCAATGCCGGACATCACCAAGCTAACGACGGACATAAAACAGCTGTGCCAGCGCCTGTCTGCGGTGCTCGGTGTCACCCTACCGCGGAACCCGTTTTTCGACACGCAACTGGGCGAGTCCCACGTTCCAAAAAACGGCTTTGAGGAGTGCGATACCCCCGTTGTTGTGACCGTGGAAAAATCTTGAAAATCTTTGAACCCGGTGCTTGACAGGGGTCAAACCCTGGCATAACCTATCATCTGGTGCGACTGACTGGGCGACGGTTGCGCCGGACAGGCCGGCAGCGACTGGCACCGGGAAAGATAGCTCAACCTGACGGTAGCGGCCACCGTGCCGTGGGGCGACCTCAAAAATCGAACCACGAACGCGGAGGACGCCGCCGGTAGGCTGGGCCTTCTGGAACGGTGTCCGTCGCTGCCGGCCTGCTCTTTTGCGCCCGGAGCAAACATGGAAGACTTCCTCAAGCATCTCGCCTGGGTTGGACCCCTGGCGGTCATGGCCCTTGTGGGCCTCCTGGCGGCTCTACGCCGCGTCATTGAGCGGAAGAAGGCCCAGAAGCCTACCTTGCCGCCCGAGAGGCTTAGGCAGCCTCCCAGAGCCATTTCCAAGCAGCCTGTCGATTACGACGCCCCGCCTTTCCCGCCGGCCGAACTGAGGACCGAGGAACGGCCCGGGGAGCGCCGCCGCCTGACCAAGGAAGAGGCTGCGATCCACGACGCCATGACAGTAGCAACCAAGGCCGCTGACGCTGGCGAGCCGGCTGAGCGCTTTATGGTTCCGATCACCGGCCCCCAGGCCGGCAGCGTCGTCCAGCTGGGCAAGACCGAGTACATCGAGAAGCCTGTGGAGGGTGAGCGAGACGCCAGGGCAGACGTGCAGATGCCTGGCGATCTCGAACAGAAGCCCATCGACGACGGCAGCAGTTCGGCGATGCGGTACGCTCGCCGTCAGGGGCGCATCGGTGAGGACGGCAGTGTCGACCACGGTGGCGGCGTCACGTCACACCCGCTGCGGCCTGGCGAGGTGACGGAGCGCATCGACGGCTACCAGCAGTACCTGGCCAAGCTGAACACCAAGGCCGATGCAGCCTTCGCGGAAGAGTTGGTCATGATTAAACGGGACGCCGAGTGCCTGGCCCGCCACAAGTTCCTGACGCCCGAACGCAAAGCGCAGCTGCTTGCCCAGGAGCGGATCGAAGCGCCAGAGGAACACCGCGACCCCAGGCCCGACGACGAGGTTATCGAAGCGTTCGTGGCTCACTGTGTCCAGGCAGCCGTCGACCAGGCCAAAGGCATCTATGCTTCGCCCAACCCCGACCTCTTGAAGAAAGTCACGCCTGAGCGGATCAGGTCTGGGCAGTTTTTCTCGCACTGATCTCCCAAGCCGTCGACCCGGTATGCTGGGCGGCGGCTTACTCATTTCTTCGCAATCGGGTTTGCGTTTTGTCCCCCATTCGAGTATATTTGGCCGCAGTCCAATATCTCGACACACGCGGTACGGAAGCCTCGGTCGAGCCGCATGGCAATGAGGCTGTGCGTCGGTTGGAGCCGCTAACGAAGTCCTTTTCGGACTCAGGCCCGTTCCCGACGCTCTCTACTTCCAATGCTGCGCCTACACGGTCGCCGTGCAGGCTTTGCTCGGCTTCCGCCGCATGGGAGGACAAAGCAATGGCTGACGGGCAGCGTATCGCTGGTACAGCGCGCATCCCCGTTGCAGAGATGGCCAAAGACAATCTGCAACACATTTTCCCCCACCTTACGCCCGAACAGATCGAGGCGATGAAAGCCGGCAAGCCGGTCCCGCCGTCGCCGGATTGGCAAGGCAGTACGACAGCGCCAGTCTCCAGCGGTGCAGCGTGCGAGATCCCGCGTCGGCAAGAGCCAGAAGCCGCTCAGGTCGACCTGACGGGCTTGCCGGCTCCGGTTATCGCGGAGAACGAGCACCTGCCGCTGGTGACCTGCATTCTCGTTTTTGGCATCCGCGAGCGGTTGCGGATGGCGCGCAAGGCGGTCAACCAGTTCGTCCGTCAGCATTACCCGCGCAAGCAGTTGGTGATCGTCAACACCACCGACCTCGACGTCACCAACCGGCCGCACCCGGCGATCAAGGAGCGCAAGGTCTTCACCGGGCAAAAGCTGCCGACCGGACAGATGCGCAACCAGGGCATGGACCTGGCGGACGGCGACTGGATCGTGCCTTGCTGGGACGATGACGACTACTACGATCCCTGGCGGCTCGTCTACCAGATGTGTCTCCGGCGTCCCGGGCACGCGGTCCTGCTGACGAACCAGATCCGCGTCCACATCGACAGCACTACGGCGTTCATGCACCACCAGGCCGAGGGCATCCCGAACACGATGCTCGTCCCGAACCTGCCCGAGACGCGCTTCGACGAGGAGGCGCAGATCGGCGAAGACCTGGCGTTCTGGATGAAGCACTACGGCGTCAAAACGGTCATCGCCAACAACGTCGAGTTCCCGCTCAATCATCTCTCGATGGCCGCCTACCACGGCCACAACATTACGCCGGTCGGCGAGTTCATGCGCGGCTATCACGGACCCGAGCACCAGGGGCACATTTATCTGCCCCCGGAAGAGATCGACAACCTGCGCACTATCCTCAGCGACTTTGGCGTGCAACTGTCTACGACGCCTCCGGGGGAGGCGTCTGGCGACCAAGGTCCGGCAGGCTCGCCAGAGCCCGCTGAGACGAGCGAGGTCGCCATTCTCTCCTAGTCCGTCCCAGTGGCAGAAAGGGCAGGTATGAGCATCGTGGCGCAAAGCCAGGGCGTCCTGAACTTCGTCGTTACGGGTGAGATCAGGAGCGGCGCCTCCGTCGTGCAATCGAGTATCGACGGACGAGCCGACTGTGTCTGCCATGCAGACCTGTTCCACCCGGACGACGCCGTGCGGCGAGAAGCCCATGAGGGCTACTTCGGCCCCAGCAAAGACCCGGAACGGATGCCCGAGTGGTTCAAGGATGGCGAGACGGTGCCTTTCCAGTACATCAACCACGCGGTACTGGACAACCCCATGCAAGGAGAATGCGCAGTCGGTTTCAAAGTTTTGTACCCGGCTGTGCGCAGGTGGGAACTGTTTGAGTTGTTTGAAGAACGGTGCCGAGAAGGTGATTTCTGTTTGGTGCATGTCGCTCGAAACCCGGTGGCCTGTTTCGTAAGTCTCAAGCAGGCCGAGCAGTCTGGTGTGTGGGCGCGGGGCTGGAACAGCTTGCGGCAAACAAGCTGCCCCAGCGCCGTCACCGTGGATGCAGGCGAGTTGATAGCGTTCTGTCGCAACCACGCCTCTCTCTACGGCAAAATCCGTGCCGCATGTAAGGACTCCTTGGAAATCTCCTACCGGGACGTACTGCTCGACTACCAGGACACCATGCGGAAGGTGTTTAAGTTCCTGGAACTCCCCGAGTCCGACGAGCCAGCCGTGCCCGGCTGCCGCCGGCTCAAGAACCGGGACATATTGGCAAGGATCGCTAACCTGAACCGGCTGCGCAGCGAGGTGCCTTCGGACATCCGCGCGCTGCTGGACGACGAGGAGTTACTCTGATGCGCCGCAACCGCGCGCTGTGGTGGTCTATCGTTTCCCTGGTCGCCGGCATCGCCACCAGCATTGCGCTAGTGGCGGTGGTGACGCACCCGGAACCCAGACCACCGGCCGCGGCGCAGCGCAGCGAACTGCCGCACGTCGAACAGGGCACAGAACCGGCCGCAGCCGGTCCCCGGCGTATGCCGGTGGCCGGGGCGCCGGGATACTGGGTCGTGGTCAACACGGACGGTTCGAGCTATCTGGAAGGACCGGACGGTCAGCGCACAGCGCTGGCCGCTGCCGGCCCTTCGGTCCCGGAGCAGCGCGTCGCCGACGCCATCGCTAAACGACTTGCCAAGACCCCCGAGAAACGTAAGGGCCTGGGCCAGTTGGTGGTGTGCGATAGTGGCGTGGTGGATGTGCCGAAAGACGCCATCATCACGTTCGTCGGTGTCGACAAAGTCGTCACCCTCGATCCGAACGATGGTTCTTCGACGGCCCACTACGTCGATGGTCGCGTGCAGCGCCGGGAGCGTGTGGAGCGTTAGGTCACGGTGGCCTAATGCTGCGCGATGCAAGGAATATCCCTGGAAGGAGTGCTCTCCATGTCCCTTAGCACGGTTGCTGCGATCATCGTCCAGACCCCGAAGGTGTTCAGCTGGCTGGGTCACATGCCCGTCATGACCTGGTCCCTCAACCAACTGCTCGAAGTCCGCGGCGTCGACCGGATCGTCTGCGTCGCGGTCCCCGATCTTGCTGCCCGCGCCGGGCGGATACTGGTCAAGGACGAGATCGAGGTGACCACCATCCCCGACAACGTGAAAGACCAGACCACGCTGCACAAATGGTTGTGCGCTGCCAACGGTCCCGCGGCCACGGCTGACGTCCTGGTTGCCATCAAGCCGACCGCGCCGTTTTTGCCCTCCGCCAAGATCGAGGCGTGCCTGCACAAGGTCAAGCGCTGCAAGAACTGCGATCATTGCACGCTGCACCGCTACGCCACTGTTGACAGCCTCCAAGTCTTTAAGGTACAGGCAGTGATCGAATCCGTGGCGCTCCAGCGGGCCGCGGTGCCGGTGAGTCTGATCGAGTCGCTCGACGTCACCGACCCCGAAGGGCTCCGCGTGGCCACCGCCCTGGTCGTTAGCGGCACGGCTTGACCGTTTCCCCGGAAGCCAGCATTCAGGAAGGATAGCTCAATGGCCGAACTACCGCTCGTCTCTTGCCTGTGCGCCAGCAGCCCCAAACGGTGGGCGCAGTTGCAGCGGGCCATCCTGGACTTCACCAGGCAGACCTACCCGAACAAGGAACTCATCATCGGCGTTGACCTGCGCACAGACTTCGCCGGCATGATCGAATTGTTCGTGGAAGACGCGCTGGCCAGCGTGCCGCCGACGCGCGTGCATGATGGCGAGCGGATCATCCGCGACCTGCCCTACCGGATCAAAGTGTTCGGCCGCCCCAACAGTAACTCGCCGATGGACTGCCTGATCCAGGCGCTCTGTCACGCCCGCGGCGACATCGTTGCCCTTTGGGACGACGATAACCTCAACCTGCCGAGCCGCTTGACGGATCAGGTGGTTCGGCAGCAACGGCACCAGGATACACTCACGGCGCTCTCGGAATGCCTGTACTACTTCCACGAGAGCAAAGAGTTGTTCGTGGTGAACCACGAAAACCCGGAGGCCGAGGTCAGCGAGCGCATCGCTATCTCGTCGCTCATGAGCCCGCGCGACGCGCTGCCAGCGTTGGAGCCGCACTATCGAACCAACCCAGCGTTGCACTTGGTCAACGGCCTCCAGGCGCGCAACCGCAAACTGCTGGGCATCACCGGCAAGCCGTTTCACCACCTAGTCGGCGTGTCGGGCGACAACCTGCGCGGCTACAGCGACCATCGTAAAATCGCGCAGGGTCACTCGCGTTCGGCGGACTGGATCAATGAGCGCGCGGATGCGCTTGTTGAAGCGCTGAACCAGTATTACTGGGACGCGGACAAAGTGAACGTCGTGGGCGCGGATGCCCTGGCGTTTGAGTACACCCCCAAGCTACGACATTCCAAAGACCTCTACGAAATCGCTATCAAGGACGCCGAAGCCGAAGAGGTCGTCAGAGAGGATTGACCATGCCAATGATCGCTGTCCAAGGAGGGACACGAATGAGCGCTCCCACCAATCTGAGCGAGCGCGAGCGGGACGTCCTGCACGGTATCGTGGAGGACAAAACCTACCGAGAGATCGCGGCCGGCATGGGCGTCTCTACCGAGACGGTGAAAACCTATGCCAACCGCCTCCGGCGCAAGCTCGGCATCAACAGCAAGACGGGGCTGGCTTTGTGGGCCGCCTCACACCTAGACGCCTATGGGTTTTGAACCATGTGGACCATTTTGAAAAATATCACGGACTGGACGCAGTACCAGGGGACCGCTGCTCGGCAGCTGCATCTGGTCGGCGTGCAGATCGAGTGGGGCAAAGGTCCGAAAGAGTTCCCCTGCCTGGTCACCACTTATTGCCCCGACCCGGCCCCTGGTAAGCAGCCGACTCTCATCTCCGCGTACGTCTATCAGTCGGACGCAGAGGCCCTGCTCAAGGCCGCTGGCGTGACCACGGCACCGCCCAGCACAGAGCGTGCAGCACTCCCGCCCGGCGTCGTCGACGCCAAGCAGGCTCAGTTCAACCGCTGGGTGTCGGCCCACCTGCTGGCGCTGGTGCAGCAGCTGGTCGACCGTAAAGAAGTGTTCAGCCGCAAGGACTATGAAGAGAGCCTGGATGAGGGGCTCGACGCCGTGCGGCACTGGGGTAACGCGGCGGCGCGCAAGATCCTCTCCGAAGACCAACGTACTCTGCTGGATCGGCTCGAACCGCCTGGGTAAAATACCTTCAACACAGAGCCCGTCCTAAAAGCCGGTTTTTGGAGGCTGAGCGCAATGCGGGACGGTTTCTGGAGGAGGTTACTCATGCCCTGGCAATCGGAAGCGGACTTCGTCAAAACTGCTGGGCAGTCTGGCCACGCCGGGCTGCCCAACAAACACATCCACGTCGACACGGCCAAACAGCCCTCCGTCTCCGAACAGACGGAGGGTCAGCTGTACTCCGACATCGTCGCCAAGTTAATCGACGTCGAGCCGCGCATGTGCTGCCCTAACTGCGGCGCACGCGCACACGACATCAAAGACGGTGGCCAGGTTTACACCCGCGACATCTTGGAGTCGGGCGGGAAAACACACAAGGGCGACATCCCCAAGTGTCCGATCCCCGGCCTGGACATCCCGACGATGGCATACACGGTTAGTCCGTGCGGCTGCCGCGTAAGCGTGGAATGGGCCGGGGCGTTCGCGGCCGAACTCCAGAGCCGCCTGGGTGGCAGTAAACCGGCCCCCATCATCGGCGTCACGCCCAAACAGCGTGAGTTCAAACTGAACAAGCTGGAGGCGGACCTGGCGAGGCTCTACGCTCTCCAAGACAAAGCAACCGGCGCGCAGAAAGAGGCCGTCGACTACTGGATCGTGGTCGTCGCTGACCAGATCCAGCGGCTCTGTCCCGGCAAACACAACCAGCAACCGTTGCCGAAGAAACTGGAGCCCGAAGTGATCCAGTGGGCCGTCAAAAACGCGCACAGTCAGCCGACCGCGCAGGTCACGACGACGCCCTACTACCCGTTGTTGGCAAGCCAGGGCGGTGCGCTACCGGCGGGTACGCCGCTTTACCAGAGCGCGAGCGGAGCCATGAGCACCGTACCTGTTTACAGCGGACAAAAACCAGCCGGACACTACGCAGTGCCCGGCCACCCGAACCCTACGGAGCAAACCGACGAGCATCCGAACTGGTCGGCTTGGGGTTACCCGCCAGGCTACAAGATGCCCAAGAACCTTGGGGTCGCCGCGCGCGTGGCGCAGGACAAGCTGGCAAACACCACGGCGAATCAGGCGGACGCACTGGCCCTGGCGATACAGATGACGCAAGCTGGCATAATGAGTGCCACCAGCGTCGGCAAACTGGTCGGCGTCGACCTCGGCAAGGAGAAAACACAGTTCGTGAAGGGTAACGTCGGCAAAGTCCACAGCGTCAACGTCTACGTTATCCACGGTGAGTACGTCGTGCGGATCGAGACGGAGGCGTTCGAGCCCGTCGAGCGCAAGTTTGGCTCCCTGGCTGCGTGCATTGCCTACGCCAAACAGCTGAACGACAACCGACACACCAATCCTATCCTGGGTGCGGTGGCTGAGTTGCTATCGCGGCGTTTGAGCGAGATCCAAAACGCCCAGAAGGCGGCCAACCTGACGAACACGTCGGGTGTACCGCCGTTCAAGACGACCAAATTCACGCCGTCGCCGAACAAGGTCGTCCTGCACGGAGCCAACGCCGAAGAAACGTCGGTCTATGCGAAAGCAGCGTCGTCGCTGGACGAGATGCTCGGTGCGCTGGGCGTCCCGACCATCGTGCCGGGACAGCCGGCGGCGACTCAATACACACCGGCCGACGTCAAGAAGATCCTGAGCTACTTCACCACGCACCAGGGCACCATCTACGGCGTCGTTAGTCAGTACCTGCTACCGGCCGGCAGCGCTACGCCGACACTCACGTTGCTGGAGACGGTCGACGAGATCGCTAACAACTTGCGGCAGCACACCGAGAAAGGTATGTCCCTATCGGCGCTGTCCAAGCAGTTCCTTACGGCCTGGCGGCAGGCAATCGAGATCGGGAAGAAACTCCTCCCCGACGTCCAGGAGGTTGATGCGCCCGCGCCTACCACAACGCCGGCCCCGCAGCGGGTCGACGTCCGCGGGAAGCGGAAGCGGCGGACTATCCGCCAGATCGAGGATAACGAATGATCGAGAAACTCATTATCGGAGCCCCGTTCGGGAACTATCTGCACTTCGCCTACACCACGCCGACCCTGGGCACTTACACCAGTTACTACCGGGGCGGCTTCTGGAAGCGCGTGTGGCGCGTGCTGACGACGGTGCGCTACTATCCAGGCATCCAAGCCTGGAAAAACAAACTGGGCCTGCCTAACCCCAGCATCCGGCGGCTGACCGAACTGTGTGGGCCGCCGGCGCACAGCCATATCAGGGCGACCACGCCGCCCAAGCTGATCGTCAAGGACAAGATCGTTTCGGTCACCGGACACAACGACGTACAGTGGGAGACAGTGATCGTCACGGCGGCTGACGCCAAACCAGCCATGATTGAGATGAACGTGGGCTGCCCCAACTGCCCAGGCGACGACGCTACGCAGGATTATCCCAAGGTGTTCGCCTGGGCGTCGGAATACTGTTTTCGCAAACAGGTGCCGCTCTGTCTCAAACTGCCGCCGGTCAGCTTCATGCGGATCGTCCGGCAGGCCGTCGACGGCGGCATTTGCCGCTTCCACTGCTGCAACACGTTACCCACGCCTGGCGGTGGGATGTCGGGCAAGCCGCTCAAGCCCCTGGCCCTCCAGGCGAGCGAGTATGTACGGAACTACTGCTACGCCCGCAGCTACGCCCTGGACATGCTGATTGGCGGCGGCGGGGTCACACACGCCCAGGACGCGCAGGACTTCCTCGGCGTGGGCTGTACCAACGTGGCCGTGGCCTCCGTTTTGTTCAACCCGCTCAACTGGCCGCGGGTCCGCCGGATCGCTCACGACCTCTACCTGCGAGACGCCCCGCCGCCGCAACCGGCACCGGCGGTCAAGGACGTCGAGCAGCTGCTTTGACTTTGTGAATCTTTCAGGAAACACTCGACGGCGGCTAGGCAAAGCCGCGTTGCGGTGCTACAGTGTTAGTAGACCACCGCGCATCCTCCGGGGATGGAGGAGCACCGTCGAGGCCGGGCTGCACCAGGACGCAGCCCGGCTTCGTTCTTTTGAGGGGGCCATGCCGCCACTACGAAAACGGAAGTCGAAGATCACAGCCCCGGCAGTGGTCTACTTCACCCAGGCCAAGAACGAGGCGGGCAAGAAACAGCTATGCTGCTTCGCTGAGTGCGTCTACGGCGGCACCCGCGTCGGCCCCATCTGGTCCCACACCTCTGCTTCTGTGCGCCGTGCCCTGGCCACGCTCACACAGCGCTGCGACTGCGGGCGCAAGTTTCACAAGCACCGTTTCACAGAAGGTCGGCGCGTATTGCGCGACGACGGTTCGTGATCCGTATAGACCCCCAGTTCGTAGCCCAGGTACAATGCCGCTGTTGACTAACCGGGGCCTGCCGCTGGCGTCGGCCGGTAACGGACAGCAGCTGTTGGTCGCAAGATGTGACTGGCAGCTGGGAACGGCCCCGTGGCGAAAAGCCGGGGGCCAGGAGGAAATACCAGGCGGCACGCCACCTAGCCGCCCGGTGCCCAAACCCGCAACGGGAGAGGATCGGTGCCCCGGCACAATGGGGAAGCTGGGGAGGCCGCGGTTAGTCGACCCTTTCAACCACCACGGAGGGTGTCATGCCTGCAATCCTCATCGACCGCTTCATTCGGCACCTGGGCTACGTCCCGAAATCTGAGATGGACGACGCCCTGGTCGGCCGAGACAAGATCGAGCGAGAACTGCGCCACAGCAAGCGCGACCTCCAAAACCAACTGTACCTGCGGGACCGACTGGAAAAAGAGGTCGGGTTCTTGCGCGAACTCGAACTGGCCAGGGTGCGCAACAACACGGCGACCCAGCAGGCCGTGGCGCGCTTGGACGCGGCGACGGACAAACTCGAAGAACTGATGGAGAATACCTGGCCGGCGGCGAACCTCGCCGCGCTTCCCGAACTCGGGTGATCGCCCGCGTCGAACGAACAACCATCGACGGCTCACGGAGGAGCGCATGACGACCAAGAAAGGGGAGTCCCCTGAAAATCTGCTCATGATTGTCGGGCAACTGCTGGAGGCCACCAAAGCAGCATCGGACGGCTTGAAAAGTCTTAGCCTTGAAGTGCGCAACAACGCCAGCGCTATCATCAGCGCCGCAAAGACTTTGGAGTTTGTCGAAAAGACGATCAGCGAACTGAACGCCGTGGTGCGGGCTAACGCGGATTCGTTGGTGTCCCAAACGGCCGAGAACGCTGCGGCTATCGAGGACTTGCAGACGGGTAAAGCGGAACTCGACAAGGCGGTTGACGAGCTACAACAGATGGTCGACACCTTGGGCGTCGACCGCGTAAAAGCGGACCACTCCCGCGACCTCGTCTGGAAGATCATCTACGGCGCCGCCTGGGCCATCACCACCGGCATTGCCGTCTACGCCGCCCTGGGACAGTGGGCGGCCATCAAGCCGTGAGGTAATCATGTCGATCCTGGCCACACACGATGGCCCTCCCCCGTGGGCGAGGGCCATGTTCACCTTGGGGCAAGAGAAAGCCGCGGCAGTCGCGGACCCGCCCCAGGTGTCTTACGACCTTGCCGGCCAGTTGTTCCTGGCGGCCAACGGTTGGCTGCTCCTGTCCGTGCCGAACGCTTTCGTTCACGGCCTCTATGCTACCATCGACGAGCGCGGCGTAGAGTTACCGCCAGGCAAAGACGGCGGGCCGATGAACGCGCACATCAGTGTGATGAAACCGAAAGAGATTGAGCTACTCGGCGGGGCCGACAAGATCAGCGAGCGCGGCAAGCAGTTCCACTATACGATCAGCCGCCTGTACACAGTCGAGCCGTCAGGCTGGCCGGAGATGAGCAAAGTCTGGTTTGTGCGCGTTCACTCGCCAGAGTTGCAGGAGTTGCGGAGGAGTTACGGGTTGTCGTCCCTACCCAACGACGGGAAGCATGACTTCCATATTAGCGTCGCCGTCAGAAGGAGGGGCGTCTTGGGTAGGAACGACAACCGTAAAGGCGAGGCAGCTTAGGTTAGTTGTGCAGCAGGGGTGGTTGGCGCGGTTGGTTGGTTCGCCTGGAGCTTCGCCAGGACTTCCTCCCGGTGAACGGGCACCTTCCGGGGGGCTTCGATGCCGAGGCGGACTTTGCCGCCGTCGATGTCGACAACCGTGAGGGTGATGTCGTCTCCGATGACGATCTTTTCACCTAACTTGCGAGAGAGTACCAACATGTTAGACTCCTTTCACGTCGAAGTGAGCCCTCCAATGACCAGCAACGCATAAGGGTAAGGATACCCTCTTTTGGGGGACAAAGCAAGGAGATTTAGAAACATGCTAGACTTCGCTGTCCCCACCCTGACCCGCTACGACACCATCGTCGCAGCGCTAGCCGGGCTTGAGAAGCTGGCGCTCACCGCCTCACAGCTTACCCGCGAAGCCGCCAAAGTCGACCCCAATCCGACTGACGCCCAGAAGGAGAGCGGCAACTACCGCAAAGGCCACGTCGCCTGGAAGGGTCTGAACATCACTATCGAGACGGCGGCTGGTCAGGTCCGCCGCGGGGTGGGCAAGGATGGCAAGCCGTGGCAGACCAAGATGAGGGACCACTATGGCTATGTTAAAGGTACTGTCTCCGACGCAGACGGAGATCATGTCGACGTGTTCATTAGTTGCGACCAGCAGCCCGATACCAGGGGGCCGCAGCGAGCCCAACCGGGGTGGGGATGGCTTCGCTCGGAACTCGTCCACGTTATCAACCAGGTCGACCCCGATACCGGCAAGTTCGACGAGCACAAGGTTGTGCTGGGCTGCCTGGATGAAGAGTCTGCGCGCCAATCTTACCTGCGCAACTATGAACCGGGGTGGCAAGGACTTGGGTCGGTCACTGCCCTCACCCTGCCGCAGTTCAAATGGTGGCTCGACCGCGCCGACACGTCTAAGGAAATCAAAGAAGGGTTTTTTGCAGCACCGGCGAATCGTAAGAAATCAGCGACCGACCTGATCCAAAAAACGGCTTTTGACGCCACTGCCACACACATCCTGGTCGTCAAGCGCGCCGAGGACCGCGAAACGCCTTTCACCGTCGCTGTTGATCTGGACGGCACCCTGGCCGAAAAAGAGGAACCGTTCGACCCAACCTCTATCGGTACGCCGCGCCAGAAAGCCATTGACTACGTTCGTCTCTTCCGCGAAGCGGGGGCACGGATTATCATCTTCACGGTTCGCGGCGACAAAGAGTTGGTGGAGGCGTGGCTGGAGGAACACGACGTTCCCTACGATTACGTCAACGAGAACCCGGACCAGCCCGAAGACGCTTCGGGTAAGGTCATCGCCGACGCTTACTGGGACGACAAGGCGTTCAACGCCGAAGACCCGGATGAGTTCGGACCCACGATCCTGCGGAAGGTCATGGGAGGCAAGGACGAGGCGCACGCTGCGCCTGCGCTCCACATCACAGTGGTCAAGAACACGACGTTCGTGTTCTCGGCCCCGGAGTTACTGGATGCCATGAAGGAGGCCGCATGAGCGACAAAAACGAACTGGTGCCGGCCGTGGTCGAGGAGGGCGGTGGTCGGCTGGTCAAGTTCCTCGACAAGCTCAACGAGAAAGATCTTACGGCGCTGCGGGAGACGATCCAGGCGACGGAGAACAAACTCAAGGGCATGCGGATGTTGGAGAAGGTCGTGGCGGCCACGCTCGGCAAGGGCGAGATCAAGGAGAAAAAGTACAAGCCCAAAGCCAAGGAGCCGGTCGACCTCGAAATCACGCTCAAGGAGAAACGGAAAATCGTCGTGCAGTTTCTAGCGTCGGGCGCCAAGAACGGCCGCGACATCATTACCGAGTGCCGCGTCCAACCAGCCCAGCTGGCGACGATTATGAACTGCGACTATTTCCGGCATGACGGCAACATGTACCACATTACAACGGCGGCTCGGAGAGAGTTTCTCTAACGGGCAAGGACGTGGCAAGGATGGCACTGGAAGTTCATACGATCCAGGAGCCTCTGTGGATCAGAGCCCTGGTTGAGGAGGTCGTCAAGGAGGCGATGTGGCCGTTGGGCTTCATTGGGCCGCTCGGTTTTCGTTACTGGGAGCCCGAGGCCCCAACCAATACGTTCGCGGGTTGGCAGGTGGTGGTCTACCCCACCCTGAACGAGGCGGCTGGTCCTCACAAGCACGACGGCAACAAGTTCGTGAGTGGGTTTCGCCTGAACGTGGGCCACATCGTCACGGCGATGGGTGGCTCGGTGGAGAGTATAGTTTGGAACTCTCCAGTAGGTTATAATGGAGACTTGGATGGCCCGGAGATCAGCGTGCAGGGACACTTTTGCGGAAAGCACGTCTGGCTTCGTGTCTTCCACTTACCGCCGCCAGATGAGCCGGTGGCGTGCTACGTTGACCTGCAAACAGGTCGCGCGTGGGCGCACTCGGCTTAATGATGCTGGTGGTCCTGTAACCGCGGGGCATGGTCGCATCCGCGGCGTTAGACGGTGTTCTACATCCCAATGGAGGTTGCCATGCAAGATGGCGCTTCGACGGTAACTGCTGCGCGCGCAGCGAATCAGACGTTCTCTCGTAACGGCTCCAAGCCGTACACACCCGAGGAGTTGTCGGGCGAGTGGACGTGCAAGAAGAGGGACGGCAAGGTCGTCCCGTTCGACCCCAGGAAGATCCGCCAAGCACTGCGGAAGTGCTTTGCGTCCCTGGGTGAGGCGGTCGAACAGCACACTGACAAGCACGACGAAGTCATCGAGAAGATTACGACGTCGGTCTGTAACATCCTCGCGGCCCAGAAGAAAAACTGCCCCGATGTCGAGGCAGTGCAGCAGCTGGTGATTCAGCAGCTGTGGGTCGAGGGCATGTTCCAGTACGCCGAGCATTATCAGAACTACCGCGAGGAGCGGCGCAAGGCTCGGCTGCACAAGCCCATCCCGGAAGAAGTCGTCCAGCGCGTGCTGGCCGACCAGAAGCATTTCCCCACCGACCTCCAGTATTACCAGTTCATGGGGAAGTTCTCGCGTTGGCGCGAGGCCGAAAAGCGCCGCGAGACGTGGCACGAGACGGTTCACGAGCGCGTCATGCCCTGGTTCCAGCGGCTGCCGCTGGTGCAGGGTAAGCTGACCGCAGCCGAGTGGGCCGAACTCACAGACGCCATGTATAAGCTGGAGGCGTCGCCCGCGATGCGGGTGGTGCAGATGGCCGGGCCGGCGCTGGACCGCTGTCATGTCGGGGTCTACAACTGCGCCTACCAGCCGATTGAAGACCTTTTCTCTTTCCCGGAACTGCTCTACATCCTCATGCAGGGCACCGGGGCTGGCTTCTCGGTCGAGTCCGACTATGTCGGCGAACTACCGCGCATCAAAAAGCAGCGCGGCAAACCGGCGGAAACCATCGTCGTACCCGACAGCACCGAGGGCTGGTGCAACTCCTACTTCAAAGGCATCGAACGCTGGTGGGACGGCTACGACGTCCACTACGATGTCAGCGGTGTGCGCAGGCAGGGTAGCCGGCTCAAAACCAAAGGCGGGCGTGCCAGCGGACCAGGGCCGTTTCTGGAACTGATGGCGTTCACACGCAACATCGTCATGGCACGCCAGGGACGCTACCTGGAAGACACGGACGCGCACCGTCTGGCCTGTTTCACCGGCCGCATTGTTCAGGTTGGCGGCGTGCGGCGGGCCGCTACCATCTCCATCTCCGACCTGCTGTCGCTGGGCATGCGCCACATCAAAGGCGGCAACTGGTACAACGACACGACCTACTGGACGGACGGCAAGTACCTCACGATGGCCAACAACTCGGCCTGCTACGAGGCACGCCCGCCCATCGACGTGTTCATGCGCGAGTTCCTGGCCCTGGTCGAATCCAAATCGGGCGAGCGCGGCATCTTCAACCGACAGGCCATCATCGAGACGCGACCGGCGCGGCGGAAGAAAGCCAAGTTCGGCATGAACCCGTGCGCCGAGATCGTGTTGCGGCCGTACGAGTTCTGCAACTTGACCATCGTCATCGCCCGCGCGGACGACACGGTCGAGAGCTTGAAGCGGAAGGTGCGCATCGCCACGATCTTCGGCCTCATGCAGTCGACCTGCACCGACTTCAAATACATCCGCCCGAAATGGAAGGAGAACTGCGAGGACGAGCGGCTGCTCGGCGTCGACATTACCGGCCACGCCGACTGCCCGCTGCTGCGCTACGGCGCGGCAGGGCGAGCCGACCTGTTGCGCTTGCTCAAGAAAGTCGTCCACGACACGAAAGCCGAGTACGCCCCACGGTTCGGGATCAACCTGTCGGCGGCTGACACCTGCGTCAAGCCTGGCGGCGACTCGGGCGTGTTTTTCGACTGCGCCTCGGGTATCAGCGCACGGTTCTCGGACTTCCAGCTGCGCTGGGTGCGCGAGTCTAAGGACAGCCCGATCGCGCATTTCCTAATGGACTCGGGCGTGCCTTGGGCACCGGCGCCGGAAGCCCCGAACGAACTGCTCGTTTTCGGTTTCCCCAAGAAGTCGCCGTTCGGGTCGACAACGCGGAACCAGCTGAACGCCATCGAGCAGCTGGAGAACTGGTTTGAGTGGAAGCGCGAGTGGGCTGAGCACTCGGTCAGCTGCACCATTTACGTCGAGGACCATGAGTGGCTCCAGGTCGGGGCCTGGTTGTACGACATCGAGCACTGGAAGTACCTCAGCGGCCTCAGTTTCCTGCCCAAGGACAATGGCGTGTACACTTACGCGCCCAACGAGGAGTTGACCAGCGAGCGGTACGAGGAGGCCAAGGCGGCCTTTCCCGAATTGAACTGGTCAAAACTCCAGCACTACGAAGAGGAGGACAACACAGGGGCGGCGCAGACATTTGCCTGCACCGGCGATCTGTGTGAGCGTGTCTGACGGCATCAAGGAGGGGCCGGGCGAACAGCCTGGCCCCGCCTCGTTATGAGCGATTTCCTTGAGGACGACATGAACGAGATCACGGACGAGTTGCGTGCGGCGTACGGACGCCGACCGCGGGTGCAACGGTGGCAACTCCAGGGTGCCTCGGAGGAACTGCTGGAGTTTCTGGCCCACGTTTTCGACGAGGCGACGTTGCGCCTGATGGTGTTTTGTGAATCTCCCGCCACGGGGACGCAATATCTGATCCCCGCCGACCGTTGGGGCGGCAAGACGCCGAAGTTCAACCTCAACGTCGACAGTACCTGGTGGGACTGCAAACCGCAGCCAGGCACAACCTGGCAGCACTACAAAGGCGGGCGTTACCGCGTCGTGCAGAACGCCCACCACGTCCTGACAGGCCGGCACTTCGTCATCTACCGTTCCGAGACGGATGGGACGCGCTGGGCCAGGGACGCGGAGTCGTGGTTCAGCCTGGTCAATAACGGCCAGGACAGGAAAACCTACCGCTTCAACCCGGCCAACAAGTAGCTCGGGGAGCGGCGGCAAGGTATACTCTGTACGGAGGCACTATGGTTGCCGCGAAAAGGCGAACGGCAAAGAGCGACGATCTGCGTAAGAAGAAATACGGCAAGCTGAGAGTTCTCTCGCTGCTCCGCACCGAGTCGAACGTAGGTCGAATCTGGCAGTGTCGCTGCAAGTGTGGCAAATTGACAGAGGCGTCCACCGGCAAGCTCGTTTGCGGGCACAAAACCAGTTGCGGCTGTGGACGCAAAGCGAGGGCGGCGGCGCTCGTTCGGAAGGGTACGCGGCACCCGAAGTGGAAAGGTTACGAGGGGATTACCGGATCGCTGTGGCACCGAATCCGAGCCAGTGCCGCAGCGAGAGGTATCTCGTTCGAGATCACGATTGAGGAAGCCTGGGAACTGTACCAGGCGCAGGAAGGCCGCTGTAAGTTGTCCGGCGTGCCGCTTTATATGGTCAAGAACTCGTTCGCGCTGGCCAACGGCGCAAACACGGCATCGCTCGACCGTATCGACAACGAGAAAGGTTACGTTGTCGGGAACGTGCAGTGGGTGCATACGGTCATCAATTACATGAAAGGCACGTTACCGCAGCTTGAGTTTCTTAGTTGGTGCCGTATGGTCGCGGAACGCGACCTACCACAGTAGCTCGTTAGGAGGCAAGGATGCGCTGGGAAGAGATCCCGCTGGTCACGGATGACTGGGCCGTCAAAGTCGCTGCCCCGGCGTACGACATCCGTTGTGCCGTGGCCGGTGTCTACACGGCAGTTCCTATCGGTGTCTACTACCACCCGGGCCTGGAAAAAGCCGCGCTGTTCCCGCAAGGGACCGACGCTGCCGACCAGGCCCGGGTGCTCGCTGCGACTGAGCGCGCGGTTGGACCCTCCGGGGTCCGACCGCTTTTTCTTACCTATCAGGAGGTGGGGGCTCCCGAAACCCAGTGGGTCAAGGTCGCCTACTCGCCCACGCTGCGACGTCTCGGCGAGGCCACAAACTTCTTCCCCGGGCAGTACCCAGGCGGGCTGCCCAACCACCCGTCGCCGGTCGCGGCCATGCTGACGTCCGGCCTGGTCGGGGCGGGCCTCGGCTGGGGCGGCGGCAAGCTCCTCAACAAGTTGCTGCCCGAGCGCTTCGGGGACAACCTGGGGCGGACGGGCCTGATCCTCGGCGGCTTGCTGGGGGCTGCCCCCGGCGCCGCGTGGGGCGGTGTCAACACGCTGACCGGCAACCGCTTTAACGACTCCTCCCTCACGCAGGGCGACCCACTCCAGGCAGACCTGCTGTTTCCGCGAGCGATGGACGGCTCCAACGCCGTACCGCCGGCGCAGGGGGCCGCGCCGCTTGAAGGGATCAAGGACTTCGTCACCACGCAGCGCAGCGTGAACCCCAAGAAGCTGCTCAAATTCTCCGAGGATCTGGAGGCCGTACCGTTGGGCAAACGCTACCAGGCGGCCGTCGACCTGGTCAAAGAAGCCTTCGGGGACTCTTTCGGCGCGGAACCGGACGACCTGGGACCGACGCCGCTGGACGTCAACGTGAACAGCCTGGGGCAGACGCTTTGGCAGGCTGGAGCTACGCCGCGTCTGGCAGCCTCCACGATGGGCGCCATGTTCGCCGCTCAGCAGTTCCCCGACGCGCGGGCGCAGCCTGGTCTAGTGACGGCTCACCAGATGGGGCAGCTGGCCCAGAGCATGGGGCAACCCTACCAGGAAGGCCCGAAGACAAACTACGGGCTCAACGCCGCCAAGGACTTCATCAAGGGCACGGCGTTCGGGCTGGGCGCAAACGCCCTGGTCGGTACGCCGTACCGGGCCGGCACGTTTGGCCTGGCCAACGCTGGCCTTGGTGTCATAGGTGCTGTGGTGTCCAACTTCTTCGGAGGTTAGAATACCGGAAGTTGAAGGGACTCTTTAACACGGAGGTTTTGCTCATGGACGTAGCTACCGAGTTCAAGGCAGCCATCGACGCCGTCATCGCCGACTACAAGGCGAAGGCCAAGGATGGGCTGACCATCCCCGAGATCTGGGAACTCTCCAGCAACGCACTCGCCACGTTCGTCAGCCTCGCCGGCAAGCTCAAGACCCTGAGCGGCGCCGACAAGAAGAAGCTGGTCATGGACGCGGCGGCCGACTTCTACGACAAGGTCATCGCGCCCATCGACATCCCCAGGGTGCCGAACTTCGTCGAGGTCACGGTGGTCGACCCCGCCGTGCGCCAGCTGTGGCTGATGCTCGCGGACGGGGCCGTCGAGGCCCTGGTCAACATCTTCAACAAGTCCGATGGTTGGTTCAAGGAACCGGCCGACGACGGCACCTGGAAGCCGACCACGCCGACTGGCAATCCCGCGCTACCCCCAGGCTTCACACCGTACTGAGAGGGACTCCGGGAGTCTGTGGCCTCCCGGGGAGCAACTGGCCCTGCCTGGATCGTTTCCGGGCAGGGCTTTCTCAAAACCGGCTTTTAGGAACGGACTCCATGAACTACAACGGGATGACCTTCCTCGGCAACGGTTCCGTACTCAATCTGCAAGAAGATGTCGTCCGCTTCGGCCCGCTTCGCTTCTGGGCGGAACGTGGCCTGGTCCACGTTGAAGACGCGACCGACAACAGCTACGAAGTCATGTCAGTGCGGACCTTCCTCAGCCGCGCCCGCGGGCTGTCCGACATGATCGGCAACTCGACCCAGCGCGAGATGCACAGCGAGGACCGCTATGACCAGATGGAGCGGACGCGCCACCTCACTTTCCTGGAAGGTGCGGCCAACCTCGCCCGCAAGGCCCAGATTCAGGGCATGCCCTCGGACCCCAGTGCCCGCCGCGAACTGGTGCGCCGGCGGCCCAAAAGCGTCGTCGTCCCCGCCTACGGCGGCGGCATGTAACGAGACAAGGAGGCAGGGATGCCACTTAACGCAAGGGAAGCATTCAAGGTTGGTTTCCTGGCCCGCTGCGTCGAGGACGGCTTGAGCCCCGACGAGATGCTGGACCGTGTCAAGTTCGCTGCTGAACTCCTGGAGAAGCGCGCCGGCATCATTAGCACGCTCGGCGGTAAACTGGCCGACGTCGGCCAGGGTATCGGCTCAGCGGCGCTCGGCTACGGCTTGCCGCTGGCCCTGGCGGCCCCACCCATTTTGGGCGGAGTCGCGGGCTACGGCTTAGCCAGAGCCACCGACATCGACGACACCGACATCGACGACGTCAAGGACCGCGAGGTCATGGACGAGTACGTCCGGCAGACAGCCAGGCTCAAACGGCAGCGGGCGGCGCGCGACTACCAGAAGGCAAAGCAGCAGACAGGCCGGATCTTCATGTAAGCAGGGTGAACCCCTATGCCTTCGAGCTTGGTGAAGTTCAGCAACCGGACACGGGCATCGGGGGGTCGCCACCTCCACTGGAACCGGCTAGAGTTCGACGGCCTGCCGTTCCGCGGCGACATGGCCCCGATCATGCCGGAGGAGGAGTACGAGGCCCGAGCCGTTCGCATCTCCGATTTCCGCAACGGCTTTTTCGATGTCCAGGACGCTCAGGAGAACAAGTGGTACTGCGACGTGATGGAGTGCTGCTTCAACGGCTGGTTCAAACTGTGGTACGAAGAAAAGTTCTGGGTCGGGCCGGACGGCAAGCGCACCACGAAGCATTACCTGGAGTGGGTCGAATACTATATGGAGGACGGCACGCGGACGCCGTTCGTCACCAGTGGCATGATGGAGATGGCGCATGGACAGCAAAACCTCCTCGGACATTATCAGCAGGGTCCGGGCTGAGAAGCAGGCGTTTCTGGGTCTGGGCGAGGCACAGCCGGACACGGCTGGGTTCGCTGACGCGATCCAGGACATGGCCTCGGCGCAGCTCAAGGCCGACGCGGGCCGCGACGTGCGCAACCTGGCCCTAGCTGCCCTGGGTGTGGGCGTCGCCGGGCGCGGGGCCGTGGGCCTCGTCAACGCGCTCAAAGGCGACAAGCCGAAGAAGACGCGCAGCGGCCCTACCATGCTGCCCTTGCCGTACCCGGTCGAGCCGGCGGTCATGCCCGGCAACATCAAGGCCGGCGGCTTCCTCAGCGGGGACGCCGCTTCCACGAAGTCCGGCATCCCCTGGTACACGCCGGCCATGTTCCTCGGCGGCCTGGGTGGGCTGGCGGCCGGCTGGAAAGGCATGGACGCACTGCTGGACGCGCGTCGCAAGAAGGAGCGCGAGAACGAACTGATAACCGCCCGCCAGCAGTTCCACGACGCGCTGCTGTCGCAATACGACAAGCCCCTGGCACTCAAGAAGGCAGCCGAGGCGACGACGATGGAGAAGGTCGGCGCGCTTCTGGACAGCCTGTTCGACAAGTTCACCGGCACCCTGGAGAAAACCTCCATCGACTGGTCCAACCTGGGCGGGATGGCCACGGGCGGCTACGGGGCCTACGCCGGCCTCTCGGGCCTGCTTGCCGGCGCCCTGGTCTACGACAAGATCCAGAAGCGTTCGCAGCGTGCGGTCCTGGAGAAGGCCATGCAGCGCCGACAGCGGCGCGAGTTCATGCAGCGGCCGACCGAGATCTACGCGATCCCGGAGCCGGTGTCAGCCGTGCCCAAGGCCAACTTCAAGGACGAGATGAAGCTCCTGACGGAGTCTCCCGAAGCGGAGGTGTAAGGTGGCTGGACTGCTGGCCGATTTCCCCAAGCCGAAAGCGCCAGCGCTGGACCTGCCCCAGACGAAGGCGCAGTCGATCTTGTCCAGCGGGCCGTTGACGGCCCCGCCTACCCCCGCGCCGCAAATGCGGGAGTTCGGCGATGCGCGCCTCACGCGCCAATACATCTACGAGGACGCCCTGAACGCCGCCCGCAACATCGAACCCATCGAAGACGAACGCTACCGCCTGCGGCTGGCCGACGTGGACTGGGCCGACCCGGAACGCTTCACGCGCAAGCAGCGCAAAGCGGCAATCCTGGCCGGCGACACGCTGGCTCGGCGCCTGCGCGGCAGCTGGGTATTGGAGGACGTTGCCACGGGTAAGGAGATCCAACGGCGCGCCCAGATCGTCGGCCGCATTCCTTACCTGTCCAGCATGGGCACGTTCGTCCACAAGGGGAACGAATACACCGTCAACCACCAGCAGCGATTGCGGCCCGGCGTCTTCGCCCGCGTCAAAGACAACGGCGAGATCGAGAGCCATGTCAACGTACTGCCGGGTAAGGGCGTCTCGCACCGCTACTTTCTGGACCCGGAGAAGGAACTGTTCAAGCTGCGGCTCGGACAGGCCGAGATGCCGCTGCTGCCGCTAGTCCAGGCCCTCGGCGCCACCGACAAGGAAGTCCGCGAGGCGTGGGGCGACCAGCTGTTCGCGGCCAACTACAAGCACCTGGACAGCGGCCAGACTATCAAGAAGCTGGCCGCGCGCCTGCTGCGCCGCGCCGACCAGGGTTTAGACGAAGGCACGACGCGGCAACGGCTGGCCGATACGATCAACCGTATGGAACTGGACCCGGAGGTCACCAAGCGCACGCTGGGCCAGCCGTACGCCAACCTAAACAAAGAAGTTATCCTCAACGCCACTAAAAAACTGATCCAGGTCAACCGCCGCGAAGTTGACCCCGACGACCGCGACAGCCTGGCCTACCAGCAATTCTTCGGCCCCGAAGACCTGTTCGCCGAGCGCCTGCGGCGGGACCACGGTAACCTGCGGAAACAGCTGTTCAGGAAGATCGCCCTGGCCGGCAACCTGGACAAGATGCCCAGCGGCGCGCTGACGCCCCAGGTCGAGCAGGTGCTGCTCGGCAGCGGGCTCGCGCAGGCACTCGAAGAGATCAACCCGGCCGAAGTCTTCGATAAGCAGAGCCGTATCACGCGCATGGGCGAGGGCGGTATCCCAAGCCTAGACGCGATCCCCGACGAAGCCCGCGCCGTACAGCCGTCGCACATGGGTTTCATGGACCCGCTGCGGACACCGGAGAGCTTCCGCGTCGGCGTCGACCTGCACATGGCGCGCAGTTCGCGCAAAGGCCGCGACGGCCGCATCTACACGAGCCTCCGCGACCAGCAAGGGAACATGGTTTGGAAGTCCCCGCAGGACGTGGCTGAGGCAAGCATCGCTACGCCGGACGTGCTCAAATGGGACACGAAGCGCGTGCCGGTGATGAAGGGAGGCAAGCTGGCCTATGTTCCGAAGAATGAAGTGGATTTTGTCCTACCTAACTTCGAGGACTCGTTTTCGCCGCTTGGTAACATGGTGCCGCTCAAGAGCATGGTCAAAGGCCAGCGCGTCGCAATGGCCAGTCGCATGCTCACCCAGGCCCTCCCCCTCACCGCCGCCGAGGCTCCGCTTGTACAATCCGGCTTGCCTGGCAGTAAGGGCGCCCGGAGCTTCGAGGAAGAATACGGCAAGCACATGGGAGCAGTGGCGGCTGATTCGGACGGACGGGTCGTCGATGTCCGTGACGGAGTTATTAAGCTCAAGTACAACGACGGCCGCACCGACGAGGTCGAACTCTACGAGAACCACCCGTTCAACCGGAAGACCTACATCAACCAGACCGCGGTAGTAAAACCAGGCGACGCGATTACGAAAGGACAGCTGCTGGCTCACAGCAACTACACCGACAAGACCGGGGCGACGGCGCTGGGCACAAACCTGAACGTCGCCTACTGGCCCTACCTGGGTTACAACTTCGAGGACGCGGTGGTGATCTCGGAGAGCGGGGCCAAGAAGATGTCCTCCGAGCACATGTACCAGCACGACTTGGAGGTCACGGACAAGCACAAGATCGGGAAGCGGCATTACGTCAACCTCTTCCCCGGTAAGTTCGACAAGAAGGCGTACGAGAACCTGGACGACGACGGCATTGTTCGGCCCGGCACCGTCGTCAACCACGGTGACCCGCTCATCCTGGCTGCGCGGCAGAAAGAGTTCGCGCAGAACAAGATCCACAAGAAAAAACAGGCAGGGTACGGCGATGAGTCTCTACTGTGGAAGCATCACGATCCTGGGGTTGTTACCGACGTCGTGTGGGGCAAAAACGGGCCTGTCGTCCTGGTTAAGTCCCAGTCTCAAATGCAAGTCGGCGACAAGCTCTCCGGCCGTTACGGCGATAAAGGAGTGGTCGCGGCCATCGTCCCCGACAGCCAGATGCCGCACGGTCGGGACGGTAACCCCTTCGAGCTTCTCCTGAACCCGCTGGGCGTCATCAGCCGCACCAACCCGGCACAGAAAGTCGAGGCTCAGCTGGGCAAGATCGCGCGCTTGACCGGCAAGCCCGTCAAGGTGCCCGATTTCGAGGACGAGGAAGACCTGACGGCCTGGGCACAAATGCAGCTGCGGATGCACGGCCTCAAGGACACCGAAGACATCGTCTGGCCCGAGAAAAACATGAAGGTGCCAGGCATCCACTCCGGTACGCGCTTCTTCATGAAGCTGCACCACACCGCCGAATCCAAAGGCCAGGGTCGCGGCGGTGGCTCCTATTCGATGGACGACACGCCGGCTAAAGGTGGCGCACAGGGTTGTTTCCTGGCCGGCACGCACCTGCATACGGCTGAGCACGGTTTTCAGGACATCGCCCGCATCGTCGGCCGGCGCATGCCTGTCAAAGTGCTGACTCGGCGGCCGGGCGGCGTACACCAGCAGTGGCTGCCGGTCACGGACTGGTTCCACTACCGGGTCGACGCAAACGCACTGGTGACGCTGCGGCTTGGTAACGGCCGGGAGATCCACGTCACCAGGAACCACGAGTTCGTCATGGCAGACGGCACGCGGAAACTGGCGGGCGACCTGGTCGCGGGCGACGACCTGATGGAGGTTTGAGTCATGGAAGACCTTGGAGTCTTGGCGGCGAAAGCCGCTACGCTGCGCGTGAAACTGGCAAACGTGGCGGCCTTGGCGGCTTCGCCGGCCGGCGAGAGCGCACTCGCGCGCCTGGGCGGTTGGCTGTCCGGCAAAGCATTCAAGCCGGTATCGCAGATGGCTCGTCCGCAGTTCGGCACGCTTAACGCGCTTGGTGAAGAAGCGCAGGCGCTGGCGCGCCAGCAGCGCATGAGCCGGCTGACTCTAGGCTTATCCGACAAGCCGTACTTCCATGTTCAAGATCGTGTTGGTGGCGGCTTAGCCGGTGCCTGGCTCGGTGCGTACGCAGACAGTAAAGTGAACGGCGAGGTCAACGACCTCTCCAGTGCCGGGCGCCGTGCGGCAGCGGTGCTCGGCGGCGGTTATCTGGGCGGTAAAGGCGCGAACTCGGCTTTGAACGTCGGCCGCAAGTTTACAGCGAACACGTCGCCGCTCATGGGTTACGACACGGCTTTGATTCCGAAAGTGTCGCTCAAGTCTATCTGGAACCACGGCGTCATGGACCGCCCAATGGGCGGCATCGCGCGCGGCGGTAGCGGCAGTGAGGCTAACCCGCGCTACGAACTGCTGCGGCGCTATCTCGGCATTCACAAGAACGACGCGGCCAAAGACATGTTCATCTCGAACGCGGACAAGTCGCTGTCGTTCAACCCGGCAGTCGTAAAGCCTGGCTCGAAAACATGGCAGCAGTACATTGACCCAGGGCGGCAAGACAGCAGCCTGGGTGTCCGATTCAGCGAGGGCCTCAAGAACCCACCCAAGCTCGAAGTACCCAATAGCGCCCCGCCCAAGCTCGAAGTATCCGGCAACGCCCCGGCCAAGAGTCTCATTCTTCCGGGCGCTAACCCGGAACCGCCGCGCAGCGTTTTGCTGGGCGGTGGCCAGCCGACAGGGCCGGCTAAAAAGCTGATCCTGCCGGGACAGGAACCAAACGCACCTGCACCGGCGCTGGTCATGCCCGGTCAAGGTCAAGCGCCCAGACCTGCGCCGAAGCCAGCGGCCCCGGAGAAAACGTACAGCCTCAACGAGGGCGACCTGGCTAACCCACCTGGGTACAGCGTCGACCAGAAGAACAACCCGTTCAACAATCTGTTCGGCTCGCACGACATGCGCCACGTCCAGGGCTCTGTTGAGCGCTTGCCGGGCGGCAAGTTCCGCACCTCGCACGAGCTAGGTGACACCTGGAACTTCCGTCTCGACCCGCACGAGACGCCAGAAGCCGCTGCTTACCTCAAAGGCATGGCTGGCACGTCGCCTAACCGCTGGGGCGAGTTCCTCAAGCAGAAGGCGGACATCGGACACGCCAGTGCCTACGGCGGCCCGGATAAAACAGTGAGCGACCGGCTCAAGAACTACGGCATGCGCAGTGTCATCGAAGCGGCAGCACAGAAAGAAGCTCCGGTCATTCGGCAACGTATGCGCTTCACTTACGAGGCACCTACCGAAGCCAACGCGGCTTTCGCCAAGGCGACTGGCGGAGTAGCGCCGAGCGAGATCGAGTTGTTGTCGTCCAACGTCGCCGGGCCTGCCGTGCTTAGCCCCGAACGTCAGCAAATGCTGCGGCGGCTGCTTGGCGGCAGTGCAGTCGCGGGCACCGGCGGCCTTTACGCGAGCGGCCAGCTACCGAGCAAAGACACGCCCCAGGCTGCAACGCCACAGCCGCAGCCGCTAACGCCAAAACAAGAGGCACCTGCGTCGAAGACGTGGCGACCACGGGGACGAGAAGCACTATCGGCTTTCTTCCGCAAGCCGAAGTCTGAGCTATCTACTCGGCAGAAAATGATCCGCGGTGTCACCGACCGCGCGGCCGGCGGCATCCGCAGCTTCTGGGACCGTATGCAGCAGCGTTATGGCGGCAGTGGAGGGCTCGGAGCGTGAAAATAACTTCGGTAGAACCGTTCGCCGGCACTGCGGATCTGGAGGGGAAGGTGGACGTCTACGACATTACCGTCGCGGACCTCCACCTTTACGGCGTCTACGGAGTGCTGGTGTCCAACAGCAAGCGCGTGGCCATGCTGGACACCAACGCCCTGCTGTCGCACGGGGCCACGGAAACGCTGCGTGACGTCCGCCTGATTCGCGGCCAGGGCCGAGCCAGTGAGAACTACTGGCTCCAGTTCATGATGGGTTACACGCCGGTCGACCCCAAGGTGCCGCAGACGCACGAGAAGTTCGTCAACCAGCTGAAAGCCTCTGGCATCAACGTGGTCCGCGACGGCTACCAGATGAACGTCATGGCCCTGACCAACCGGGACGTGGACACCCTGGCGTCCGACCGCATCATCAAGAGCGGGGACACCGTGCGCTTCGACAAGGAACTCAAACCGATCCCGGGTGGCCTGTTCGATCCCACGCTCACCGGCGGACACAACGGTAAGCGCTGGGCGGCTATCGAACTGCCCGAACCGATGCCCAACCCGGTCATGGAGGAGCCGATCCGGCGCATGCTGAACCTGACCCAGAAACAGTTCAGCGCCGTCCTGGCGGGCGAGCACGAACTGCCTAGCTTCGGCAGCGGCCCCAAAGCGATCACCCAGGCCCTGGAGAACATCAACCTGGAACGCGAGTTGGCCAAAGCCAAGGCCGAATACACCCACGGACGCGGTACAGCCCGCGACGCTGCGCACCGGCGCTGGCAGTATCTCGACGGCGCCCAGAAGCGCGGTCTGCATCCCAAAGATTGGATACTGAACCGCGTGCCAGTGCTGCCGCCGGCCTTCCGCCCGGTCAGCGTCATGGGGGACTCCGGCGTACCCCTGGTGTCGGACCCCAACTACCTCTACAAGGAGTTGCTCGACGCCAACAAGAATTTCACGGACATGGTCAAGCAGGTGGGGGACAAGAACGTCGGCAACGAGCGGCTGGCGGTCTACAACTCGTTCAAGGCGGTTACCGGCCTGGGCGAGCCTGTTCACCCCAAGCTGATCGAGAAAAACGTGAAAGGCATTCTCAAATCCGTTTTTGGAACCTCGCCGAAGTTCGGCACGGTGCAGCGGAAACTGCTGTCCTCGACCGTCGACAACGTGGGCCGCTCGGTCATTACGCCGAACCCTGACTACGATATGGACACCATCGGCGTGCCCGAGAACCAGGCGTTCGACGTCTACTCGAAGTTCATCGTCCGCCGCCTGCGCCGCCGGGGCCTACCGATCCGCGAGGCTCTCAAGCACGTCCGCGACAAATCGGGCCTGGCCCGGGACGTTCTCCAGGAAGAGATGGACAACCGGCCGGTCTATGTCAACCGGGCTCCGGTGCTGCACAAATTCGGTATCATGGCCTTCCGCCCGCGGTTGATTAAGGGGGACGTCCTCCAGGTCAGCCCGTTGATCGTCAAAGGCTTCAACGCTGACTTTGACGGGGACGCCATGCAGTTTCACGTCCCGTCGTCCGATGAAGCGGTCAAGGAAGCCTACGAGCGGATGCTGCCCAGTCGCTCGCTGCTTAGCCCGGCCGATTTCAAAAGCCCGGTCCACGCTCCTGGCCAGGAGTACCTGGGCGGGCTCTACTACGCGACGCGCCAGCGTGAGGAAGACAAGCAGCGGCGGCCCCGCGTGTTCCGTTCCGTAGCCGACGCCAAGAAGGCGCACCAGCGCGGCGAGATCACAGCGGACACGCCGATTCAGATCATGGAGTAACACCTGCCTTGTCCGGCCACGCCGGAGTAGGCTACACTATACCCGCAGTACGGATACCAACAAGGAAAGGGAGTTCCGCATGAGCACCCCTTCGCACGGCGATCACCTGGTCAATCTCGAAGTCATCAGGATGGCACGTCAACAGCTTGGCGGCTTCCAGAAACAAGCCTTCATCCCAGCTAGCGACCCCGGCATGGGAGCCGGCGGTGGCGGCGGTGGTGGCGGGGGCGGCGCTCCTCCAATGGACCCCGCGATGATGGGCGGCGGCGGGGGCGGCGCTCCTCCGCCCGATCCTGCCGCTGGCGGCGGTGGCGGTGGCGGCGGTGGTGGGCTCGATCCCATCATGCAAATGATGACGCAGATGCAGCAGCAGATCCAGCAGCTGACCCAGGGCGGCGGCGCGGGCGGCGGCGCGGGCGGCGCGCTGAAACCCAAAATCGACGTCAACGTCGAGATGATGCAGATCAAGAACATGCTCGCCAAGATCTGCGACCACCTCGGCATTCAGATCCCGGCCCAGGACATGGTCGCCACGCCTGAGAAGCTCATGGCGATGTCCCAGGGGCAGTCGGCGGCTTCGCCTCCTGGCACGGGGGCCGGCGGCGCAGGGGCTGGCGGTGCGGGTGCCGGGGCCATCCCGCCGATGGACCCGATGCAGGGCATGCAGCCCGCCGGCTCGCCTGGCGGCGAGAAGATGGGGGCGCACCGTCCCTACAGAGCCAACGGGCAAGCCTACGACGGAACTGCTCTGGCGTCGGGCCTGGGCGAAACGCACAATCGGGCCGCGGCAATCATGCGGCTGCGTCAGGCGGCATAACTCATGGCTATGATCGTCGAGATTATCCCGGAAGGCGGTATCGGTCGGCGGGATGCCTTGGTTGTCCCGGCGTCCCAGATCATCATCCGCCAAGACGACGGCACTCCGCTCATGGTCGCCGCCGTTTACGGCCCCGAGGGCGCCATCGCCTGCGGGTCAGTCAGCCACGATGAAGAGGAGTTCAACCGCTTCCTGCGGATGCTCAACATTCACCAAACCGTCATGGTGCAACGGATCAAGATGCCACCACCGCCGCCCGGGGCCAGGCTCGTCGCCGGCCCTAAGAGCCCTAGCCTCACGCACAAAAAGGAGATCATCCTTGGCAAGTGAACTTCCTGGCGGCCAACGCCGCCGACGCCCGGCCGTCGACCGCACGCGCGTCCGTACAGCCGATGAGTATTACAAGAGCGGCGACGTGTCCGCCGTCCAGGGCGGCAACACCGCGGCCGACAGCACGCTCAAGCCGGGCCAGGCGCCGGTGCCTGCGGCCGCGCGGCGGAAACCGGCGTCCGACCGCAGCCGCGTCCGTTCGGCCGACGAGTATTACAAGGCACAGGACCAGGCCCCGACTGCCGAACAGATCAGGGCCGGGCAGGTCCGTGACCCTCGCCGTCTTGGCCCACCACCGCAGCTGGGCGCGCCGCAGGCGCTGCCGGCCAAGCAGCCACGGTTGCCCAAGCCGGGGCGCCAACGGCCCGAACTGCTCATCACCCAGGCGGACGAGATCAACGGCGTCATGCAGGAAGTCGTCAGCCGCCTAAGCATGGGCGAGCAGCGCGTGATCGTCTACGTCGCCAAGGGGCAGGTGCCCCTGCTGCGGCGCGCCAGAACCAATCTGGAACTGCTGGTGACCCGCGAGGTCATCACCGAGGACCAGGCGCGTGACGTGACCTTCTCCTACGAGCAAGGCGAGGAGGCCAAAAAGGCCATCGACGCCAAGCTAGGAGCCGCGCCGACTTTCGAGAGCCAGCCCACAGTCAGTGTCGACGCCAAAAAGGCGGCTGACACGGAGATCGACCCGCTGGCCTTCCTCAACGGTGAGGGCGACGACCCGGACGACCCGAAGATCGACGTCTCGCCAGTTGCCGAGCAGGATCAGGTCGAGGTCGACACGTCGAACGATCCAGACGCCAAACCGGACGTCGATGACGACGACGGCGCGGACAATACTTTCCTCAACCCGGAGAACAAGGAAGCCGCGGCGTTCTCGATTCCGTTCAACAAGCTGCCCGAGAATCTGATAATCGACCCGAACAAGCCGGGCGTCATGGGCGTTGACCCGGCCGCGCCGGAAGGCGACCGCACCGTGGTCGAGGTTCAGCAGCCCGAAGAGACGGTCGTGCAGGTCACCTCGGGCAACCTGCAACCCATGCAGCAGATGGAAGGCGCCGGCGACAAGGGCGAAGACGTGCCGAACCTGGGCAGCCACATCGAGGCCCCAACCGAGGCGATGGAGGGTGTCGGCGACGCCCCCAAGCCGCAGCAGCAATACCGTCGCGGCGGTCGACGCTCCGGTCGCGGCTCGTAAGAGTCCTCCTTTCGGCGGGCGTGGGTTACAAAGGATTGTGGCCCACGTCCGTTTTCTAAAAGCCAGTTTTGAGGGAGGGAGCCCGTGTTCGATACCATCCGCTCTTGGTGGCGAGGCGTCCCCAAACACGAAGTCAAAGAGGTCGAGTGGGGGCGACGGATCGCCAAGGCGCTCACGACCTACGGCCTGGCCACCCGCGACGAGGTCCGCATCTTCGACGGCACGCGCATCGACCTGCTTACGCCACACCATGCCGTCGAGATCGACTGGGCGCCGAAGTGGGCTGAGGCCATCGGACAGTCGCTCTACTACGGCGTCCGGTCCAAAAAGCAGGCCGTTGTCCTCCTGCTGCTGTGCGACTCCCGCGACGAGGCGTATATCGTCCGCTGCCGCGCGGTCTGCACTACGAATACGCCCAAGATTCCGATTTGGCTGCTCAACACCAAGAGCCGTGTTTTGTACCTCGCGGACGGACAGACGATCACGGTGGAGTAATGCTCAAAACCACGATGGGGCAGCTGCTTGTCAATGACTCGCTGCCCGAAGACCTGCGCGATTACGGGCGCATCCTCGACAAAAAGGGGATGGCGACCTTGCTGCGCACCGTGGCCGAGAAATACCCGGACCAGTACCGCGACGTCTCGAAGAAGCTGGCCGACATCGGCCGCAACGTCGCCAGCGAGTTTGGTGGCAACAGTTTCGGGCTGGCGCACATGGCCAAGTCCGGCCTGGGGCAGCAGTACCAGAAGAACTTGCAGGCGAAGCTCAAGCAGATCCTTGACGATGACAACCTGGACGACGCTAAGCGGCAGGAGTTGATCGTCAAAGCGGCGGGCATGGACCGCGAGAAGCAGATGAAGTCGATCCTGGAAGAGGCCATCAAAAACAAGAACCCGCTGGCCTCCCAGGTGATCTCCGGTTCGCGCGGCAACGAGATGAACCTGGCCTCGCTGCTGGACTCCGACCGGCTGTACTCCGACCACCGGGATCAGCCGCTGGCCATCCCTATCGTCCACAGCTACAGCCAGGGCCTGCGGCCCATCGAATACTGGGCTGGCACCTACGGCGCCCGCAAGGGCGTCATGGCGACCAAGTTTGCCACCCAGGACGCCGGCTTTTTGAGCAAGCAGTTAAACCAGGTCGCCCACCGTCTGATGGTGGTGGACGAGGACGACCCGCGCTACGAAGGCGACCCGACACCGCGCGGCTTGCCGGTAGACACAGACGACCCCGACAACGAAGGGGCGCTGCTGGGCATGGACGTTGGCCCGTACAAGCGGAACACCGCGCTGACTCCCAAAATTCTCAAGGACTTGAAAAGGAGGGGACATGCTCGCCTTCTTGTCCGAAGCCCGGTGGTGGGCGGCAGTCCTGATGGTGGTATTTACGCACGGGATGTTGGTGTGCGTGAACGTGGCACTCTTCCTGGTCGCGGTGAGCAGGTTGGACTCACCGCTGCCCAGGCGCTGTCGGAGCCGCTGTCGCAGGGGCAGCTGTCGGCTAAGCATTCGGGCGGCGTCGCGGGGCAGGAGAAAGCGGTCGGCGGCTTCCAGTACATCAACCAGCTGATTCAGGTGCCCAAGGTGTTCAAAGGCGGGGCGGCGCACTCAAACGAGGACGGCAGCGTCGAACGGATCGAGGAAGGTCCGGCCGGTGGCCAGTTCGTCTGGATCAACGGCAAGCGGCACTACGTCGGCGAGGGTTTTGAGTTGAAGGTGAAACCTGGCGACCAGGTCGAGGCTGGTGACCTGATCTCGGAAGGTCTGCCCAACCTGAACGTCGTTGTGGACCATAAGGGACGTGGCGAGGGCGCACGCTATTTCGTCAACTCGTTCGTGGACGCGATGCGCGGGGCCGGGCTCAAGGTCAACCGGCGCAACGTGGAAGTGCTGGCTCGGGGGCTTATCAACCATGTCCGACTCACCGACGAGTTCCAGGGCAACCTGCCCGACGACGTTGTCCCCTACAGCACCCTTGAGCACCTCTACGAACCACGCGAGGGTCACCAGACTCTACGAACTGAGCGCGCTTTGGGACAATACCTTGAGCGCCCAGTTCTACACTACAGCATCGGCACGAAGGTCCGCCCTTCGGTCCTTAAAGAGCTTCAACAGTTTGGTATTAAGGAAGTTGCTGTTCACGCAGAGCCGCCTCCGTTCAAGTCCGAGATGATCCGTGGTATGTACTCCCTCCAGCACGACCCGGATTGGATGACCCGCATGTACGGCTCCGGCCAGAAGTCGAGCCTGCTGGAGGCGGTTCACCGTGGCCGCAGTTCCAACGAACTCGGCACCAGTTTCGTGCCCGGTCTGGCTCGCGCCGAAGAGTTCGGGCGCGTGGGCCAGGTACGCCAGCCGCTACCCGGCACGAAGCCGCCGCTCATCGAGCCCGTCACGGAGGACGAGGAGATGCCCAAGAAGAAGCCAACGACGCCGCCGACTTCGCCGATCGCGCTGAACCTCCAGCCGCCCAAGACCCCCGCACCCAAGAGCATGTTCGGCGGCATGGGGTCCATTTTCAAGCTCTCCTGTGACGCCCTAGAACAGCGGCGGGAGGCCGAGATCCTGCTGGAGAAAGCTGCTAAGCGGATCGAACAGGTTCGCCAGGCCACAGCCAAGACCAAGCAGACGCAGCAGGTGAAAGCCAGCGCACCTTTGCAGCCTGTTCGACGCGCGCAGCAGATCAAGACGGCCGAAACGAACATCGGCAGCAGCACCGTCACGGCTGGTGGCACGACGATCAAGCCGAGCAGTCAGGGCAGCGCAGCACCGAAACCGCCCACACCGGCAGCACCGCCAGGCGGGGACGCCTGGAGCGGTCCGCGCGGACCCGCCAACCCGACTTTCGGCGTCGGCCGCAATCCGCACGCGCTGGGCCAGGGTGGCTACAACCCGGGCATGCCGTCCGGCATCGTCAACGACCCGGAAGCGTTCTCCCGCTTCGTTGACAGCAGCCAACGATTCGGCGGGTTGACCGGCGGGGCTGTTGCTTTCGGCTCTGGCCTCGACCAGAACGCCGTGGCCACGCTGACCAACCAGAGTCCCTACGTCAAAGGGCACTACGGCTACAGCGAGTTCGACCGGCCCACGCCGCCAGGTTACCACCCCGGCATCGGGCGCCCCGGCATGCGCGGCGGCCAACCTGGCAGGTACGGAGGCCACCCCGGTATGCAGGACGCTGACGGCATGGACTTCGACGGTGGCTACCCCGGTTTTGACCCCTGGCAGGATCAAGGCGGGCAGCAGCAGACTCAACAGCAGGCGCCACCGCAGCCCGGTTTCGGCGCGGGCGACATGCTCCAGATGGCTCCCGGCATAACGTCTATGGGCTCCACTGGCGCGCAGCTGGGCGGGCTAGCCACACGCGGGCTGGGAGCCGCAGCGAACGCCACAGGGGCCACGCGCGTCGGCGGCGCGCTGGGACGCACTGGCGGGGCGTTGGGCCGGGCCGGCGGCTTGGTCGGCAAAGCCGCTACGCCGCTGGCTGTAGCCGTGGACACCGGCCAGATGATCGGACATTCGATCAACGACATCAGGAACGGACAGTTTTTCGGCGGCAACGGCGAAGTAGCCCAGGGTACGCGCCGCACGATGGACGAAATGAACAACGCCACGGACCTCTCGCGCTGGACGGACCCGAACGTCAGCAAGTTCGACCAGCTGATGGACACGACGCACCTCATCAACCCGGTGAGCTATGCACGGTCAGCGGGTGGCGTCATCGGCGACGTGGCCAACACAGCCATCTACGACATGCCGGCCATCCTGGGCGGCGATTTCAAAGACATGACCAGGCTAGAGTCGTCGTCGAACATCGGCAAGCACTTCGAGTCCCAGCAGAAGATCCAGCAGATGCTCTCCGACGACCAGCACAAAAAGACCCTGGCCGGCAAACAGGACGGTATCAACCCGTTCCAGTTCACGCCGCATTTCGACCCGAACAAGGACGCACTGACCAACACCTACAACAGCCTGACGCGCTCGAAGAACCCGCTTGCCAACGTCATCGGCACCGCCCAGGATCTGCACACGTCCGTCTCGACCATGAAAGGCCAGACCGAGGGCCAGGCTCGCGGTTTCGAGCAGATCATGTCCGACCGCCGAGCCGCGAACGAGCAGCGGGCGACGCAGCTGCGCGACCTCAAGGGTAAAGGTTTCGCCCTGTCGCCGGAGGAACAGGCCATCGTCGCCAAGGCCGACGCCGACCGCAACAAGACGGAGGCCCAGCTGGTCCTGGAGGCATCCGGGTTCAAGCCAGGCGATACGAATACCGCGCTGTACATGACGATGGGGCACAAGTCGATCAACCCATTCGATGGCGAGCAGCGCGCCAGCGCCCTCAACCCTGTCTCCGGTCGCCGCTTGGCCGAGGAAGCGCAGACGGCCATCGACCACGGCGACACCGGCCAGCGTGTCGCCGGGCACGCCGTCAAGGACTTCACGAGCCCGGTGGCTAGCTGGGAACAGATCCGCAGCGGTGACTTCCGCGTGCCCGGGTGGAACAGCGTTAAGTCGCTGTGGGACTAAGCCTAGCCTAGCCTCAGCCCGAACCTGGATTGTATAATCCGGTTATGTCTTGCAAGGAGTGCAAAGTATGAACAAGGAAGTTATTGCCCAGATCGGGCTCGCGGCCGGGCTTCTCCACAAGAACGCCGGGTTCGATCTGCGTTCGATGGCAAACCTGTTCGGCCGTGGGGCCAAGGCGGTCGGCCACCAGGCCACCGGCCTGAGCCGCACGGTGACGCCGCAAATCTCGCAGGTCGGCAACCGCACGGTCGGCACGCTCAAGCCGGGCTGGGGCTTCAACGCCGCCAAGCCCATCCAGACGGCCGCAGGTGTGGGCGCTGCCGGCGTCGGCGGGGCGATGGCGCACCAGAACCTCTCCGAAAGGGCCTTCTACGAGGGCAAGAGCGGCTTCAACCCCTACACCTGGGGCCAGGACGCTCCCAGCCACGAAGAGTTGTTCCAGCGCAACCAGAACCGTTTCAACGAGATGGCCCAGCCGCTGGTCGACCAGCAGGAAGCCGCGCGCGGCAAGAACGACATGGGCGAGTACAATCGCCTCCAGGAGCAACTCGAACGCGGCAACTTCGGTGGCACCTTCCGTTTCGGCTTCGGCCAGAGCAACGCCAGCCGTTTCATGGGCAACGCCCAGGGCGCGCAGAAAGCTCGCCAGGGCGAGTACAACAAGGAGATGGCCGCAGTCGGCCCCCAGGCCGGCGACGACCAACTGCTCCAGTCGTTGCGGCAGCGACTGTCTTCCGGTAACCTGCTGCCGGTGCAGGCCGCGAGCCTCCAGAAGCAAATGGAACACGTCCAGAAGCGGATGTCGCAGACGCCGGGCACCGAGACGGCCGCCGCCACGGCCATCGCCCAGAAGATGCGCGGCGCGGGTATGCGGCACACGCCCTACGAAGTACCAGGTGGTAGTCCGTCGCCGTTCCCGATGCCGGCCGCTGGGCATTGGCAGCTGGGCGGGCGGCCGATGAACCCAGGCTTCGTGCAAGGTTGGAACCTGAACCCGAACGACCACCGGCAGTCCCCCGACATCAACAGCGTCTGGGAGAATGTCCTGGCGCGCTAAGTCAAGGACGACAAAAGGGAAGGAACCCATGCAGGCCACCCAAAAGCCGTTTTTTGAAAAGCGGGCCACGGCGTTCGGCACCTATTATGTGTCGTCTCTGCCAAAACTGGCCATCGCGCAGTACCTCCGCGAACGGTCGCTGTGTCGCATCAAGGAGGCGTCGCTCGGCGGCGACCAGGAGCAGGGCTTCGAGCAAGCCTTCTCGTCGCTGGCGTATGCCTACTTGAAAGACAAAAGCCCCCGCTTGCTGGACTTCATTGTGGGCTTTCAGCTGGTCGACCGCAACGAAGACAACACGAAGGCGATGGGCGTCTTCGGTTTCAAGGTCGGCGATCAGTGGCTGTACGCGCCCGTTTTCTTCCTCAACGGCGACTTGAAGGGCCACGAACTCCTGTACATCAAGAAACAGGATGCTTTCGTGCCCATGAAGGAGAACTGGGTCAACTACCTGATCTCCCGCAAGCCGCACACCCTGGGCGAAGGCAGCGAGCAGAACACGTTCGAGTTGGGCGGCCTCATGCCCAACATCTCGAAGCTGTCGCGGCTGCCCGGCGGCAGCAAGTACGGCTCGGACGGCGCAGCCACCATGCCGGTCCACATCGACGACTGGGCCAAGCCGGCCCTGCCGCTCCTTATGGCCCTGGCCACGAAGAAAGCCCGCGCGCTTTACCCGGACATGGTCAAAGACGCCACCGACCTGAATTTCAAGTCGTTGGTGGGCAGCCCGGTGCGCGCGGCTCTGGCACCGTTCGCCGAGAACTTCGACCTGAACAAAGCGCTGACGCACCCGACGCTGCTCAAGGTCGCCCGGCAGCTGTACGACGCCTACCCGCTCATCAAGGCGGGCTTCGACCGCTTCTACGGAGCAGACTTCTTCCCCAAGATGGAGAAGCTGGCCCGCGACACGGCGGACAGCCTGGTCACCAAGGCGGCCGGGTCGTTCGTTGTGCCGCCCAAGCCGTACAAGAAAAAGCGGAAGGCGTCGCCGTTTCTGATCGAAGACCCCGAGCCCAAAAAGGCGTGGGACAAGAACGCCGAGATCACCGTTATCGCCCTGGACGTCGACAACGACGTGCCCATCACGGTCAACAAGAAAGAGTTGACCGAGGAGGAGCGGGCGCGGCTGCTGCGCGACACCGTCCTCATCAAGGACGAACGCGACCCGCACGGCGACAAAACCAGCATCGCCTACAACACCCAGGTCCGCATGGAACTGGTCAACCCGAGCGAAACCGGCATCTACGAGGTGCTGGAAAAGCCGGGCTCTTTCGACAAGATGCTTATCATCGCGGCCCCACACTCCGGGCGCGGGCAAGAGGACCATTGCGTTCTGATCCGCAAGGGTTCTCCCAGGAACTGGATCAACGCACACCGCACGACATTGTGGGCGAAGCAAACGGACGCCCCGACGCGCAAGGAGTGGGACGATTGGTACGAGTCGCTCAGTGGCACCAGCAGCCTGGAAAAGGGCGGCGTCTATGTTGCCGTCAACAAGAGCGGCTCGGGCACCTGTCCGTTCCGCGTCCGCGAGAACTACGGCGACGGCGTCTACCGGGTGGAGTGGAAAGACTACTGCTCCTACAACCACGGCCGTCCGTCCTCGCTGCCGAAAATCGACCGGCCGCACGACTGGGAGATTGGCTACAGCGGCTGGGACGCCAAGCTGTACATCAACAAGCGCAAGGGCTCGAAGCTGCGCGTGGTCAACGGCGAGATGACTGTCCCCGAGGACTTCAAAATCATCACGGTGGCCAAGCCGCCGCCACCGCCGAAAAAGGACAAGAGCCTGGTCGACATGTGCTGTTCGTCGGAGTCGAGCAGCCGCGCCGAGGGCAGCGACGAGCGGCCGATCCAGCCAGGCAACCTGGCTGACGTCCAGATCATGCTCCAGAAGAACGCCCACGTCGTCAAGCTACACGACACCGGGGCCAGCGAGGTCTGGCTCAAGAGCCGGCGCGGCGACGAGCGTATGTCGAAGAAGGCAGCGCTCATCAGCCTGGTCCGCGATCACGGTACGAGCGAACACCAGGCCCGCGAGATGCTCAAGCAAGCCACCGTGGCGGCTGTCCACGGGCGGCCGGCGACTTTCTACGTCAAGTACGCCCAGGGCTTCGGGCTCCAACCGGGGCCGAACGCCCCGCCGTTCCCTGAGCCCGAAATGGGCATGGAGCAGCACGGCTACAACTCCACGCAGGCCATCTACCCGCAGGAGGAGTACCAGCCGGTCGACGAGATGTCGAGTCAGCTGACGGACCAGTCGATCTACGACCCCTTCTACACGCCGGACCAGCAGGCGATGCAGGTCGCCCAGCAGGCATCGTCCAGCGGCCAGAAGGAGGTCTTCGACACGGCGATGATCTCGGGCATGCTCAAAGCCGTGCGCCAGGATAGCCTGGTGGATCGCTACTTGGGCGACCTGATGAAGGCCCTCGATAAGCTGGGCCGCATCCTGTTCATGTTCTACTGGCACTCGGAAGAGTTCGAGGATCGCTACGGCAAGCAAGACTTGCCCGAACTGGAAGACTCGCTGCGGAACGCCTTCGAGGTGTTGGGCGATGTCTGCCTCTTCCTCCAGGAGAAAACCGTTAAGGGCGCGACCGGCATGATGTCCGGCGTCGGCAACCCTGGCAAGGGCGAGCCCAGCGTGGAAGAGGCCGCCCGCAACTAAGGAGAAGTCATGCTTCCGTACACGATGCAGCCGCAGGTGATCGAGGCCACGGGCGGCCAGTCGCAGTGCTTCGAGTTCGACTTCCCGAGCCGGGTGTTTATCCGCACGATCATCATCCAGCAGATCTCGGGGGTCTTCGAGAATTTCACGGCTGCCCTTTTCAATCACGAGGGCACCTGCGAAGGACTGTCGGAATCGGACAGCGAAGGTCCGGTAACCGGCGGCATACCGCCCGACAACTACCGGGTGACCCCGGACCTGGTCGGCACGACCGGCAGCTATCAGTTCTTCTCCGAGAGCCTCAACGGCGGCAACGGCTACGACTTTTTCAACCTGGACGGCGCCAATCAGCGCGGCAGCCGCCTGGGCAACGCTCGCAAACTCTATCTGCGGCTGACGCCTTCCGGCAGTGGCCCCAAGCGCTACGCCGTAACCATCGGCGGTTGCACGGCGATGATCTGACCCTAAAAAGTGGATTTTGAAACATGACCATGAAGCTGAACAGCGTCTTCCAGCGTTATAACTTTTACCGCAAGCCGGAGTGGCGCTGGGACCGCGTGCTGACGATGGTGGACCGCAACGACTCGCCGGGCCGCTGCACCAAGCACGACGACGAGTTCGTCCGTGAGGCGCGCAAGTTCACCCTGCTGCACCGGGGGGCCGAGGACAATGAGGCCCGTGAGAAGCTGTTCTGGGACAACCCCGGCCTCTACTACGCCTACGATTTCTACATGAAGCGGGAGAACCCCGCCGAGTGCGAAGGCGCGATGTTCATTGAGGCCCGGCTGCTGGCGCGGCAGAACTACGAGCAGATTGCCGCGGCCATGACGACGCACCCCGAAGCGGTGCGCTGGTACGAGGCCCTGTTCTTCAACGTGATGCCTTACCTGAACGCACGGGACTGGATCACCAAGCACGTTCTGATGCCGGCGTTCGACAAGCATCACAACAACGTCATGGCGCCCGACGACGGTGTGGCCCTGCCGTTCCGCGACAGTACGGTCGCCTACCCGTTCAAGGACGGCTCGCTCAAGCTGTTCGCGTACTTCGGCGGCCCGTTCATCGTTGACTTCATGATCCAGGGCCTCCAGGCCGGCAAGCCGCTGACCAGCGGCGAAGATCTGGCATCCTGGCTCGACAAAACCTGGTCCAACACGGTGCGGCGGCGCTCGGCACAGGCGGCCATGCAGTTCGAGATCAACAAGTACAACGTGACCGAACTCATGGCCATCCACAGCCGTATCATCGAACTGGATAACTCGGAAGAGGCCCAGGACAAACAGAAGACGGCCACAGACCGGCACATCCAGGCGCTTATCGACGAGATCCCCTGGGCGGTCGGCGACGAGGGCAAGAAGACGTACGGGAAGACCATCGTCGGCCGGTTCGACGAAATGGCGGCTGAACTCCGCGACGACGAGTTGCTCCAGCTGGCCGCGGGCCAGGCGGTGCCCCGGCTCGCCAAGGACTTCCCCGAGCGGCTGCCGCCGCCGCGGAAAAAGATCCAGGAGGTCGGGGACAGCAAAGAGTTGTTGCAGTAAGCGCGGCTGCGGTAGACTAAGGGAGAGGTTAAGGAGGACCAAATGATGGCCAACACCATCGACAGCACGGAGGAGCGTCAACTCCTGGAAGCTGTCAAGAAAGCGGTCGACTACGTCGACGGCGCGGGCCTCAGTCCCGATGCGGCCATCGAGAAGGTGGCGCGGGCGGAGCAGTTCGGCCCCGGCAAGATCAAGCTGATCGCCTACGCCTACAACACCGGCCGGCAAACCGGCCAGTGGGACACCGGCGGCAACGTCCTCGACAAGCTCGCCAGCTACCCGCTGGCGGACCCGGACAAGATCGTACAAAGCCTCTACAACAGCGCGTCGCCAGCTGAGAAGCAGGCGGCAGCGCGGTTGCCGGAGGAGTACGCCTTCCCGCCTGGCTGGCTGGAGATGCAGCAGCGCGAGAAGGTCGCCCGCGCGCCACTGCCGATGGAGATGCCGAAGCCGACTGAGTTGCAGCGCGATCCGGTCGAGGCGTTCCACCGCGCAACCGGCAACATCAAACGGGCGAAGCACGCCGTCGATCAGCTGAACCGCGAAGCTAGCAGCGCCGAGGACGCGGTGCGGCGCAACGTTTTCCAGCTGGTCAGCTATTTCCGCAAGGCAGCCCACGACCGCATGCCGTTCGAGCATGTTGAGTGCGTGGCGCGAACGTACTTCGGCCCAGCTGCGCAGCCGCTCATGGACGTGGTCTACGGTCAGGCCAGGCTACGCGAGAAGCGGGCCGGAGCGCTGCCGCCGATTCTCACCAACGCCATCAACCAGCGGGCCGAACCGTTCTCGATCATCCGCGACTGCGTCAAAGCAGCCGAGAACTGCAACCTGGCCAAGCAGCAGGCCAAACTGGGTACGGAGAAGCTGGCCTCTTTCGAGAAGGAGCAGTTGCTCCCTTTCTCGGCGGCCGGGGGGTCGAAGCCGCAAGGTCTGGCGTCGTCTGCTCGCATCCAAATCGCAGGTCTGGATTGTGAGAAGGCCGCCAGCATCCTGGGCTCCCCGGCACTTGGCGCGGCAGTGGGCACCATGCTCGGTCGGACCATCGGCACGGTCGGTAAGAGCAAAGACGATCTGGTCGAAGACGCCTGGATGAACCTGGAAGATCCGAACCACGCCAACGAGATCCGCAAGATCCGCGCCCACACGATGCTCAACGAGCTAATGACGGACCCGGACGACCCGATCTCGGGCTACGAGCCCGACCGGGTGCTCAAGGCGTACAACGAGATCTCCCAGGTCACCCCGCGCGTCGCCGAGAACGCCGCTACGCTCCGTCCGGCACTGCGGCGGTCGCTGGAAGGCCACACGCAACCGTTCGAGTCCAAGGAACTGACGGACATCGAGAAGGGACTGGCGGCGACGCGCATGAGCACGCCGAACACCAGTATCCTCAATAACTCCCCGGACTCGCTCTTGGGGTAGGAGGCACGGATGCTGCTCGACGGAACGCTGCAAGACGCGGTGGAGGCCCTGGCCAAGCGGGCTGCGGACCTGCGTACGCGCCCTGTCACGGTAGCGGAGCGAGAAAAGGTCGCTGCGGCAGACTTCCTGGCGGGTCTGGGCGACTGGGTCAAAAGCAACCCACTCCAGGCTGGTTCGCTGCTCGGTGGCGTGGCCGGCGCCGGCCTGGGCGGTGCCAGCACGGCCTTCGGCAACCGCGGCAAGCCGGAGGAACAAAAACGAAGCGTCCTCAGTTCGATGCTGACTGGCGGCCTGGCGGGCACGGCCCTGGGTGGCGGTGGTGCCCTGGCGTACAAAGGCTACCAGGGTATGCAGACCGGGCAGCAAGGCTTCCAGCCGGGTGACGACCTGCGCCCGGGAGAGTTTGCCAGGGACGGGCAGAAGTTCAAGATCGACCCCAAGGTGCTGCGACAAAACCCCGGTTTGCACTCCGAGGTTCGCAAGCTGACGGCGCAAGCAAACCCGCTCGATACGGGGTTGAAAAGCGTCCTCGGCGCCGGCAAGGCGCTGCTGGACCGCCAGATCGCACCAGACCAGGGCTTCGGCAACCCCGATGGTAACTTCCTGGATAAGTACCTACCCGCCACCAGTACCTGGCTGCCGCGCCTGGGTTTGGCCGATGCTGCGCTGCACAGCCAGAAGCTGCGCCTGGGTGAGCGTATGGGTATGGGTTTCGTACGCCCGGAACGATCCACGGACATCAACCACCTGCTGGAGGGTATCAAGGGCAAGGACAGTGGCATCCCGGAGGCGATCCAAAAGGCGATGCACCAGCAGAACCAACCAGGCGGACCCGGTGGCACACTCATGGGCATGCCGGCGAGCCCGACTCCGGGCGACGTGCATGTGCCGTTCTCCGGGCCGAACGACAAGCGTACCGTGGCCAACATCCTTACCGAAGGTAACCGCGGCGCGGGCTCCTGGAAGGACTGGTTCAAAGACCGCCTCAAGAAGCCAGGTTGGGCCAAAGGGCAAGGGCATGAGAGCGTCCTCGACGTCAAACATCAGCCGATGAAAGACGTCGTCGAGGAAACGAAAGGCCCCACCGGGTCGTACAAGCAGACGCTCAAGCAGCCAGACGGACCACCTGTGGTGGAGTCCCTTTCGCGGCAGCAACTAGAACAGGCTAAGCTGCGAGGCTTCCGCGAACTGAACAAGGACTCGCCGCGCAGCGGGCTCTACAAAGGCATCCTCGGGCAGCGCAACCTCGGTTCGCCGATGGCGCGCATCGGCGGGCGCATAGCCGGTTACGGTCTGGCGCCGCTCGCTGAGTATGCCGTCCGCTCGCACCTGGAAGACATGAACAAGCAAGACCGGCTGCGGCAGCTGATGGCTGCCCACGCCCAGCGCACCGAGTAAGGAGACTCGCAATCATGGCAATGGTGAAAATCGTGAGCCCGTGCGGCTGGGACTTCGACGGCCCAGTCGTGTCGCTCGTGAAAGTGGCGTCGCGTGGCCTCCGCGGCCACGACCGCGACCTGTTCATCAAGCGCGCCTACGGGTCTGCCAACGTCTTCCTGCCCTACCTGGACTCGGTGAAATTCGCAGCCGACGAGGAGCCGGTTCACCTGATCGCCCTGGGTGCCAGCGAAGCCTACGGGGCCAACCGCAACGGCGACGGCTTCAAAGAAGCGACCTGCAAGGCGTGCCACGATACGTTCGTGAAGTTTGCCAGGTTCTACCGCAACCACAAGAACAAAGACACGGCCATCTCCTACGGCCACGTCAAACTGTCGGCGTACAACCCAGTGATGCGCCGCGTCGAACTGCTGGTAGCCCTCAACAAGGAAAAGTCGGCGGTCGACCGCAACGGCGGTTTCGTGGCGGACAAGGAACTGGAGAAGCTCGCCAAGGGCCAGGACATTCCCGTCAGCATGGCCTGTCGCGTGCCCTACGACATCTGCTCGGAGTGTGGCAACAAGGCGCGCACCCGCGACGAATACTGCAAAGCGGCTTCCTGCCCAGGCGGTGGCTGCTCCGAAAACCTGACGAAGCTCGTCAAGAAGGGCAGCGACGTACGCCACGTCCACGTCGACAATCCGACACCGCATTGGTTCGACATCAGCGCCGTGTTCCGTCCGGCCGACCGCATCGCCTACGGCAGCAGGGCCGACTGGCTCCAGAAGGCTGCGGCGGACGCCTGGGACGGCAGCTACGGTACGGACGGTGCGAAAATGGCGACCGACCTCCAGGTCATGGCCCCGCTGGCTGTCGTGCTGGCGATGGACACCATGCTCCCGGGCGAGTGGACGCCGTACCTGGGCGATCAGGTGAAGATCGCGCACGGCCTGGACCTGATGGAACAGCGGGAGCACCTGCACGTCCACGACGAGGTCAAGCGGGCCTTTGCCGCTGACATGCAGCCGGACGTCGACCTGGTCGCCCTCGACCTTATCTCCGACAACCAGCAGAAGGTGGCCGCTGCCCTGGGGGCGCTGGCCGACCAGAAGATCGTCCTCTCGCTCCGCGATTTCGCCCGCATGACCAAGCGTGCGGATTTCACCGACGACGCCGGCAGCTGCCTCAAGGGCGTCTACGGACGTATGATTGCGGACGGCAGCCTGGAGAAACGTCTCGCCCAGAACAAGTACGCCCCTGCGGAGAAGCTGGCCAGCGTGAAACAGCGGCAGCTGGCCGCGACGATGCGGCAGACCTACGCCCTGGAAAAGCACGCCGTCGATCACCGCTGTCAGGTGTCAGCACTGCGGCAGCATCGGCTGCCGGAGTCCAAATCCACTTTTTGGAACGAGAAGAAAGCCCACGACAACACCACGGCTGAGGAACTCGCCAGGGACTACGCAATCTACAAGGTCGCTGCCCTGCGGCGTATCTCCCAGTTTGACGACGAGTTCCTCTTGACCGCACGCCTCAGCGCGTGCCAGAATCAGGTGGTCTAGCGGTTTGACCGCCACGCAGGGAGCAACAGACCAAGAAAGCAAAGGAGTGCTGTTAGATGGCAGCCAACCCCATTTCGACTATCGCGGACTTCCTGAACGCTGTCGGCGGCGGGCAGACCAAGCAAGCGGATGCCCCCCTGAGCGAAGCCGGAAGTATCGGCGGTGCAACCTCTCACCCGGTCAAGAGCGTCGACGACCGCCTCCAGAAAGCCAAGGAAGGCGAGCGTTCGAGCGAGAACAGCAAAGACGTCAAGGAAGACCAGGGCGCGCCAAGCGTCGAGAACGCTCCCGAGGCCAAGGCCGGGTCCGACCTGATGTCGTTGGCTCGCGCGTTCGCTCGCACCAGCGGCACGCAGAAGAAGGCCGAGGGCGGCGCGGTCATGCAGGGCGGCTCGGCCGCCGACGACCAACTCCAGATCGGCACCAACAAGCAGCCGACCGGCGACGACCCGAAGTCCGAAACCAACTCGGCCAAGTCCGGCAAGGAAGATCCCGGTTCGAGCCACCCGGCGCGCACCGACAACGATCAGCTGGACGGCCACAAGTACAGCCTCGACGCCAACGCGCCGCTCGAACAGCTGGCCAAGCTGACCAAGGAAGCCGGCGACAACCTCTGCGCCGCGATCTTCCACGTCAGCAAGAACGGCGGGGCGCAGAAGACCGCCGAACACGCGCAGCAAGTCGGCGGCAGCGTCGTGCAGCAGCAACCGCAGACCAAGCAGGCCGAGATCGACCCCTACCTGGCCCACCAGGCTGGCTGGGAGATGGCCTCGCTGATCGCCGGCAAGTTCGACAAGCGCGCGGCCGACAGCATGGTCACCAACACCATGTACAGCATCGTCAAGCAGGCCAGCGACGACGCCGACCTCTACATCTGGTACGCCAAGAACTTCCTCCAGGGTCAGCAGAAGCAGGCCGAAGGCGAGATGCCGATGGACCCTGCGGCTGGCGGCGGCGCCCCTCCGGGCGGCGACCCGATGGCCGGCGGCGGCGGTGGTGGCGGGGAAGACGCCATGATGGCTGCCCTGGGCGGCGGTGCCCCTCCGGGCGGTGACCCGATGGGCGGCGGCGCTCCTCCGGGTGGCGACCCGATGGGCGGCGGCGGGGGCGGCGGCATGGACCCCGAAACGATGGCGTTGGCGCAGCTGCTCCAGCAGGCCAACATCAGCCCCGAAGAACTCGAAGCGGCTCTGGCCGAACAGGGCGGCGGCGGTGGCGGTGACCCGATGGGCGGCATGGGCGGCGACCCGATGGCCGGCGGCGGCGGTGAACCTCCGATGCCGGGCGGCGAGAAGCCGGCCAACGACCGCGGCGGCCGCGCTGCACAGCAGAGCACCAAGCATGCCGGCGAAATGCACAAGTACATCACCGAACTCGTCGGCCGTTCCCGGGCACGGAGGGCGGCCTAAGCGGACTGTCCCGGAGGCTGACCGCCCAGCAGCCTCCGGGTCGCTCGCTTGCTGACCAAGCCGACACTACAAGCTCACGGAGGAGTTTACCTTGAACCCCACGCAGCAAATCTCTGTCCCCTCGGCGCTGCTGGACAACATGATCCAGTACGTCGAGGTTTCGAGTCTGATGGGCAAGCGCGCCCTGGACGAAATCGACGTCCATCGCGCTGGCCAGCAGAAGGCCGCGGCGCTGCGCAACCCGCTCCTGGACTACATGGTCCAGCAGGGCGTGGTGGCGGAACACCAGAAGGAAGCCGCTCAGGCCATGCTGGGCAGTCACGCCGAAACGATGCAGCTGCTCAAGGCAGCCATCGACAAAATCGTCGACCTGCGCAAGAACGGGACGACGAAGACGGCCGGCGCCGAACCAGGCGAGGCTGTGGACCCGAACACCCTGGGCGCAACGTCGCCGGTGGGCGGGGCCAACGGGTACACGGCCGGCGACGGTTTCGTGGCCCCGCTGACGAAGCAGGGCGAGTATGACTCGCTCAACGACGTCATGGTCGGCCGCAAGACCAACCTGGTCAAAGCGTCCGACAAGCCGCTGCTGGCCCTGATCGGCCGGTAACGGTTCCCAAGGAAACGGATTCCGCACAGTCCCGCAGGGACTACTGACCTTCAAGGAGGAAATCCTCAATGGCTGCTCCCCGCCAAATGACGGCGAACACCCTGAACGCTCTCAAGGGGTGGCCTCAGCCGGCCGCCGTCGACTACCACACCGAGTTCGACCCGTCGATCACCGACGTCGTCCTGCCCGGCTCCGTGGTTCACCTGAACAGTGACGGTTTCTACGAACTCGGCGTCGGCGCGGAGCCGGTGATGCCGCTGTTCATGTTCAACGGCAGCGACGACCCGGACGTGCGCAACGAGGGCGGCGACCCCGCCACCGAGAAGGGCGTCTGGATTCCGATCAACCCGACCGGCCAGGCGATGGCCTTGGTGGCCGTGGGCGCGTACGAACTCGTTTCGACCGCCTTCGACAAGACCGGCACCTACAACCCGAACGACCCGCTGACCAGCCCGCTGTCGGGCGGCAACGCCGGCAAGCTCATCGTCGGCACGCTGTACACCCACATGATCGTGGGCTTCGTCAGCCGCGGCGTGGTCGACAACGGCTACGGCCACGACGGCCTGGCTTTCTGGCCGTTCCCGGTCTTCCCGACGCCGTAACGTCAACCCGTTGTAACCAGCAACCGTCGCCAAGCACGCTCGTTTGACCCAAGGAAGAACATAACCCACACGGAGGTTCCATCACATGCCCCAGATCCTCACCCAGGAAGAGTCGAAGGCGCTGTCCTATGCGATCTTCGAGAAACTCTCTTCCCGTGATCCGATCCTGGAAAAGCAGGCGGTGGATGCCGTCAACGAGTTCACGCGCACGAAGATGCGTGAAGACGGCTTCTACCGGCGGATCATGCCGCCACTCCCCATCGGCAACGACGAACTGGATCGGCAGGTCGATACCGACAAGCCGGTCAAAGTGGTGGACAAGGAGCCGGATTCGCCGGCTGCCATCTCCATCCCGTTCGCCACGCTGCCGACCAATCTGTACATCCGCGGTCCGCGCTACCGCGTCATGTTCGACCGCATCGCCACGCCACGGTTCACCAAGGACGTGGACGAGCTGCGCACCTGGATCATGGACATCCGCCAGGTGCTCTCGGACAACGCGATCAAGGACATGCTGGCGGAAGAAGATGGGAAGTTCATTCGGGCCGTGAACACCGCTCTGGTGGGCGCGGGCCTGACGGTCCCGACTTCCGGCACGGTCCAGCACGAAGTCATCGCTGGCGGCATCACCCGCGACACCCTCTGCGACTCGCTCAAGGTGATGCCCAACACCCCGAGCAACCTGGAGGTCCACCTCGTTCTGGTGAACAACATCACGATCAAGGAAGTGATGAAGTTCACGCACAACGAAATGGGTGGCACGCTCTCCGAAGACATCATGAAGAACGGCTGGAGCCTCCAGAAGTTCCTCGGTGTCAACTGGATCGTGACCATCAAGAAGGGCCTGGTTCCGACGAACACGATGTACCAGTTCGCGGACCCCAAGTTCATCGGCAAGAGTTACGTCCTCGAAGACACGACCATGTACATTCGTCGTGAGGCGTACATGCTGGAATTCTTCGCGTACGAGACAATGGGTGGGACCATCGGTCACACCTCGGGTCTTGCCCGCATCGACTACCAGTAAGGACTGATCGACAACGACGGGACGACCGACGTCCCGTCGTTGTCGGCAGCAGGGGTGCCCGGGGGTTGGGAGAGGCTCTCGGGCACCTTTTCTAAAAGCCAGTTTTTGACGCGCAGGGAGGCGTATCATGCCACTGAACGAACACGACCCTCGGCCCCAAGGTGCGGCGATCCGCAACCGCGCCACCGCTAACGGAACGGCCCCGGTCGGCACCTACACGGATACGAGCCTGACCAAGGCCAACGTCGACCAGGCCATGCCCAGCGTGCTGCCGAACCGCTCCGGGGCGCGCACCCTGGGCAACATCCGGCCGGTCTACGCCAGCGACCGCGTGCAGGAGATCGACCAGACGGCGACCAACGAAAGTCCGCCGCCCACGCCGCACTCGAAGCCGAAATGGGAGATCGAGACGACGGCTGACGACATCAGCCGCGCCAAAGATCCCTATCGGAACGACGGCATGATCTCGCAGAACGACATGTTCAAAAACCAGGGCTAAATGCCCTGGGTCCGCAACAAGCTCCGACCGTTCAGACCTTGTCGCCCGCAGAAAGGATCGTCATGAAGAAGCTCAACACCGCCCTTTGTCTAGCGCTCGTGCTGGTGGCCCTGCTGTTCGTGGTGGCGGCCCCGGTGCAGGCGCAGTATTACGGCGGCGGGTACTACCGCTCGTACAGCAGCTACAGCTACCCAAGCTACTACAGCACGCCGTACTACTACAGCTACCCGAGCTACTACACCTACAGCTACCCGAGCAGCTATACCTACAGCGCACCTGCGGCGTACACGGCACCGTGTCCGAAGGAAAACGTCAGCGATCAGGTACTCAAGGAACTGCTGATCCGCAAGCTGCTGACCGACCAACCGGCGCAGCAGAACGGGCAGGCACAGTACCAGACGCAGCCGCAAGGATACACCCAAGGCAGTCAACCGCTGACGACCCAGGAAGTGCAAGTGCTGCGACAGCTGCTGCAACAGGTGCTGCAACAGCAGCAAGCACAGCAAGCCCCGTCCAAGTGACGGGGACAACCGCAGCGTTCTCTAAACCACTTTTTGAAACCAGCAGGATGGAGGAGATACCGTGAGCCAGCAAGCGACTCTGCCCGACCCGCAGACCGCCTATGACAACTTGTTCCAGGCGGTTCACGCGCGGGTGTTCTTCCAGAAGTGCGCGTCCGCGGGCATCATGCCGCGCAGCCGCCAGGAGGCCCAGTGGATGCTGGAGACGGCCGGCAAGCTCCGCACCGTCGACCAGGCTGGTGGCCTACAGAAGGACGCCCAGGACGACAACGACAACCCCTACTACCAGATGAACCGGCATCTGGATCAGGTGTTGGCCCAGCACGGGCTCGACGGCGGCATCAAAGCTGCCGCGGCACAGGAAGAAGAGTCGGCCATCCGGCAGCTGACTGTCGACCTGAGCAACGATCCGCTCCTGTACAACTCGGTGCTGTCCCTCAAGACGGCCGAGGCCCAGGACATCCAGCAGCAGTACGAGGCGTGGAAGCGGCAGAACCAAGGGGCCGCCGCCTGACCCGCGCCTGACCACGGACGGACATCGCGCAAGCGAAGCCCATACACAAGGAGGTAGCCAGCATGGCTGGACTCGACACCAGTTGCCTCTACTCGACGGTCAAGAACACGTCGGGCGGTCGCAAGAAGTTCGGTTTCCTGCCGCCGCACGGCAAAGAACTCGCCGCCAACGAGGAAATGACCGTGTTCGGCGACATCAAGCAGGCCATCATCCGCTTCGAGCGGACGGAGGCCCGCCGCAACATTATCGCGTTCGAGAAGGCGCTCCAGCGGGGTGATTTGGAGATCATCAACACTCCCAACATCATCCTGGAAGACGACTCCAACCCCGGCTCGACGAAAATGCTCAACCTGCGTAACGGCACGTTAGGCACGCTCGACCCCTGCTGGAACACGTCGACCTCGCTGACGCCTCCGCTGGGCTAACAACCCGCCGGTTCATGCTTCCCGCGCGACGGCGGGCGCACCCTCCCCCGGGTCGCCCGCCGTTTTTATTGGACACGGAGGTCTACCATGTCGGACTTGATTCCCGGCCCGCGCGGCGAACGCGGCCACCAAGGTTACCAAGGTCACCGTGGCCTGCGCGGACACCAGGGCAGTCTTGGCCTGACCGGCGACCAAGGCAACCAAGGCGTACAAGGTAACCAAGGCTTCCAGGGACCGGCAGACGGTTTTCAGGGCAGCCAAGGCGACCAAGGGTTGCAAGGCTTCCAAGGACGGCAAGGCTTCCAGGGCCTAACCGGCAGCGGCTCCCAGGGGGCGGCAGGCGGCACCGGCCTGCAAGGCAACCAAGGTTTCCAGGGAGCAGCGGGCAGCACCGGCAGCCAAGGCGCGCAGGGAGCGGCCGGCGCTGGCAGCCAGGGCGCGCAGGGAGCGGCCGGCAGTGGCAGCCAGGGCCTGCAAGGTTTCCAAGGTGCTGTCGGCGTAACCGGCAATCAGGGTAACCAGGGCCAGGCTGGTGGCGCCGGAAACCAAGGGAATCAAGGAGCGCAAGGACGCCAAGGTATCACTGGCGCACAAGGTGACCAGGGTTTCGGCCTGCAAGGTTTCCAAGGCCGGCAAGGCTCGACCGGCGTGCAGGGTTTCCAGGGTCCGGCCGGCAGCGGCGCGCAGGGAGCCCAGGGTTCGACTGGCGTCCAGGGCGCGCAGGGAAATCTCGGCGAGCAGGGCGAGCAAGGTGAACAAGGCGACCAAGGTGACCAGGGGGACACTGGCGTACAGGGTTTGCAAGGTTTTCAAGGTGCCACGGGTGGCGTCGGTGCGCAGGGTATCCAGGGTGACCAAGGCGACACCGGCGAGCAAGGTGACCAGGGTGACCAAGGCGAACAAGGCGCCCAAGGCGCAACCGGCCCGCAGGGTTTCCAGGGAAGCATCGGCTTGCAGGGCCAGACGGGCGAGCAAGGCGAGCAAGGTTTCCAGGGCTCCGGCGCGCAGGGCGCCCAAGGTCTGCAAGGAGCGCAGGGTTTGCAGGGCCGCGAAGGCACCGGGCTCCACTACGTCTACGACGACCAGACAGCCGCCGCCGACCCCGGCACGGGCGAGTTCCGCCTCAACAACTCGGACGTGACCCAGGTTACCGAGATCTACTTGCACGAGACGGACCAGGACAACAACGACAACCAAAATCTTCTGGCCATCTGGGACGACGCAACCAGTGTGAACAGGGGCTTGATTTTCCTGCGCAACCGTACGGCCGGCGGCTACATCGCCTACAAGCTGGTCAGCGACTGGACGGACAACACGAACTGGCGGACGGCAACCGTCGAGTTCGTCAACTCGGACGGCACGCATTCCAACGGCGACAGTTTCGACATCACTTTTGCCAAGATTGGCGACCGCGGCGCCCAGGGTGACGCAGGCGGCAACGCTTTCCCCTACGTCTACTCGACCACTACGACCGACGCAGACCCCGGTTCTGGCTTCATCCGTTTCAACAGCGGCACGATGGCATCGGTGACCGAGGTCTACATCGACCTGGAGTCGTCGGCAGCGGCCGACCTCACGACCTGGATCGAAAGTTTTGACAACTACGCCACGTCCACACACCGCGGCGTACTGCAAGTTTTCAAAGCATCGGACCCAACCGTTTTCGTCAACCTGGCTGTCACCGGCTCGGTAACCACCGCCACCGGCTACCGCAAGCTGACGGTTACCTACATTGCCAGCGACGGCACTTTCACCAACCTCGACGAGGTGGTGGTCGGTTTCGCCTACACCGGGCAGCAAGGCTCCCAGGGCGCGCAAGGCAATCAAGGTAGCCAAGGTAATCAAGGCGACCCGGCCGGCAACGTGGTCCAGTACCAGTATTCGACCACCACGGCAGACGCCGATCCGGGTGCTGGTTTCTTCCGTCTCAACAACGCAGCGATGGCCTCCGTCACGGAGATGTACATCGACCTGGTCGACAGCCTGGCGGTCACGCAGACAGCATGGATCGAGTCGCTTGACGACGTCGGCAGCACGGCCGACCGCGGCGTGCTGCGCATCGCCAACGCCACAGACGGCACCGTGTTTGCCATCTACCGCGTAACAGGCTCGGTGACGTCCGCGAGTGGCTACCGCAAGCTGACGCTCAGTTACGTCACACACAACGGCACGCTGGCCAACAACGACGACACGATCATCAGTTTTGCCGACGCAGGCCAGACAGGAGCCCAGGGCCTGCAAGGAGCCCAGGGCCTGCAAGGAGCCCAGGGCCTGCAAGGAGCCCAGGGCCTGCAAGGTTTGCAAGGTAGTCAAGGTAATCAAGGTGTACCCGGCTCTGGCGCTCAAGGCGACCAGGGCGACCAAGGCGACACGGGCGATCAGGGCGCACAAGGCGCACAGGGTCTGCAAGGCTTGCAAGGTTTACAGGGCCTGCAAGGCGCCCAGGGCCTGCAAGGCGCCCAGGGTAACCAGGGGAGCCAGGGTGAGGTCGGTGAACCTGGCGGCTATAGCGCCGAGTACCAGTGGTCGAACTCTACCACGGACGCCGATCCAGGCGGCGGCTTCCTGCGCTTCAACAACGGCACAGTGTCTTCGGTCACGCAGCTGTACATCGACTTGGCCGACCGGCACACCAACGACCAGACACCGTGGATCGAGTCGTTTGACGATTTCGGCGCGACGGCTAACCGCGGGGCGCTCAAAATCTTCAAGCTGGGCGACCCGACCGTGTTCGCCATCTTCCGCGTCACGGACACGATTGATACGCCTGCGGGCTATCGCAAGATCACCGTGGTCTACGTTGACCACAACGGCTCGTTGACCAACAACGACAACATCGTTGTGTCGTTTGCGCATGCCGGCCAGCAAGGCTCCCAGGGCTTGCAAGGCGCATCGGACGGGGATGCCGGACACGAAGGCGGCAGCGTCTACTACAACTGGAACACGGACACAGCCAGCAGCGACCCCGGCAACGGCTACGTTAAGGTCGACAACGCCACGATGTCCTCCGTGACAAAGCTGTACATCAGCGACCAGGACTTGAACGCGGTCAACATCGACACCTGGCTCGGCTCTTGGACGGGTTCATCGTCCGTGGTCAAGGGTGCGTTGAAACTTGCGCAGTACGTCCCGGGCGGCGGCGGGCCGCTCAACTGGGCGATCTTCCTCATTACGACGTACACCGATAACGGCAGCTGGTACGATTTCGATGTCACCTATCAGGCGCACTCGGGTAGCTTCTCTGCGGACGACGACATCGACATCGCTTTCGACCGCACTGGCGACAAGGGCAGCCAGGGCGACCAGGGCTTCCAGGGCATTCGTGGCAGCCAGTGGACGTCGAACGGCATGGACCCGAGCGGCGGCAGCCCGCAAACGAACGATCAGTGGTTGAACACCACCAGCGGCAACGTCTTCTACTGGGACGGCGACAGCTGGGAACTGACAGGCAACATCAAGGGCGAGCAGGGCCTGCAAGGGTTCCAAGGTAATCAAGGAGAGCAAGGTTTCCAAGGAAATCAGGGTTTCCAAGGAAATCAAGGCGAGCAAGGTTTCCAAGGAAATCAAGGCGAGCAAGGCTTCCAAGGCTTCCAAGGTGACCAAGGCGCCCCAGGGGCCAAGGAAGCCATTATGCCGACCCGCGTCGAAGACGCGGAGGAGTATGTCGCGCTCGTCTGCACCGAGGCCCCGCAAGCCACTTTCCAGGACCACATGATTGTGGTCGTGCGACAGGCCCGGGAAGAGTTCGAGATCGACCCGTACTTCGTTCAGGTCTGCGAGCCGGGGTCGATCATGGTGACGGCAAGCCAGCCCAACCGAGCCGTGCCGGTGGGAGCCTACGTCACGAACGCCGGCAAAGTGGTCGTCGAGGCGGAACATCCCGAGCAGTTCCGCGTCATCCTGACACTGACCGGCACGCGCCGCGGCGCCCCGGCGCGGTTCAGCCGCCGTAGCCGCGAAGACATGGAGAAGAACATCCGCTTCTGGGACAGCTGGAAGCAGCTGTAAAACAAGGAGAGAGCATGGCAGACTTGATCGTCCGGGCCGGCATCCCGGAGATGGACGACTGCAAAGTGCTGACGCGGCTCAAAGCGTTCATCGTCGACCAAGGCGTGGCCGCGACGCTGGAACATACGTTCCGCGACCGCAAAGGCAGCCCGGTCGACCTGGAAGACTGGTTAAGCACGCCCACCAGTCAGTCGGCTTCGGAGTCGCTGTCGGCAGAGTCGCCAGCCGGCCTGGTGAAACTGCGCGTCAAGGAGTTCCTCGGCGTCGGCCTCAGCGACCAAAGCAACCCGGTCTGGGAGGTGGACGGCGAGGGTTTTGACCCGGCCAAGGGTAAAGTCCGGGCCACGCTTGAAGACAGCATGGTCGAGCGGCCCGGCATCTACGAGATGTCCTGGGCCATCGTCCGCAATGACAGCGACAAACGGCCGGTGGTCGTCGACCGCGGCCTGCTGTCCGTGGAAAAGAGTCTCTTCCCCAAAGACATCGTCAACGCCTACAAGAACCTGGGGCCGCCTACGCTCCAGGAGATCCGCATGCGGATCATGGACAGCAGCGCAGCCGAGAATCAGTACCTGCTGGACGACGTCGAGTTCAGCGACGACCAGATCATGCTGGCGATCACTGAGCCGGTACGCGAATGGAACGAGACGCCGCCGCCGATTCGCCCGCACTACACCACGCGCACCTTCCCTTTCCGCGGGGCGTGGATCAAAGGTGTCATGGGCCAGCTGCACCTGATTGCCGCGGCGCATTACCGCCGTAATCGCTACGCCCACCAGGCTGGCGGGACGGGTAACGACGACAAGAACCGCGAGAAGGAGTACCTGGTCGAGGGTCAGCGGCTCTGGGGCGAGTACCTGGCGTGGCTAACCAACAAGAAAATTGAGATCAACCTGCGGGGTTTTGCCGGTTCGTTTGGCTCCGACTATGGTCGATAGCCGGTGGCTAAATAACGACCGTTTGTGCGTCAAGATAGGTAGGGTCGAGCGATCCTTCTTAGCTGCGGCTAGGATTACACAAGTAGGCTCATGCCTATCAAGGAGCACAGCGATGGCAGCGATTATCTTCACGCACGGGTTCGAGACAGACAAAAAGAAGTTGAAGAAGCGGTATCCTGCGGTAGACACCGGCGTCCAACAAATCGTTGGACAGTTCGTTCGGAACGAAAAGGTGGACGGTGTCCGCGTGCCCGACGCACCAGGCTGTTTGAAAGTGCGCGTAAAGAACGACGACAACTCGCGCGGTAAAAGCGCCGGCTACCGCGTGCTGTACAGCACGTTGTCCGGCGGTACAGTGTTGCTGTTCGCCATTTACGAGAAGACGAAAGAAGACAAGAAAGCGGCGGAAGTCCGGGCGTTGCGTAACCGTCCCTAACCAGGAGAGACAACATGGGTTTGCCGAGCGAGTTAGAGAAGTTCTTGCAGGACAAGTTCCCCGGTTGCGTTGTCAAGCACATCAACAACGTGGAGCCGGGTGATCTCGATCCCGCCGCGCTGGCAGAGTTGGACCAGCGGCGTCAGGAGATACTGGATCGGGACCGGCAGTCCCTGCGCAATGGCGTGTGCGGGAACTGCGGCGCAAAGTACCCGGGAGAATGGCCGCCGCCGGACGAAGTCGGCCTAGCCGAGGGTTGGGGCCTCTACACGGACGAGGAGGACGAGCCGGTACTGCTCGTCTGCCCCTGCGACGACGCTGACTAAATAATGCCCCCTTTTGCGTCAGGATAAGTGAGAGGACTCTCACCTATCCATCTACCGAAAGGGTGCAATCATGGCTCAGCAGACGCAGTTCGTGACGGTCAAGGAAGAAGTGGCGGCCTTTGAGGCTAACCTGTACGCTCCGGCGTATCAGAGGGGCGGGTTATGGGGTCGGTTGCCGGCCCAGACGTTCCGGCCGATTAACAGGACGGCGGCCAAGTCCCAGGGACAGGGCAAGTTGCGGAAGGCAAGCTAGGTCTAGGCAGAAGCGGCCCGGACGGCGGACGTCCGGGCCATTCTGTTTTTACCCGGGAGGGCCGAACGTGGACGACTTGAAAATTGTCAAAGAAGAGGACAAACTCGTCGAGGAGGCGCTGGCGACAACCGACTTCGCGGCGGTGGTCCGCGAGAAAGACCAGGGCGAAGAGGATACGAAGGAGTACCACAAAGCCCGCGGTCGCAAACGGGACCGGCTCGTCCAGGCCGGCTAATCTAAAAAATGGTTTTGAACGGAGGCTAGCCTCGCACATGCGAAAGGAGAACGAAGGAATGTCGAAGGATACCGTGCAGGACATCCTGATCGTCACACGAGGCGACAACATCGCCGTCGACGTCGACCACGGGCCGGGGGTCAACACAGGCACCAGGAGGGTGACCGACCCCTACGCCCACATGTGGATCGACGAAGGGGGTGAGGGGTAGCGAACCGAGGCAACACAACAGGGGCACGCCGCATGGCGTGCCCTTTTTCGTTTACCACACCGAAAGGAATGCACCATGTTCAATTTCTACTGCACGCCGCGTGCGTTCGACAACGGCACGCTCTACATCACCACCGACTTCCGGCCGCACCGTGTCTACGCCGTGTGGCTCAAAATGGGCCATGTCGAAGACCGCGTCGGCACCCACGGGTCCATGTGGGGCCGGTTGGAAGACGGCAGCCAGGCTACCCTGATCTTCCGGGCCGTCGAGTGCTGCACGGACGCCGAGTTGGCCGTCAGTGAATGCGTCGTCACTGGTAGGAGTGTTTGCCAGCTGGTGCGCCGGTTCGAGCGCTACGCCCAGAAGCACAAGGGCATTCGCGTGCGTCTCTACGCGGAGGGCAACAACCTGGCGATCAAGAGCGGCCGGTACAACCTGCCCAAGCGCGCCGCCGTCTAGTAACAAAGTGTGTTCCGAGCGGGCTTTGCCAGCCCGCTCTTTTCGTTTTAACCGTGAAAGGAGTTTTATCATGGTGACGGCTCAGACCACTGGGAACGGTATCATCGACGGCAACAACCTGCAACAGGCTCTCACGACTGCCGGGTTGCGCGCAATCATCGGATTCACGGCGGCGCTGACAGCGCTGCTGCCAAAGATGCGGGCGAACCACTACTGGGTCGCGGACGTGTTCGCGGAGAGCATTCTCCAGTTCAAGTACGGCGTGGCCTTCACGCTGCAAAAGGCGATCAAGCTGAGCCAGATCGACCTGGCGGCGAGTATGTTCAACGGCGCGCGTCTGGACATGCGCCTGGACGGGCTCAGGTCGCTGCGCATTGCAGAGTCGTTCGCGGCGTACAAGCACGGCATGAAGCCGATCATCCTGTGGAAGCGTCCCGACGGTCGCTACATTGTTCTGGAAGGCAATCACATTCTGTGCGCTTGCCGGGCGATGGGGATCGAGACACTGTGGGCCTACGTCATCGAGTGCGACGAAGCGACCGCAGGGCTTATCACGCGCAGCTGGAACACCGTGCAAGGGTTCGGCCAAAAAGAAGAGGACAGCTACACCCTGGCGGTGGATGAACTGACCTCGCGCGGCGAAGCCGCCGTCGTGCTCCAGACGATCAAGGACGTCGCTAAGATTTGGGGCCTGCGGTGGAAGCGGCTCCAGGAGCGCTACCGTCAGCGCCTGTTCCTCAATCACATGTTCAAGGCCAAAATCGACGGGGGGTTGGGCTTGAAGCCGCACGGGCACACGGACTGTTTCAGCGAGCGGACGATTGAGGCCATCATGGGCCTCAACGACGCCGAGAAACAGCGTGAACTGTCCGAAGCTATCATGAACCACGGATTCTCGTGGGGTGTGGTCAGCAACATCGTCGCTACCAGCACGGAAGGCATGGCAGCGTTTAAGGCAGCCATCGTCACATGGACAAACGCGACGTCGGGTACGTCGCTTGATGGTACGGTGGTGCGTGTTCGGCTCACCGAACAACAGCGGATCAAGAAAGCGATTGATTCGTTTGCAAAGAGCCTCGACAGCATGCCCGACGATCTGGCCAAGGCATGCACCGCCAGCGTTGTCATGTCTCTGCGCCCGAAACTCGACAAAATCTTGCAGCGCTGCCCGGTCATTCGGGAGGCTACCTATGGCAAGTATTGACACCGACTACGTCCGCCGGAAATTCGGCGACGGGCACTGGCGAACGTTCGACGAGATGGCAGCGGCGGCGGCAACGGACGTGCCCGCTGCCGAGGCCATTCGCGTCTGCCTATCGAAGGGGCGGGGGTACGCAAAGAAGACGCGCGAAGATCAGTACCGCCTCGGCGTCCGTGCAATGGTCTGCCGCGTTTTCGGACAACTCCAGCGAGACGGCTGGACCGACAGCCGAGCGCGCGACGCGACAGACGAACAAGAGTACCGCATCCTGACTGAAACTGAACGGAAACCGACGACGCGCGATCGTTGGACAAAGGCCGGCGACTGAGCCAGCCTTGACGTCGAGAACCGAAAGACCCATGCTACCCTTATAGGGAGTATGGGCCTTTTTCTTACCTATCAGCCAGGGACGGCGATGGAAACCAACTGCCAGGTCTGCCCTCCCCAATGCGCGTCGGTCTTCGACCGCGTTGTGGTTAGCCACCTGATCCGCGGCCAGACCCGCGTCATGTGGGAACTGCTCGACACTTTCACAGACCCAGGCCCGCTCACCTTCCAGCTGCAAGTTGGCACCACGAACAACTCGGACGCAGACGACTGGGAAGACGTCGGCCTGCCTGTGGTCGATCAGTATTTCGCGTTCGACCCGGACCAGCGCGTTTGGGGCAAAACGAACTGGACGCACTACCGCGTCGCGCTGACGACGAGTCTGGGCACCTACACCAGCGCACCAACTGGCGGCATGGGCATCTTGCCGCGCCGCTGGTGGCGGCTAGCCCGCAACGTCGTCCGACAGCGACTGGTGGAGTTCAACAAAGGCCCTGGCGGCCAGGAAGGCTACCTGCTCAAACGGCGCTGGACCGGCGAGAACTGCCCCACTTGCCTCGACTACCAGACCAGAGAAAGTCGCAACCCGGACTGCCCCGACTGCTACGGCACCGGCAAGAAGTGCGGCTACTTCTACCCGATGGCCTGCGTCTGGGCTGAGTTGTCTCCCAAGGCCCACCACACCGACCTGGACGCCGGCCAGGGCCGCGCCACGGTCAACGACATCATCGTCAGCGCCAAAATGGCGGCTACCTACCTGATGTCCGAAGGAGACGTTTGGGTCGCCAAGGAATCGGACGACCGTTACTACGTTCACGAGGTCCAGCACACCAGCGAGATGAAAGGCGTGCCGTTGGTGGCCGAGGTGAAAATGCGGCCGGTGCCGTTCACGTCAGCTGTCTACAGCATTGCGATCCCTCAGCAAGACGAGGCCAAAGACACGCCCGAGGAGGACGACTGATGCCGCACACGCCACGACGGTTCGCCTCGACCACGGGTATCTCGCCCGAACTGCTCCAGCGCCCGGTAGATCACCACCCGCCCATTCCGATCCGCCGCGGCGAGAAGCGCAGCGAGGAACCACAAACACCACAAGGAAAGCGTCGCCGACTCGGACTGGGCAAGCTCAACATGCACACCTACGAGCCGGACCCGGTGCAACTTTTGAAAACCTTGTTCGGAAAGGAGCCGACGACCAATGGTTACACCGGCCAACTGGTGCTTGCCAACAACGCCAGTTTCACAGCCAGACCCGGGACGCAAAACCCTGGTGCCGATAAGCCCAAGTAGCCTGTGCATGATGGGCTGGCGCCCCATCATGATTACCGGCCTCCTCCGCGACCTGATGACGCGGAAGTTCAACGGCGAACCGAATAACATCGAGGAGCCAGACCTCAAACACCTGGTCTGGCGTGAGGATGAACGGACTGGTATCCTAATAGAGAGCATTCACCGTTGGCGCGGGGATCTGGTCGAGAAGCGACCCGCGATTATCGTGAAGCTCAACGCCCGACAAAACGTCCGCATGGGTATCGCGGACCTCGTCGGGCCAACCGAACAAGGCAACATGCGCTACTGCACATTCTGGGTGGGTAGCCACACCTTGTTCTGCATCCACGGATCGGGTGCGAGTGTGGAAATCCTGGCGACGGAGGTGCAACGCCACCTCACGGGTTTCGGCCCGGTCGTTCGCCAGTACCTGCGCCTGCCCCAGTGGCAGGTGACAGAAGTCGGCGCCGTCTCTGAGATCGAGGAGGCTCGGGAGTCCTTTGTCATCCCCATCACCGTAGGCTGGGCCTACGATGAACAGTGGGAACTGGGGCTGGAGTCGCTCAAGCTCAGAAAGGTGCCTTTGAGTGTCCTGTTGGACGGGGCGCTCGTTCAGGAAACGAAGTGACCACACTCTTTACGCACGGAGGCATGCCAGGATGGCTACTTACGTTCTGCCGCAAGTTCTGGTGTTCCAGGACTTCCGCATTGTCCCTTCCGCTGTTGCCAACCCCCTGCGGGCGCACATCTCCGGCGGCCACGCGAAGCTGATTCGCTATGCCGATGAAGACGAGCGCGAAGACGGGCGGCTTGGCGTCTACGACCGCTTGCTGGCAACCAGCTACCTCTGGCCCGAACGGCCGGCGGGCGGCAAAGCCAACTTCGAGTACGTCAAGCTCTGGATGAAGGACGCGCTGCTCCTGTACTTCCAGGACACCATCGGTGCCGGTTCCACCATCACCAAGCTGACCGGCTACAACAACCGCGTGAAGTCGGCCTCCGTGAGCTTCGCCGAGAACGCGGACGATCCCGATACCTACCCGCGCAACGCCGCCTTGCTGGACCGCGACGTCAAGGCCGGCGATGTAGTCAAGGTCCGCGGCATCACCGACGACGACGAGTCGGTAACCCTCTGGACCTACGTCAAGAGCGTCATCGGCGAGGAAGTCGCCTCGACCATCGCGTCGGCGACCAGCGACGCCAGCAACGCCGACACGCAGTCGGCGGACAGCAGCGTCACGCAGATCGCCGGTGTCGAAAACTGCGTCACGTTGACCCCGGATCATTCGGCCTACGACGGCCTGGAGTCCGGCGACATCAACGAAACCTATGACATCATCGTCATCCAGGGCTCGGTGAACGGCGACTTCACCACGGCCAAGCTGCGCATCCTGTCCGGCTCTGGCGACGACGACGTCGCCGAAGTCACCCCGGAGGCAGCCGGCGACCCCACCGACATCGGCACCCGCGGCCTCACCGTGACCTTCGACAAGGACGCCGGCCCGGCTTGCTCCGACTCTGCGGAAGCCGAAGAAGTCACGGCGGACGACCTGCACGTCGGGCAGCGTTGGCAGGTGAGCGTTTCGCAGTCGTTCACGGCCCCCACGCCGACCAGCGGCGGCGATTACGAGGGTGACAACGACACGACCTACATCGTCACGGTGTCGCGCGGCGGACTGTACGCGGCCGACGTGCCGCCGCAGATCAAGGTGACCACGACCAACGGCGTCGACATGAGCGGCCCGACCAGCATCACGGCTGCGTCGACCGAGTTCGAGATCGGCACCAACGCCGTGACCATCGAGTTCACCGGCACCGGCCTGCGCACGGGCGACCGTTACTACGTCGACGTGACCGGCATCAAGGAAGGGCCGATGCGGATCATCGAGTTGGGGCACAACCTCAACACCGACATTCCGGCCGGCAGCGAAGTCGACCTGACGCTGTTCATCCGCAAGCCGCTCCTCCAGATCGAGCAGAACCGCCAGGGTTTTGCCCCGCTGACCAACTGGGACGTCAGCGAGACGGAGATCACCGTCAACGAAGGCATCATCGCTTACGACGAGACGTGGACCGACTCGGGCGTGCAGCAGGCGCTGGACGTCTACTCGGAGTCGTCCAAGAGCTACGGCGTCCTCTTCGTCGAGGTGCGCTACTGGCTCCAGGATCTCTGTCACGAGGTCGGCACGCTCCAGGACGTGGGCCTCATCAACGACCAGATCTCCGGTGCCCTGCACCCGGACAACCCTTTGAAGTGGGGTGTGTTCAAGGCGCTGGAGAACAGCAACGGCGCGGAGGTGAAGTACACCTCTGTCTGCGACCCCGACGATGACGAGTCGTGGGCGGACGTGCTGGAACTGCTGCTCGGGCGTGACGACGTCTACGGCCTCGTGCCGCTGACCCGCCGCCGCGTGCCGCTCGACCTGTACGCCGCGCACGTCAAGGCGATGTCCAGCCCCGAGCAGGGCCTGTGGCGCGTCCTGTGGGTCAACCAGGAAGGCATCCCGGAGATCCCGGTGGTGTCGGCCGGTTCGACCGTCCAGGGACACGTCGAGGCCACCACCTCGGACGGCGAACACGCCCTGGGTGTCGTCAGCGATGATGCGTTGACCTCGGGCAGCCAGTACACCATTCTGCGCTGCACCAGCGGCAACGCGGACTTCATCGCCAACGGCGTGCAGGCCGGCGACGTCGTGCGGATGCTCTACACCGGCGACGGCTTCGGCAACGAAGAGTACAGCGAATACCTGGTGGACGAGGTGCAGGCCGAAGACCAGCTGCGGTTGCTAACCGGCCCCGACGCGCCGATCAGCGTGGCTGCCAAGTTCGAGGTTTGGCGGAACTTGACGGCGACCGAAGAGGCCGACGAGATCGCACGCAACTCCGGGGCCTGGGGCGACCGGCGCATCCGGTCCACCTGGCCCGACCGGATCGAGTCGGCCGGCACGGTGATGGAAGGCTACTTCCTCAACGCCGCGCTCGCCGGGCTGCGTTCCGGCGTGCTGCCACACCAAGGTATGACGCACCTGGAGATCGTCGGCTTCACGGACGTTCCGCGGTCGACCAGCAAGTTCAACCGGGCGCAGCTGGACACCCTGGCCCTGGGCGGCACCTGGGTCGTCACGCAGGATCTGCGCGGGCTGGAAACGGACCTCGGCCAGATCTTCTCCCGGCACGCGCTGACGACGGGCGGCTACAGCGACATCAACCAGCGGGAAGAAATGCTGACGGCAAACGTCGACAGCATCAGCTACCGCTTCAAAGACCACTTCAAGCCCTTCATCGGCGTGACGAACGTCACGCCGGTCATCCAGAAGCGGTTGCAAGTGGAAGTGGAAAACCTGGTCGAGGTGCTCAAGACGGAAGCGGAAACGCAAAACTTGGGCGGCCAGCTGATCTCGGGCACCATCGTCGAGCTTCGTCCGCACCTGACGCTGCTCGACCGCTACGTTCTCAAAATGAACATCGTGGTGCCCTATCCGTTCAACAACTTCGAGATCCACCTGATGATCTAAGCATCAGGTAGCGAAGCACCAGCCCCGGGGCCTGGACGGCCCCGGGGTGTCTCAATCCTAACAAGGAAGCCGCTGCGGGCCTGGTAAACCGCGGCTAAACCGCACGGAGGTTTCTCGAAATGGCAGACGTGTATACGAAAGCCGAAGTCGATTTCGGCGGGGCCATGACGGCCGAAAAGGGCATCGTCGTGCAGTTCGGTGTGCTGCTCCAGAACATCCAGCTGCAATACAGTCAGAACGTGACCCGGCTCTACGAGTTGGGCAAGGCCGGCGGGAAGACGAAGGTCTACTACGTCTCCGGCCGGTCGCAGGGACAGGCCACGCTCGCGCACGTCATCGGGCCGGGCGATCAGGTCAAGCAGTTCTACGAAAAGTACGGTGACGTTTGTCAAGCCGACGTCAACTCGCTCGATCTGGACGTCGAGCCGAACACCTGCGCCGCGAAGGGCGGCCCTTCCATCAAGTCGTGGAAGTGCAAGTATTGCGTCCTCATCAACGTCGGCATGTCCGTGGCCGCGCAGGACTTCGTCATCAACACGCAGGGTACGGTCATGTTCTCCGGCCTGGAAGTCAACTAACCAGGCACGCCGCGCAGTCATAGGCTAAAAGCCAGATTTTGGATCGGGGCCGGGGGTGACCCCGGCCCCTTTCCCAGGGCCAGCGAGCCCATAACCGTACCGAAAGGTGCTAACATGTCGTACGAGCACGAACACGAGGGGGCGAGGCCCCCTGGTGTCTCCGGGCAACCAGCCGACCGCCGCGTCCTCGAACTCGACGAGGCCCTCCGCGGCGTCGAAGCCGGGCTGGCGGGTATCGGCGGCGCTGCGGCGATGGCTGATCCCACCCGCGCCGTCCACTCCCGCATGCAAAGCCTCGGCTACCCGGGCCACTGGACCCGCGGCATGGTCGTGCAGTCGATCCCCTACCTCAACTGGTACAAGGTGCAGTGCGGCGACGGCTACGGCTGGGTGTCCTGCTGCAAAGCCGACACCAGTTCGCAGAGCCCGCTGGGCGTCCGCACCACCAGCCCGTTGCCACCGGGCAGCCTGGTCCTGGTGTTCATCCCCAAGGGCCTGGGCGTCGGTTTCATCGCTGGCTCCATCCCGCCGGTCATCTACAAGGGCCAGATCCTCTGCCCCGACTGGATCGTCCAGGGCGGCATGTCGGGGATGAAACACGAAGAGATCCATAAGTTCCCCGTCAAGAGTCTCTACAAGATGGGCGGCGTGCTGGACTTCTCCCAGCACAAGCCGATGGACGCCACGGCGTTCGAGCACGGCTGGATCACGCCAACCGGCGTGGCCGTTACCGTCGACGATTTCTATGCGCAGTTCCGCGTCCACGAGATGTGCGGCCTGTTTCTGTCGTGGTTCGACTCCTGGTGTCGCCTGGCCGGCATTAACCTACGGATCGAGTCGTCCGTTCACGAGGAGGAAGGCTACGACGACGAGATGGAGGCCCGCCATTTCAAGGGGGTGGCCCTCTACCCCTGGGAGGCCCTGGGCCTCTACAAGGAAGGTACGGACTTCACCAAGGAGAACGACGACAAAGAGGTCCAGTACGACAAGCCGGTGGGCAAGGTCGACCTGCCGCCTGGTGAAGAAGACCTCCAGCCCTGTTACCGCTGGCAGGAGTTCGGCGGCTACCTGGGCCAGGGGCACACCCGCATCCTCATGAAGCCTGGCCGCGACAGCGGCAAGCGGAAGTACCAGGACAGCGGCAACCCGCCCGACGAGGGCCTGTTCCGCGAACACGTCGCCGCAGATGGCAGCTATTCGGCGATCTCAGCCAAGCGCTTCATCATCGGCAAGCGCGGCAAGCAAGTCGTGCCCTTCCAGGTCAAGCTACCCGAAGACCAGAACGGCGACGACGCCGAGAAGGGCAACTACAAGTTCTCTGGCAAAGAGGGCGGCGGCGAGGAACACAAGATCAAGGACATCCAGGTCACTGGCGAGTGGAAGCACATGCGGAAGGCCGCGGCGGTCTACGACGTCATGGCCTACGTCGTCAACTGGCAAGCGCTGCACCCGTTCCATTATCACAAGCTCGACTATGTCACCAAGCAGGAACGCGACCTGACCAGGACGTCACGCATCCAGGAAAACATCAGCTTCGGCGAACTGGCCAGCCAGCCGTTCATCCGCGACGCGCAGCCGAAGAAGATCAAGATCGACGACCGCTACGGCGACGTCGACTATTTCGAGCGCGAGAGCTTCCTGTGCTTTCACGACGACGGCACGGTCCAGCTAGCAGCCGGCTGCGGTGAGCAAATCCTCCTGGGCGGCGGCGATGTCGAGATCAGCGCGCCGGGTAAAGTCAAACTGCTGCCCGGCACAGAACTGATCGCCTTTGCCAGCCAGATGTGTTTTCGCTCGAAAGGCTCCATCGACTTCTCCAGCAGCAACGGCGACTTCCGGGCCAAGGCCGACAAAAACATGCAGTTCCTGTCAGGCAACGGCGGGCGCGGCGGCATGCTGTTCCACTCCAAAGGCGCGGGGGACCAGCAACAGTACCAACAGCGCTACGGCGAAGACGTGCAGTCCGCCGGCATCGTACTCAAGTCCGAGCAAGGCGTGTGTGCCATTGAAGGTAAGAACATCTACCTGCGGACGGGTGGAGCCGACCTGGGCACGGGCGACATTATCATCGACGCCAACAAAGGCCGCAACAAATGCTACATCTACGCCAGCCCGTTCAACGTGTTCACCAACCAGGCGGTGGAGTTCTTCTTCGGGCCGCAAGACGAGACGAGTAACGTCCGCAAGCTGTATCATTTCGGCGAACAGAACTGCATCATGGACGAAGTCAAACTGCTGGTCGGCGGCAAAATCATCAGCTACAAGGATGGCGGCGTCATCATTGAAGGTGGCTGCTACGGCACCAAGGCGTTCGCTACGGCGGGCGTCATGGCAGACAAGAAGGGCATGTTCCTCGGCAAAGTGCCTGGTGGTTTCGGGGCGTCGATCTCGACTATCTGCGCGGCTATTGCCGGCATTGTGCCACTGCTGCGCTTCTCTGGCACCATTAAGCACCAGACGACCTTCCCTCAGAAGTGGTATTTGCCGATGATGCCAGGGAACACGCAAACCATCGAACAGATGGAGTTCTCGTTCCGCGACCCGCCCGGTCAGAACGGTAAGCAGTACGGCACGCAGCAGTTGAAGTGGCCCGAGACGCGCTGGCAGACGATGGCGCGCCTGGGCATGGGCTCTGGCGGTTCGCCCTGGAGCGAAACACCCGTAGTGACCCAGGGCACCCCGACCTATCCGTACCCGGGCAAGAATAAATGGCTGGAGGACTCACAGGTCTTCCTGCAACTCAGCAGCCTCAGAATGTTTGACGCGGGCCAAGGCATCGACCAGGATCGGCCAGGCCCGTACGAAGACCCAAGGATCGGCGACTGGACGAACGTCCCGATGGCGTCCGGTTACAAACTCATCCGCTAGAAGGAGCTAGACGTGGCAAAGGACATCGACCTGGCCTCTTTGAGAAAGCAGCAGGCCAAAGAGAAGCAAGAAACCCTTCTGGCTCGCGCGACGGGCAAGAAGCTCATTCAGCCGCCGCCGCCGGCAAAACCGATGGCCGCAGGTACGACTGGCAGGCCGCCGTTGCCGGAAGGCAAAGTCGTCGGCGCGATTGCCCCGTCGAGTCTGACGGCAAACGAGCGGCAAGCCCTGGAGAACGTAGGCTGGACCGAGGACATCCCGATCCCGGAAAACATGGCGGAACTATTCGAGGGGTTGAAGGCGCAGAAAGCGAGCGAGGCCGACCAGGTTACGCTGCCCATCGACCCGCGCACGCCGCCGCTCAAGATACCCGAGCCCGTGCCGCTCGCCAAACTGTCGCGCAAAGAAGCCGAGGACGCCGGCATTTTCGATGCCATGAAGTCGGCCGTGCAGACGTTCCAGGAGCGCAAGGAAGCCGAAAACGAAGAGAAGCTAAATGCGATGCGCTTCATGAAGGTAGCCGGGCTCCGCGAGGGCCAAGCCGCTGTCAAACAGGCTCAGGCTTACCGCGAACAGAAAGCAGCCGAGCAACTGCAAGACCCAGAGATCGTTGACGACCGCCCAGCCCCCAGCGCCAGGCCGCGGCCGGCGATTCAACCCAAGCGGCCGGGGCCAACCGCCCCACTGCCACCGGCGCGCGAGGCCCCGATTATCCGGGAGGAGGAGCCCGAACCAGAGACGGCGCCCGAACCGCAGGCGGCCCCGGCTGCGGCGCCCTCGGACACCGGCGCGGACTTGCATCTGTCGCACTGCCCACATTGCGACTGGCCGCTGCACATGCCGGGGATCGAGGAACCACCCTACGCCGACAAGATGTCCTTCCTGCACACGCTGCTCGGCCGGCAGTGCTGGGTCAAAGAAGTGCCGCTGCTCGGCGGCAACATTACGGTCACGTTCCGCACGATCACCGTGCGCGAACTCGACGTCATCTACGCTCAGGCGTATCGGGACCGTCAGAAGAACCCGGACCTGGAAGAAGTCGACTTCTGGGAGAAAGTCAACCGTTACCGACTGTTCCTCCAGATCGTGCAGTTCCGCAGCGACGGCCCCAACGGCTTCCTCCAGGACATGCCGGACGGGCTATCCAAAGCCAGCAACGAGGAGGCGTCAGCCTGGTGGTGGAAAGATGAAGACGATGCCTTACTGACGGACGGCGAGACGCCGCTGCCCGACGTCGAGCGCTGGATCATCGGCAACATCCTCAAGACCGAAGCAATCTTCCGTATCGTCAACAACGCCTGCAACAACTTCAACCGCATGGTTGCTAAACTGGAGGCAATGGCGGATAACTCGGATTTTTGGAAACCGACCGAGGGGCAGTCCTAACGGTACGGGCTTGCGCACGCGGCGTTGTCGATTTCGCGCGGGCGCGGGTCCGAGACGTTAGCTGGTGGCGGCGGTCGAACGCCTTGATCCGGGCGATGGCTCGGGACGACGAGCTTCGAGGACTGCGGGCGGCGTTCGACTTCCAATGCGCCTTGGTCGGCAACGGGAACCTCAAGGAAGAAAGTTTCACAGACGCGCAACGGCGAGCCAAGGAAGTCTTCAACGACATCCTCAACACGCTGAACCCCTGGGCGGCGAAATCGCTCGAACAGGTGCGCGAGGACGAACTCAACGCGCTCATTCGCCTGTATCACGACACCATTGGCGACCCGGACGACCCCGAGCTACGAGCGAAGTGGGAAGCCAATCGTCTCGCTTGTGAAGCCGAACGACGCGAGGCGCGCAAGCAGAAGGAGACGGAAGAAGAGAGAATCGACCGCCTGCTGCGTCAGCGGGAAGCGGAGCGGGTGCGGGTCAACGAACTGATCCGCGACAACAGCCGGTAGGAGGCAGGGATGCCGCAATCGACCGCAATGCTGGCCAACATGGGGGCAGGCTACGTCCCGCTCGCCCAGGGCTCCGAGCACAGCCGCCGCATGCCGTTCGAGGGGCTCCCCCTTATCGGCGGCCAGGGCGGCCTGTTCGGTCAGGTAGCGAGCATGGCTGCGGCCCCGCCGCTCATGCACATGATGGGCGGCGTCGGTATGGTGCCAATGGGTGTCGGGCACGACCAAAACGTCTACGACCGCCTGATGAACCAGCGCTACACGGCCATGCAGATGCAGGCCATGCAGAAGGCTGCCGAGTCTGACCGCGAGGGCTTCTACAAGAGCTTCCGCGGCCTGGCTGCGGTCACCGGCACGCCCTTCGGCGCCCAGCAGCGCGCGGCGGCGAACCAGCTGGCCCACCTGGGCACGATGGCCGCGCCCATGATGGCCGAGATGATGCCAGACTTCCTCGATCAGATGGGCGGCCTGCGCGGCTCGGCCACGGTCATGTCCAAGCGCATGATGGACGCCGGGCGTTACCGGCTCGACCCGGTCACAGGCCGCATGGGGATGTCCGGCGAGTCAGTCGGCAGGCAGGCGCAGCAACTCTTTGGCGATCTCTACTCGCCCGACCAGGCGCACCGCATGCAAGGCGTCTCGGCAGGTCAAGCCGGGGCCTTGTTCCACGAACTCCAGATGCGCGGCATGGTCGGCACAGCGGCCTCCGAGAGCCGTTTTGCCGGTGTGCGCGGCGACGACCCACGGGCACAGACGCTCCGCGCCCTGGAACAGATGCGCGGCTTCGCTCCCAACGATCTCAAGAAAGCGGCCTCTGACGCTAAGGTCGACATCAGCAAGGGCCTGGGGAACCTGAGCCCCGAAGACATCGACAAGCTGAACCTCAACCCGACCGTGGCAGACAAACTTCGCAGCTTCGACGGCGACCGCATCAAGCGCTCGCTGCGCAGTTACGTCGGCGCCGTCTCGGCCATGCGGGACATCTTCGGGGACATGGGCAGGCCCAACGCGCCCATGCAGGAACTGCTTGCCGGACTTGAGGCCCTCACGGGCGGTGCGATGGCGCAGATAGACCCGGCGCGCCTGGGGACGATGGCCAGGCAGACCTACAACCTGGCCAAGCAAACCGGCGTCTCCCTGGACAACGCCCTGATGGTGCAGCAGCACGCCCAATCCAAGGCACAGTCGATGGGCCTGGAACCGATCTTTGGCGTCCAGGCTGCTCAGGGTGCCCTGGGTTTTGGTGGGGCCTACCGCGCCCAAGGACACGCGGCGCACACGGCCTGGGGGGCGTTCAACGCGGACCAGGCCCAGCAGATGGATGCGAACTTGCGCGTCCAGGCGTCCGGCTCGCACCTGGCAAACCGCATGGGGGCGGCGATCCGCATGTCGGAAATGGCTGGCGGGTTCGCCGTCGACTCAGATGCGGCCAAATACGTCCAGGCCGTCAAGGGCGGCCTCAATCAGTGGAAAGATGCCAGCGGGCAGATGCGCAGCGTGGCCATCTCGGATGCCGAGTTCACCAGGATCTTCTCCTCGTCCAAAGGCCAGGACGGCCGTGCTACGGGCCTGTCGCAGGGCGATGCTTTCGCGGCCCTGGGCCAGCGGCACGAGAACCGCGAGCAGATCGAGCGGCACCGCCTGGGCGACATTGCCCGGCGCGCCCAGGGCGACGAACTGAACAATTTCGTTGGTCACCGCATGCAGGAGACGATGTTCACCAGGCTGCGCGAGCACCTCGTCAACCAGGGCATGTCGGCCCAGGAAGCGTCGGTCGCCGCGCGCTCGGCGGCTTCGGCGGTCGGGCAGAGCGTGACACGGCGGGCAATGGGCATGTCCACGTCCGAGTTCGCCGACGCGGCCACACGCAACCGTAACATCGCCGAGATCATGGAGGAGGAACTGACCGGCCAGGGCATGGGGGACGTGCTGCAAAGTATGGACCCAGCACAGCGGCAGCGCTTCCTGGCGCAGACTGCCGAGCGCTTCTACGGCTCGGCCAACCGAGCGATCCAGACAAGCTCTTTCCGAGCCTTCGGCAACCTCCAAAACGTCCACCGCCTCAACAACACCGCGACGCTCGACGAGGCTGATCGGCAACAGATGCAGGCGCGCCACCGGGCCGAGATGCAGGAGGCGCTGGCGCCTCTGGGCCAGGGCACGATCCTGTCGCGGGCCGTTGATGCCCTCCAGCATGCACGCCCTGACGACCCGCAGGCCCTCCAGAAGGTGCTGGCGCAAGCAATGGGCGGTGTCCGCAACGAAGACATCAACCGCGCCCTGATCCCGCAGATGCGCAAAGTGCAAGAACAAAAAGAGCGGGTCGAGAAGCTCCAGGAGGACGTCGCCAAAGAGTCGGACAGCGAGCAGAAACAGAAGCTGATGGAGCAGCTGAACACAGCCCGCCGCGAGCTATCGGCGCAGGCAAAGGGCCTGGCGCAGCTGGGCGAGCAGCACGGCATGTACGCCACGGACAGCCTGGGGTCCGAAGATATGCGGCGGGTCGACCGCACCACCCGCGACGTCATGACAGCCCAGAACGACATCGTCGGGCTACGCGGCAACTTCGGCGGCCAGGTAGACGAGAAGGACATCGCGGCAGCCAGGGCCAAGTACGGCGGCAAGGCGGTCAGCGCCACCGAAGCAGCGGCGGTCATCCTGGCCCGCCGGCAGCAAGACGTCGACAAGGCCAAGAACTACGCGCTGTCGGAGGAGCGGCTTGCCGGGCTTGAAGCGCAGGGCGCCGCGGCCGACCCGGCAAGCCTGGCCGAAGCCAAGAAGCAGCGCGACGAACTCAAGAAGGCCCTGGGTGGCGAACTGGCCGGGCTGCTCACTGGCTTAATGGGCCAGGTAAAGGCGCAGGCCACCGGCATGAACGACATGCAGGCTCGCGCGGCAGCAGTGGGCCTGATGCAGGCTAACGTCGGCAACATCGGCGAGGCCGCTGTCAAAAAGGAGATGGGCGGACTAACACTGCGCGACGACGGCGAGGTCCGCGCCCTGATTCGCACGCAGCGGCGCATGACCCCCTACCGAGCGAGCCAGGAGGAAGTTCAGAAGTACCTCGGCGAACACAAAGACATGACCGAGCGCGAGGCCCGAGACATTCTCAACATGCGGCTGCGCGCCAAGCGGCTCGGCATCCGCGAAGACGAGGTCGATTTCGAGAAGATCAAGAACCCGGAGGAACTGGAGCGGAAGCTGTCGGACGCTTTCGCGGCTCGTGCCCGCAAGAACTTCGAGGTCACGGACAAAGACCGTGAAGAGTTCCGCAAAGCCAACCCGGCGCTCAAAGACCCCACGGGCGAGCAGATTACGCAGTTCATGGAGAACAACCCTGAGTACGCCGGCAAGCCCGATGAGGCCAAGAAGGCCATGCTCGACCGCGTCATCCGCATGGGTCGGCAGTCCGAACATCGGCAACGGATGGCGGCTTTCTGGGGCTCGGCCGAGGGCGGGGCTTTCCGCGAGACGGTCGACATGGCAGGCCAGGACGTCGACAACGTTGCCAGCCGCCTGATTCAGACGCCGCACATGGTCCAGCGCCTAGGCACCCGGGCTATCGAGTACCAGGAGAAACTGTCCGGCGGCCAGCAGCGGCTGCGGGAACTGGCGCTCTACCACACGTCTGGCGACATGGGCCGGCTCATGGCCGGCGACTACAACATTGACCGCTCCAATAAAGGCGGCCAGGAGTCCGCCGAGCGCGTGGCAGCAGAGGTCACCCAGATCCAGCGCGACCAGCGGCGGATCATCGAAGAACTCCGCGAGCAGGAGGGACGTTCCGGCCGGCAGTTCCGCCTGGGCAGCGAGGACGAAGCGCGCAAGGCCCTGGGCCTGCCGGCGTACAACCTGTCTCCAGAGATGCGCAGCCGCGTCCGCGAACGTGCTGGCGAGTTGGGCACCGAGGAGAACGCCCGCACGCTGCTGGGGATCGACAAGAACGCTACCAACCTCAGTGAGTTCCAGAAAGCCAAGATCGCAGGCGCACGTTTCGGGGCCGGCAACGAAGAGGAGGTCATTGGCACCTACGGCCGCGAACGCTGGGAGCAGCTGAGCCCAGGTGAGCGGCAGGCGATGATGCAGAAGATGCGCACGGGCGTCGCTAGCAAAGAAGAGGCGATGAAGCTGCTGGGCATCACTGACGACCAACTCAAGAACGACCCCACCGGCGAATACGCCCAGCGGCTCCAGGCAGTCATGGTCGGCCTCCAGACCGACGCGCACGGCCGGCAGCTGGCCGGCATCGACCAGAACGCGCAACTCACGGACAAAGGCAAGGACGCCGTGCGGGCCATGCGCCAGGGTATCGCCAGCGAAGACTGGGCGCGCAGCCGCATGGGTCTGGCTGCCGACAACCTCTCGCCTGAGCAGCGCGCGAAGGTGTTGGAGTTCCGGGAGAAAGCGGGCAACGAGGAAGAAGCTCGGCGTCTGCTCAAACTCGGCGACAAGAAAGCGATGACAGACGAGCAGGGCAAGAACGTCACCCGCATCATCGAAGGGGCCAAGACCCAGGGCGAGGCCATGCGTGTCCTCGGCCTGAGCGGCAGCTACGCCAACCTCAAAGACGCGGACAAACTTCGCGTAGACGCCGCGCAGCGCGGCCTGGGTAGCAAGGAGCACGCTGCCAAGATGCTCGGCCTGGCCGACAAACTGTCGGCCGGTACGCTCTCCAAGGACGACGAGGAGCGGATCGCTGCGGCCCAGAAGCGCCTGGGCACGTCGGCTAACGCCATGATCGTCATGGGCCTCGACCCGGCCCAAACCATGACCAAGGAGGAGAGCGACCGGCTGCGCCAGGCGACCTACGACGTCAGCGTCGCGCGCCGCCTCAAACCGGAAGACGATACGGCCATCGGCAAGCTGGAGCAAAGCGAGAACCGGCTCAAGCGGATCGCCGAATCGCGCGGGTTGAAAGTGGAAGACCTGGAGAAGGCGGCGACTGGCGACAAGAAGTTCGAGCTGTCCAAGGAAGAGGGCGAGCGGCTGGAGAAGGCCAAGCGCGAACACGGTACGGCCAGTCGGGCACATTCACAGCTGACCGCCCGCGCGGCCAACCTGCGGCGCAGCATTGCCACCCTGGGCGACGACGTTTCCGACGACGCGAAGAACAAGCGCCGGCAGGCCCTGCGAGACAGTTTGGCCTCGACCGAAAAAGAGATTCAAGACGCCGAGGGGCGCAAGAAAGCTGCCGAGACGTCCGTGGAAGCCGACGCGAAAGCCCGCGGCGTCTCGGTGCAGGACTACCTGCGCAACAAGGGCTTCGTCAGCGAGTCGGCCCGCGAAGAGGCCAAGCGCGCTGTCAAGGAGCGCGACGAGAACAAGAAGGCCGTCGACGAACTGGCCAAGTCGCTCGGCGTAAAGCCCGAAGACCTGGCCGGCGCTACCGGGGTCACGAAACGGCTCGAAGAGGCCCAGAAGGAAGCGGCCCGCCGCGAGAACATGAACCCGCAGGACGTGGCTAAAGGCGTGCTCGAAGCCTACGGGTTCACCCCTGGCGCCGAACCAAGCGCAACGCAGAAGGAACTCGGTGCGCTCATGGGCAGCACCCGGGGCAAGGCCCTGGGGCAGCGCATGCTGGACACCAGCAAGACGCTCAGCGACCGTGCTGGCAAGGTCCACCCCGGCGCCAAAGGCACCGAGGGCGTGGACACAATGGCGCAGCAGTATTTCGACGTCATGGGCACGAAGGACGAGAAAGCGAAGGCCGAGAAGCTCAAGAAGTTTCAGGAGACGTACGGCTTCGACTCGTCGCACGGTCGGCTTACGGGTCAGGGCGCCGAGGACTGGCGGAAGTTCGAGCAGGCGATGCAGTTTCAGCAGCAAACGGGCCTGCTCAAGTTCGGCCGCGACCGCAGCAGTCACCGCAGCCTCAACCGCGAGGAAGACCTGCTCAACATCTACCGCCAAGCGATGCAGGGTGGGCAGGCCGAACAGCGGCAGCTGGACCCGAACTCCGGTCAGCCGCAGCAAATGCAGATCTCCTTCAACAACCCGGTACGGATCGACCTGCAAGGTCGGACGATGGACATGCCCGGAGCCACCGGCGGCGGGCGGAACTACGTCCCGCCAGGAGGAACGTAATGCCGATTGTCTTCAAGGCCGCACCGGGCTCGGTAGTAGCGCTGGACGACCCGGCGACGCAGTGCCAGGCCAGGTTCGAGACGAACCCCCCGATCACCTTCGATTCGGAGATGAGCATCGTCACGCGCTTGACGGTCAATCAGCAGGTCAACGTGCAGTTCCTGCACACCCTTGGCGCGCTCATCTACATCTACGTCTTCGGCGACCGCATGGGGCAGATTGGGCTATCGGGCCTGGCTTTCTCCTGCGACTGTACCGGCTCTGACGTCGGGGCCGACAAGATTCTCCAGTGGTACTCCCGGAACCGGGTGTCCAAGAAGAAAGACCCGGTGCAGATCACGATTGGCTCCACCACGCTCGAAGGTTTTGTGGTCAACTGTACCGAGGACGTAGTGGACCCGTCGCTGCGCCTGGTGCAGTGGGGCGTCAACATGGCTGCCTTGCCGGAGGACTGAGATGCTGAACCACGCCAGGACGCTTTTGATGAACGTCGACGGCGACGCGACCCCGCTCGACGATTACCCGGGCGAGGAGGCCATCGACCCCGGCTTTCGTGCGGTCAACCTGCCGACCGCGCTGGACACGGTACGGTCGGTCATCTTCGGCACCGATCCCGACCGGCTCATGCTCAACTACCGCTGCCGGCAGCTGCTGACCCTGCTGCACAGTACGCCGCTGGTCGAGTACGTCTACGCCCTGGACCCGCGAGTGACCTACGATTTTGCCGACGACGCCTTCATCGCCGAAGACGCTTTCAAGCCGCGTGTCGTCAAAGTGAGCGGGCCGGAAACCGCCGTGCTGACGTTCACTGGCAAGCCCGCCAACCCAGACATCACTGGCCGCTGCCGCTATATTTTCAACGTCGACGTACCGACGTCCGAGTCTGTCGCCGTCGATAGGCTCACGCCCAAGATCCCAAAAGTGGTTTATAACTTGGAGGTGCCCAACGGCCTGTCGAACGCGATACCGCTCATGGGCAGCGGTTACTCCTGCCGGATCAACACGGATGTCGTCGGGCAGCTGTACCGCGTCGAAGTTGCCAACCGCCCGCAGCGCGACTTGGGGCAGATTGCGGCCAACCTGGGCGTCGTCGGCGAGCCGGTCACGCTGACGCTGTTCGGACTGGAACGCACGGAACCCTGGAGAACCTTTCGGAACCTTTGGGAACAGAAGCTCGAACTGCCGCTCAAACTGGGTGGCCTGCTCTGTGCGCTGATCTATCGCACAGAAGACCGGAGGCTCGGACGTGGGTAAGAACTACATCTATTCGGACCTGTCGGTCAAAAACGCGCTGGTGCTGGACATCGAAGGGACGCAGTACGAGGTGTCCCAGATGTCCATGTCCTGGGCGGCGAACGAGGTGCCGACTGCCGTGTGCATGCTGGCCGTGGGCCGCGACGTCCGCACACAACAGCCCGCCAAGATCCACAGTGCTGCCAGCCACCAGCACATGAAAAAGGCCAAGATCACTTTCAACCCGCAGAAGGAGTACAGCCTCAGCGCCCAGTGGCCTGGCCAGGCCACGATCTTTGACGGCTTTTTCGTCGGCTTCGCCTACCGCAAGATCTCCGGCAAGGTCTGCGTCGTCGCCAACCTGATCCACTGGCTGGCGGCCCTGACCTTTTCCAGCTGCCTCAACAAGGCCAGCCACGTCAGCAACCCGACCTCGCTGGCCGCAGCGGCCGTGACCTCGGCGCTCGGAGCCGGCGGCGGCGAGGGCTGTTTCGTCAGCGACCTGGTCGGCGCGCAGATAGCGGGCGACGCTGTCGCCGCGGACCTGTGGAAGGCGATCTCGAAGATCTTCTGCGAGTTCGCCAAGATCGAGACGATGCCGCCGGCCCAGGAAGGTGAGTGCGCCGGTGACGGCGACCTGGCCACCAACCAGGGCGCCTTGGAAGCCCTCCAGAAGATCGAGGGCTCTGACTGCGGCGGCGCAGGCAAGTATTACAAACCGCTGGCAATCCAGGACAGCTTCGGCGAACTGACGGACGGTATCGCCAAAGCCCTCGGCACCGAGATGGTCGAGTCCTACGCCACCTTCTCTTTCTGGGACAAGCTGATCGGGCAGTTCTGCCCCAGCTACGGCATGGCGGTCGTACCGCGCGTGGACTCGGCCGTAGTCGTCGCCGATACGCCGGCCTACAACGGCGGTGTGTGGAAAGAACTGGAGCCCGACGAGTACGACTCCTTCGACATGACGGCGGAGTTGAGCCGGCCCCTCCAGGCGGTGGTCGTCATCGCCGGCTGGGAGAGTCAAACGCTGGAAGGGCAGCAAGAGCCTACGGCCTCGCCGCTGATTGGCGGCTGCTATGCCTCCGACGCGGTCAAGCCCGGCGACGGCCTGCGCATGTACATCGCCCCGCCGCCCTGGCTGCGCAACCTGCACATGCTATCCGCGTACGCGGGGCATTCCTCCGGTGTCAGCCAGAACGCCCCGAGCAAAACCGGCACGACGCCCAACGCGACGCCGCCGGACCCGGATAAGCGCACCCCTGGAGCCTTCGGGCAGCAAGCCAACGGTTTCTACGACAAGTACGCGCACACGTTCTTCGTCAACCAGATGCTCCGTGGCCGCAGTGGGTCGGTTTCTGGTAAACTACGGTTCGACATTTGCCCGCTGTCCATTATTGAAGTGCTGCCTAGTTTCGAGCAGCACATCGGCGGCGAGGACCAGTTGGCCGTGACCGTCTACGGCTGCGTGCAGCGCGTGAGCATCGCCATCAACGCAGAGGCTGCGATGGCCGGGACGACTCTGGTGCTGAGCCACCTGCGGACGAGCGAAGAGAACAGTTCGGCGCGGACCAGCGCAGCCCAGCACCCACTGTTCGGCGCAGCCGTGTTCGAGGGGGCGCCGCTGGTCGACAAGTACGATCTCTAAGGAGACAACATGGACGACTTCTTGGAGCCAGATTTCGCGGAACCCTACAAGGCGTGGAAGGCAACGCCAGGCCCCGACACGAACGCTGGCATGCTCAAGGCACTGACGCCCACGATTGAGGGGGCCATCCGCACGCACGTCGGCGAGCCCAACCCGCTGCTGACCAGCCGAGCCCGTTTGATGGCTCTGGAGGGCCTCCAGGGCTACGACCCGACGCGGGGCCGCCTCCAGACGCACATGTACAACCACTTGCTGGGGCTCAAGCGGGCCAACCGACAGCAGACGACCATCCTCAAGGTGCCGGAGCGGATCTCGTTGGACCGCTACCACCTGGAGAACGCCACGAATGAACTGTCCAACGAACTCGGCCGCGAGCCCACGGACATGGAGATCGCCGACCGGGTCGGTTTCTCGCCGCGGCGGATCGCCCGCGTGCGCAGCTACAGCCCAGCCGTCGCCGAGGGCACCATCGACGAGTCCACGGAAGGCGGCGGCGTGATCGGTGGCGTCGAAGACCCGCTGCGAAGACAGCAGACCGCAGTGTACGATGTCGTCTACGACGAACTCGACACCTACCACCGGCAGATCATGGAGTTGGCCTTGGGCCTCAACGGCCGCCGACCACTCTCGAACCAACAGATCGCCCAGAAGATGAACCGCAGCCCCGGGGCCATCAGCCAGGCTAAGCTGCGCATCCAAAAGATGCTCGACGAGGTCAACGAACTCGGACTGAGGTAAGCAATGCCAGCACCCAACCCGTCGCCCAAAGCCAGTATGGACCCGAACTTCGAGAAGCGCGTCGAGGAACTCAAGGAGGCCGCTAAGCAGGAGGCCGTGGAGCGCAAGCTGGGCAAGCAAGTGAAGTGGTTCAGGCCCAAAGGCTGGACCGGCGGCGAGTTCGAGTACGAGCCCATGAGCCTGCCGTTCGACAGCAACAAGGCCAACCAGGACTACAAGAGCGCCGTTCAGAGTCCAGACTCGCCAGGCACCAGCGGTGACATCATCGCCACGCAGACAATGGCTGAGTGCCTGGCGGTCATGGAGCGCGGCTTCCGGCAGCGGCACACAATGCGGCGCTGTCGCGCGATGGCCCACCACCTGGGGCGGCGCAAGGGCCAGGGCGAGACACAGGGCGTCTTCGGCAACAACTACCTGGACTACCTGCGCAGCGTGATGAAACAGTCCAGCAAGAAGTGAGGACCGCATGGCCACCGTCGTCGACTACGAGAACCGGACTGCCGACCTGTCCGCCTTCCAGGGCGTGTTCCCGCATCTGCGTGGGCGTGAGCAGCTGCTGGCCCACGAACTGGTGCGGACCACGGACGGCGGCAGCCTGGTCACCGGCGTCCTCAAGGGTGTCCAGCGCTTCCTCGTCATCCTGCTGACGCCGCGCGGCTCGAAGCTCTACCGACCCTCCGAGGGCACCTTTTTCATGACCGAGGCGCGGTTGGGGGCCTGGCGTACCCCGGCAGACGTCTCGACGGCGTTCTACGCCGCCCGCCTGCTAGCGGCCCGCCAGATGCGTGAAGTCGAACTGACCACGGACCCGCCCGACGAACGCTATGGTGTGGCGACCCTGAACGGGGTTACCCTGGTGGCCGATAAGGTGTCGATTCGCGTGGACTACGAAAGTCTGGCCGGCACCAAGGTCACCGTGATAACCCCGATTCAGGTGCCGATCAAATGATTGCGGACCTCCTGACGGACCTGTACCAGCCGGAGGCGAAGATCATTAAACAACTGTACCAGCGCCACACGGATACCAGCGACCCAACGAAAGGTGACTGCTTTGCAACCTGCGTGGCGATGATCCTGGGTCTGCAACAAGACGAAGTACCTAACTTCTGCGGCATTGCGACGGACTGGTGGCCTGGGTTCCAGAAATGGTTAGAGGAGCGACACCTAGTCGCTATCGAGGTCAACCTGCCGCCTCCTCCCTGGAAAAACCTTGGGGCGCTGACACCAGGCGTGCCCGTCATCCTCACAGGTAAAAGCCCAAGGGGTGATTGGTTGCACTCGATTGTTGGCATGACGCGGTGGGATGAAGGGTTTGAGATACTCTACGACCCACACCCGGCTGGTGGCGGGTTTGATGGGCCACTCAAACATGTGCTGTTCTTTGCAGCGCTCAGACCAGACAAGGCAGGGAAGCCATGATCGAACTCCGGCCGTTCTCGCAGCTGAATCCCGACGACGTGGCCCAGCAGCACGCTGAGGCCCTCCAGCGCGTCCAGGAGGACAACCCCAAGCTGGACCTGCGTCGAGGCGTATTCGCCGACCTCCTGATATACTACCATTCGATCCTGGCAGGCCAGGGTCAGATGAACATCAAAGACTACTGGCGGGCGCGCAGCCTCCAGGCGATGGAGGCCGACCCGGACCTGGCCACGGCCGACCCAGACCTGGTCGGCGACGTGATTTCTAACTTCAACGTCGCCCGGCAACCAGGGGCCAAAGCAACAGGCGAGGTCACCATCGTCGTTACCGACAGCATCACGGTGACCATCGGCATCGGGGCTGTTTTCGAGGCCCAGGGCCTGCGTTTCATTACCACGCGCGTCTTCACTGGCAAAACCTCCGGCCGGATCGACGACCCCGGCGACCGTTTGCTCACTCAGACGGCAGACGGTAACTGGGCGTTCACCATCGAGGTCCAGGCCGAACAGGAAGGCGAGCAGTACCAGATCAAGAAGGACACGCTAATCGTACCGCTGGTGCTACCGCTCAACTATCGAACCTCGTTCGCCGCCAATGATTTCGAGGGCGGCTACCAGGCCGAGACGAACCAGGACTTGCTGCTGCGGCTCCAGGAAGGCGTAGCGGCGCGCGGCCTGGGCGGGCGCATCAACCAGACGGCCACGCTGCGCGCCGTCGAAGATTTCTCCAGAGTCATCGCCGTCTCCGTGGTCGGCTACGGGGACGCCGAGATGCTCCGCGACAAACACTGGGTTTTCCCGATCTCCGGCGGCGGCCGTGTCGATTGGTACGTCCGCAGCCAGGAAGAAGTGTTCCGCAAGAAACTGCTCAAAGAGGCCACGCTAATCTCCAAAACGGACAGCGGCGTCGGCACCTGGCAGGTTAGCATCGGCCGCGACGAGGCCCCTGGCTACTACGAGATCGACAACATCCGTCCCAAGGACTCCGGTAACGCAGTCGGCGGCTTCGAGATCCTGACGGACGAGCGCGTCGCCGACTTGACCGGCCCCGGGTTCGTCCCGGACGTCTTGGCGGACAGCGACGAGTGGGTCTACACCCGCTTCCAGGCCGGTGTCGTCCAGTTCGTCGATACCGTGCAGAGCGCTGCGGCCCTGGCGCTAGGAGCCAAGCGTGAGTACGAGCTAGAGGCCCGCTGTCTGCCTCTGGTCGCCGAGATCCAGGACACGTTCAGTACGCCGGACAGCCGACCCAAACCTTACGACTTGCTGGTCAAAGCCCCGGTGCCGTGTTTTCTCAACCTGACCTTCACTGTTTACAAGCGCTCCGGCGAGGCCGACCCGGACCTGGCAGCCATGAAAACGGCGCTATGTACGGAGGTCAACAGCGTTGGTTTCATAGGGCGGCTGTTCGCTAGCCAGCTGCACGACGTTATTCACGCTTATCTGCGGAACGACCAGACCGCTTCCGCCATCGACATGTTTGGGCGTATCCGGTATCCTAGTGGTGAACCCGAATACGTCCGTGACAGCGAAAAACTCGAAGTACCGGACGACCCGGTAGCGCTGGTGAGTGCCAGGACGGTGCAGTTTTTCATCAGCCCCGAGGACATCAGTATCTCGGTCGAAACGTCTGTGCCGTCGAGTCTGTGACACAAGGAGGTGTACAGTGGTGGCGATGGCCAATCGTAAAGCGGTCGACCTGCTCGTTGGACACATGAGCAAGTCGACCCGCACCATGTCTCGCACGTTCCGGGCCTACGAGCCCGATGAGCGTGTCGCCAACTTTAGCCTCTCGTACCTCGACGCTTTCGGCTATCTCAAGAACGAGCTTGAGAAGTGGAAAGACATCACCCTGGGCGACATCGTCGAAGCGGTGAAAGACTTCCAGGGCATGTTCGGCCTGCGCAAGAGCGGCCAGGTGTGCGTGAAGACCGTGCGGGCGATGGAGATGCCGCGCTGCGGCTGCCCGGATCACGTCCGCCCGTGGCAGAACTACGCGGCCGTGCGCAACTTCGCCAGGGCCAACCTGGCCAAGTGGCAGAAAGACAACCTCAAGTACGGTATCCAGGATTACCTGCCGGGGCTCTCAAAACCAGATTTTGAGAGTATCATCTACCAGTCCTTCCAGGCGTGGTGCCGCTACGGCCACGTCCAGGTCGAGCCGGTGCGGATGAACGAGCGCCCCGACATTATCATCGCAACCGGCCGTGGGCGCCAGTCGAACTTCGACGGCCCCGGCGGTACGCTGGCGTGGGCTTACTTGCCCAACGGCAACGATCAGCAGCTGACAATGAAGTTCGACCTGGACGAGACGTGGACGCAAGACCCGACCATGCGCGGTGTTTTGCTCGACGCCGTCGCCAAGCACGAGTTCGGCCACCTGTTCGGGCTCGACCACAGTCGCGTCCAACAGGCACTCATGGCTGCCTACTACAACCCGGCGGTGCGGAACCCTCAGCAGAACGACGACATCCCTCGGTTCCAGGCCCGCTACGGCGTCAAGCAACCCGGCGACGACGGTGGCACGACCCCGCCTCCGTCTGGCAACAACCGCCGACTCATCCTTGAGGGAGTTTTCAGCGCCACGCTGGACGGTCAGAAGGTGGCGTAAGGAGGGCCGGTATGCGGCACCTCGTTCTCTTCCTGCTGCCGGTGCTAGCCAGCATTGCCCTGCTCGCACCGGCGCAGGAGGTCAGGCCCGTAACGCGCCCTGACCCTCCAGTCGAGAAACAGCCAGATCCGGCGATCGCGCGTCTCCGCGAAAGCGTCCAACCCGAGTTCCTTGAGTGGAGCCCGGACTACGTCGTGGAGCGCTGCGCCGAGTTCCTGGCCACGATCAACGAGAAAGACCGCTACCGCATTCGCCTGTTCAGCTTGGCCGACGTGCCCCGGCAGTACCTGCCGGCGGCCATCGCCGGTCTGTACTTCGGCACGAACAAAGTGGCCCGGGTGCCGTTCACCCAGGTTCCACGGCCAGTGCCGAACACGGACAACCGGATCTTCTGGGTTGACCTCTGCTGGTTCAACTGGAGCTATGAGGCGTGGGAGGCCGCGAGCGAGGAAGACCCGTACTTCCGTGAACCCATCGTCAGCAGTCACAACGAGGGCCTGAAATACCTCAAAGAACAAACGCGGGCCAACCCAGTCATCCGCGGTGACTGGTTCCTGTGGTACACCTTCGACAACACCGAGTTCCTGAAAGTCGGCGAGACGTTCAACGAGAAAGCGTTCTACTACCGCTTCCTCTACGCCAACGTCGAGTTCGAGCGCACGGTCGCCGAGAACGGCAAAACCGTCAAGAAAAAGGTGCGCGGTGTCGGCCCAGCCAACGCCCACGAGTTCCAGCAGGCATGGCTGGTCGAGTTCAGTCACCTGAAAGACTTTCCGACCGACATGGGTTTCATGGTGGACAAGCGTCGCTCGGGCGTGTCCTACGAGAACCGCATCGGTTGGCGGGTCCGCGGCAAGAACGGCAACTACTGGCGCACCTTCGACGTGCTGCGCTCGGTCGGCGACCAGGACTTCGTGGAGACGCCCTTCCCGAAGCTGTTCGATGCCGGCGAGCACATCTTCCAGGACGTGCGCGGCAACCAGGTTTACCACCTGACCAACGGGGCTGACAAGTCGACGGACATCGGCGACCCGCGTATCGTCCGTGACCATACCTCGGGCGCCCGCGTGCTGATGACCGCCGGGTCGTGCATCCATTGCCACGATACCGGCATCATCCCGTTCAAGAACGAACACCTGGTTCTGCAAGACATCGGCGACCAGCTGATGGCTTACGATAAGGCCCGAGCAGATCGCTTCAAACAGTTCTATCTCCAGGACCGGCGTATGAAGCTGGCCGTGGAGGAGGACCAGCGGAACTTCACGGAGTTCATCAAGGACTGCAACGGGCTGACACCGCAAGAAAACGCCACGCAGTTCAGCCGTATCCGCGGTTGGTACATGCAGGACGTGACGCTCAAGCAGGCCGCCCGCGAACTGGGTGCGGGGATCGAAGAGTTCTCGGACGCCATTGGTTACCAGGCGACCAAGGGCCGTCTAGGCCGCCTGGTACTGGACGGGCGGGCAATCCCGCGCTACACCTGGGAGCGCGGCGGCTTCCAGGAGGCCGGGCTGCTCTTGATTGAGTGGCGAAAAATGACGAAAATGGAACAAGATAAGCTCAAGGAAGGACGGCGTAACTACTAAGGAGGTCAGGGATGACCGGAGCGCTCTTTCTGGCCCTGGCGCTCACGCCGGGTCAACACTGTTACTCGCCTCGGCCGGTGTACGGGTACTACAACAACTACTACCCGCAGACCTACTACCAGCCGGCGCACCAGGCGTACTACCCGCAACACCAGCCGGTCTACCCGGCCCAGAAAGTTATCGCGCAAGATATTGCCGTGGCCCCGTTAATCGTTACGGTGCCCGTGGACTCGAAAGCGGTGCCGGTGCATGCGCACGGCTCGCCCTATTACTACTCGGCCAGCGACGCCTACCGCGAGAAGGCGTACCTCCGCGAAGTAATCCGCGAGGAACTGCGCGCCCTGGCTACCGGCAACGTGCCGCAGCAGAACACGCAGCCCGTACAACGGCAGCCGCAGCAGCAGGCGCAGCCGCCGGTCCAGCAGAACCAACCAGTCGTTGAACAGCAGCGCCTGGACGACGAGACGCCGATGGAGATCCAGACGCAAGTGCTGGCGGCCTACAACGGTACGGGCAAATGCGTCGAGTGCCACGGTGGCTCCGAGAAAGCGTCGGGGCGGCGTGGCCGCGAGTTCCGCCTGGTGCTGGACACAGAGAACGGACCACGGTTGGCATACCAACCGCCGGCCAAGCGTTGGGAGATCTACGGCATGGCCTCGGCCGGTGCAATGCCGCCGGCTGCCGCCAAAGACGCAGCCAAGGCGATGGAGACGAAGTTCCTGTCGATCATGCTCCAGTACGCCAGCTACAAGCCGCAGCAGTGATGGATGCAACTTACCTCGAAAGGAGTCCGGTTATGAGCAAGAAGATTTTCGGACTGGGCCTGCTGATTTTCGGACTGGCAAGCCTTTGTCTCGTAAGCGACGCGGACGCCCGCGGTGTCCTCAGTCAGAGGAGCCAGCGGACCACGATTACCAGCCGCAGCAACGGTTTCCGCGACGTGCAGCGGATTCAGACGACCACGCGCAGCGGGTTCCTGGGCCTGAACCGCCGGCAGGAGAGCCTCACGATCATCAACGGCAACCGCGGCTTCCAGGAGGTACGGTTCCAGGATCGCGGCAGGCTTGGGCGCAACCGCGTCGACGAGATTCGTTTCCAGACCGGCCCGGCCTATGTAAACCAGCAGCTGCTGATCGACAACCACGCACGGCAGCGGCTTTTGCTGAATCGGCAGCACAGCTTTACGCACGCCCCCAGGAACAACGTGGCGAACATTCGCTTTATTGACCGGGGGCCAGTGTACCTGAACGCACCGCCTATTACGCGGGCGGAGATCCGGCAGGAATATGTCTACCGGCAACCAGCACAGGTAATTGAGCGGGTGGAGGTCGCTCCGCAGACTGCGGCGGACTGTGACTGCGAGCAGGTCGGTAACGCTCAGTACCAGACGGAAGCTATCGTGACGCGGCGCTACACCTACAGCCCGCAGCTGGCGCTCGAACGACGGCAGTTCATGCAGCACCACTGCCGCTAAGCAAAGCGACACACGGACAACCCGGTTAAGGCCCTGGGGCGGGCGGGACAACCCGCCTGCCCCTTTTCTTTGGGAGGCACGGATGCCTAAAGCGATCCCCGTGGTGGACCCCAAGGATCAGGACAAGATCAACGGCTGGGCGGTCGAGTGCCCAGCCTGCGGGAACTGCCACGTTTTCGATCTGGTACGCTGGAAGTTCAACGGCGACGTCGAGAAGCCGACGTTCGCGCCGTCCATGTTGGTGCAGAGCGGACACTACTCGAAGTTTCACAAGCCCGGCGAAACGTGCTGGTGTGACTACAACAAAAAGAATCCCGACAACCCGGGTTTCGAGTGCAGCCGCTGCCACAGCTACCTGCGCGACGGCGTCTGGGAGTATCTGAACGACTCGACGCACGCGCTGAAAGGACAGAAGGTGCCCGCCCCGGACTGGAACTTGCCCCAACCCTAAAAAGTGGATTTTGGAACCATGCCGTACAAGTTCCCCGCTTCGGACCTCGATTCCGCCCAAACGCTGCTGGCCTCGGTCGGTGGCTTCTGGAACGGCGTCTACCAGGGTTCCTTCCTGGTCGAGAGCCTGCTCTACGCCCGCGCCCGGTTAGAGGAACAGACCCACCTCGACTTCCTGGAACTGCTGGCCTCGGTCAGCCGTTTCAAACTGCCGGTCTTCCATACGGACGTCTGGTACTTGCTGACGCTCAAAGAGAGCGAGCGGAACCAGGCCGAGGCCAACCTGGCTAAGTTCGACGGCACTTACACCTTCGAGAGCGGTATCGAGTACGACGTGCCGGTGGACACAGAGTTCCACGTTTGGCAACTGCCCGCGGGCTTAGTGAACTTCAACCTGGCGCTCAACCGTATCACGGCTTCCAGCGTTAGCCTGGCCAAAGGCGTCGATTACTTCCTCAAAGACGGGGCCGTCTGGTTCCGCCAGAACCCCTTCGAGAACGACTTGGTCGCCAAGCGCGAGGTCTTCGAGGACGGCGTCATCACCGACCGCGAATGCGGCCTGTGGCTCTATCGCGGGCAGTGGGACTGGGACGCGGTCTACACCCAGTTCTCCTACGCGCTGGGTATGAAACTCAAGTCCTCCCAGGCTGCCAAGGATCTCGTCAACGCGATCTTCGACGCCCTCACCCTGGGCTGCACCGACCGCTACCTCAACCGGGCCTTCTCGGCTGTCTGCGGCGTACCCTTGGCCAAGGGCGCGGAGACGGTCGAGCACACCTACACCGACCGCCGCGGCCTTTGGGTCGTAACGGACAAAAACGTCTATCGCTTCCACCAGGACGCCAACCTGCTTGTCGACGTCGGCGACGCCCTGGTCGAGGGCCAGGCGCTCACGGACGCCCTCCGCTTTTTCGAGTTCGGCCGCGGCCAGGTGCCCAGCGAGATCCGGGCGCTGTCGGTCGGCAAGGGTCTGCTAGCCGAAGGCTATTTCCAAGATCTCGTTTTCGAGAACAAAGAAGTCTCCACGGAGATCGACGAGGACCAGACCTGGACCCGCCTGACTTTCGAGGTCGGCGGTTTTCCGCTCGACGTGCAAAAGTTCTGGGACGACGTTCACCGCAAGGGCGTGGAGAGCGGACAGACCCTGGCCATGCTCCTGGACCGGCGGACCAACAAGACGGGCCAGCCCAAGGCGGCAGCGTTACCGCTGACGATCAACCCGCTGGGTTTCTTGCTCCAGAACGTGTTCCGCAACAACCTCTTTGTGGTCCTGATCCGAGCCAACTGCCTCGGCCCTGATGCCTTGGGGCTCCAGCATGCCCGTTTCCTGCGCCGGATTCTGCCGCCGCACACCTGCTGTATCGTGCTGGCGCAGCTAGAAGCGACCGATGAGGTTACTATGGACGGACCAGGAGATGAAACAACTCCCGGTTACGAGGAAGACCTGGGCGTCTTCCTGGGACTCACCAACACCGAAGAAGTCGAAGGCCCGGACCAGATCGAAGAAGAACTGCGTGTCTTCCAGATCAACGGCCGCTGCCAATAGCGAGGAGGGAGCCATGCTGGAGGTACTGCCGCTGCCCGAAGGCCGTGTCCGTATTCACCGCGTCCAGGAGTTCACCTTCCGCGACCGGGTACGGAACATGCTCCGGGAGCGCATACCTGACCCGGCCGCGGGTTATCGCCCGCACGGCTGGACCCCGTTGACCGACTTCGTGCCCAACGCCATCCTCTACGAGTGGGGAGCCGTCGTCGGCAACCTGCTGGCCAAGAAAGGGCAGCAGTACGGCATCGGCGGCATGTACATCGAGTTCGAGAACGTCGCCGACCCCGACGACGCCGTGGTAGAGCCGGATTTCTCACGCGACGCCGACCAGGGCATCGACTACTACAACGACCTGGGCGAAAGCCCTGACCGGGATTACCTGCGGGTGCCCCTGATCGCCGCCTATCTCCAGTCGAGCGACGAGACAAAGTACCCCAAAGGCAACGAGGTCGTTTTCTTCGCTCAGACCTCTGGCGTGGAAGGCGTCCACGGCAAGCCGTTCTCCGACGCCGACAACAGCAAAGCATTCGGCGGTGCTCTGGTGGCCTTCGTTGACGAGGCCGATCACACGCGCGATTTGGTCCTGAGCCGCTTCTACCTCGACTCAGGGAGTCAGCAGGTGAAGCTGCCCACATCCCAGATAGGTTACGAATGGCGACTCCGTCTGAAATGAACGACGACCTGCGGCCCGAGTACGACCTGAGCAAACTGATGCGGTTGCCGTCCGAGAAATTCCGCAAAATGCAGCCCAAGGAAGTACCGACCTGGCACTTCATCAAAACCCTGTTTGACCGGCTGACGCCGGACGAGCGCAGCAAGGTGGTCGGCGACTGGTGCAAAGCCTGCTGGAGGAACCCAGCAGCCGCCTGCAACTGCACGCGGGACGACTAACAAGGAGGGGCACGGATGTCCTTTGAACGCTTCCTCACACTGGTACAGGAGAGGGACCGGGTTAAAGCCGGGACGGTCAACAAACCGCTCCGCACCACGGACCAGAACGTCCGTTACCTGTGGGACGTCCTCCAGGCCGCCGGCATCGGCTCGACCGTCTACCTGCACCGGCAGACGGTGGAGCCCGAAGTCCACAAGGGCATGGCTGTCTGGCTCAACCCGGACACCACGCGCTTCGAGCGCTGCCTGGCCTTCGCTGACGTCGACGGCGCCACGGGCGTCGTTTACACGGCCAACTCGGCTCAGGTCTGGGGCGTCGTCACGGAGAAGATCAACGCCACGCTGGCCGAGATCCTCTTGTTCGGCGTTGTTGACCTGAACCTGTCCGAAGCCGTTGCCGACAGCGACGACCTGGGGCCGGGCGTCTACTACCTCTCGTCCAGCCAGCCCGGCAAGCTGACGCGGCAGAAGCCACCTGTCTCGGTGGCCGTGCTGCGCGCCACCACGGACGGCAAGGTGTTCGTGATGCCGCAGTTCGTGGACTTCCTCGACCGGCACACGCACTACCGTTTCAGCTTGACCTGCGCCCCGGCTGGTGACACGACGCCGCCGGCTCCGGGCGGCACACACGCGATCACCAGCCCCAACGTCCTGACGCAAGGTTGGCTGCCGGCTGGACACAGCAGCTTCAACGGTAAAGCCCCGCCCGGAGCCGTCTTTGGCTACAACCTGGAAGCACACACGGCCCTCAAGAACCTGTGGCCGCCTCAACCGTTCAACAACGCCTACCTGGAGTTCGACCGCGGCGAAGACTCGGCCCTGGGCTTCATCGGCGTGCCGCTGGGCAGCAACGGCCTGTGCGTCGCCGACCGTTATGGCATCTGGTGGATGTCCAACTGCTACGGGGACGTGCCCTGGCCTACAGCGCTCGACACCGAAACGTCTGACAGCTACTCGGACTCTTCCGATGTGGAGTGCCCGCGGCATCTCCAGATGGCCATGCAGCTGTGGTTCACCAAGATCAATTTTGCCACCGACTTGACGTCGGTACTGTCGCTGCATTCGGGCGACAACCGCATCCGAGTCCGCTGCTACGGCAAGCCTGACCAGGTGGCCAGCACCGGGCACCTAGAACTGTTCCTCAACCTGAACCTGGTGGTCAAGGACGACCAGCCTGGCTACCTGGCTTTCAAAGACTTCGACCCGGAGAAAGCAGAGTTCAAACGCGGCCCGGTGGTGGAAGGCTTCTACAAGCTCTCCAACAACGTCACCCTGGTCGGCACCAAAGTCGGCGAGCGCGAGATCGGTGACACCACCTACGATCTCTACCAGGGCTTGGTCGGTATCGCTGTGGCCCCGGAAGAGACGCTCGAACTGCCGGTGCAGCTGGTACGGCTCAAAGGCGTCGAGGAAGACTTCTTCCAGGATCTGATGTATCTGGCCTTCCGCCCAGCTGTCCAGGAGGAATACCGCGCCAAGCTCGTCGTGCCGTCGGATCTAGCTATCCCCAACCCGCAGATGAAGATCCGCATGGCGATTATGGGCCGCGCGGCCGGCACGCTGCCGGTCCTCACGGTAACGGCGCGCCGTGCCGCCAGACCCGAGGACGGCCTGGGTACGCCGCTGTCCCTGCCGCTGACTGGCGCAGAGTTCTCGGTCACCATCGACACCCAGGGCGTACTGACCCTGGCAAACCAATACGTCGAGGCCGAGAGCGAACCGTTTGACGTCGCGCCAGGGGATACAGTGTTTTTCACCGTCAGGCGCCTGGCCACGGACGGCTACGGAGCCGACGTGGGTATCCTGCGGCAGTCGGGCATTTTGCTTTCAGGAGAAGACGATGAGGATTAGCAACATCCTGGGGCCAGACGGCAAACCGTACGAGGTGCCGGACCCAAAACCTGAGTTCTTGCTGGAGTTCTACGTCTACGAGACAGGGAGCTTCGTTGACCCCTACTTGAGAGTTGCACCATGTCCTACTGGAACGGTTGGCCCCGAGAATGGGACTACAACGAGAAGCTCATCTGGCGAGCCCTCAGAGCCCTCCAGCGCTTCCCCGACAAGTGGCTAAGCGCGAGGACCGTTACCGCCCTTATGGACCCGCCCTGCCACCGGAGTCACGGCCGCGGCTTCTGCCGGGCGCTGTACAAGATGGGCTACCTCGACCGCGACGACTGCGGCCACTATCGGGTGAACGCGCTCGGCGTACGGCACAGCCGCATGAACGACGAAGTACGCGAGTTGATGCGGCGGCGGGCTTACCGGCCCGTGCCGCTGCCGGAGGGTCTGGAGCACCTGTTCACGGACGAATCCCAGGCGCTCAGCAAGGCGCGGAAGGAGAGCACGGATGCCTCTCGGGCACTGGAACGTTGAATGGCTGAACCACAACAGCCAACGAAGCTACCCCCTGGCGGATGACGCCAGCGGCCTCGACGACAGCGGGGACTTCGAGCTTCCTGACGACTTCATCGTCGAACTGGACCTGCCGGTCCACGCCGGCATGGACGTAGACCCGGCGCGCTTCTTCATCAAACACATCGGGGCCTACTCGACCGGCTACGCTGTCATCGTCGGCTACCAACCCTCTGCCGGTGACGCTATCACAGTTGCCTCCGCCCTGATTCCGCGCCAGACGCACGCACGCAACACGGCCTACGCCCTGGGCGGCATCGAGCCCTTTGACGACACCGTGGGCAAGCTCGTCATCGGCAAGCTCGACAACATCGACGAGCAGCCACCAGGCTACTGGAACTTCTCGCTGGAGAACGCCAGACTGGAACCCGACGCTGTCCGGCCGATCATTCGCGGTGTCTCCAGCGTCGTCTGCGTCAACGGCGACCAACGCTCGCTGCCGCTGCGTGGTGTGCTCGAACTCCAGGCCGGGCAGAACATGCAAATCATCCCGATCCTAGTGAGCGGGCAAGACCCAATCATTCGTTTCAACGCCATCGACGGCGAGGGTACAATCGACGAGTGCGTCTGCGAGGGCGACGCGGCTCCCACGGACCCGATCAAGCGCATCAACGGCGTCGCCCCGACGCCTACCGGCGACTTCAACATCATCGGCACGGACTGCCTCCAGATCGAAGTGATCGCCAACGGTATTCGCCTGGTCGATAAATGCTCGGCCCCGTGTTGCGACTGCAAAGACCTGGAACGCATCACCCGCGACCTGGAACGCCTCAACAGTCAGGCCGCAACCGTCAACGACTTCGTCGAACGCCTCCGAGACTCGGTCAACACGTTCGACCTGATCGTCCTCGGGTCCAAACTGGGCGACCGCGGCTGCGTCACCTGCGAATAGGAGGCCAAGATGTCGCACCCCTTCGGCCGCCAACCTATCGGCCCCAACCAGCCGCCCGGCGGCGGTACAAACTATCCGTTTGTTGCGCCCGAGGACGATGTGCGCCAACTCCTCGGCGACTTCTACCTGTCTTACGAGGACGACACCTGCGCCTTCGCGCTACCGCTGCGCGTCACCTGGCTCTACGGCTTCGGCGACAACGTCGTGGCTGCGCCGTCTGGTACGCCCACGCCGGTCCACGCCCAAGACCTGGTCGTCAAAGACGCTGAGGGCGTTACGGTCTTCGACTCGACCCAAGCGGTCGATTTCAAGACGACGGTCTGGGGCGGGCGCCTGCTGGTACTGGAGTGGACCACGGAGACACAGGTCTGCCGCTGCACTGTCCACACCGCCTGGGACGCCGAGGATACGCCGCTGACCTACGACAACCACATCGTCCCGGAGAACGGCGAACTCGACGCCCGGACCTACAACCGTCTGCCCGGCCGTGTAAAAGCGTTTCGAGTCGGCCTCCAGACGATCACCGGCAACGTCCAGTTCGACGCCGGTTTCAACATGGCTATCGCCGGCAGCAGCACGCCGCGCACGGATGGCACGTTGTTCGTCGACCGCGTCGACATGGACGCCGTCCCCGGCGCCGGGCTCGGTCGCCAACCAGGCTGCGAGGAAGCCGAGGTCGTCACGCGGCTCATTAACGCAATCGGCCCCGACAAGGGCGGCAACTTCATAATCGAACTGGATGAGTGCTACCGCGGGCAGCTAGCCGCTTTCGCCCAGGATACCGAAGACGGGCGCACCGCCGAGTACGGCGCTGACATCTACACGGACGAAGAGGCCAAAAGCGCACTGAGAATCTTCAACGACTGCCAACCGTGCTGCCCCTGCGATTACTACGTCCGCACCTACAAGGGCCTCAAGCGCGTCTGGGACAAGTGGAAAACGGCCGGCGTGGCCGCCGAAGAGGTCCGCGACCTCTACAAGGACAACGTCAACCGCTGGGAGGAACAGCGGCAATGCCGCATTGAGCACCCGGCACGACTGGTCGTCAGCGCCGACAAGCAGTGCCGTGTGTTCGTGGGTGGCACCTACTGTAACTTCTCGAAATGCTGTCTGCGGGACATCGAGTTCCGTTTCACGTTCGAGTGGATACGCAACGGGCAAACAGAACCCGAGCCGGTCCATGACCTGCGCGTGTTCGATTCTTTTGTGAACGCCAGTTACACCGAAGGGGAGGAGCCGATCACGCCGCTGGTGACTGCCTCAACCGTCCGTTTCCTGATCGACTACGCGGACCCGCAGGCGATCACCCTGGTCAAGTTCCGGGTCTGCATCACCTGCGAGCGCGGCGACACGCTCAAGGTGTGGTTCAGTGTCCACGTCCCTGACCCTGGCCTGGACGCAGCCGGCGAGCCGTGCGAGTTGCCAGTGATAGAGATCCCGGCGCACCTGATCGAGATCTGGCTGAACGACGGGTTGCCGGAGCCCGAGCCAGCACGGGCGCTCGTAGTGAAGCTCGCACCGCTCGACCCAGTCAACCCGGTTTCCAGCTGCGTCGTTTGCTAAGGAGGCGTCGGTGCCGATTCGTAACCTACACTGGACCAACCGCAACGACGGGATCAAATACCCCGTCGACGATCAGGCAACGGCCCTGGACGATGCCGGTGCGCTCCTGCCTTCGGAGATTCTCGCGGACTTGTTCCTACGCTGGCCGAAGCACCTCGGCGACTACGCTTTCCTGTCGTCGGTCAGTGTCACGCGCTCCTTGGTCACCGTCACGATCCAGGCGGCCCGCACGCTCGACGACGAGGATTTCACCCCGCTGGCCGTGCTGTCTGTCACCAAGCCGGTCCAGGACGGCCGCGTCTACGCGCTCCAGCCGCAGGTCCAAGGCGTCGGCGGCTGGGTCGTTTTCGGCCGCGGCGTCCAATTCGATCCAACAGACGGTCTGGTCTACCGTGGTCGTTTCTCCTCACCACGGCAAAGTCGCCTGGCGCCGCGCGCGGCTCGGCCTTACCGTGGCTTGCCCGTTCACAGCGCCCAGGTCCAAAACGCGGCCACCAGGCTAACAGGCGTAGTCCTGCTGCGCGGCGTCCTACCCGTGCGCGTGGTCAAAGAGGAGCGGACGATTGACGGCGTACTGCGCGACTGCATCGTCATCCGCCTGGTCGACGTGGCCGGCGTCGACGGTTTTGCCGTACCGGCGGCAGCCCGCGAGATCTCCGGCTTCAAAGAAGCCAGTTCTTTTCAGGAGTTCGCCGGCCCCTGCGCCAACCGGCCCGAGTCTGGTACTTGCGGCACGCCGGAACCTATCGAGTTCGTCAACGCCGTGGCCCCTGACTGCAACGGCGTCCTCACCCTGGAGTTCCGCGGCTGCGCCGCCGTAGCCCAGGTCTTGGGGACGTGCGGCATTATCGTAGACTGCGACCTGGGCCTGGCCCGAGCCTGCTTGCCGCCCTATATCCCCAGCAGCGACGGCAAACTGCCCAGTGAATACGACCCCATTGTTGTCGAACCGCCCATCGACCCGCCGCCACCGGACCCAGAGCCCGGCGCGTCGGAGTCGTTGGTGGTACTGGGCGAATTGCCTTATATCGACTGCTTCCACGACGGCGTGGCCGATGACTTCGTGAACAAGTATGGCCTGTGGCAGCTGGTCGAGGACGACAGTCCCGCGACCATGTGTGACGACGAATCGGTGCCTGTGTCTGAGTCCCTATCGGCGTCGACATCCGCGTCGGTCGGTAGTGAGCGCATCTTGCAAAGCCTGGAGGCGTACACGACAGCCAGCCGCAACATCACGGTCTGGGAGGGCTTTGACGACAGCACGGTCTACCGGCGGATCATGACCGACGTGAAACTGGCCCTCGGCCCGGCTGGGTCCAAAACCAACGCCGGCATCGTCCTCAACTACCGGCAGGCGTCGCCAAGCAGCACGGCCTACCTGTACCACCTGGTCGAGATCGACTACGAGACACAGGAGTTCCGCATTGTTCGCTTCAACGGCACTAACACTGTGCCAGTAGTCCCGGTGTCGGTGCCAGGTATCCACCCGGACGCCTGGTATCGGATCGACGTCAACGTCGTGCCTGGGGCGACGCCGGGGCAGATCACGATCACGGCGCAGCTGACGTCCATCTCCGAGCCCGGCCTTATCGACGTCACGCTCAGCGTGACCGTCAACGATTACGGGACGACGCAGGGTCGGTTCGGTTTCCACACCAACCGCGCCCTGGCTCGGTTCAGCTACTTCTACTTGCGGGAGTTTCCGTAATGGCCCAGATCCTGTTCCCAGAATGGCGCAGGCAGAACGAGCCGACCAAGTATCCGCTGGCGGAACAGGCCACCATGACCGCCCTGGACGGTCGTGTGCTAGTCGAAGGTACGTTCCTGGACGCCGCCCTGTACCCTATCGGAGCCAAAGCCGGCGTCTACCTGGCAGCCGTCACGCTCGATCACCAGAACGCTGTCATGGAACTGGGCGACCCGTTCGACAAAGCCCTGGCCTCGGCCACCTTCTCCTTGGTTGACCCGCCGGACGAGGTCGTCTTCGTCGACCGTTACGGCAGGCCGGCAGGCGTTATCGTCAGTGAGTCGACCCGGCTGGGCATCTTTCAGTCCTGGGGCGTCGGCCGGCACGAGTTCGCTCAGGAAGGCTCCGAGTTTGCTGCCACCTGCGTTATACCCACACCAGAGGTCGGCGTGCGCGGCTTCCTCCTGGAGACGGGCGAGTTGTTCGTAGGGGACGTGTGGCTGGTAGGCAGCGACGGCGTCGTCTTGCGCACCACGAACATCTCGGTGCCGGCCAGCTGCGGGCAACCGGAGCGCACCGTCCGAGCCATCCGCGTCGACATCGTCGGCGACCCACTATTTCGCCGCCGGCTGTGTCAGCCGAACGACCTGTTCGACACGCCACGGTTCGTACGCACGGTGCGCGTCGTCGGCCCCAACTACACCTTCGAGTGTCCGCCGGACGCCGCCGGCAACCTCATGTTGGCCGCTGGCAACGGCCTGGCGGCAGACACGGTATTGCGGATCGCTGTTACCCCCAACGGGCTCAAGATCGGCTCGGTCGGCGAGTCGCAGAGTACCGAGAACGTGAACGCCTTCTAAAAAGTGGTTTATAGATGTCCGAGAACTTCTACAACCTGAACGCCAACCGCTGCTACCCCTTCGTACTTCGCACAACGGGGCGCCCGGAGGACGGGCCGAGCACGCTGCTGAACCTGGCCCACGCCTGCGTGGTCGACGCCGGCTTCGTCCTCGCGGCCAAAAGTGGTTTCGCGTCGGGCGACCACACCGTCTACCTCAACCAGGTCCGGCGGCATGGCAGCACTTTCTATTTCGACTTCGCCTCGGACGCGCCTGAACTGTTCGAGGTGCCTTTGACGTTCACCCGCAACGTCGCCGATCCCGACTACACCCTCAGCTTTACAGACTCGGGCGAGGTCGGGCTGTCTGAGTCGAGCGCATCGGGTAGTATGAGCCTGGGCGACGAATGTCTCGAACCGCTCTGGTCTGGTTTCCTGGTTTCGGGCAAGATGAGTGCCCTAGCACTGCTGCTGCCCGTGAACGGTACGATCACGAGGGGCGCCGGCGGTGCCGTCGTCGAACCGGCCTTGCTCCAGAACCTCGCTGGGACGTATGTCACGCGAGTCGGCCTGGCCAATGACGACCGCACCAGGGCGGACGCTCCCGAGGACTGCCCGGACATCGTGTTCCCTTACCCGACCGGGGTCATCCACATCCACACGAACTGCGTGGTGGGCGATCTGGTGTTCGTGGCAGGGGTCAACGCCGAAGTCCGGCAGAGTGACACGGACAACGCTATCAGCTTTGGGGCCTCAGTCGGGGCCGGGGCGGGGCAGCCGTGCGACACCGTGGCCAGGTTCCCAGGGGAAGTGCCGCCCGAAGGCAGCAACCTCCTGGAAGGTGGGCTCCGCTGCAACGAGGTGTTGCGGTCGATCAACGGGATCGGTGGTCGGCAGTTCAACCTGATTGCCGGCCTGGGGGCCACCATTGCCTCGGTGCCCGAGGAGAACAAGGTCGTCGTCGACCTCAACATGTTCGGCCTCGTGACGTGCTTCGACTCGATCTCCGAGGTATCGGAGAGTTGCTAGGAGGCCACGGATGGCAGACCACCCGGCGTTCGACCCCACCAAATGCGACGTGGAGCCGGTCGAGCGGATTCCCTGCGAAGACCTGCTCGTCGATCCGCGCGTGCCGGACCCGCCGAAAGAGATCCCGGACTGCCCAGCGACCGAGATCGAGAAGCTGCCGCCGGACCCGCCCTGCCCGGAGTTGAACGTCAAACGGCACCCGGATTTCCCGTCGCCGCAAGTGCCGGCGTACATGGACCACGACATCTGCGAAACGCCCAAGTTAAACTTCAAAATCGAGAAGGTCGGCTGCTGCGACTTTGATTTTGTCATCGACCTGTGCATCCCTTGCCCGGACCTGGAACCGCTCTACCCGTTCATTAAGGGCGTGCCTTTCACGTTCAGCGAGTCGACGCTGACCTACGGCTTCATCCGCAAGCCAAACTGCGACTTCGAGTTCAGGATCGACCTGGAGATCCACTGTCCGTTTATCGGCCCGCTCGGGTTCGCCGTGAACAAGGGGGTACGTTACGGCCCGGCGCTGCTGACGTACAGCTTCTCCAAAACGGGAGCTTGCGATTATTTCCTGAACATCGACGTCTCCGTGCCTTGCCCGGCCGTTGGACCTATTTTTCCTGGCGAAGTGACGCCCATTCCTTTCAACGGCGTCAGCACGCTCGGCTTCCTCGTCTACTGGTTCAATCGCGGCGTAAACTGCAACTACGATCTGGACATTTTTGCGGCAGCGCCGTGCCCGCCTATTGGCCCAAACGAGCCGCTGACCAAGCTGATCCCGTACAGCAAGCAGCAGACGATCCGCTACTACATGAGGCGTGCGCAAAACCCGGACGGCTCGCCGAAGTGCGAGTACGAACTCATCATCGACGCCCGCATCAAGTGCCCGCGCATCGAGCCGATCAACCTCAAGACGGTGCCGCTGACCCAGGTAAACACTGCGCCCAAGCTGCGCTACATCTTCCTGAAAAACGAGACGACCTGCGAATACGAACTGGTTATCCAGGGCGAATACCACTGCCCGAAGATGCTGCCAGACATCGCGGCGCCGCAGGTGCGGCCGATCCCGTTCGGAGCGGTGCAGCAGATCGTCTACTTCTTCCGCAAGCAAGGCATCTGCGACTACTTCCTGGACATCAACGCCAACATTATCTGCCCGCCGATGAAGCCAGAGGTCTGGAAGAACGTCAACCTCCAGCTGGTGCAGGTGCCGCCCAAGCTGCGCTTCCGCTTCGTCAAGATCCCGCCCTGCGGCTGGGAGTTGGAGATCGAAGGCGAGTGGCACTGCCCGATCATCAAACCTATCGAGGCGGCCAAGGGCGAGCGCGGCGTCAAATTCGGCGACCCGGGGCAGATCCGCTGGTGGTTCGTCAAGATACTGCCCTGCGAGTTCGAGTTGAAAATCGAACTCGACGTGCCGTGCCCGATCCTCAAACCCATCGTCGAACAAGAAGTCGACCTGGTCAAAGTGTTTGAGGCGCCCAAGCTATTTTTCAAGTTTGTCAAAGACCCCGCCGCCGATAAGTGCGAGTTCACCCTGGACATCTCCGGGGAATGGTTCTGCCCCATCGTGGACCCGCCGGAAGACGCCCCCGGAGTCGCGCCGCTAGGCGGCGGCGCGGGCGGCGAAATACGCTGGTGGTTCAGACGGGAAGCGCCTTGCCACTACGAGCTAATCATCGAAGGCGAGTGCCCCTGCGTAGTCATGCAGCCGGTCGACTTGACCAGCATACCGATCACCTTCACGAACAACGACGAAGGCTGGTTCGACTTCTATTTCGAGAAAGACCCGGACGACTGCATCTGGACGCTCGTCGTAGAAGAGATCCGCGTGCCGTGCCCCAAGATCGGGCCGACCGTGCTCGTCACCAAAGACGTTCACCCGGAGGACGTGCCCGGAGCCTTGGGCACGCTGGAGTATGTGTTTGTCAAAGCCGGAGCCGGCTGCCAGTACGACCTGGAAATCGACCTCATCACTCCTTGCCAGGAACACCTGCCCGATTGCGCGGCACCCGACGTCAAGCCAGTCCTCTGTTCGGGAACGTGCGAAGGCGAGTTGACCTACTGCTTCACGAAATACAACGAGTGCGATTACGATCTCAGCATCGACGTCACCGTGCCGATCTGTCCGCCGGTCTGTACCTTCGACATCGAGATAAACTGCCACGACGAACCGTTTACGCCGACCGGCACCTGCGATGTTACCGTCGTCAACGGTTGCGAACTCCAGTTCGACATGGTCTTGGACCTGGTCTGCGGCGGCGACGGCGATCAAGGCGCACAGGGGCATCAAGGCGCGCAAGGTGGAGCCGGCGGTGCCCAAGGACCACAAGGCCACCAGGGCGATCCTGGCGCTCAAGGCGATCCTGGCGACCCCGGACCACAAGGCGATCAGGGGCACCAAGGCGACCAGGGCGAAAAGGGCTGCGGCACCTGGCAAGGCCAGTGGCTGGCGGCTACCGCCTACGCAGCGTGCGACATCGTCTTCAACGACGGTGAGACGTTCCTCTGCACCGACGACCACACCTCGGCAAGTGGTGATGAGCCCGACATAGGAGCAACCTGGGCGACCAAATGGGACCGCATGGCCACCGGCATCAACTGGCGCGGTCCCTGGACAACGGCGACTGTCTACGGCGAGCACGACGCTGTCGAGAACAACGGCTCGTCCTACATCGCCAAGCTGACGCACACTTCCAGTGCGGGCACGGAACCTGGCGTGGGCGGCGGCTGGAACGTCGCCTGGGATCTGATGGCGGCCAAGGGAGCACAAGGCGCACAAGGCTCCCAAGGTGACCAAGGCAACCAAGGTGTCCAGGGCAGGCAAGGCAACCAAGGCTTCCAAGGAAATCAGGGCACCCAAGGCTTCCAAGGGAATCAGGGCCTCCAGGGCCTCCAGGGCTCGACCGGCTCCAAACTGGCCATCGTGCCCTACTGGGACGAGTACGTTGCCCTGGCCTGCGTCGAAGCCCCCGAAGTACGCTTCGAGGACATCTTGCGAGTGCAGTTCAGCGGCGACCACCGCGACACGGTCATCGTTGACATTGACCCGGTATTTCTCGGCGTCTGCGAACCTGGTAGCATCGTTCCCGTCTCGGCTGTACCCGCAACGCCGATCCCGGTTGGCGTGCAGGTCTGCGGCGGGCTAGTTTACGTCCGCGTCACGCGGAGCAGCGCAACGCCGCGCTTTCAAGGCGAAGTGATTGTAAAACTGTCGGGCATCCGGCGGGATCACACCTGGCGCTTCCGGCGGCATACCGAAGACGACATGGTCGCCAACAACGCCTTCTGGCAAGGCTGGAAAAAGGAGTAATCGAATGCTGGTCAGCGTTTTCACCCCGAGTCACAACCCCGAGTGGCTGGCCGACTGTTGGGCCTGCTTGCTGGAGCAAACGTACAAGGAATGGGAGTGGATCATCGTCGCCAACGGCGACAACACCGACACAGTCGTCCTGTCTGTAGAGTTACTCTGCGGCGACGATCCGCGTGTCCGTGTCATCCGCTCCACCGAGACGAAGATCGGCGCGCTCAAACGGCTCGCCTGTGAGCAGGCGCTAGGCGACCTTTTCCTGGAGTACGACCACGACGACCTGCTCACCCACGACTGTCTCGAAGCCGTGGTCGAGGCCGCCCGTGGGGCGCCCAAGGCCGCCTTTATCTGGTCCGACGACGTTAGCTGCGATTTCAGCGGGCAGAGCAAGCGCTACTCGGCTGACTGGGGCTGGCGGCAGACCCAGTGGACCTACAAGGGCAAGGAATACTGGATCAACGAGCATCACCCGATCACGGCTCGGTCCATGTGTGAGATTCTCTACACCCCGGACCACGTCCGCGTCTGGACCAGAGAAGCCTACCGACTGGTCGGCGGGCACAACAAGGAGATGCCCTACGGCGACGATCACGAACTCATGGTGCGCACCTACCTCAAGGGCGTACCGTTCATTCATATCGCCAGGCCGTTGTACTTCCACCGGCAAGACGGCAAGAGCACCTGCCAGGTCAAAGTCAACGAGATCCAGCAGATCTCGCGGCAGAACCGCGACAAGTACCTGTACGACCTGGTCAAGGAATGGTGCCGCCGCGAAAAGCTGCCGATGTACGACCTGGGCGGCGCCCACGGTTGCCCGCTCGGCTACATCCCCATCGACATCAACCCCGCAGTCAAGCAGCACCCAGGCGGCATCTGCTGCGATGTCCTGCCCAACGTCGACAACGAGGACGTCCGCGGCCTGAGCGGCCTTTACGCGCACCTCAAGCCAAACTCGGTCGGCTGCTTCCGGGCCTTCGACTTCCTGGAGCACATCCCCGGGCCGCAGATCCCGAAGCTGATGAACATGCTCTACGATCTGCTGGTGCCCGGCGGCTGGCTGCTGACTATGACGCCGGCCGTCTGCGACGACAACGGCCGGGCCGGACGCGGGGCCTATCAAGACCCCACGCACGTTTCGTTTTGGTCCAGCAACAACTTCTGGTACTACACCAAGAAGGACCAGGCCAAGTACGTCCCGGAGATCACCTGCCGCTTCCAGGCGGCGCGGCTGGCAAACCTCTACCCCAGCAAGTTTCACCACACGCATCTGATCCCCTACGTCCTCGCGGACTTGATGGCTTTGAAAGACGGCAATGCGTACGCGCCGGGGCCGAAGGAGATCTAGTGCATACGTTCATCTTCAACAACAAATGGGCGCTCGGTGACACGGTCTGCCTCTCAGCCCTGGTGCGCGACCTACACCGAGCGTACCCCGGACAGTACCGCGTGCTGCTGGCCCAGCACTACCAGTCCTACTGGAAATACCTGAGCATCGCCAAGGCCCTGCCCGACAACGAGCAAGCCGCGGTGAAAGGCCAGGTGGTCCAGTTAGAGTACCTGTCAGGCATCAGGGCGGCCGGCAATGGCTCCAAAAGCCATTTTTTGGCTTACTGGCACCGGGCGTTCGAGAACGCCACCGGCCTGCGGGTGCCCTGCACCGAACCCAAAGGCGTCATCGGCTTGGCACCGGAGGCGCAGACGTCGCCCTACCCGTTCCGCTATTGGGTCGTCGTGGCCGGCGGCAAGCACGACGCCACAGTCAAAGTCTGGTACACGCATCGCTACCAGCAAGCCGTAGACACGCTCCAGGGCCTGGGCCTCAAGTTCGTCCAGGCCGGGGCTGACTTCAACAAACACTTTCACCCGCGGCTCCAGCGCGTGGAACAGTCCATCGGCAAGACCGACGACATTCAGGATTTCTTCCGCCTGATCTATCACGCCGAAGGCGTCCTCTGCGGCGTCACCGGAGCCATGCACATCGCCGCGGTCTTCGACAAGCCCTGCGTCGTCGTGGCCGGTGGCCGGGAGGAGCCCTGGTGGGAGGCGTACACCAATTGTTACTTCCCCGAGTCTTTTGGCCCAGCCTGCGCGCCGGTGAAAGTCGAGCACACTTTTCTGCACACCCTGGGCCTGCTCGATTGTGGCTGCGGCAACCTCAACAAGGGCTGCTGGCGGGACCGGACAGTGCCCATCGAGCGCACGGACCACTCCAACGCCGCCCAGATCCACAAGCTATGCAAGCGGCCGATCCGCGACGCTCCCCAGGCCGTGCCCGAGTGCATGCACCTGATCGAAGTTGACCACGTCGTCGAGGCTGTCATGAACTACTACGAGAAAGGCATCTTGCCGCCCATCGGCAAGCCCACCCGCAAGTACGCCGAAGCGATAACGCTCGACTACCCAATGCAGCCGTTAGTCGGCACGCCGAAAGCGCCTAACCCGATCAAGGAACTCTGGGACAAGTCAGTCGCATCGGCGACGCCGATAGATCTGGCCCAGGAAAGAGAGAGACACAAGATCCGCGGCATCGGCACGAACATCACCCCACTGCTGCGCGACCTGCCGCCGCTGCCCAGGGAAGCCACGCACCTCATGGTCAACCCGCCGACGCTGCGCGAGTTGGAAAAATGGGGCAGAGAGATGCCAAGGGAGGTTCAATCGCGGGTCGGGGAAGACCCTGACCTGGCAGTTCTCGACCACCCCTACATCGGCGGCAAGTTCACCGTGTTCGTCCTGGGATACGGGGAGCACCTGGCGCTGGTGAAACGCTGCCTCGGGTCGATCCTGGACAACGCTCCCTCAGCCAGGATCGACCTGCGCGTCGCCCTCAACCAACCGAGCAAGCCCATGCTCGACTACATCACCGGCTTCGACAAGAAGACTGTGACACGGGTCTATCTCGACCACGGCGACCGGCGGAAATACCCGGCCATGCGAGAGATGTTCTGGGACGACAGCTGCCCTATCGAAACCAAATACGTCCTGTGGTTCGACGACGACAGCCACGTCGTCGACAAGAAATGGCTGGTCGAACTCGGCCACGTCATCGTCGGCAACCACCCGCACGGCAGTCGCATGTTTGGCTGCAAGTACATTCACGACCTGATGGGCTTCCGCCGGCGCGGCTTTGCCCCTGAGAAGTGGTTCCAGGCAGCCCGCTGGTGGCAAAGTAAGCCGCTGCACCTGGCCAAAGGCGCGCGTACCGGCCCCAACGGCAGCGAGATCGTCTTCGCTTCTGGCGGCTTCTGGGCCTTGGCCACAGAAGTCATCCGCAAAGCAGACATCCCGGACGCGCGCTTGAACCACAACGGCGGCGACATCACCATCGGCGCCCAGGTCCACCAGGCCGGGTTCAAGGTTTGCGATTTCGCCCGCGGCAAGAAGCCGGTGTGCTGGTCGGACGCCCAGCGCCGCGGCTATCACGAGGCGTTCCCCTGGAGTGAGGTAACGTGAAAGACGGGGTCAAGTTCGCCGTCGACAACATGGTGCTGTTCCAGATGCTCGGGGACAGCTTCTTCTATCAGGCCCTGCCGGCCTACTGCGGCGACTTGCAACAGGCCGGCAAGGCCGCCTACGACCGAGTCGTACGCGCGGCCCTCAAAAACGAAGACGACCCGGCCTGTTTCGGCTGCTCGTCGCTCAATAAAGTCATCGACCCGTGGCGGGATACGCTGGGGCAGCGTCTGGCCAAGGCGGATGCGGGCGATCTCGAAGCACTGGCGGCGTACATCGGCGGCAAACGGGGCTATCGCCCCAGGCCCATCGTGATGTACTATAAGGACGAGCGAGGGAAAAAAGCGATCCTTTCGTTCTAGGACGGACAGGAGGCCAAGGATGGCCGGGCGTAGACTGAAACTCCAAAAGTACGAACTGCTGCATGTCAACTTCCTCTACCTGGGCGGCTTCCGGCTGCGCGTGGAGGCGAGTGACCCGCTCGGCAGCGGCGCCGACCCGAATGTCTTCCTTTTCCTCCGCGATGTCCTGAACCCTTACGACCAGACGATTGATGATCTTTTCCAGGGCGTCGCTTCGGTCGTGGACATGGCCGAGTACCCCGTGGGGGAACCGAACAACAACACGACCTACCCAATGTTCAGGCTCGATTTCTTCGAGATCGACCTGCGAACAACGGAACTGGCGCAGAAGACCTGGCTGCTCGTCCAGGAGGAAGTCAGCAACCTGCTGCTGATCCTGGACCGCATGGAACAACTAGAACCGACCGAGGAGGTCTGGGTGGGGGCACCCGAGGAAGATGAGGGCGGCTCGTCTTCTTCCTCCTCTGTAAGTGCGTAAGGAGATGCACCAATGCCAGATGCCAAAGGTAAGCGACCCCTGGTAGTCCTCGAAGATAGCACCCTGGCCGGCATGGCCCTCAACGCCGGCATCGTGCGCGAGTTCCCCTTCCTGTCTTCTCTGGGGAAGGCCGTGAAGGGCGACCTCCCGCGCCGCGGCTGCGGCTCTTGCGGCGGCAGCGGCGGTGTCCGCGCCGAAGTCTTTACTGCGGCAAAGTCCACCATCGCGGGGCTCGACGGGACCAAGAAGCGACGCCTCAAGGAATTACTGAACGCGCAAAACGCCCGCGTGACTTACAAGAACGCCAGCGGCAAGGTGGTGCAGTTGACGTTCTAAGCCCGCAGCCCATCCGCTACCTACCTCCACCCCACGTCTCCTACCACATTCAATCTTTGAGGCCAGTGCCGCGGTCCCCGGCGCTGGCCTCTGTCTTTGCCTAAATATCCGCCACGGATAAGTCACAATAGTTGAGGTGGAACCGCTTCGTTCTCTTAACCCCGGAGATCCCATGTACTACACCTGCATCTTTCGCCCGGTAATCCTGATGGTCGCGTTCTACTTGATCGCGGCTACCGCCAACGCCTGCGGCGTCGCCCTGCCCTGGTGGCTTGCTGCTGCCCTGGCCGCCGGCATCGCCTTCGCCGACGAGATTCGCCTGGCTGCTCGGCACGCTGCCGAGGAAGCAAAGAAGCTCGCCGCGCTGCGGCGGCTCATCGCCAAGCACTACTAGCGTTCGCGCGATCTTCCCTGTTTCACCGAAAGGAGACTCTGATGGTTGCTGCAACGAAGTCTGCGCGCAAGGTCCGTACCCCGCACCCGAAGAAGGCCGCCCCGGCTGCGCCGGCGCCGGTCCCGACCGTCTCGCCTGTCCCGCCGGCCGCGCCCGCCGCGGCGTACACGCCGCCGGAGGCCCTCGCGGCAATGATCCCGACCGAGATGACCGTGGTGGACCGCGCCACCCAGATGGCTCAGGAGGCCATCGACGCTACCTGGGCGCGTGCTCACTACGCGGCCTGGGCGTTTGTCGTCAGCGTGCCGACGCTGCTGACCATGCTGTATTTTGCCAACGCGATCAACGTCGCCGCGGTCTGGTTCTCCTGGGGGATTTTCTTCCTGGTGGGCTTGTTGTTCGTCAAGCTGCTGCGCGGCTTGTTCTACGGCGTCGCGCGGCTGCCTATCGTCGTACGCCTGGTGGCGTCTGTGTCCCTCGTCTGGCTCCTGTTCTACATCCAGGGGCCGCCGAAGGAACTGCTCCTGACGGCGTGTGTCAGTCTCCTCATGGTGAACTTGCTCTGCCTCGGTGTTCGAGGCGGCACCGTGCGGGAATAAAATCAAGAAGTGTAGTGTAGTGTAGCCAAGGCTACGCGAGATGGTTCTAGTGTTTCCCAACACTCGATCCCTCGCGTAGCCTTGGCAGCACCGTTCGGGTACACTGGGCCTTGGCTTAGTAGTTCTGCGTTTTTCTTACGCATCAGGAGGAGATAATGTCGCTGAACGTAGTCGAGAACGCCTGCACCTTCACCGGCGACCGCAGTCGCGGCGTGGTCGTGATCGAGTCGGACGCCCCCGGGCCGCCGTTCACCGAGTCGTTCCACGAACTGGACAGCACCGACGCCCGCAACCTGGCCCTCCAGTTCTCCGCCGGTTGCGGTTTGGCGCCGCCGCGTATCAACGGTAACGTGATCGGGCCGTACCCGATCAACGGCGAGGGCCTGAGCCTCGAACACGTCAAAGACGGGCAAGGGCAGCCCCTGCCCCCACAGCATCCGCGTATGCAAGTCGCGCGCTACCGGATCGACGTCCCCGTGGCGGCGGCACTCCGATGATAATCTGCCCCAACGCCCGACAGGCCAAACAGGTACTCACGATCTTGGACAGACGCTCCTACGAGGCTCTGTTCAAGGTCGTGCTGCGCTTGAAGACCGCCGAGGACCGCGGCAAACCGCTCGACGCCTACGAGCAACTGGTGGCCTACACCTACGAGTGGCTCAAGCATCTGGGCTGTGTCGACGCTGCCCAGATCGAACGACTCCTGAGCCGCATGCGTCAGACCTTGAAAGCCTTCGGGCAGCAGCTGACCTTCCACCTGGAAACAGTGCTGGCCAGGCCGCCTTGCTTGCTAAACCTCATCGACCGCCGCTACGCCGTCTGGGACGGGCAGCTGGACTTCTACGACTTCGTCGAAGACAGTGTCGTCACAGTCTTGCCTTACCGGCCGGTCACCCACTACACCGTCGACCTGCTCGCCCTGTTCGTCCAGAAACAAGCGTGGCTGGACAAGATTGGAGGCAAGGATGCCAAGCACACCCGACATCAACATCATGCCGCCGACCGTGGCACACCCGAGGGTGAACCAGACCCAGGTGCTGCGCAAGGTGCTGACCAGCGAGGAGACGTTTGCCACGACGCTCCTGGTACTGGTGATCGACCAGTGGGGAACGGAGGCTCTGGAGTGGAGCCCGACCGTCCTCCGCATGGAACTGGAGGAGACGTTTGACGTCCAGCTGCCGCAAGAGAACTTGGACAAGCTCGTGGCCGGTATCACCATCGTCACCACGGACATGTTCTTCAAGGACGTCAGCCGGTTCATCCAGCTGTGCAACGTGCTCGCGGGGTCACCGTTTGACCCCGAAGAGTTCGATCCGGCGGATAGCCTGGAGTGCGCCTGGGGTATCACCGAGGCGCTCATGCTTTCCCCGCCGGATGAAGAAGACCCCGAGCCCTTTAGCGACGAGGTGCGCCACTACGTCGCTTTCGTACTCAAGGAGGAGGGGTACATCAAGGCCCCGGACATCCTGGGGATCGCCTTGAACGCGGATCTTTCGGCACAAGTCAGTACCGACTTCGCCGACGACCCCGAGATGTTCCAGGCGCTCTACTCGATGCAGCAGGACAAGGCCACCGAGATCGACGAGATCCTCAAAGGCAACCTGCTGGAGTTGCTAGGGCAGTTGAAGGCCCTGCCGCTGGAGAACGGCGACACGGCCGAAATCGAGAAGCGGCTGGCAGCCATGTTGAAGGTGACTGCTTAGCCAGGTTTGCGTTAGAGCGAGGAGACTGCAATGATGAGCGAAGTGATCCATCCCCAAATGCAGGACGAGGCGACGGTAGTCTGCGGGCTCTGCCGTGACGAAATCCTCCCCAACGAGGAAACGGAAAATAGCCCCTACGGCATCATCCACAAGGATTGCACCAACTTCCTCACCGACAGCTACGCCGACGAAGACGAAGAAGACTTCGACGACGAAGACGACGATGACGACGAAGACGAAGACGACGATGACGACGAGTTCGACGACGATGATGACATCGGCCTCGACGACGATGACGACGATGAACTCCTCGACGATGACATCCTCGACGATGACGACGAAGACGAGGATGACGAAGACGATCTCGACGAGGAGTAACCGCTGCCATGCACTTCGGCACGATGTACATCAACTGGGCCACCCGCAAAATGGACGTTGCGGGGATGGACGGTTGCGGCAACCCCGAGATGACAGCCGAGGACGTCATCAAGTTTTTGGAGGAACCATGCGGCCCCGACGAGGAGCGTTGGGGCCTGATCTGGTGGGATGACGTCCACCAACTCTGTATGCACGACCTGGCAGGTTTCTCGGCCGAGGTAGACGACAAGGACGAAGACGATGAAAAATGACACCTGCTACTACCACGACCCGCAGCACTGCGCTGGCGAACTGTGGGAGTGTCAGACGTGCCACGAGAGCTACTGCCAGGCACACTCGCACGTCACCGACAACGGTGAGAACGTAGAGTGCGTCGCCTGTGAGAGGGACCGCAAAGAGCGCGAAGTGCCGGACGTCACCAAACACCCGCACTACGCCAGACTCAGCACCCTCGATCAGGCCGTAGACCGTCTCGACATCAAAGAGAAGTAGCTACCAAGCTGGCGGTCGCCGCCGGACTTAGTAGAATGATGATGAAAGTGAGGTACTCATGAAACCGCTACCGCTTTGCGACTTCCACGACGGGCGGCTCTGCACCTGCTACATGAGCAAAGCCATGCGTGACGCTGTTACGGGGGCCGTCATCCCCCGCGTCTGTTCGCACGTCGCCATGCAGGAGACAGTAGCCGGTGACCCGCTCATCACCGACATCAAATGTTTGGCCCAGGCGTGCGACATGATCGGCTGCGAACTCGTGCAGCAGAGCACCTACGACTGGTGGGGCAGGCATGTCGGGGACTACCCGGTTCCCAAAGGCATGCAGGCCGGCGAACTCGGCAAGAACGCCGAGTACGTCATCCGAGCCAAACCCGAGAACAAGGCCAAGCTGGGAGGGAGCAGCTGCTACGACATCGGCGTGGTCCCGGACCCCAACAACGAAGGGGCCTGGACCTGGATCTACGACTTCTACGGCCAGGGCGACCGCATCGACCGACTGGTTGGCTCGCCCGTGCGCGGCCAGAAGGGGATCGAAATGCTCTGCCCGGCGCTCAAGCAGCACTACGACATGTGCTGCGACGCTGCGGCAGCGAAAGAAGCCGGCGACAAAATCGAGTTCATGTCCGTCGCCGACTTGCGGGCCAACTTCGAGCCGCTCCAGAAGAAATACCCGCAGCTGCGAAAGGCACTGCCGCTGCCACCTGTCTCGGCGGATGACGAGAACCGTTGGGTGTCCATCGTGGACACAACGCAGCGCGTCGGCGTCGGCTAACCTGGTACGCAAGGGGCAGGAAGCCCGGCGGTGTTTCGGCACGCCGGGCTTTCTTCGTCTCTAAAAGCCATTTTTGAGGAGAACGCATGATCCTGAACTTCTACCACCGCAACGGCAAGAAGGAACGACGCCCGCTCGGTTACGGCGGCGGCCTCTGCCACGAAGCCACCAAGCCGTACGAACGGCGGGAGATTCCCGGTCAGATGAGAAACACGCCCACGCCCGAGGCGTATCAGGAACCGGCCGACACCACAGGTGAATCGGTCGTCGAACGGCAGCAACTGCGAGGTTGATATGGCTCTGGCGAGCCTGCGTAAAGAGTTCGGCGTAGCGGTCGGCGCCGCCGAGCAAGCCATCCGCGTGAACACCGACGAGTTGGACGACGCCATCTCCACCATCGGCGAAGTCTGCAAACAGCACGGCTGGGAACTGCGTGTCTGGGACCACGTCTCTGGCACGATCTGGCATAACGGCGAGCCGCCCAAGAAAGACGTTCCCGGCGGGGCTTTGACCAAGAAACAAGCGCTCATGGCAGACCTCAACTCACCCGAGGGGCCGACTACGCCGCTCCAGGAGTTGCTGGGCTTTTTAGCCGAGACACCTCGGCCCGACACCGAGGACAAGGGCGAGGTGGTGCCCGTCGTCTTGGTGATGAAGAACTTCCATCTGCTGTTCGAGCGCGATCGCGGCCCGGCGGTCGCGGCCGTACAGCACCTGGTCGCGGACAAAGTCGGCGACCACGCCCTTTACAACAAACAGGACTCGAACAAGCAGCCGAGCTATATGCGGCAGCTGATGGACCAGTTCGGAATCGAGCCCGAGTCGGACACGGGCAAGTTCATCGTGGGCCTGATGCCGGCCCAGGCACAGCTGCCGCCCGAGGTCAGCCCCCTCTTCAAGGTCATCGAGCACGAACTGCCAGACGAGGAGGAGTTGGGGGTCATTCTGGACGGCATCGTACCTTCCGGCGAGGCCGCGCAGGACGAGGACGGGCCGGCAATCTCGAAGTCTGTACGCAAGCGGGTCTGCAAGCACGCTCGCGGGCTGACGCGCTTGCAAGCCGAAGGCGTCTTCTCCGCGTGCATGGTCCAGAACGGCAAGAAACAGAACTTCGAGGAGATCTTGCCCAAGTACGTCTGGGAGCACAAAAGCCGCATCCTCAACCGCGAGGGGTTGGTGACCCTGTACGGCGGCAAGGAAACCTTCGACGATGTCGTCGGCTTGCACGGGGCCAAGGAGATCTTCAAAGACCTGCTGGCACCCGACAAGTACGACCCGGACAACCCCGATCTCCGGTCCAAGGGCGCCGCCTTGGTCGGCCCGCCGCGTACCGGCAAGTCGTTGATCGCCAAGGCGTGCAACGGCACGCTCGATCTACCCGTCCTGATGTGCGACCCCGGCTCGCTCATGGGCGGTTTCGTCGGCGACACCGAACGCAACACGCGGAAGTTCTTCCAGATCGTACGGGCACACGCCCCCTGCATCGCTGTGATCGACGAGGTCGAAAAGGTGATGCCGAGCGCGCGGGGCGGGGAACACGACAGCGGGGTCGGAAAGAGAATGGCAGGCCAGTTCATGACGCAGATGCAGGACATCCAGGAGCCCGTCTTCTGGGTGTTCACGGCGAACGGCGTCGAGGACTTGCACGAGGCGTTTCTGGCGGATGACCGCGTGGACACTGTCATCTACGTTCACATGCCCGGCCCCGCGCAGCGGGCAGCCGGTTGGAAGATGTACATCCAGAAGTTCTTCCCGGCGGAAGTCCGGGGGAAAGCGTTCCCGCACCACCTGACCACGGAGTTCGACGAGGTGCTGGGCGAATTCAAGAAGACCAAGAAGGTCAACGCGCTGGAGTGGGCCAACAAGTTCATTGCGGCGCTGCTTTGCCTGCACGGGGCGGAGCGGGAGGCCGCGCTGGCCCGCCTCGCCAAGCAAGACGACAACGTGTTCACGACCGTCAGCAACCAACTGGTTGACGACGCCGACTGGACGCTGGCGCGCATCAAAGCGGTTTGCCGCCTGGCCAGGAAGCGTAACCGGAGCCTGGCCCAGATCGCCAAGATGATGCCGCGCTACTCAGCAAAGCTGGAGAAGTCCATCCGCCGGCTCGAAAACTGGGCCGAGGACGAAGCCGTCGACAGCGAGACGGGCGAAGCCTACGTTCGCCCCGAAGATCAGCCGGACGCGCCGGCGGGTTCCGGCGGCAAGGTGAAGACGACACGCAGCGGCAAGGTGAAGCGCAAAGTGCGCCGCGTCGCCGACTGACTATAGCGGGGAGGCCCTCGGGCCTCCCCCGATTGCCCCTTACCGGGGAGAACGATGATTGCGACGAAAGAGAAAACCAACGGCACGCACACGGAAGGCGACAAGTTCAACATGGCCGTGGAGTCCACGGCTGACACGTTGCTCAAGGGCTGCTCGAAGGTCCGCTGCCGCTACGGCTGGTTCAGCACCGCCGCCAAGATCGACGACGACGTGCTGGGCGAGATGATGGGCAAGGAGACGCCGCAGGAAGTCAAGGATGCCATGACGGCACAGAAGCGGCTGCTCAAGAGCAAGCACGAGGCCCTGGTCAACGCCAAGCAGGCATTCCAGGCGGTGAAGGACTACGTCAGCGCCATGACGATCCCGCTGGTGGCTCTGCGGGCCGGCAGCGACGACGAAGCCGATCTGCGGAAGGACGGTGGCGTTCGGCTGATCCAGAAAAAGGACATGCAGGAGTTCGATGACCGCATGAAGTATCTGGTAGGGTTGCTGAACACGTCCGTCGAGAAACTCCAGAAAGCTCTGCCGTCTATCAAGGCGGAGGACAAAACGCGGCTCGACCGGCTGAACACGAAGCTCTACGACGATGGCGACTACCCGGCGGACGTGACCAAGCTCGTTCACGTCACCTACGGGTTCGAGCCCATCGGCGTTGACGCCGAGTGGTCAACGCTCTGCCCGGAGATCTACAAGCGGGAGAGCGCCAACGCCCGCAAGAAGTTCGAGGCCGTCGTGGAGAGCGCCGCGGTCGAGTTCGCCGGCCGCTTCGTGAAGTACGTCAAGCAGGTGATCGAACAGCTGGGTAACCGTGTGCGGTTGAATCCGGTCAAGGACCGTACCAACATCGCGGTGCGCCTGGAGGACGACAAGACCGCTTCGGTCAACATCAGCGACGCCGAGGTCATCGGGCGGCTGACCCACGACGACGAGCCCGACGAGATCCCGGAGAACCACCTGCTGCTCCAACTGCGGCTCAAAAAGGCAATCAGCGCCAAAGGCCGCTCGACCGAAGTGTGGTTGGCCGCGCCCATCAAGGAGTCGGACTACCACACGCAGCTGCGGCCCTACGAAAGTAACACGGAGCGCAAGAAGCTCTACGACAGCACCGTGGACAACCTCAAAGCCGAACTGGCGGCTTTCGCCAACGTCGGCGAGATGTTAGGGCCGTACCAGGGCGTGGTTGGCGACGGCATCAAGAAGGTCAAAGAGATGCTGACGAAAGCGTCCGGCAGCATGAATACCGAGACGATCACAATGGCGCTGCGGGAGGGCAGCTACTTCCGTAACGAGATGAAAGCCGCCCTGGAGAGCGTGGCCCACACTGTCTCGTCCAAGGTGGGCGAGGCCCAGGCGAAACGGCGCAGTATCAAGAAGAAGCTGATCGGCGCCGTGTGATGCGCTTCGAGGTACAACACAAGCGGCGGTGGTGGGTGTCTGCGGGCACCGTTGACGCCCCAGACGCCATCGCCGCCGCCTGTTACATCGCCCGCATGAAGCGGACTCGCCGCGTGCGGGTTCGCCCCGAAGACTCCCGGGATCGCTGGCTGTATTACCGGGTGAAGCTGGACACGGACGAGGACGACGCATGAACGCCGACTTGACGCCCGCACATTTGAAACCGCGGAAGGCCAGGGAGAAAGTCTTCCGCGACCTGGCCGTGCAACAGTTTCACCGCCCGGGTGAGATCGAGGTGCGGCACAACGCCGGGAACAACGACCTGGCCGAAGTCTCCCTGCGCGGAGACGGGAAAAGCGCCTGGGTGCAAGCCTGGGTGCTGGTGGTCGAAGATAGCCGCCCGGCTGCCGACCAAACACACGCACCCGGCGCTTCGCTAAGCAAAGGCGAGGAAGCCGGTAAGGAACTGGACGAGGCGACCAAAGAGATCGCCGCCGCCCAGGAGACGGCCCGCCAGGCGGGTATGGGTCAAAAGCCCGCCCGATAACGAGCCATGCGCCAGTTTTCCGATCTCGGTATCGTCAGCACGCTCGCACCCAAGTACGCCGAGCGCGTCCGGCAGCAAGAGGAGCGATACCTCAAAGACAAGTTCCAGGAGCTTGTCGCCAAGAAACAGCAGGTGCCCTGGGACGCCATGAAAACGGCGTTTCCCAAAACGGGCCACCTGTTGATCGACGGCAAGACCTGGCGACCAACCCTTCTGTTCGACTGTCCCGTACTCACCGGCCAGCCCGGGACGCGCGTCAAGAAAATGGAAGCCAGCGAGGCCGTTGCCTGGTCGCCCAACAGCCGGTTCTTCTACTGCAACCATCTCTTACCTCGCGGCGAGTCCCTGCAAATCTATCAGGGCAACAAGCGCGGTTTCTGCTGGTTCACCACGCCTGTCACCAGTCCTGTTCTGTGCGAGAAGCTCCCTCACGACAACAAACCTAAAGTGTGGATGAGTGAGACACCAATGGAGTGTTTCACCCAGCGCACGGGCATCCGCCTGGCCAAGGGCAAAGTGGTCATCGGTGGCCTGGGTCTTGGTTGGTTCCTCAACCAAATAGCGCGCCGCAAACAGGTGACCGAGATCGTGGTTGTCGAAAAGGAGAACATACTTATTCAATGGTTGTGGCCGCGCATCTGCTGGCACTACCCGGACGTCCAGGCCAGGCTTAACGCCGGGCAGCTGAACATCCGCTACGACGACGTCTACAACGTGATCGACAAGCAGCACACGGAGGAGAACACGGTGTTCCTCCTCGACATCTGGGATACGTTTCTCAACTACGACAAACGTTTCTTCGATTGGAAGAAGAAGCTCGGCCCCAAACGGATCTGGGGTTGGGGGATGTTCGACAACTAGGTACTGGGGTCCAAAATGACAAGGCAACGTGTAGCGGCAGTGACGGAACTGTTCGGTAACGGCAGCGACGACAGCATCGACCTCGAAGTGTCGCGCCGCCTCACTTTCCAGGGGCATGTCCCGCCGGACGAAGAGGTCATTCCGGTCGTGGAACTGTCGAACGGCCTGCGTATCCTTAACGAGCGCAAGGCCGACCTGACCAAAGCCCGCGCGGAAGACATCCTGAGACTGCCCGAGTTTATCGTCCACGAAAGTCACGTCGACCGAAACCTTCGGGACGCGCATGTGACCTACATTATCAACTGCATGAAGCGCGGCACGTTCCACCCAGAGTGGGTGACGATCATCAGCTGCGTGTGCTTGGAGGCAGTCGCGGTCAGCGACGAGTTGACGCTGCCGGCTGGTACGGATTACCGCATGAACGGGCAGCACACCTGCTGGGGTCGGCTCTACATGCCGGACGACTGGCCCTGCCCGGTGAAGTTCATGCGCTACGAGGCCGCCAACGTACAGACCATGCGGCAGCTGTATGCCAGCATCGACCGCGGCGCGATTCGCACGAACGGCAACGTCATCGACAGCTACCTGGCCGGCACCGAACAGTTTCGCGGTGTGCCCAGCGCCGCCATCCGCGCCATCGCCGCCGGCCTGTCGCTGTGGTTGTGGCCGGAGCCGAAACGCCAGAAGCGCGACGCCGACGACATCGCGCACCAGATCCAAACGACCTACAGCGAGCAGACGTCGCGTGTGCGTGACTACGTCATGAACTCGCCTCGCGGTACGGCGCAGAGGGGCATCCTCTACCGAATGGCCGTGATCGCGGCGCTATACGAGACGTTCAGCAAGCTGCCGACCAGGGCTCACGAGTTCTGGGACGCCGTGCGCGATGGCGTCGGCTTCACCAGCGTCAAAGACCCCAGAAAGAAGCTGCACGACGCGCTCAACAACTGTGTCCTGGTGACCTCGGCCATCGTGCGCAGTTCCAAAAAGAGGCATGTGACACAGGAAGAAGTCTACCGCTGGTGCATCCAGTGCTGGAACTACTGGCGGGCAGAAGACGAGATGACGAACCTGCGCATCAGTCTCGACGGCAAGCGGCCCAAGGCGAAATAGCAGCAGACGGTTAGGCCGGCGTGCGCCCCGCCGGCCCCTAAAAAGTGGATTTGAAATCATGGACCAACAAAACGTACCTTCCCTGGAACGGCAGAACGAAGACGGGCTCTATGAGGAAGAACTCCAGAAGCTCGTTGATGGCATCGCAGAGGACGTCAAAGCCGGGAAGCTGAAACCCGAGGCGGTCAAAGAGCGCATCGGCGAGGCCGTGGAAGCCAGTGCTTACTCGCGGCAGATTCCGCTCTTGGCTGTGGTGGTGCGGCACCTCCACGAAGCACACATCCCGTTCTTGCGCGAGGTCATTGGGCCGTTCATCTGCGGGATAGTGTACGAACGCTTGATCGCGCAGAAACTTGTCGAACCGCCGCCGCAGGAGCGCGTGATCGAACTCGGCAAGGTGCTGCCGCCGGCCGGCATCAAAGCCATCGAAGCCGTGCTGCGCCGAGTAAAGAAGAAAGAGTTCGACATCATGGACCCGCAAGCCGTCGACGGCATCAAAGCGGCCCTGGCCCCGCACAAGGAGCACCTGGCGACCCACGGCATCGACGACAGCTATCTCGCCTACGCGCTCATTTACGGGTTCAGCCAGAAGGGAGGATAATCGTGGCGCGCACGAAATGCGTGATGATGCTCGTCGTTGAGTACGACGACGAAAAGACAGACGACGAGAGCGTCGCCTCCGCCTTGGATGGGGTCATGAAGTTCGGCCTGCGCGAACTCCAGCAGGACATGAACCACGACTACGGCATCGTGGTCGTGGACATGACCAAAGGGTTCTACCCGTCGACCCAGAACCCGGATAACCCGCAGACACCGGACTGTTGGATCGACCTCGAAGACGACGCCTCCACGATAGTCGGGCAGCCGAAGCCGCTCAGGATGCAACTCTACGAGGACAGTTACGGCGGCAGTGTCGCAGTCCTGAACAACGCCGGGGACCACATGGCCCAGGTGTCTCTGGACTACTTCAACAACAAACTCCAAGCTATCATCTACGCCGACAGCGAGCAACCTATCGCTCAGCATGTTATTGTCGAGGACGTGGAGGTGGCCCGTGCGCAGGCGTCTGCGGAAAGCTGACGTCCGCGTCGGCGACAAAGTGACTTGCATCGAGCGTGTCGATGCGTACTACTCGAACTATGGGGGCAACCCCGAATGCTGGTTCGAGCCAGGAGAGGTGGGCGTGGTTGGTGCCGTGGATGTTCCCTGCACCACCTACGCCTACCGGAAACGGGGTGGCACGGCCTCGTTCGTCTGTGTGGATTTCGAGAAACACGGACAGACGTGGCGCTGTGCCCTCTACTACAACAATGTCAGGAGACTGAAATGCCGAAGTCCAGAGGTAAGACCGTCGAGAACGCCAAGGTGAAGAAGAAGTTCGACAAGATCTACGCCCAGAAGGAGAAGGACAAGAAGCCGAAGAAGGACACCAAGCCGAACATCGACTACCTGGTCAAGAAAGTCGACAAGTCCCAGAAGGACAAAAGCAAGGACCGCCCCAAGGAAAAAAAGGCGAAGAAGGAAAAGATCGCCTACTACGGCATGGACGGCGTGAAGGACAAGAAGCAGAAGCACGCTGTCGACCTGCTGCTGTACGAACTGCACCGCCTCAGCAAGCTGCCCGCCGAATGCACCATCAAGGTGTTCGGCGAGTACGACCGCGTCACGCAGAGCAACGACAAGAAGTTCCACTACTGGCGGGTGGACGAGATCGACGTGCAGTACCCCAACGGGGTGCATGCGTCATTCCAAAACGGCACCCCCGAGGCCCTGGGCCTGCTCTACGCTTGCCAGCGCCTGCTGGAAGTCGCCCACGTCGAGCCGCGTCGCCCCAGAGGCTGGAGCAGCGACCTCGATGAGCGTCAGGACGCCATCGACGCCCTGGAAGTCGTCTGGAAGATGGGCGAGAAACCGGCCAAGAGCGATCCCTACGTCGGCCAAGTCTCGCCGGCCCAACCGCAGCCGGCGACCGAGCCGTCCGCGGCCGAGAACCTGCACGACCAGCTGATGGCCGAGTCCAACGAAGCGTCCGGGCGCATGCCGGACGAAGGTGACGACGACGAACCGCAGGCCCCGGCCCGCGACAACGAAGAAGACGAGTGACATCGACGCCACCCGCCCCGGTGCCCAACCGGGGCGGGTAGTGGGAGGAATAGCATGTTCTCCAGGAAGTTCGTCCGCCGGACCACGACCAGGACAACCAAGCCGGACGGTACGGTGGAAGAGAAGACAGTGGTGGAGCACGACGAGGGCGCCACCGAGCAGGACTTGGAGAAGACCCAGGCCGACGCCAACAAGGAGTTCGGCAAAATGGACAACTTCTTCAAGAAGATGGACGCTGCCTTCAAGGAACTATGGGACTAATGAACCGAGGCCGGCAAGTCCGCCGGCACAACGACCGCGTCTACATGATGGCTTTCGACGAGGATGGTGACGACGTCTACCCGCACTTCCTCGTCATCTGCCCACCCGACATCAAAACCAAGCTGCGGGCCACCGAGGTCATGGACCGCATCTTCCGCGAGACGGTGCAAACGAACATCGTCAAGAACCAGAACCAAGGCGAAGACTGGACCTACGACGATTACGCGAAGGCGCTCAAGAAAGCCGGTTTCGAGATCATCCAGGCCGGCTTCTGGGTGGAAAACGCCTGCAACATGAAAGGGGTCCGGTAATGGGACCGTATCGAAAAGAGTACGGACAAGGCGTCTGGCGCGTCTTCGGCAACAGCTCCGACGACGGCGAGACGCCGGTGCTGGACGACTGTGTGGCTACCCTGCAAACGAGCAGTCTGGCCGACGCGCTGATCGAGCACCTGGAAGGCGAACGCCGGCTGCTGGTGATCGACGTCTCTGGCGGCGTGGTCCAGGAAGTTTGGGCGCCGTCTGGGTTCGAGGTCGTCCTGATCGACCACGACAACATGCAAGAAGGCGACCCGCCGTGCATCTACCCCAACGCCACGCTTGCCGACATGGACGAAGACGTGTGGGACCAGGTCCGCGTCGCCACTGGTGAGGGCCTGGGGACGTTCCAGTTTTCGGTCGAAGGCTATTGGGAAAACTTTAACGAAGGCACCGTAGCCGACGAAGGCAAGAACTGGTGGGTCAATGCGCCCGACCAGGAGGCCGTCGAGAAGTTCATGGCGCTCAACGGACTCAAACTGGACGAGGGCGGCATCTCGCAGATCAGCAAGCACCACATCAGCGACGGCGTAGACGCCGTGGTTGAGCCGGACGGCAAATACATCTGGTTGGCCGCTTACCGCGAAGAGGAGATCGCCGGTGCCGAGGAAAAAACAGGACCGGAAGCGGTGGGGTAAAAAATGCCCAGGCTGCGGCGCTGTGCAAAAGACAGCTAACCTGTGCAGCTGGTGCTACCCCATTGGCACCCACGACAACGTGCAGGAGCCGCACCCGGTCAAAGACAGCCTAATCGCACGCTACGCGGTGCTGGCTGACAACGAACAACCGCTATTCGGAGAAGACCGTGATTCATAACTACATCCACCAGAGCCTGCTCGAAGCTGCGACCCAGGCTAGCTGGGACGAGGACTCCCAGATCCTCATGCTGGTGACCTTCCTGGCGAAGCTCGACGACCAGGACGGCACCCTGCACGAGCAGTTCAAGATGTACCTGGCCGAGCAGGCCGAGGCCGAAGACAACTCTGGCGAGCCGGAAACCGGCGAGAAGGGCTGGTCCCGCACGAGCAGCGGCGTCTTGCACTACATCATGCAGGTGCTCGACAAGACTGACCCGCGCCGCTGGTCCGTCCGGGCCGCGTGCGCCAAGAAGCTGTTCGTGCAGCCTAAGTATTTCGGCAAGCCGCTGCCGGCGCGGCACGACCAGGTTTGCGCCACCTGTGCGAGGAAACACGGCGATGAGTACCAATAAGAGGGGCGACTGATGCCAAGAAAAAGTAAGCGCAGTTACAGCATCGACGTTGCAGCGCCGGAGTTATGCGAGGCCGTCCAGGCGGAGATCGGTCAGGCGCTCGACGTGATCGAGAAGCACTGGGGCTTCCGCCCGCAGTTGGACACGCATTTCGATGGCATGCTGTACGTCCACGCAGACTTCAACCTGAAAGGCTTCGCCCACAAAGGAGCCGGCGTCTTCGTTAAACCGTCAAACCTTGCAAGGGTGACGCCGAGAGAAATCTGCCGACGCATCGTCGGCGAGCTTGTGCAGCACCGTAACACCTGCAAAGAGTGCGGCACAAACACCATCGGCTTATGGGAGCGCGTGTACCGACAAAAGCGCGGTGCGGGCAGAGACGCACTAGCCCTCAACCCCGAGTACAACGTACCGCCTGATCCGGTTGAGCAGTACCTCTTTCCTGGACTGTCCAGGCAGCTAGCGGCCCTGCTTGAATCTAAAGAGAAACGGCTTGCGGATCGCCAAGCCGTATTGTCTGCCTACGTCGATCTGTGCGAGGGACGCGACTTGCATGTCGGCGGGGCGCTGCATGTGCGAAACACCATGACAGGAAAAGAGTCCTGGGGCTCGATTGTGAAACTTTCGATACAGAACGGGTGTTTGACAGCCGAACTGGAAGTACGCGGCGTTGACGGTGAGGTCGTCCGCGTAACCGTACCCATACGCGGAGAACTGTCAACGCGCATACCGATTAAGCCGTTGGCACTAGAAAACGAGGGAGGTTGACGGAGTGGCGCTGCCTACCATCAACATCATCATCGAAGGGCCGGCGTGCGAAGAACGCCTGGCACTCTGCTACTTGCTGCACCGGGAACTGCTCCACTCGCAGTTTCCGACGCAGTGCAACGAAACGTCTGTGCCGCACAACTACATCCAGAAGCTCGTCAGCTACCGTGAGGCCCTCAAAGCCGACGGTGTGACGCTGTCGATCACAACCAGAGAGGGTAATGCCGGTGGATGAGTACCAACTGTTTCATAAGCAGCGGATCATGTTCGCCATCGTGCCCGGTGAAAAGCTGGTCATTCTTTCTGATCCCGGCTTCATGACGCACGAGCAGTGGTTCAAAGCCCGAGGCTGGGAGCGCTACCTCGACAGTGCCACCCGCGGCTACTGGCACGCGCCCACCAACGTCGTCGCGTTCTACAGCGGCCCCTACTTCGACGCGGACGCGCGGGACGAGAAAGCATTCCTGGCCAACCTGCGCGACCTGGTTTACCATCTCAGCATTCCCGGCGACGCCAGGGTCTGGGCCGGCGTGCAGCCGCAGGACAAGCCAGGCGGGCAGTGGCCGCCGCGAAAAGAGTTGGGGACAGTGGCCAAGTTCTTGCCGGCCGCAAAGAAGTCCTACGCCAAAAAGACAATGGGCTGCGGCGTGTTCGTCGTCAGGTACGAGGCCAACGCCGGCCACGCCATCCTGCTGGGCCGCCGCGGCCCTGAGTGCAAGTGGGGCAGCGGCCTCTGGGCGCTCCCCGGCGGCATGATCGACGAAGGCGACACGCTCGAACAGACGGCCCTCAAGGAGGTCGAACAGGAGACGGGCCTGGTCGTGTCCCTGCCCGTCGCCTGGCCGCCGTTCTGCGTGCGTGGGTTGCTGGCCGTCACAGACCACACGGCCGAGGAGATGCACCCCGAGATGAAGATGGAGCACATGTCCTCCTGGATCTTGGCGCACTACCGCGGCGGCGAGCCGCAGATCAAGGAGCCGACGAAGTGTCTGGAGTGGCGCTGGTGGCACCTGCGCCAACTCCGGCTGATCGAAGGCTGCCACGACCGAGCGCACCCCCAGTATTACTGGTTGCCGTTCGACCTTTGGCAGCACCTGCTACGGCCGCATTGTGGAGAGTTTTGATGAAGACCGCGAAAGAGTTCAAGACGTTCCAGGAACTGCGTCGCTGGTGGTATTCGCGCCCAGTCGATCCGCGACCAGCGCAGCAGACGGCCCCGCCCAGTCAACAACTAGGGCAGGGCCATAAGAACACAGCGCGTCACTTAAAACAATGACGATTTATTTGACCGTCGCGTAGGCGGAGGCCCAGGCTTCCATCTCAGCCTTGTTGAATCCCTGCCGGGCCTCGGCTGCCTTGGTCATGACCGGGGCAATGCCGTGGTCCGACAGGAGCGAATCGAGCATCTCGGCGTCTGGCCTCGGGAGGGTGGCCACTTCCTCGGCCATCTTCTCGGGGTCCACGTCACCCAGGGCCGTCTTGACCCGGTCGGCGAACTCGTCGCCGAGCAGGGCCTGCACGTCCGGCAAAGCCAGCTTCTTGAACGCCGACTTCTCATAGCCCTTACCGCTGGTGGTGAAGACGTGCTCCACCATCGCGGAAGCGGCCTTGGAGAAAGTGGCCTTGAAGATGACCTCCTCGGGCCGCGGCAGACCTTCCTGGTACATACCCACGAAGTTCAGCCGGCGGTCCAGTTGGTCGATGGTATCGGCGAGTTTGACGAGGGCCTCCGGCTGGAGGGCCTTGCGAGGGGTGTCCTTGACGAACTTGGCGATCTTGAAGAACTCGGTACGGACGGTGTCGTTCTTCACGCGGCGGGCGCGGTCTTCGATCATCCGCACGACCTCGGTCGGATCGCACACGCCCATGCCGGCCTGCTTCTCCAGGAACTCGCGCTCGCTGCTGATGGCGGCGCCCAGGCGTGCAGCCTTCTCCAAGATCTTCTTGGACATCGTGTGCCGAATCGTGAACGGGAACTTGTCGCGGTGTTCGAGGACATACTCGGCCGCCGCCTTGACCTCGGCAGCCGTCTTCATCCGCAGGTGCCGGTCTTTGCGGCCCTGCTCGTCGACGAAGACGTAAGCGAACTCGGTGTCGGGCAGCTGGGCCTCGGCGTTCTTGTGCAAGTCGGCCCAGCGGCTGCGGACGGCCTCGCAGGCGGCCTTGATTCCCCAGTAGTCGACGTACTGGGTGAGCAGGCGTTCGATGTGAACGCGGTCCTTTGGGTGGAACTCGGCGCGCTTCTCCTGGTAGTATAGGACCGACAGCCAAGTGGATGCGGCGCTGTCGCAGGGGTACTGCTTCCGCACCGGATCGGCATAAACGGTGTCGGGCCGCGTCCGTGGGCTCGTGATCTGGTCAAGGTTGGCCTGCTTGACGAAACTCGGGAAGTCGTACTGCTTAGCAAGGCGTGCGAGTTCGACGTGGTTTTTGTCGGCGACATGGTCTGCAAGGAATGGCATTATGGGCTCCCTCCGTACGTTGCAAACCCACGCTCCGTGGGTTCCCATTTTGAATATCCTGGAGTGCCCCGTCCGTACCCACGCGCTTCCGGCGCGTGCCACATGTCCCTTGTGTCGGGGAACCAGGTTGACTGTCTATGAGGATACCATAAGCGGTGGTGCCTGGCACTACTGCTTTGACTGCAAAAGCGCCGGGGACATGATCGAACTGGCTGCCAGGGCCTGGGGTTGCGGCCCAGATGCCGCTGTGCAGCGCCTGGTCGCCGAGGGTGTGCCGCTGCCGGAGGACAAGATCACCAGCGCGCAGGTGAGCTATTACGTTCGGCACCGCCCGGAGTCGCAGAAGCGGCTCCGGGACTTCCGCGACTACACACGCGACTACCTGGCCAAGGTCCGCTCGAACTACCTGGGCAGCCTGCGGGCGGTCTTGCGGCTCACCAGCCAACTCACCGGCGAGCGCTGGACAGCCGGGCCGGGTCGCCTCTTCGGGGCCTGTCACCGCAAAAAGGTCGAGCAGACTTTCAACCCCGGGCACTCCGGCCTGAACAAAACTTTTCGCGGCGAAGGCTGGACGGAGGTGCTGGCTTTTCCCTTCGAGGACGTGCCCGACCGGATCTGCGGTTTCCTGTTCGTCGGCCGGCACGGCGGCAAAGGCGACAGCGTCTTCCGCACCCCAGAGGCCCTCAACTACAGCCACATGAAAGCGTCCGACCGCCCCGAAGCTGGGTTGTTTGGCCTCAGCACGGTCGAAGACTCAAAAGCCATATTTGGCAACTTCGTAGTGGGTGTCGACGACCCGTGCCTGGTCTTACGGCTCCAGCTGCGGCACTTCCGTACGGCCGCGGCGTCGCTGCCGCTGGTGGCCTTCCACGACAGCCCGAGAGGGTTGACCCGCTGGGGCTGGCGCTGTCTGACAGGCAAGATGCCGCTCCTTTGGGGTTGGCAGCTGACACCCGGCTTGCTGGCCCAGGCGATCCGCAGTGAAGGCATGATTGCGCTCACGCCGCTGGCGACCGTGGACGTCAAAAGCGTCGACCACTATCTGCGCGACGAGGAACCGCGCGACCTGTTTCGCCGGATCATCAAACGGGCTTTGCCCTGGCAAGACGCCCTCAAGGTCTGGTGCGAGACAGCGGCACCGGGCGCCGTCGCGGACCTGGTTGCCAACCTGGTGCCCTACGAACTGGACAGCAGCGGCTTGGCCAAGATCCACGGCAAGCTGGCAGACGCCCTGGCCGCCCCGAGTACGCCGCGCACGGTCAAGATGGGCCGCTTCACCCTGATCGAAGCCAACGACCAGTGGTGGTCACACAGCCAAGCCAACAAGCAGCTGGTCATGAATGCAGTGCTGCGCATCGACCGAGTGGCCGTACGGGATTCGGACCCCAAGCACCCGAGCGTGCCGCACTACATCGGCCGGATCGTCTATCGCGGCCAGGAGATCCCCTTCGAGCTACCTGTCTCGACCATGCAGCACTACCCAGAAAAGATCCTCCAGGACCGGCTTGCCAGGGCCGGTGTCAAGCAACCTCTCTTCGTGGCTCCGGGTTGGCAGCGTGGTGTCCGCCTGAGCAAGGTCGCGCTCCTGTTCCACACGCCCGACGCGACGTAAAACCAGGCCCTCCTGGCCGCTGCGAGGCCCCAGGTGGCTCCTGGGGCCTTTTTTGTTCAGGACGCGGCAGCGGGCCGCTAATGCAACGGGAAGGGCCTTTCCAAAGTGTTAAGATAGGTAAGATAGGTAACATGTACGATAATAGTGCCTTCCGCGCTTGCGGCAGGGCCGCGCGCATGGTATCATTCATGTACAGTCTCCGTTGCGCAGTGCCACCGTTGCGGGTAAGCCACTGCCGACGCAAGATTCTTCCAGCGGCCGACACTACTGCGGGTAGTGCCGGCCGCAACCTTTTCCTACCCACATCAAAAGTCATCCCAGTTGATGCGCTGGACCGGGTGGACGTGCTTGAGCAGCTTCTTCGGGATCTTCATGCGGGCGGCCTCGGCAATGTCGGGGAACTTGCCCACCATCCACCACAAGGCACAGCAGCCAATGTTGGTTGCCTGGGCGAAGTCGTCCGAGGCGTTCGGATTGCGAACGATGGTGTAGACGTCGGTGCCAAGGCGGCTGTCCACTTTCTCTTCAATCAGGGCTAGGAAGTCGCGCATCACGCCCTTCTTCGACTGGTCAACGTAGTCGTACTGGAAGAAGCGAATGATACCGTACTTGATGCACTGGCACGTCGTCACCAGGCTGCGGCTCTTGTCCAGCGAGTACCAGGCGTGCGGGCTGGCATCATCGGGTTCGTGGAACTCCATGAAGTCGTGACCGACACCGTGGTAACGGATATTGAGGACGTTTGACGGCGGCAGGCCCGCCTGGAGCATGAGGATCAGTCGACCTTCACCTGCGTTCGAGTAGTCGTGGGCAAAGTGTGTGCATTTGAAGTGAATCATGGCCTCCAGGCAGAGGCGGGCCTCCCACTCGAAGTCGTGCGTCCGCACCGAACGCATGCCCCAGATGCAGTCAATCTGCCCGGTAGGCAGGATGCCCAGGACGGACAATGAGGTGAACGAGGTGCGCAGGCGCTGGGCCTCACCGTCCTTCTTCTTGGCGGCCCCGGAGACGCGCCCACCACCACCGCCCCAGTCCACTGCCAGGATCTTGTAGAGGTAGCGCGGCATCTTGGCGGCGGCCTCTTTGGCTTTGCACGGCCAGGGCAGCACGGCCGCTGCCTTGAGGTCGCTTTCCGTGATTAGCTTCGAGCCGGCGTCGCACGACTCGCCGCAGACTTCGTTGAGGAACGTCGTCCGCGTCGTGTTGTAGTGGCCTTCGCTCTTACCGACCAGGATGTCCCACTTCTCTTGGTTGGCGTAGTGCATCGGCATGATGATCTGCGGGACGTGGTAGCCCGCAAACGTCCAGCGCCGCTCCGGGTAGGCGTGAACCCAACGACCCATGCGCGGGTTGACCGGCTGCCGGCACATCGAGCAGACCACGCCTGGGCACTCCTCGCAGATGTCTCGGTGCCACTTCCCGATCATCCCCCATAGATCCCAGTTCTCGGATGGGATGTTCCAGTGCCCGCAGCCGCCGCGCAGACACTTAATCATCCACTCGGCCTGGCTGCTGTCCTGCCACAGCGACTCCATCGTATTGTCGAGCGACTTCGGCGTGCCGGCGTACTGCTTCAAGGCCCAGGGTGAGCCGGACAGCGTCTCGTGGATGATTTGCAGGAAGTCATGATTCATGTCCTGCACTTCGTCGATGACGTTCTTGTCGGCCGGGATACCGCGGGTACGCTCGGCGTCGAGGAACGCATAGGAGAAGTACATCGCGCTGCCGTTGATGAAGCTGCGCTGGAGGATCTGGTTGGTCGTCTTCTTGCCGGTGAAGAGGCGGTGGACCGGCGAGTTGTCGATGAACTCCCGAACGTAGTTGTGGGAGAAGCGCCGGATCATCTCGAACAGCGGCGTGACGTAGAGCGTCGAGAAGTAGGGGATGGAGTTGGAGAAGACCACGCCCTGAGCAGCCAGTGAGGTCGAGTTGTGGGACACGACCTTGCCGAGGATGAAGTTGTGGTCTTCTTCGACCTCGATGTCGACGGTGTTGGCCTGACCGTCTTCGTAGTTAGCCCGCACGCGCTCCCAGGCCAGTTCGCCGCATTTCCCCTGCACCGCCAGATAGTCGCCTCGATAGATGTGGCGGACCATCAGGAACTGTTCAATGTGGTTGTCCGCGTCCCGGGCCAGCAGGCGGTGGTCAGGGGTCACACGGACCTTGAAGCCCGACTCGGTCACCAGGCAGTTGACATCTTTGACGCCCGACTGCCAGACTTTGGTGACCTTGCGGGGTGTGAAAGTCTTCCGCGCGTCGGAGAAGGAAATAACAATGTCGCCGACCTTGAGGCTCTTGGCCGGTACACGCTGCCCGTCCGCCAGCAAAACGAGTTCATTCTCGTCCATGCACTTCGATACCTGCCGCCCCGTTTTGAGGAGCGTGGTGCGGGCCATGCGCGTGCGGAAGAAGGGCTCGAAGGGGAAGTAGTTGTTCAGCTTGTAGGGCTTGCCCTTGAGCTTGAGCAGCAGCGGTAAGATCGGACGGAGGGAAACGCAGTTCCCCTTGCGCAGGAAGTGGCGGGCCAGGACAAGTTTCTTGGTGGCCTCGTCCTCGAAGCCAGTAAGCTCGGGCAGGCTGTCGTAGCCGACCGGACCAGCCCGGAGGAGAACGGACTTCATCCGTTCTTCCTGCTCAGCCATCCTGACTTCGTTCTCACCGTCAACAGTAAGCTGGTTTTCTGCGTCATAGTTCATGAGGAGGACTTCCTTGTCTCAAAAGCAGCGCCGTCACCGCGGCAAGGCGGATGATACCTTTCTGCCGCAGCGTGGGCAAGGTGCAGAGGATGAGGGGGCGGACTGGATCGTCGGCTGCATCGTCGTCCTGCTCGAAGGCGCCTGCGGCCTGGTGATGGCGATTGCCCGCCCCCTCTGGGATCTGGTACGCTTCGTGTGCTGGGACGCCTGGCGCACGGAGCCTAAACGCAAACCCTAACACGGAGGCCACGCATGGCTGTGTCCCGTTCGGCCCTGGACTTCCTGCGGCGCAAAGGTCTGGTCACTGATATGCTGCGACCTGGCCCACGTCTCAACGTGAGCCAGCTGCTCGTTCACACCGTTCCCATTCCTTCGCCGCCCAAGCCCTTGCCGCACCTGTTGACGGGCTTCGAGGGCGACCCGCCACCCGACCGGGGCATGTCCAGGCCGTGGCCCGGACAACCGTAGAGGTCGGAGGATTGATGTCAAAGCACAATGGGGACGGTATGCTCGTCCCCAAGTTCATCGGCGGGCTCATGGTCGTGGGCGTCCTCTGGACGGTCCTCACCGGAGCCCTGTGGCACTGGGTCGTTGTCGGGGTCGTGACTGTCATGACGCTGGCCGTGGCTAAAGCTGCCACACCGCCCAAGAAAGGTAAATGATGACCATTACCGAGTTGGTGATTGCGGCACTGGCGACCTGGGAGATAATCGAGATCTGGCGGCACGGTAGTATCTTCGCCGACCGGCGGGCCTACGCCCAGGCCGAAGGCTACGGACACTTCCTACGGCGGCTGCTCGATTGCGGCTTCTGCCTGAGCCCGTGGGTCGCCTTCCTGCTCGTGCTGTGCCCGCTGACGCTGTCCCTGGCGGTCGACCCACCACGGCACTGGTTGGCTGGCTCGGTGTGGGCGTTCTTCCTGTTGTGGCGTTACGCCGTCTACGCCTTTGCCGTTGCTCGGCTCGCCAACCTCGGTAATGATCTCACGCACTCGTGGTGCCGCACACCAGACACCAAGAAGCAGATCGCCGCGCAGTTCGCGGGCGATGATTCAAAAGCCACTTTAGAGGAGAGGCCGCATGGACCAGCAACCGATGCAAACGGAGAAGACCACGTTTGACATGGCCGTTATGGCCAAGCTCAAAAACGCCGCCGACAGCGTGTTGACCGAGCACCCAGAGGTTGACTGCGTCTGTGCGGTCGTCTCCTGGAAGGGCAACCTCAACGACGCTGGCATCAAACACGGCATCTGGGTCGGTGACCAAGGGCCAGTCGGTACGGCCGAGGGCATTTTCGGCAGCATGTACCAACTAATAAAGATGTTCGACGAGCAGGCCACGAGGGCCGTGAAATACGTCGAGCATGTCCGCGAAAAAGTTGAGGTTCTGGGAACAGAACTGAGGAACCGCCATGAAGAACTCGAAGCGGTCAAAGCAGAAATCGCAAAGTGCAAAGCCCAAGTTCAGTCTGACGCCGGAGGAACAAAAACCACTTGAGGACTTACTCAAGGACCACGGCGTCAAGAACTGGGACTTCCTCATCGTCGGTGACGGCTCCGGGTCGAACTGGAACCGTGAGGCGGGCTGGGGCGCAGTCAGTATCGAAAAAATCACAATGGAACGTCTCGTGTGGACCGGGACGATGAACAAGGGCACGGTCAACTTCGCAGAGATGATGGCTTACCAGCAGCCACTCAGCTGGCTGGCCGCCCGCGAAGAAGATCGCCGCGCCAAGCGCGCGGTGAAGTACCGGGCCTACCAGGTCCACATCTTCACGGACAGTGACTACTGCCGGCAAACCGGCAACAGCAAGAACCGCCTCGTGGCCAAGAACGGGGCGTTGTGGGCGGCGTTCGATAGTTACGTTCGGCAGGGCTTCGTGCTCAACTGGCACTGGATACCGCGCGGCAGCGTGGCCCTGAACTCCTACTGTGACAGGCTGTCGAAACTGGCAAGGCTCCTGATGAAAAAGTATAATCTCCAGGAGAAGCTAGAAACGGAACACTCCTGCGGGGGTGTACCGCGGACAGTCTACGACATCAACCCGTCCGAGGCGGGGTAGGAGGGTGCGTGATAATCAACGAGGGCCGATTGGAGGTGCGCTGGTATCGCCCGTCCGACATGGTACAGCTTGTTGGGCTGCATCAATGCTGCCTACCCAAGGAAGGTTGGACGAGCAAGGATTTCTGGAAGTTCGTCCATAAGGCCGGCACGACCAACATCCTCAAAGTGCTGTCCGACGACCAGGGCAAGATCGTATACGGTACGCTGCTGTACACCCTTGGCCCCGGTGAGTGCCGTCTCCGGCGTGTCTGTGTTTGGCCCGACTACCGCCGCCGCGGTCTGGGCACTTTCATGGTCCACACGACCATGACGAGCCCACGCAGTTCGCTCAAAAACCGCAACTTCGTCGCCAAGGTCAAAGAAGCCGACGTCACGGCCCAGCTGTTTTTGCGAAAGCTGGACTTCACGTTCAACGCAAAGGAGGCGCGCGCTCAAGACGACGAAGGCAAGGACTACTATGTCTTTCGCTTCAAAAAGCCCGAGTTTGCTGCCCTAGCAACCGGGTGACGGTATCGTTCAGACAGGTCTGTAATGACGACCACAGTCAAAGTACGAACCCACACCGCCCACATCGTCGAGTTCGAGGACAAAGAGTACGAGGTCAGCCTGCAACCGGACTCGTGCGTTGATGTCCAAGTGAAACGTCTCGCGGACGGGTCGCTGGTGATCGGTTACCTCGTCCAAGACACCGACTGTCAACACCCGCTCAACGACTGCGACGGCTCCGGCAAGATCTACCGCCGCTACCGCGACGCTCCGCGCGAAGAGAAGGCGCAGTTCTACACGGAGATGGCCGTCGACGAATACGGTGAGAAAACTGGTAAGCCCAACCCGTACGCCGTGCTGCTCGACGTTTACATCCACTCTGGCGAGGTCTGGCGGGTCCACGGCTCAGGAAAGTATTTCCCGGACGAGCGCTGGGACGTCAGCAACACAGCTGGCGTTTGGGTGCCAGACGAGTCCTGCGTCCAGCATATCGAATTGACAGCTGCACAACAGGTACTCGGCGACCGAGGTAAAATCCTCTTCGGTGTACCGGGACGCTTCGGCAGCTACGGTTGGGAAGTCGGCACGAGACGGAAAATCGGGCTCAAAAGCCCGTTCAACGCGCTCCGCTCGGCTGTCGAATCCGGCTGTCATGTTGTGTTCCTCATTTCCTACGGCACGGAGTTTCGTGCTGCCGCTCGGCAAGAGGCCATCCGATGCGCTACCTCGGCGGTCGAAGAGTACAACAAATGGCTCTCTGGCGACTGCTGGGGCGTCTGCATTGACACTTTCGACGAGGACGGCGAGCCGAACGATAACGACTCCTGCTGGGGTTATATCGGCCAGGAGTACGCCGAGGAGGAACTTACCTTGGAGATGGAACACAGAGGCAAGCCAACGCCATAGGAGGAGCCTGTGGTAAAAAAGAAAAAAGCGTTAGCCGTCAAACTCGTGCCCGTCCCAAAGGCGTTCATGGAACAGGTAGAGAAAGCCTACTCGGCCGATACCATCGGCGGCCGTGAGCGCCTGCGTGATGTCTTTTTCTACCAAGGGCTGATGCGCACCACCACGAGTGTCATCTCCGGCGGCGAACGATCCACCGAGGCCACAACCTGGGAGGTCGTGCCGGCCGAGAAATTCAAAGGCACGATCCTCAGCTACGCCGACATGCAGCGGCACGCCGACAACGGCACCTGGACATACGAGGGGATGCGCGTCCGCCTGGGTGAGGACTGGTGCGTCCTCACCCGCGAGATCCGTTTCGTCCTCGACAAGAAAGCGGCCATGCCCGGCGGCGCAGACAACCCGGCACGAGGTAAACCGCAAGGACTGTTCTAACGAGAGACGTCATGAGCCGACAGCACCTGATAGAGTGTGAGAAGCTGCTGGAAGAGTTCGTCGAGAACATCGACGACACTGGCGGGCTCGGCGAAATGAAACCGGGTGTATTCGCGCCCCTGGCCGATCCATCCTGGTCGGACCTGGGTGACCTGTACATCCGGGCGTGCAAGGCTCTCGGCCGGGAGCCAGTGATCGAGCGAATAGAGGAAGACGATGGCGACGGTTAGCTGGGGTAACGACCAGCATACGCACTTCGTCGGCCGCAACGGTTGTTTCAAATGCTCCGGCATTACCGTACAGACGACCGATGGCGATAATCTGCTTGGCCTCGAACCGCTCACCAGCCGCGGCTTCACAGGTCGCTGCTGTATTGAAATCCCGGCGAGCGCCATCGACGGGCTGATTGCAGCGCTACAAGAAGCCAAGAGGGAGCTACAACCATGCGTTCCGGCACAAACCGCACCCAGGCGTTGAGCCTGGCCCTGGCCAACGCCAAAACGGACGACAAACCCCGTTACGTCTGGATGTGGGACGGCGTATACTGGGTCGAGCGTGAGCCGCCCAAGGCTGCCTGGGCTGGAACAAATCTGGAAACGGTCACGGTCGTCAACCCCGAAGGCACGACCGAGACGTTTGACCCGCAGAAACATGGAGAGAAACAATGCTGACCGGCAAGCAGATCGAGCGCGAGGTGGAGCGAGGCCGCATGACCATCTGGCCGTGGAATCCAAAACAGCTGAACCCCAACAGTTACAACTTGTGTTGGGATGCCCATCTCAAGATCTACAAGAAGACGGAGCCGTTGCTCCGTTGGTATGAAACGCTGGAGAACCTGCGCCAGCGCGGGGCGATGACGACGCTCGAAATGTACACGCTGGCGGGACCGAAACCGATCCTCGAACCGCTCAACATGCGTACGAAGGAGGAAACGGTCGACCTGCTGATTCCGCCGGACGGCTTGACTCTTTTCCCGGAGATGCTCTACCTGGCCGCGACCGTCGAGTTCGCCGGCTCGGACTGGTTCATCCCGGAACTGCACGGCCGCTCGTCAATGGGCCGCCTGGGCGTCTTCGTTCACGTCACGGCCGGCTTCGGAGACTGTGGGTTCTCTGGGCACCCCGAACACACAGACGCCTACGGTGCGCACCAGCAAGACACCCGCGCACAGTGGACCCTCGAAGTCGTGGCTGTCCACCCCATCCGCGTCTACGCCGGCGTGCAAGTATGCCAAATCTGTTTTGCAAAGCCCGTGCAAGACGCGGACCTTGGAGATCTGCCGCGCTACAGCGGCAAGTACGTCGCCGACCGCGGCCCGAAGGCGTCCAACCTGTGGAAGGATTTCCTCGAACACGATTAACATATAACGTGCAACAGGAGCCGTAACGAGGTACAATGCCACCAGAAAACCGCAAACGCAGGCAACCGAAGAAAACAGGGCCTGACACAAGTACCTGGTCGGAAGCCGACAAGGCTGCCTACGCTAAGAAGAAGGCCCTGGAGACACCGATTGCCGAGATGGCCCTCCAGGTGCGTGTTATCAACACGTTGGAGGACAACGGCGTCATCATGTGCAGTGACCTCATGAAACAGACCTACGAGGTGCTCATGGGGATGAAAAACTTCGGGGACAAAACGCTGACTGAGGTCCGGGACGCCATCAAGGCCCTGGGCCTCGACCCGCCCACCTGGGCCAAACCCCCGAAGCCAGTGAAGCTCCCCAGGGCCAAGAGCCAGGGGAACGCGATTTTCGGCGACATGTGGTAACTATGAACACGAAAACGATGACGGCCGAGCAGCTGCTCGACGTCTCCACCCGCAGCAGCATGTTCGCAGAGGTGCAGCAGGAGATCCTTGCTCGTCTCGAAGCCTGGGACGAAAGCGCGAAGGACTACAACAACAAGATGGTGGAGTCCTTCTCGCGCTGCGCCAGTTTTGCGGTCTGCTCCCTGGCCGGCGCGCACCGTATGCCGCGCATGACCAAGGCGCAAATCCGCGAGTTCACAAATCTGCTTTTTGACTTCTTCTGTCGCGTCTGCCAGGAGCCGCAAGGAAAAAAGGACGAGCCCGAGCCTTTCGATATGATCCAGCAGGTATTGCAAGAATGGCACGGAGTCAACCTGGCGACCTCTGCAAGAAGTGCGGCAAGCCCGTCCCCAGAAACGAAGCCCTGATCTACGCGGGCCTGCACGAGGACTGTTTCGTCCCCAACCACGGCGGGACGAAGACAGGGACCGTCGTGCGCGCCAACAAACTACCGTCCCGCAAGGGGCGCTGTCCCAACGACACCTGAAAGGAGCGTTTGATGCTGAGTGAGACGTACCAAGCGTGTGTGAACCTGGAGATGACCCACAGTGCCCTGGTGCTTACGCGCCACGACCGCGAAACCGGGCAATCCTATGTCATCGGCATCCTCCTGGTCCCCACCGCCGACTACGCCGAACACCTGACCAACATCGGCAAGATCATGGCGCAGCCGAAGTCGCCCGAGGTCATTGCGGACGAACTCCGCGCGGCCGGCTACCCGGTGCTGCGCTACAACACCGTCAACCGCGAGAACCCCTGTTCCGAAATCTTCATAGGCTGGCATCAGTACGGACGCTCCCGCCGTGGTTCTTCGTCCTACCTACATACTGCCGAGCGGGCCGACAACGCGCCCAAGGATACCTTCGGCATCAAGACCACCTTCCCGCCGATCAAGGAAACGCAGCTGGTGGAGATGGACTTCGCCGGTGCCGAGTTGGGCGAGTTTGCGCGCAACGTCAAGGCAACCGCAGCGGGCGATTACCCAAGCAACCAGATCTTCATCTGCCAGAACTGCGGCAAGAACTACGTCTACGGCCAGGCCAAGGAAGCCATCCACCGCGAGTTGGGGCAAGCAGGCAGACCGATTGCTTTCTGCTGCGCGTTTTGCCAGCGTGACTACCTCCAGAAGCGCGGCCGGATGCCCGCGGTCGGTGCCGAGATTCCGCTCGGCAAACCCGAGGTCTGTAACCTGCGTGCTGCTGTCGGCCTCAAGCTGACCATCAACTACAAGGACAGCATCGTGGTCGGCGACGAGATCTGCCTCGCGGATGAAGCAGACGTGCGCCAGCTGTTGAACGCCCACGGCGTCGGCGCCGAGGACATTGAGAAGCTACTCAAGGATCGCACGCTCGACCTGGCCGACAAGGTGCTGCACTTGGACTACGACACGTTCGGGACGGAGAAATGGGCGAAGTCGATCAAGGCCCACCTGGACAAGGCCAAAGCCGAGGGCTTGATGCCGCAGGCATTGTTCAGTATCGACAGCATCAGTGTCAGGGCCGCGGGCGAGCCCATTGTGGCGGACCCAACTCCCGAGCAGTCGGCGAACTTCTTCAAGCAGGCGGCAGCTGCGGCGCACTGGGGGTACTTCGTCAAAGAGCTAGTCCAGAGTGCGCACAACGGGCTCATGGACGCTCGCGCAGTGAGCATCAACGGGCGGACGATCAAGGAAAACCCAGGCCGTACCGAAAACGAGGCGGACTTCTGGACAGTCGAAGGCGAGACGCGCTACGAGTTCCAAGATATTGCAAGCGCGGTCTACCACTGTCTCAGCCACCCAGGGAAGGGGTATCTCAATCTGTGGGCGCTCAAGTACGGCCGCGACGCCAGTGCAGCGGAGGCGCACGTCTTAACGGCACAGATCGGGGACGTGGTGGTGACCGGCGGCAGGCGCTAGGAGGGCGAAGCCTGAGCGCGTGCGAGGCGCGCTCCCGGCGTCGGGGGCGGGAGCGCGCTGAACCTAAAAGCCATATACGAGGAGCCTGCGGCTCTGTCGCCGATGTGTTGAGGGAAGCCCGCCGTGGTTAAGCGCGACGCTCCCTTGACCCCTTAATAACTTCTTGGGCTCGCGCAGCGCAGCCCAGGAGAGATTTATAATAAGTAGGCTAGCTACTTAGCCTAAGATGTGCCCCAGGTATTAGGCTAACTGTTAGCCTAATGGAGGTTTACATGGCTGTAACGTCGGCTTTTTTGCGAAAACAGGTGCGGGCGGCCAAAAACGCTGCCATGATGGCCGCCCGCGCCAGGCGTCGTACGGAAGCATGGGGTTGTAAGATCCGCTGGCCCCCGTACGAGACGGAGTTCGAGATCCAGGCTCATCTATACGCTGAACTTCGCGCCCTCGGCTTCCGTGTACGCGGCAACATCATGTCGGCCGACAACAACTTCCTCGACCTCGTCGTGTTCGACGACGCGAATAACGTCATTGCCCTGATCGAGGTCAAGAAAGAGATTCACAAGCACGACTGGGATGACCCCATATTCATGAAGGCGTTGCGCGCACAGGTGCAGCGTTATTGTGACCTCGGCGGCCCGGTTCACCTGATTGTCGGCATGAAGAAGGCCGAGGCGTTCTTGGCCAAGATTCGCCGTAACGGCGGCAAGCTGCCCACGAAAGCGTGGGGGGCGGCGTGTTTGCGTCAGGAGACGCCATGAGCTTACACGAGCACGATTTGATCTACCGCATCACCGAAGTACGCGGTGCCGAGCGGTATAACGCTCAGCGGCGGGCCGTATTGACCGGAGCGTTCCGCAGTACGGGTTGGACGCGGGAGGGCAACAAGAGCATCATCGCGTCCATGAACTCGCTGCGCCGTCTCTGGCAGAAGCGGCTGGCCGATCTCAAAGCCGCCGCTTGGGGTCCGCTGGCCAAGGAGAGCCACCACTGTTTCATGCGGAACTGTCCGCCTTTCGGCGTGCTCACGCACAAGATCACCAGCAAGCCCTGCAAGCGCACCCGCGTCTGCCCGTTCTGCTACGCCCGGCAGACGGTCCTGGAGATGTTCCTGTTCTTCGAGCGGGAACTGTACGGCGGCACCGACCCAGCGTCGCGGGTCGCCCGTCTGGAAGGTCGGCAGCTGGTGGAGGTTCACGTTGACCGCGCCTGCGACCTGCGGCCATTTCCCGGCGAGGCGCGCGGACCCAAGATTCTCGACTACGGTCGGCGCCTGCGGGTCCGCGTCTTGAACGAGCATCGCCAGGACGAGCTGCGCCTGTGCGGGGCCAAGACCGGAGCGGTGCTCTACCGCCTGGAGCCGTTCACGAGTAAGCTACGGTTGGTCCGCAGCGGTATCCTGCTCACTTCGCAGGCGGTGCCGGATTATTTCGGCACCAAGTACGGCCCCAACGACAAGATCATCAAGTACGACCGCGTCGACAAGCACCTGCTCGCTGAGGTCGTCGGCCGCGTCTGCCGCTATCCGCGGCAGATGCTGATCGCCCCGGCCGAGGACGTCGTGGCGCTGTTGCGCGGCTTGCAGAACGCGCGCCTCCTGTCGTTCTACGGAGGCACGCCGAAACCCCAAAAGCCAGTTTTGGAGGAAGCAGACGATGGCGAAGAAGAAGGCACGGAAGAAGTCTGAGGCATTCGTGCCTGAGAAGGTTGAGCCCGAAGGCGGTGTGAAAGAGGCCCTTGATCTGGTCGACACCATCGACCGGATCATCGACGAGGACATCGACGGAGAAACCTATTCCAAAGGTGAGGATTTCTTCGGCGGCGTCTCCTCGCGCGCCGAAGACATCGGGGCCACCATCGAACGGACCAACAAGGTAAGTCCGGCACAGAAGCAAGCTCTCGACAACATGCTGGCCGGCGTCCGCAAATGGCTGCACACCGACCGGGACGACAGTCCCTCACGGACGCGGAGCCAGCGCAGGAGAAGGTGAATTTATGGCCGAAGAGATCACGAGCCCGCCGTTCCCGAACATGGTGTCGGGCGGTGGCTTGTACGACAAGCTGCGGGAACTCCGCGAGTGGGTCGAGGGCTACCGCGAAGCCCTTAATGACGAAGCCGGCCAGGCCGTCATTCCCGCCGTGGCTGAGTTCCCCGAGAAGAAGATGTACGTCCAGTACCAGCCGGTGCCGGTCCAGTTTTACCACTGGAGCCATCTGCGCCAGATCCGGCGGGAGTGGGACATCTTGCTCCAGAACTACGAGGACGCCTGGAACTGCAAACCGTGCATCCGCCAGCGTGTCATGCTGGTCCAGCAGGCCGCCCTGCTGCTTAACGGCGCGTTCATGGACCCGGAGACGCGCGAGGCCAAACAGCAGGCAGAGCAGGAGCGCATGCAGCGCTCTTTCGAGCGGTTGATGGCCCACTATAAAAACATCATGGACCCCGATGACGAAGAAGAGACGCAAGACCGAAAGAAGAAGCGGCGAGGCTGAGGACTACTTCGGCTTCCTGGAGGAAGAGTCGGCGCCGCTGCCGCACCAGCGGCGCAAGTACCTGCGGATGCACGAGTGGCCCGAGGAGGCGCCGATCCTCACCGCCGACGACATCTGCTACAACTTCACGACCGACTCCGGTCGCCGCGACCTCATGGAGTGGTTGGAGGCGGCGTTCGCCCCACGTCACGACCGAGACGGTGTGACGCTGGTCGGCTACTGGCGCAGCAAGCCTTTCCGCCGGGCGACCAAGATGGTTCAGCGTGTCCTTGCTGAGTACACGGGCCGCGAGCGTTGTGACCTGTGGTTCTTCTGCGAAAAAAGCTACCGCGACCAACTGCCTGGTTACAGGTGGATCGCTGCGGTCTGGAACGAAGCCATGAGCCGCCTTGGGTACGACATACCCGAGAAGCAGCGGCGTGTCTCCGAAGAAGGCAGAATGTGGGGAGTTAAATGTGTTGATCCTCGTAAAGAGCGCAAGCCCAGACAGGGGCCTCGTTGCCTGGATGATCGCCCAGTCCGTCGCAAGCAGCCGGTTCACCGCCACGGTAAGCATTGACGCCAAGGACATACCGTTGCGCTATCGCCACCGGGCGGCCATCAAGATCGAATACGTCCGCCTGCGTCGCCGTAAGGATTACTGCGGGCAGCACCCTGGTCCCTGCCTGGCCCTGTTCCGCCGGCACCGTAAGAGTAGTTGTCTCGAAGGCACGGACTGGGTCGCGTTCAACGACCTGCTCAATGACGTCCTCGACGCCCTGGGCGTCGACGCCGACGTTTTCTCGTTCAACCGCGAGTCCATGTGCTCGCGCTACTACATTCGTCGCGGCACGCGGCGGTTGACGAACTACCTGTCGGACTCTGTGATTCGTTCTGGGAGGCCGATCTATTTTTGGCGAGAGAACTACCTCGCCGACTTCGAGGACTGGTGCGATAAAGAGGCCCCGGCCTCGACGTACCCCGACGACACGCCCGGCTATTACGCCAAGACGTTGGCAGAAGAGGAGGCTTGCCGTGCCCAGGAAGAGACAGCGTACGCATAACGAGTGGTTCTTCCCTGTGGAGCGCGGCGGACGCAAGTCCTGCACGCACTGCAAGGCGAAACTGGAGCCGGGTGAGTGGATCTGGTCGTGGTGCGAATACCGCAACGCCAAGAGACATAGCATCCGCGACGTCTGCAAAGCGTGCTGGCCAGCACTCCGCGAGGATCTGCTGCGGCACGAACGGCAATGCCCGGAGAACTGTACAATCAACCTGGAGATCCGTGGGGCTCCCAAGCCTGCGTGGATGACACTGCGGGAGGTGTGCGATGCCGCCGTTGAAGATATTCCCGGAGGATCTGGACAAATCCAGTGTGCGGGAAAGCCGTGTGTGGGTGAAAGAGAACCGGCGCGACGGTTGCCGGTGCCCAGCATGCCGGCAAGTGGTAGCAGAACGGAAGCGGCATTTGCACCACTCGATGGCCCGAGCGCTGCTGCTGATCTTCTGGTACTTTCAACGGAACCCCGGCAAGAACTGGTTGCATGTGGAGAGTTACCTCAAGCATCTGCCGGTCAGTCGGGCGCTTCGTGGTGACTTTGCCAAGCTGCGGTTCTGGGGGTTGATCGAGAAGCGCCCAGGCGCGAAGGACGACGGCAACCCCAGCAGCGGTTACTACGCGATCACCGCGAAAGGGAAGAAGTTCGTCCGTAACGAGATCTCGGTGCCGCCGTACTTCTGGATGTTCAACGGGAAGTGCCGCGGGTTCGCTCAGGACGAGGAAGAGGTGTACATTAAAGACGTGCTCCAGAAGAAGTTTTTCAACTACGACAAGTTGATGAACAACGAGGGACTCGATACCGGCTGAGGTGAAGCATGCTGACCAAAACAGAAGTAGAGGCCCTGGCCAGGAAGTGGCGCCCGTCCTTGCCCAGGGACTGGCGCACCGAATACTGGGAGAACCTCGGCTGGCACTTCCGGTTCGTCAACGGCCGCGTCTGCATCAGTTACCATCAGTACCAGGGTGACCAGGGTTTCCACGCGATGATCTCCGACATCGGTGGCCCTGTCGGCAGCAGCAGCGGCGACTGGCACGACTCGACGTCCTATGCTACGCCGCGCGAGGCTGCCCTGGCAGCAGCCAAGAACGTCGCGGCCTATATCAAGAAGCGGACGGAGGAATTCGGTATCCTCCGCAAAGAAATCACGGACGCTCTGGAGTCGATTCGCAGCAACCGGCCCGACCAGCCGCTGCTGTTCCCGGACGATCCTGAGCCCAATACTGACGGCCCCTATGGACCAGAACACGATGAACCACGGCGTCGTAAGCCACGCGGACGTCGCTAAGTTCGGTGGGCGCTTCGATGCCCGTTACTTGCTCATGTGCAAGGAACACGAAGCGCTCTACGACGAACTGGTGGCGCAGTTGACCAAGGAAGAGTTGTGCGACCTGGCCCAGCGCTTGCCCTACAACCAGCAGATCGCCGACGTGCTGCGGCCACGGGGCGTAGTTGCGAACCACCAGAGTTCGTTCATGCGCTGGCTCCTCGGTGAGCCCGCTGAGAGCGGGTCTTACATGTCGGCGACTTGGCGCCCGCCCAGGCCGCCACTACCGGGGCAGCCGAAGCGCGTGCTGGCCGTCTACTGTGCTGCGGCGGCGCAGTATACGGCTAGCATCATGCTGGAACGTGTCCTGGCACTGTCCCAGCAGAAGAAGTTGATCCTGGACGACTTGCTGGCCCTGATGAATTTCGGGGCGGGTAAGGATCTGGTAAGGCTGCGCGAAGCCATGAAGCGTGGCGGGAAAGAGAAACTCGAAGAGGTGAAGCCTGGCGGATCTGCACTGAATCAGCCAGGAGACGGCGCTGCCGGAGAAACGTCAACATGAGCAGGCGCGCTGGTCCAGTGCGTACGACTGACTACGCAGAGGTCCATTCATTCGATGAGGCCGTCGTTTTCTTGAATGGTAAGCAGCGACGGCAGATTAGCGTCTCGACGCGGCAGGGCTACGAGATTTACGTCATCGTGACGGGCCGCGACGAGGACGGTGCCGTTTGGGAGGCCGGTATCGAAGCTGCCGGCGCGATTATCCTGCGCTACCGAGCAGACGGAAGCTACAAGGCCAGTATGCGGAACAAAGACAAACGGCGTTTCGCTACGGCTTACACGCGGGACCGTCTGAATCAGTTTGCGCCGCACGGGGTACGTTACCACCTGCTGCGCAATGGTACGTTGCTGCACACGCTCATCGGCAGCGGTTCGTGCGAGGATTGTGAAGACAAATGGTATAACCTACTAGGATACCAGGAGGACGCCATGCCAAGAAGTAACCGGCCTGTCAACGGAGTGCCGATTGTGCAGCCGGTGCCTGATGCGCTGAGGCACGCTGAGGCGCATGCCGCGGCACCGGCATCGGTGCCGGATTACGAACATCGCTACAGTAACGGCGTCGTAGTCGTTAAGTTGCACGGCTGCGCCGTGACCGTTAGCGGTGTGCTACCGGACCACGGCGTTAGCGTTACGAGAGAGGTTGGGCGCTAATCATGTGGAGTCTGGAAAGTCTACGCCGGATCAACCAACAGGCGGCGAACAAAGCGCACCGCCTCAAGAAGAAGCCTCGTAGCTTCACGGTCGAGCAGCTGCGGCACGCCATCGCCAATCGGGGTGAGGGTGTTGCCGTGCCCAGCCTCGGCAGTTTTACCCCGGACGGCTGGGTGGACACATTGGAGGCGAAGCGGGCCTGGCGGATGGTCGACAAGAGTTGGCAGGAGAAGCGTGATGGCCCCGCCATGACCATCCGCGAGATGCTGGAGTGGATGCTGGATCTCACACGCCAGAACCCCAAACACGCCTTCGCCGTGGTCGACGAGGGGCCGTTCCAGCTGCATGTCAGCGCCTTCTTGCCCGAGGAGAAACTACAGGGCCACCAGGTCCACGAGGATGACGGCAACCCTGATTAGGAGCCGCCTTGGCCGCTAACCATCCGTACGCCGGCATCTCTGCATGCCACTTTATCAACTCGAAGGCGGACATCCACAGCTACGAGGATTGCGTCAGATTTTTGGGCGATGAATGCACCAAGAAGCTCGCCTCCAACATGCTCGTCTGTAGCGGGCCGCGGCACCTCTGTAACCCGCTGTGGTGTCACGTCCGTCTGTACGAGACGAACATCATCACTTACTGGCGGGACGGTTCGTTCATCGTCGACCACGGTGGCCACATCACGGCTACCACGGTGACGCGCCTCAACCAGTTCGGGCCGCATCTGGTGCATTTCTATCGCCACCGCAACAGGCTCTGGGTGAGCGGCGTGGAGTGCGGTCACGCGCGACAGGCTTTGCGCGTCGAACGGCGTGAAGACGGCTCGCAATTTGTTGCTCGCGCGGAGCCGGTGGAGCGCCCCGGCATCTTCGTTGGGGCGCCGCCAATACCTGTGGCGGACTTGACGCCCGTGGTGGTTGGCACTCCAATGCGCGTGAAGTTTACGGCAGAGGGTGGCTTCGTGGCCACCTACAGTGAAGGACCGGACGACGGGCGCGATTTGGACGCCTGTGTCCAGCAAGCCCTGGGTCGCCTGTTGGGCGGCAACGGGGACGGCTCAAGTTTGACAGGAGAACTACACAATGGCGAAGATCATCACCAACGGTAAGCAGCAGCTGGAAGCGGAGAAGGCCCTCAAGACGGAGGTGAGGGAACTCACCGGGGCGATCAAGGGCAAGAATACCGCGATCAAAGCGCTGGAGAAGGAGCTTATCCTGAACAAGAAGGCGGTTGGCAAAACCATCGCCGAGAAGGAGAAGCTGTCCGTTATTTTGCTGGGTAAGATGTCGGCTGTCCAGAACCACCATCAGGACATCGAAGACACCATCGACCAGTGGGCCGACGACAAGCTCAAGCCGGCGCAGGCGCTGCGGAAGATCCGCGGCATCAGTGCCAAGCTGGGCAGGTTGTGCAAGTCCGTCGTCCCCGGTTAGGACTGGCGTCTTGATCGCCCTTCGGTAACAATGCGTGCGACGCATGGAGGTGTCGCATGTTACCTGAACCATCCAAGCCTGGAGTCCAGCTGTGCATGAAGTGCGGCTGGAAGTTCATCAGTCCTGACCCGGAGCGTATCCGTCGCTGTCAGGACTGCAAGAAACACGAAGAACTGTACGAACCGCCCTCGGGGAGGCTAGTCCTCACCGAGGGCATCGTACACATCCTCTGGGAGTTCCAGCAGTGAGCGTCGTACGCAAGATCATCGTCCTGGGTGACGTTATTCTCGACCGTACGGTTTTCTGCCGTATCAAGGGCCTCTCGCCTGAAAACCAAAATATCTTCGACGTCGAAGAGAAGCACGGCGACAACGCCCTGGGTGGGGCTGGCAACGTCGCTGCCAACTGCTTCGGGCTGTTCGGGCAGAAAGACGGTCAGTCGGTGCTACCGCTGTTCCTGGTCGCGGCCGACGATGCTGGCAGGGAGATTACCTGCCTGTTGAACTGTCTGCATGTGGAGTACGGCCTGGACCGTTACTACGGCGGCGTGACAGCGGAGAAGATTCGCTACGTCACCAGCAGTGGTCAGCTGCTGCGCATCAGCCGCGAGGGGTCTGGCGATCTGTCGAGCGGCTACTGGTCCAGCAGCAAGTCCAGTCTGAGCCTGCGGTTGAACGTGGAGATCCAGGAGCCTGTCCGGCCGGTCGTTTGCCTCGTCGACTACGACAAGGGTTATTTCCGCAGCCCATTGGTTACGGAGATCATGGTCAAGCTGATCGGCGCGCAGTGCCCGATCATTGTGGACCCCGGTCGGCACGGTCATTGGGAGCGGTATAACCTGGCCACGGTCATCAAGGCCAACGTCAAGCAGGCCCAGGCGCACTACGAATCGCATCGGGACAGCCGTGCCGACCTGTGCCCGCCGCTCGACTCCCCGGAGAAGTTCGACCCGAACGAATACGAGTGTGACTCGTTCTACCGCTCCGTGGCCCACCGGCTGCAACGGCTGCTGGACGACACCAAGGTCAACTACGAGCACATGGTTCTGACGCTGGGGGCCGGCGGTTTGGCGCACTTCACGCCCAACGGGGAAGTGCAGCTGATGCGTGAGCCGCCTTGTGACATTATCGACGTCACTGGGGCCGGCGATACCGTAATGGCCGCGCTGGCCGTGGGTATGGCGGAGTACGGGCACGACGCGGGGAACATGGCTGCCAACTGCCGGTTCGCGCTCAAAGCAGCCAACGTCGCCGTCCGGCGGCGCGGGACGACGGTCGTTCACAGAAAAGACGTGGAGTGATGGAACCCGCACGTTTCACGAACAATTACCCAGGCCCTTACTGGGACATGACCTGGCAGCGTTGGGCCTATCGGGACGCCCTGGACTGGGCCAAGAAAAACAAGCGGACCATCGTGGTCTGCAACGGCTGCTTCGACTTGCTGCACATCGGCCACCTGCGCGTCTTTCAGGCGGCGCGCGAGGTGGACCCCGGCAACACGTTCGTCGTCGCTGCGGCAAACGACGACGCCACGGTCAAGAAGCTCAAGGGTAAGAGTCGGCCCTTCCTCACCTTGGAGCAGCGCCTGCACTTCCTCTACGCCATCCGCTTCGTCGACTTCGCAGTCGGCTTCTGGGAGGACACACCGGAGAAACTGCTCCAGTTCACGGAGCCAGACTACCTGGCCAAGGGTGAAGAATACAAGGGTCGTGCCGAAGACATCCCTGGCTACCTATACGCCAAGAAAGGTATGCTGTGGGTGCCGATGGAGATTGGCTGTCACACCACCGACCTCGCCCTCAAGATCGCTACCGCGACAAGGAAGTCCCTCGGATAACTACAACTGACATCGAGGAGTGACTCCTGTGCGAGTAAAATGTCGCAGTGGTTTGGCGCTGACGATCCCGTGCCACCACACAGTCTTTACGCCGGTCGGTGATTACCAGGAGGGTGATGTTGTCGACCCCACTACGGTAGATTTCGAGGCCGACCGTGCTCCGGTCGTCCTGGAGCCCGGCCGGCGCATCATCGTCGACAATAAGGTAGAGGTCGTCGAGACAGTTCGGACGGCCTGATGGCTAAAAGCCACTTTTGAGAACTATGGCACACGACACCCTCTGGCTCTCCGACGCGCACCTGCGCAACCGGAGAGGCGACGAGCAGTTCGCCCTGCGGCAGTGCATCACGGCCGCGAAGAAACATAAAGTCAAGCAGGTCATCGCCACGGGTGACCTGACCGACCGGCAGACCAACCGTTCTTTGCCCATCTCCTTCTGGATGAAGCAGATTGACCGGCTCGAAGAAGCCGGTATCGCTTTCTGGTTCCTCCAGGGCAATCACGACGAAGACGAGCCGCCCTGGCTCTCGGCGCACCGGCACGCCAAGCACCTGCACAACCGCAGCGTTCAGGTCGGCCCCTACACTGGCTTCGGCCTCGACTTCCAGCCTTTCGGCAAACTGCAAGAGGTGCTGCCCGAGTTGCCGGCGGAGGCCAACCTGCTCATCTGCCACCAGGCGTGGAGCGAGTGGATGCACTTCGATGACGTCCCCCAGGGGGATTTCGCGCAGGTGCCGGGACACTTCTCGCACGTTTTCTCCGGGGACTACCACCGCAAGAAGGTGGATAAGTGCAAAAATGCAGACGGCGACAAGATGATCTGCGCCTCCGTGGGGGCGACCTGCGCTCAGAAGATCGACGAACCCCACGAGCACTACTACTGCCTGATCGGCGACGATGGCCAGCTGCGTTTCGAGAAGCTGCACAGCCGCGTCTATATCGAGTGGCCAGTCATGAACCGACCGGACGACCTGGATCAGTTCATGGAGGAGTACGACTCGGAACTGGCCAGGGCGGAGCAGCATGCTGCCGCCAACGACTACCCGGAGACGCTGGTCCGTCCCTACCTGCGCGTCACCTACAGCCACAAGCTGAACGACGCCGTCGCCCGTGTCACGAAGGCAGTTGGGGAGCGAGCAATCCTTTACTGGAAAGAGATCCCGCCCGAGGACAAGCAGCCGACCAAAAACAAGCCTGCCAAGGTCGGTAAGGAAGAAGCGGTCACACCTCTGAGCGTACTCGCCCAGGAGGTCGACAAGGAGAAGGAGCCCGAGGTTTTTGAACTCTGCACCCGGCTGCTCCAGGCCCCTGCGACCTTCAAAGAGGAGTTTGCCCGCTGGAAGGCCGAACGACTGCTGGAGGGGTGATGTTCGCTTGCAAGATCCTGAAATCGGCGACCATAACGGTTGAGGACGCTCACGCCGATTTTCGCGTTATCGCAAAACGATTTATCTCGCTGCCATTCCCAGCGTACGAGGGGCTTACCCTGGATTTTCAGAAGCCAGGACAGGACGAGCCGATGCTTCTCGTTACCTGCGAACACGTCTGGTGGTTCGTCGCCATGAGTCGGTTCGACATCGAAGACAATAGCGGGGAGTCGGTGGTGTTCGACACCACAGAGCAGGCTGACGCCTGGTTCGCCGCGAACGGCTGGACCGACGTTAGCTGGAGCAAACTTGAACCGAGGACGCGCCTTGCACCACCTCCTAGTTAAGAAGCAGGGCGGTCTAACCGTGGAGCGCAAGTTCAGCGAGTTCCACCAGACCGTCCACGTCTGCGTGCCGCGCCGCGGATTCGGTGGGCCGAGCAGCCCAGGCACGAGCATCTTCGTCACGGTCAACCGTGACAAGGACTTTTTGCGGCGGCGCGACACGGAGAACCCCAAATGGGGGAAGGCAACCGTCAATTGGTGCGCCTGCGGCAACACCGACCGGAAGACGGCGTTCCTGATGACACGCGCACTCAACCTCGCCATCTTCATCGCGCAGGCGATGGACAACGGCGAGTTCGACAAGGAGAAGCTCAATGGCTAAGAACAAGTTTTTGGTTGAACGTATCGAGCACCTCGAAGCGGTCGCGGAGGAGAATGAGGTGCTGCGCGGGCAACTCCAGGAGTTGGCCGAGAACTTGAACGTCGGCGCGGAGAAGGTCGAAGCGCTGGAGGAGGCGACCCGGTCGCTCAAGATGCGCTTGGATGACCTGACCGAGCAGCACGAGGAACTGGTGCTGTCTATTCACGGCAACGCCAAGAAAGAAAAGCCGTATACATGGGAGGACGAAGACGAAGACCCTGGCGAGAATCGGACCTATCTCGACGAGGATGAGGACGAAGACTCGGACGAAATCGCTGACGAAGACTCGGACGAGGATGAGCCCGAGCACTACATTATCGTGAACCCATGCAAGCCCGGCACCAAGGGCTTCACCACTTACTTCCAGGGTCTTCGGCTGGGTGAGGAGCGCTGGACTCGCAATATGGACTCGGCCAAGCGCTACTACGACGAGGCGGAAGCGGAGGCGCAGAGGAAGCGCCTTCTCAAGAAGAACGGCAAGAGGCTCGAACTCCAGCCCGGCTACGGAGACTGACCCATGCACTTCCGCAAGCTACACTTCAAGAACGCCTGCCGGTTCGAGGACTTTCAGGTGGACCTCAAGAAGGGGTCCGTGGGGGTCTTCGGCAAGAACGGCATCGGTAAGAGCACCCTGCTCAACTTCATGTACGCCATACCCACAAATGACTTCTCGCGCTTCGAGGGGGTCAAGACGGACTGCATCCGCTACGGCGCACCGGAGAAGGCGGAGAGCTTTCTCTACGGCGAGATCGAGCACAACGATCACCTGCTGTGCATCAAGCGGAACTTCAAGCCCACCAAGAACAACCCTGGCACGGTGCTGGTGGTCGACGGCGGTAAGGAGATCACTGACGCCAACAAGGCCGAGGAAGAGATCGGCAAGATCCTGGGCGTCGACAAGAAGATGCTCGGGCTCTACGCTTTCAAGACCCAGGACCGCATCTACGACTTCCTGACGACCACGCCGACCGAGCGAGCCAAGGCATTTGCCGTCCTGTGCCGCACGGAGGTCTGCGAGGAGATGTGGGACTTCCTGGGCGAGTTCCTCAACAAGGACAGCGAGATCAACGCCGTTATCGTCGACAACTCCGACGAACTGCTGGCCGAGATCGCGGCGCTCAAGGGCCAGATCGAGGAACTGGATGCCTCGATCAAGCAGGAAGAGGAGCGGCTGCTCAACTCCAAAAGCGAGGCATCGGCCCGGGACATCCTCAAGAAGCAGGACCGTAAGGAGGATCTGCTCGGGCAGCAGGAGCGCTTGCAAGCCAGTCTGGAAGAAAGCCAGGTAACGCTGGCCGAGAAGCAGGAGCGCCTGGCTAAGAGCGAGCGTGTGCGCAAGAAGCGCGCCGAGGACGTCGAAAGTCTTTGCGTAGCCGCGGACGACGCCAAAGCCGCGCTCAAGGCGTGGGACGCCTACAAGAAGTACCGTGCGCGCCGTAAGGCCCTCAACGTGGAAGCCGAGGCCCTGGACCGCGAGGAGGAGGAGAATAAGCCGCCGGTGCAGCCGAAGGACTACGGCAAGCACGATCTGGACGCACTGCGCAAACAGGTGGTCGATATGGAGTCTGCTTTGGACAGGGCCAAAGCCGTTGTCGCCAAGTTCCAAAGCCAAAAGATCGTGGCTTGCCCGACTTGTAACACGCCGGTCACGGATCTGGCAGATCACCTGAACGAACAGCGCAAGATCGTCCTGGAGTACCCCAAGGAGGTCGAGCGTCTGGATACCATCGTTGAAACGATGACGGTCTACGACAACAAGGTTCGCAAGTACGAGAAGTGGTCGGCCGGGTTCGAGGCACGGCGCAAAGCCAACCAGGATGCCCGGGCTGCCCTCAAGGGCATCAATACGCCGGACGGCGACGAGGCTGATCTCAACAAGGTCATCGAACAGTACCAGGAAGCTGTCCAAGCGCTCACGGAGATTGTTGGCAAGGTCGAGAACACACGCCGCGCCGTGACGACTGCGGAGGCTGCGCAGGAGGCTACGCAGAAACGATTGGCCGAGGTGGCCGAAGGCGTCGTGGAGAACACGGTCGACGCGGCCAAGGTGGAGCGGGCCAGGGAGCGCTTGGAGGAGCATATCGCGTCGGGTAAGAACATCGCACGCATCCAGGGCGAGTGGAAGGGCGTGCAGGCGCAGATCGAAAGCAAGGAGGAAGACCTGCGCAAGCTGCGCAACCGTCTCAAGCGCAGCAAGAAGGTACGGGCTGTGGCCCGGGTGGCCGAGCGGGTGCGGGACGTCTTGCACCGCGACCGGCTGCCGCGGCGCGTGGCTGCTACCAACCTGTCACGCATGGAGGGTGACATCAACGAGGGCCTGGGTTACTTCGGCGATCCGTTCTGGGTGGAGTCCGACGAGAGCCTCCAGTTCACGGCGCACAAACCGGGTGAACCGCCACAACCGGCTCTACGGTTGTCGACCGGGCAGAAGGTCGTGTTGGCGATGGCGTTCTGGCCTGCGGTGGGCTCGCTCTGGCAGCAGGATCTCGGTATGCTGGCCTTGGATGAGCCGACTGCCAATCTGGACGAGGAGAACCGGAAATTCCTCAGTCAGGCCCTGGGCGCCATGTCGGCCAAATGCCGCGGGCGGCGGCAACTCATTCTCGTGACGCACGACCCAAACCTGGCGAACTCCTTCGACCAGGTTATCAAACTGGAGACGTAGCCATGTCCACCGCCGCGCTCGACTGCGTGAACATCTTGCGTCTGCACACAGACGACGAGGGCGTGGTGTGGTTCGGCGACGATTACCAGTTGGCTATCAACAGTGAAACCAGAGCGTCAGACTTTTTCGAGTCTGACGCTCTGGGTATCGAACTCAAACACGTCCGTAAGGTGCGGCTGCTAGGCACACGGGCTAACGCCCCGCTTATCGTCCGCCTGGCGCAGACACGCTGTCGTGACCACAACGTCCAGATTCAACTCGGCTCGCCGGCTTTGGTGCCAACCAGGGCAGCACGCGGCGACCCAACTACTGTGTTGCAGTATCTGTGGCAGCCCAGCTACAGCAGCACCTGCCCCGGCATGTGGCACGCTTTCGCTGAACACGACTTCCCTGGCTACTTGATGCTCAGCGAGTTGCGGGAGAAGCAAGCTGCTTGCCTTGGGGTCGGCAGCTTCCAGGAAGTGCCCGACGTCGTGAAACGCACCGCTCGCTACCACCCAGCCTGGCCAGCAGTCACGTTCGTCCCTTGGCTGGATCACAACTGGGCCTGTCGGCTGCTTTGCGAGATTATCGACCCTCGTTGGTTCATCCACCCGCAACGACCAGACCGGCCGTCCAGACTGTTCAATCATCTGGGCCTCACGCCGCGGAACATGGGCGCGTTTCTCCAGCAGGGCTTCCCGGACCCGCACTACTACCAGGCTACCACAGCACTGCGCTGCTGGTACAATCGAGGCATGCCTCAGAGCCGTAGTGGTCCGGGGAGTTTCCTCTGGCGTGCCTACCTGTCGACCGACAACCAGGTCAAAGGTCTGCTGCGCGGTACGCAGCAACTGGTGCGGCTGATCCAGTCGGTGTGGTTGCAAACAGTCGTCCGACCGCACCCTGAATTCCGGTTTCAACCAATCAAGTTTTTCAAAGATCCAGCCGAAGCGGAGGCGTTCGAGCAGCACCGAGCGTCTTGTAAACCAGTGGAATGAGCGGTTGCCCTGTGGTAAAATATACCCACGTCAACCGTCGCACAGAGGGAAGGGAAGCCATGCGGGAACTAACCGTACGGATACGGTTTCGGGAACACTGTATTGGTAACGCCAAGGAGGCCAACGGGGGCTACCGGCTACTGCTGCCGCGGAACCCGTTTGGGCGTATCGTTTTTCCGGCCAGTTGGCACCGATCCAATCTCAGGTTCGCCGCGCAACTGCTTGGGCGACACCAGGACGAGGCCCAGAAGATCCTCTGGGACGTAGAGGTTGACGGCTACGTCCGCAAAGGCGGCTGGTTCAAACGGCAGTACCAAACCAACGACGGTAGGCCGCGCCATGCCCTGCACGAGGCGTTTTTGCCGGGGCAGGTGGTCGGTATCAACTGCGTGGTGCCGGCGACCATCCCCGACGACGATTTCATCAGCCTGATGAACATCGCGGGGCGTTACAAGGGTTTGAGCCCGCACGGCCCTGGTCAGTTTGGCTTTTTCGAGGTCGAGAGCGTCCGACCGCGCCGGGCGGCGCAGCCGGGCGAAGGAGAGCAGCATGACGAAGGGGTGAAACAATGGAAGCACGTCTAGCTGCCAACTAGACGTGCCTCCATAGCGGTGACGGCTTGTTCCGGTGTGCTGGTGGAACCATAAGCCTGTTCTAACTATACCCCGCCGCCACCCCAGTTTCAACTCTATTCCAGTTTTTGGAGTGGCGAAGCTATGCGCAAGAAGATCACCGTCCTGCGGACGGATGACAAGATCGTCGTCGAACCGACCACGCGCCGCGTACGAGCGCTGATCGAGCAAGACCTCACCTACATCGAAAAGAGCTTCTTTCACGGCTACGAGCGCAAGAAGCGGCTCAAACACGGCCTGCCGCCTTTCGAGGAAATCGAGTGGCAGTGTTACGGTGAGGATCACAAGGGCAGGCTCTCCACGTCCTGGGGCTTCTGCGAGCGCATCGTGGACCTGCTGGAGAAGGACGGCTACCCGGTCGAGGTGCGCTGGGCTACCAAGGGCAACCAGGAGGAGGCTGCGCAGCGCGCCGAGACGGTCTACAAGCCTCGCTGGGACCGCATCGAGCAGCTGGAAGCGGATGGCTTCAAGTTCCGCTACAAACAGCGGAAGGCCCTCAATCTAATAGCCACTTTTGAGAACGGCCGCATCTCGTGCCCCCCTGCCTGGGGCAAGGGCACCCTTATCATGCTGGCCAGTGTCCTCTTCCCCAAGGCCAAGATTGCCGTGGTCACCGACCGCGTCGACGTTCTCCAGACCCGGCTCTATCCCGAACTGGCCATGAATCTACCCTCGGTAGGTATCGTGGGTGGGGGCATGCGCCGCAAGGGTCGGCGAGTCATGTGCTACACCGCAGACAGCCTGCACCACTGCCCGAACGACGTGGACTTTGTGTTCGTGGACGAGGGCCACGAGGCGTGTGCCGACAAGTTCGCGGAGTCGATGGGCAAGTTCAGTAAAGCCAGGATCTGGATGTTCTCGGCAACCTGGGATATGCGCCTGGACAACAAGGACATCCGTGCCGAGGCGATGGCTGGCAAGATCCGCCTGCACGTCCCGTACCAGAAGGCCGTCGAACACGGCATGGTCGTCCCAGTCGAGGTCATCTGGGACGACGTCATCATGGACGAAAACCCGTGCTCGGGTCTGGACGGCGTGGACAAGGATCGGGCTGGCATCTGGGCCAACGACTATCGCAACAAGCTGATCGCCAAGAACAGCGGCCTGTACGGCCCGGAGGTCCAGGAACTTATCACCTGCAAGACGCTCGAACACGCTCTGCACCTCAAAAAGATTTTGCCGGGTCACGTCCTGGTCTACTCAGGACAGCAACTCAAGGACCGGGACATCCGCTGGTTTCGTGACTGCGGCCTCATCGACGACACCTGGCGGCCGATGACGATGGAGAAGCGTAAGCGGCTGACCAAACGCTTCGAGCGCGGTAAGCTCAAGAAGGCCATCGCCACCACGGTTTGGAACGTGGGTGTGAACTTCAAGCAGCTGGCCGTCGTCAACCGGGCGGACGCGGGCGGTTCGCCGATCAACGACACACAGATCCCTGGACGCGGCGCGCGTATCGACGACGTCTCGGGTAAGAAGAAGCTCTGTGCCATCATCCACGATTACAAGGACCAGTTCGACACAGGCACGCGGATGAAAGCCGAGCGCCGAGGAAAGTCTTATGACGCCAACGAGTGGCGTCAGCATCACCCAAAGAAGGAGAAGCGGTCGCTGTTGCGGCAGCTGATGGAATGGGGGAACCCACTCAAATGAAGCGCAAACCCAAGAGTGCCTCGTCTACCCCAACGGCCTCGGCGCGCAAGCGCGCTGAGGTGCAGCCAGAAGAATGGCGCGAGTTGACAGACGAAGCCAAAGCTGTCCGCGCCGCTTATAAGTCTGAGCGGACGCGCTGGGAGTCGTTCAAGGCCGGTGAGCCTGTGGACTACTCGGTGCCACGCCGGTACAACGGCACGCCGCCGCTCAAGGTCGACGGCGAGTTGGAGATCGAAAAGGGCGCGGTGAACGTCTGGCAGCGGCTGGCGAACTTTTTCCTCGAAGAGGAGATCGACGCTGCCTCCTACATCACCGTGTTGTTCGACGGTTTAATGGGCAAACTGAAAAAGGTGGACAAACGCGCACCGGAGCCGCCGCAGTTGTTGGCCAAGGAGTATCAAGAGATCTGGCATCAGAACAAGGACGCCGTCATCGAACGTATTCGCGTGTCGCTGTTGATCGAGAAGAACCGGGCCGAGCAGCGGTTCTCCTCGCTGCGCTTCGGTGGGCGTGCCGCCAAGGACGCTTGGGCGAGTGTCCTCACGGACTCGTCTATGGAGTTGTCCCCTTTGTTCCGGTACTGTATCGCTTCGCGTATTGGTGGTAACAGGTTCGGACGTATCGCGGCTCACTACGAGTCGCGTGCTGTCATGCAGTTCGAGCGTTACCGCCCGTTCTACAGAAAGCAGTGGAAGGCCCTACTGCCGAAGGGTTTTGCCAAGCGGTCGCGGGTGCTGTACCCGCAACTCGTCATGCGGTGATCGGCCCAAATTGAAAGGGTGTGCTGTGGAGAAGACTAACGAAAAAACCAAAAAGCAAGTAATCGAACGGCGAGCCACGCTTGACGAGGCCAAGACCGACGAGATGCTGGCTGTGCTGATCCGCAACCAAGAGGCGTTCGAGAACGTCCAGGACATTTTCCAGCAAAAGCACGCGCGGTATCTGGGCGACGACAAGAGCTTGCTTTGGAAGGCGGTCAAAAAGTACCACGCAGATCACGAGGCCATGCCTAACAAGGGCGCGCTCATAGCGGATCTGCACCAGGCGATCCGGGACAACCCTAACAACCTCGACGAGGAGGGTCGGGCGAAACTAGACGAGTTCGTCGAGTACGCTTTCGACGACAAAGAGCACGGCAAGAACATTTCCAAGTCGGCGGTCCACTGTAGGGTGGCCATCGAGACGTGCAAGAAATACCTGGAGGAGTTCAACCTCGGCGAGTTGCGCGACATGCTCGTCAAGGATGGCACGGTGCCCATTGACGCCGTGGAGGTCATGGAGCAGAAGCGGGCCGAACTCGACCAGGCCCTGTCACTGACCGACGTCGATGTCGGCGTGCCGTTCCCAGCGGGTTGGGACACCCGCGAGCGCGTGCAGCTGTTCAGCACGGGCTGTGAAACCCTGGATCACTTTTTGGGCGGCGGCTGGCGTGCGCCAGAGATCATCCTGTTCATGGGACCGTATGGCTCGTGCAAGACCACCCTGGTCTGCCACTCCGTTGGCAGGCTGATCGAGGAGTGCCAAAAGGCGCACGATAAGGCCCTCAAGCGCTGGCAGAAAAAAGGGTCGATCAAGGGCAAGGAGCCGAAGCGCCCGGTGGTCGTGCTGGTGTTTACCGAAGGCAGCAAGGACGACTACCGCATCCGTATCCTGTCACACATGGCCCGCGTACTGTGGAAGCGCCTGGCTACCATGCGGTCGCTCAAGGCCCTGTCCAAATCCAAGAAGCCGGGTGCGGTGGTGTCTGAGGGGGTGGAGATCGGCACCGAGTACGAGAAGGAATTGTACGCTGGTGTGAAAAAGGAAGGCTACAAATGCGAGCAGGTGCGGGTTGCCGAGGCCGTCGCCTTGGCTAACCAGTACCTGGTGCTGATCGACTGCACCGACAGTGAGGACACGCCACACAAAATCGGTCGCGGCGGCATTCCCGAGGTCGCACACGTCCTGCGGAACTATTTCCGCAAGAACAAGATGCTGCGACCCCGCGCGATCTGGATCGACCACCTTTCAGCCCTGGCTGATCGCATGGCCGAAGCCAGTTCTACCGACGACGAGAAGCTCCACCTGATTCTCAAGCGCATGCCACGACAGGCGGCGGATAAGCTGTCCAAGCCGTTCAAGTGCCCGGTAGCGCTGCTGCATCAGTTGTCGGGCGAGGCTAACCAGCGCTCGGTGGCCTCGCGCTATCACCACTCGGATGGTGCCGGCTCGAAGCAGATCGGCGAGTACGTCGATTTTGCCATTGTTACAGGCCCGCCCAACAAGCAGGGCCTGTGCCAGTGGGCGTGTACCAAACACCGACGCGAGCCGGCGACCAACGAACGTGTCGTGCAGATCCTTGGGCAGTTCAACACGCTCATGGACGTCACGACGTTGTACCACGTCGACCCCTCTAACGGGATCACTGCGCGGTCAGAGTTCGACGCGCACGAGGCCCACGCCAAAATGAGTAAGGGCGGCAAGGGTAAGGGGGACGACGACGACGGCATCGACCTTCAAATGTAACTATGGCTAAGCCACTGAATAAGGCTCTGTACTGCCGCCTCAAGCGCCTGTTCGGTTCGGTCAAAATCTCGATGACCGGGCAGGCGCACAAGCACAGTCAGGGTCGAGGACACGAAGACGAGAAGACGCTCATCTTCGAGCAGGACGGGGAGTATTATCAGGTCTGCTGCCCGTACTGTAGCGACACGCGCCACCGACTCTACGTCAACCACATGTTCGGCAAGACCGATGCGTGGGGTCGGAGAATGAACTTCGTGGCTTACTGTTTCAACGAAGGCTGTCTTTACAAACCTGAGAACCGTGCTGACTTCGTTGACAACCTGGAAGACCTGGGGCAGTTTCTTAAAGAGGCTAGCGTGCGCCAGGGCGTCGTCCTGCCCGAAGAAGCTCGCGCGGTGCTGTGGCCTGGCCCGTGCAAGCTGCTGACGCGCCTGGAGGCAGATCACCCGGCCAGGGCTTACCTAGAAAGCCGCAACTTTGACCCGGACGAGATCACCAAGAAGTTCGAGGTTTGCTACTGCACCGACAGTCACATGTTCCTGGCACGCAACCGTCTCGTCATACCAATCATCGAGAAGGGAGAACTGCGCGGTTGGCAGTGCCGCTACGTCGGGGAGTTGGCCTGGAAGGACAAAAACAAAAAGAAGGAGTTGCCGCCCAAATACTTCTCCTGCCCGAACTCGCAGTTCCGTTCGCGCTGCGTTTACAACTGGGAGCGCATGAAGCAGTGGCAGACGGGGGTGATTGTCGAAGGCCCCACTGACGTTTGGAGTTTTGGGAGCATGGCCGGGTGCATATTCGGCAACACCATGACCGAATGGCAGAAGAAGAAAGTGCTGTCCGTGTTTCGCAGCAGGACGCTCATCTTGTTGCTCGACCCGGATCAGTTCGAGGCGCGGCGGACCAAACAGCTGATCGCGTTCTTCGAGCGGCGCATGTCGGGCCGCTTTGCCGCTGTGAAGCTGCCCGAGGGCACCGACCCTGGTTCGTTAGGGCGCGACTTCCTCAAGGAGTACGTCCGCGAGGAGGCTGGGGCCAAGGGTGTGAAGGTCATCTACAAGAAGGTGGCGTGACGGTTACTAACTGCGTGTGCTAAGGATCGGAGTAAGTATGGACGGAGAGAAAAAGAAAGCCAAACTGCGCCGGCGCATCCGCATGCTGGAAAGAGAGGAGCGCAAAAAGCATAAGCGGCTGCTCAACGCGGTAGTCGGCAAGTCTGGCATGTGGCCTTTGAACGCCCCGGGGATGCCTCCCCCGGGGCCTGATTTTCTCAGGGTCGCTCAGGGCCTGGGCGATCAGACGGAATACGCCAAGCAAACCAAGACGAGGGAGGGCGTCTATAAGCCTGGCGACAAACTGGAGGAACTGTACCGGCGGGCGCTGCGCGAGGTCGGCTTCTCCATCGACGTCAAAATCCGCGAGGGCACCTATGGTCCGGTGACGTTCGTGCCTGGACACATCTGGGGCCAGTATTCGGAAGAGTGGCAGCGGTCGATCCTGGAGCCTAACTACGAGCCCCCCAAGATCGACGGCCCCCACCCGGCCGAAGTGTTTGTCCTGGGTAAGATGCCCTGGCGCGAAGAGACAATCGAGGGCCGTAACCTGATCGGGGCTACCGGCGAAATCCTCATCGACCTGATCGCTAAGCTGCGCGTCCGCGGTGCGCAGAAATGGTACGTCAGCAATCTTGTGAAGTTCATGCCGCCCGACGACACCAGCGTCCTCAAAGCGGGCTGGATACACGATTGCATGCCGCTCCTGCATCAGGAACTGCGGATCGTGCGGCCCAAGTACATTCTCTGCCTGGGCGCGGACGCCTCGAAGTGGCTGCTCGGCGACAAGTTCAACGTCAGCTACATGGCGGGGCGCGTCGTCCCCTATACCTACCCTATCCATTTGACGTACGACCACGAGCCTGAACACCACACGGCGCACGTCATGACGGTGTTGCACCCTGCGGAAGTCTCCCGCGAGCCCGCCAAGGCCCGCATCCTGGAGAGCAACTTCCGGCGCTTCGCGTACCTGATCGAGGGCCACAACCTCGACATTGAGGAACAGGGACTGGACCACAGGGTCTGCAACACGCTCGAAGACGCCGAGGAGTGGGTGCAGGAGGTCAACGCCTACTTCGCCGACAAGCCGAAGCGCTTACGGCTCGTGGGGATCGACGCCGAATGGCAGGGGCAGCACCCGATCAACAAGGGTAGCTACGTCCGCACGATCCAGATCGCGTGGGACGAGAAAAAGTCGATGTGCTTCGTGATCTCGCACCCGGGCGGCAAATGCGCGTTTCGGGACCGAGACGGCAAACCGGCGGTCAAGCGCCTGGTCAGGCTGCTCAACGAGTTCATGGAGGACAAGCGTGCTTGCGGCCACTTCTTTGTCTCTGACTTGGAGTGGCTGCATCATCTGGGGTTCGATCCAATCAAGCACTGTCCGGTGCCGCTCTACCCGAACAAGAAAGGCAAGCTGGCCTGGGAGCGGCTGCGGAACGGTGAAGGTTGGCTCGACAGCGCCTACATGAACCACGCTGTCGAGGAGACGGCACCGCTGGGGTTGGAAATGCTGACGATGCGCTACACTAGCGCACCGCGGTACGACATTGCACTCGAAGATGCCGTGAAGGAGTATTGCAAGAAACAAGGCATCAAGCGCGAGGCTCTGGAGGGCTACGGCGATATACCGGACAAGGTGCTGGTGCCGTACGCCAACTACGATGCCGACGTGACGCTGCGCATCGTCAAGAACTTGCTGGAACTTCTCGACTCGGACTACGAAGGCAACTGCGCCTGGGAGCCGTTCTGGGAGTCGATGATTATCCAAAAACCGATTTTGAGAATCCACAAGAACGGCATCTGTGTCGACCGTGGCCGCGTGGACGATCTCACCAAAAAGTTCGTCACGGCGCGTTACGCCCAGGAAGAGAAGATCCAGACCTGGGCGCGCTGGACGGAGACGGAAGAGTGCGCGGCGTTCAACGTCCGCTCGAACCAGCAGGTTCGTGAGTTCCTGTTCGGCGAGAAGTACAACGGCAAGCGGGACGAGCGCGGCAAGCCGATCCGCCTGCGCCCCGAGGGTGCGCGCTGTTTGAATCTGGAACCGTTGCTGGACACCAGCAAACCGCCTCGGCGGTGGAAAGACCTCAAGGAGCGTGGTCTGGACCGCGATGCCACGCCTGGCACTGGCAAGATGATCCTGGGCATCATGGCGCAGGAGAATCTGAACGTGGCGGACCAGATCAACATGGTCCGCGACTATCGGTTCCTGGATCAGGTTTTGAAGTCGATCCTGCGGCACCCCAAAGTGGACGAGGACGACCACTGGATCGAGAACGAGGACGGCTTTTTGGAGTACGAAGCAGGCTTGGCCGCTTGCATCGACAACGACGGTCGGGTGCGTACGCACATCTACCCGACAGCGGAAACGGGTCGGTGGAAACACTCCCGGCCGAACCTAGCTAACATCAGCAAGAGCCGCGACCCCGACTACGTCCGCATGCTGGGCGGCGAGAAGGTGAACGGCAAATGGGTCGGCGGGCTGTACACGCACAAGCTGCGCAGCGTCCTCAAAGCTGCCCCCGGGTACTGTCTTATCGAGTTCGACTACAAGGGCGCCGAACTATACGGTATGTCCTTGATGGCTGGCTCGAAGAAGATGATGGAGCACTGCGAGCGCGCTAACACCTACGAGGAGGAGGGCTACAGCCGGAAGGGCAAGAAAGCCAAACCGGATCACAAATGCAAGGACGGCAAAAAGGGCTGCGAGTTGTGCGGCTACCCGTCGCCGGAATACTACGACATCCACTCGAACGTCGCCAAGCTGGCGTTCCAGCTGGAGTGTCACCCGAGCAAGTTCGGCCTGGATCAGATCGGCAAATCGCACTTCCGCACGCTGGCGAAGAATGTGATCTTCGGCATCGCCTACGGTCGTGGGGCCAAAGCCATCGCGCTCCAGGCCAAGGAGCAGGGCGTCAACGTCACCGTCGAGCAGGCCCAGATGGTCATCGACGCCATTTTCGAGATGTACCCGGAGTTGGTCCCGTTCTTCGACGAGGCCAAGCAGCGAGCGCTCAACGAGAAGTGGTTATGCCACTGCTTCGGTCGCTACCGGCGCTTTCCCACGACTTCGGACTACAAGATGGAGGGTGAGTTCGAGCGGCAGGCGATGAACTTCCCGATCCAGGGCATGATCGCGTCCGCTGTGGATCGCGGCCTGGCTTTCCTGGACGACAAGATTGACGAGCTTGGCCTCCAGGACGATATTCGTCTGTTGTTGCAGATGCACGACGCCGGCCTGGTGGAGTGCAAGTACGAATTGGTCCCGTACGCCAAGAAGCTCATCAACTGGGCGATGGTCGACATGGTCGAGATCTGGCCTACGGATCTGGCCGGAGAAATGCGCGGCGACGGTCCCTACCACCTGGGCCTGGACTTCGCCGTCGAGCAGCACTGGGGCGAGAAGATCCCCAAGGACAAGTACGCTGAACTAGGAATCCCGGTATGAACTCGCTATCGGAATCGCAGATATTTGTGCTGCGCAACCTGGCGCGCGGTCGCCCTGCTGGCGACCGCGTGGAGACGCGCTACGGAGGTTTGCACCGCACTCTGCAAACCCTGCTCGGGTACGGCTACGTTGAGATGATCGAACGACGGGTGCCGCTCAAGGGCAAGTCTGGGGCGTTTGACCGGGCGAAGGATTATGTCCTTACCGCTGCCGGCAAGGAGGTAGTAACTATCTGCGGTTTGGTGCCACGCCTGCTGCTGCCAAAACCGAAGGTGGCGGTTAAATACGGCACCTGCTCGAAGTGCGGTCGGCGTTTCGCTGTCTACCGCGCGCGGGTGTCTGGTGACTGGGCGATCCGCCGGCACGTCCGGGAGCGTGGCGGCGGCACCCTGTTCACCGAACCGTGTCGGGGTAGTGGGTTGGCGCCCAGCAGCCCGGTGAGCCCAGCACGGTATCCGTGACTACCGACTTTGAAGCCGCGCGCGGGTCGCGGTAAAATCGTGTCTCTGGAGTCGATCTTGGAGTATCATGGAACCGAACTACACCACCACGGACATCGAAGCGCGAGCCGTAGCGGCCCGCGAGGCCCACCGTGACTACATCGCAGACCTGGAAACCAAGTACCACCAGCGCTGCGACTGGCGCAAGGAACGAAAAATCTTGCCCATCGGAGTTTGCGGTTACGGTCGGGCCGGCAAAGATACCGCTGCGGAGTACCTGTGCGCCCACACGGACATGCAGTACCCCATGTCAGCGTCTTGGGTGGTGTTGCCGATGATCGCCCACATGATCGGCATCCCGAAGGAAGAAGCGTGGAAGGTTAGGCATGACCACCGAGAGTTCTGGATCGCGGCGTGCCACGCCGTTCGCGGTCGGGACTACGGCTTCCTGGTACGCATGTGCCTGGGAGCCGGGGATATTGCAGTCGGCATACGGGGCCGACTGGAACTGGATGAAGTTGCTCGAACCGGGGTGGTCGGTATGACGCTCTGGATCGACAACCCGCGAGTCAAACCGGACATTACCGTGGAGTACGGCCCTGATGATTGTGACATCATGGTGCCCAATCACGGTAGCCGGCTTGACCTGTATGCCCGCTTGCATAAGTTACTGAGGCTTCTGCACAGCGGGGCGTTCACGAAGATCTATTAGATGAAGGAAGGACAAAACTCATGGCAACGAAACGTTTGGCAGCACGCAAGCCCGCCGATTACGACAGCCGCGTCCACGGGCGCCGCGAGACGAACATTCCCCAGGACGACCACACCATCAACGAGGGCATCTGCCCCGTCAACCTGCTGCGCCCGCGGTACGATGACGGCCCCATGTACTTCATCCCGTTCAAGCACCCCAGCTACGAAGACCCGGAGAACATGCTCCAGCCGGGCCGTACTGCCCCGGAACCGGGTGCTTACTCGCACTGGCTGATCCGTATGGAGGTCGCGGCTTACATCGGCTTGCCGGACTGCACGAAGCACAGCTTCAACCTGCGCCACCCGGCCGACAAGGAGGCCAAGAAGGGCAACCCCTACCGCGAGTTGTACTTCGCCGCTGCCCAGGCGCACGATAACGGTCAGTTCGGGAACGGCAAGAAATGGGACAGCAGCTGGAACAAGTTCCTCAAGGGGAGCAAGAAGTCCGGCGGTGCAGCGCTGTCCCGTCCCACTGCCAAGTATTTCGTCCAGGGCGCCGTGTTCTGCAACGGCGACCGCGACTACATGGAAGGCGACCGCGAGTTGCCGTTCGGTTTGGCCCAGGGTGACGACCTGACGGTCATTCAGATCCCGGTGTCCGCCGGCCAGGGTATCATCAAGCTGCTGGACATCGAGAAGGACCAGTACGAAGGCAACGGCGAAGACGATCCTTCGGCCCCGTTCAAGTGGGGTGATCCGACTGGTCGGTTCAAGAAGAAGGCGCGCACCATCTCCGGCTGCAAGGTCTTCTGCATCTACAACCCGAAGAAGACCAAGATCAAGCAGGACACCTCGTTCAGCGGGGAGTTCAAGGAGATCCAGGGCTACGAGGCCGCCATCAAGGAAGCCTACAAGGCCGGCGGGCAGGTGCTGTTCGACGGCAACTTGGAAACCAAGCAGGTCGATTTCATCTTCGAGCACGCGCAGTTCTGGTTCGACGACGAAGACAGCGGCACCAAGGGGCTGTTGCGCATCGCACCCGTGGAACAGCAGGCGCTGTGGGTCGCCCAGGCGTTCAAGTCGGCTCCGAAGCTGATTGCCTTCGCCTGGTCCGAGCAAGAGGGCCTCATGACCGACGAGGTCAAGGCCGTCTTGGCGGCGCGTGTCAGCGCTGTCGTCCCCGGCGAGGACGACGACGATGACGACGATGAGGACGATGAGACGCCGAAGCGCAAGGTGAAGAAAGACCCGAGCGCCAAGGCCGGCAAGAAGGCCAAGCCCGAGGCCGACGACGAAGATGATGATGAAGACGACGAGGAGGAAACCTCGAAGAAGGGCAAGAAGCCTGCCAAGGGCAAGAAGGCCAAGGACGAGGAAGACGAGGAAGACGAGTTCGAGGACGACGAAGACTCGGACGACGACTCGGACGACGACGAAGAGGAGGACGAGAAGCCGGCCAAGAAGGGTAAGAGCAAGAAGGCCAAGGACGACGACGAGGACGACGACTCCGACGACGAAGAGGAGGACGACGACTCCGACGACGAAGACGACTCCGACGAGGACGACGACTCCGACGACGAAGAGGAGGACGACGACTCCGACGACGAAGAGGAGGACGACGACTCCGACGACGAAGACGACTCCGACGAAGAGGAGGACGAGAAGCCGGCCAAGAAGGGTAAGAGCAAGAAGCCCGCGGCCGAGGACGACGAAGAGGAGGAGGACGACGACTCCGACGACGAAGACGACGAAGAGGAGGAGGACGACGACTCCGAGGACGACGACTCCGACGACGAAGACGACGAAGAGGAGGAGGACGACGACGAAGACGACGAGAAGCCGGCCAAGAAGGGTAAGAAGCCTGCGGCCAAGGACGACGACGAAGAGGAGGACGACGAAGACGACGAAGAGGAGGACGAGGACGACGACAAGCCGACCAAGAAGGGCAGCAAGGACAAGAAGCCCGCTGCCAAGGTCGGGAAGAAGCCCGAAGCCAAGGCCGAGAAGCCGGCTGCCAAGAAGGGCAAGGGCAAGAAGGGCGACGAGGAGGACTACTTCGGCGATAGCGACGCCGGCAAGGCCGCTAGCAAGTCCGCGAAGGCCGCCAAGGCCGCCAAGGACAACTCGGCCAAGCGCGGGTCGGCACCGAAGAAGGAAGCTCCCAAGCCTCCGGCGAGCAAGGGCGGTAGCGCCAAGCGCAAGCAGAAGTAGTCGTTTTCTCGTTTAACGAACAGGCGGACCCGTCCTTCGGGGCGGGTCCGCTTTTCGTCTAGGAGGGTATCCGATGGTTACGAAGAAGAAGTCACGCCTCAAGCCTCGCAAACCGCCGCAGATCGGCCGTCAGTTGGCGGACGACGTTGAGGAGGAGCGGGAGGCGCGTAAAGTGTCGCCCAGTGAAGCCGCCGAGGCCGAGGAAGACTATTTTGGAGACGATGCGCCGGCACCGAAATCCAAGAAGAAGGCGGACACCGTTGACACAGAAGATGTCTCTGGCGACGGTGACGACCGCGAAGACGAGCCGATGGTGAAGCCGCGTCGGAAGAAGGTGCGCGGCGAGGACGGTAAGATCCTCGTCAAGGCGGCCGGCAAGGGTGTGTCCGTGCCCATGAAGCGAATCGTCTGTCTCGACACACGCAAGCTGTCGAAGAAGGACGAGATCAAGCTGGCCAACTGGCAGGGGCGGACGCGGGGCAAGGCCCTGGACGCTTTTTTCCGTGGCCAGGTTGCCGAGACGCGCAAGAAGTTTGGACACTCGTCTGTCCACATCGGCGACGAGGTCAAGAATCTGATCGTTGGTATTCCCATGTTCGGCGGTCGTGGGCCGGACGCTGCCAAATACCCAGGCTGTCTGCCGATGGAGTTCGTCATCGCGCAGGATTGTTTCCCGCTTGGCTTGGTGTGGCAGCTGGTCGCCAAGCACGGTGTCGGTAAAAGCGGCTTGCTGGCTGAGTTTGGTCGCTGGTTCTACCTGGCCGGCGGCGGTATGAACTTGTGCGAGGCCGAGGACAAGTTCAACCCTAACTGGTACGAGAGTATCATGGGGAGCGAGTTTTTCCCCAGCCTGGTGCCTCTTTTTCACTGCAAGTCCGTCGAGGACTGGCAGCGTAAACTGTCGGGCGCGATCAAGTCGGCCAAGAGTCAGTGTGTCGGCACCAAAGAAAACCCAGGGCCAGGGCGCACGGTGCCGATCATGTTCGGCATCGACTCGATCATGGGTAAGCAGTCCGAAGAGACGCAGGAGCAGATCTTCGGTACGAGCGAACTTGGCATCGAAGGGCGCAGGAAAGGTAAGGGTGCTCCCAAGAGCAAGCCCGGACTCGGCCACGGCAGTCGCGGTTTCCCCATCGAAGCGCAGGTTATCACCCGCTACATGCGGTCGGTGCCTGGGCGGATCGAGGGTTGGCCGTTCTCGTTGGTCCTGGTCAATCACCTGCGCATCAAGACGGACGAAGCCGGTAACCTGGAGCGGTCCAAGGCCGGCGGCGAGCAGGTCAACTTTCAAGAGTCGTTCGAGTTGGAACTCAAGAAAGTTGGCGGACACAAGAAGAAGATCGAGTCGGCCGATTTTGACGGGTTCCCTTTGCAAATCAGCTGCGAGAAGAACTCGTTCGGGCCGACCCACCGTTCGATACAGACTCGCGTTCTCTGGTGGGACGAAGAGAACGAGGAGACGGGCGCGTGGGAACAGAGGACCGTGTGGGACTGGGACTGGTCTACGATCCACTTGTTGCATAGTATCAAGAATGGGGAGCGGGCCAGCCCGCGTCTCAAGCAAGCCCTCAAGGACATCGAGTTCCATCTCGACTGCCCGGAGTCGGGCGAGGTCAATAACACGGCCTGGTCGAAAGACCTGGGCATGACCAAAGACGATGCGATGTCCTGGAGCGAAGTCGGTGCCCTGATCCGCGAAGATCCGAAGCTGATGGCCAGGCTGCGCAAGGCTCTGCGGATCAACCCGCGGCCCCTTCTCCAGGGGGATTACCTGGCGCAGCTGGACACTATCAGTGAGGATCTGCCGTGAAGGAGCACCCCTTCAAAAAGATGAGCCGCGGCTACCAGGAGCGTGCTGCTGCCGAGGAAGTGCGGCAGTACGAAGAGTCGCGGATCGCTTACCTTCTCAAAGCCCTGAATATGCCGAAAGCGGCGTCCAGGCTCCGCGAGGAGGAACATCGCCACTCGGGGGACGTCCGGCTTACTTGCCGGGCGTTCAACGAGCGCTACACCTCGTTCCCCGTTCTTTTGGGTACGTCCATCCTGGGCGGGGTTAAGTTGCACCTCGACAAGACCGCGCTCCTACCGGCGCTGTTTCGGCAGTTCGACCAGGCTCCGTTTGTGCGAGCCTACGAGGACTTCTTCGAGCAGCACCAAGGCGACGCGGAAGGTAGGGTTCTCGGCCTCGTGTTCCCGCGCAAGGGGATCAGGCAGGGGCTGATAATCCTCAACGAAGAACTGGAGGCGGTGCCCTACCACGGGCTCACCCTGGTTTACAGCGGCGGTAACCGAAAGCACCCGTGCAAGCTGTACGTCAGGCCGTTTCAGTTGCTTGTCGAGGCGATCTATCGCAAGGGCCACGGTTGGCGGCCCTAGCGCTGGGAGACGTTCTCCCAAAAACTGGTTTTTAGACATGGCCCAGAAGGGCAGGGCGTGGTACGCTTACCTCAAGAGGTGGCAGACACGCACCAACACTCACGACGAAGGAGACAACAAGAATGTCCGACAACACCACCGCCGTAGCCCCCATCGACAAGAAGCGTCTGGCCATCTTCAAGGACATGACGGAGGCCACCCAGGAAGTCGCCCGCGATTTCGAGGGCAAGCTCTCCAAGGGCGCGACCGGCTTGGTCATGATCCAGTACGACGTCGGTTCGCGGCTGGCCGACATCATCGCCGACGAGGGGACGTACGGTGCCGGTGCCGTCAAGCAGCTGTCTCTCTACCTGGGCATCCCCGGCGGCGAGACGACCCTCTACAACCTGCGGAATTTCGCGCAGGAGTTCGATAAGGAGTTCGTGCGCCAGTGGACCTCGAAGTCGATGGCCGGCGGCGGTCACCTGGCGATGGCGCACTGGTTCCAGATCATGAAGCTCAAGAGCAAGGAGAAGCAGGAGAAGCTCTTGAACCGCACGCTCAAGGAATCCTGGAGCGCCAACGACCTGGAAAAGGAAGTCCGCGCCGGCAGCGGCGGCAAGACCAAGAACGTCCGTGGCGGCGGGCGTAAGCCACAGACGCCGACGAGCCCGATGGCCGGGCTCCAGAAAGCGTTCTCGGTGGCTCAGCAGCTGAACAGGCTGGAGCCGGTGCTGCTGGAGTCGGTCTTCGACAAGATTGACTCCCTCGAACCGGACAAGGTGACGGACACCTTGCTGGAGAAGCTGGAGACGACCCGCGATCAGGTGGCGGAAACCCAGGAGACGTCGGGCGAAATGCTGACGCACCTGGAGAAGAACATCAAGCGCGTCACCAAGATCCTCGAAAAGCAGAAGGCTGCCGCCGAGGAAGCGGGCGACGAGGACGAAGATGCGGGCGAAGAGGCGCCCAAGAAGAAAAAGAAGAAGCCCGCCTCGGCGTCGAGCAACGGCAAGGCCGAGTCCAACGGCCACGTCGACGGCGCCAAGAAGAAGAAAAAGAAGAAGAAGCTCCGCCCGGTTGCGGCCGAGGCGTAACCGAGTAACTTCTTGAGGACAACTGCGGGTGTACGGGGCAGGCTGCCAGACACCTTGCCGGGCCGTCGTGGCTTCCGTGAACCGGCACCCGCAGTTTTTGCTCACGGACGGGCTCCATGTTCAGCGTCAACATCCTGTTTTATGGCAACACTCCTGGTTTGGTTGTTCGTTGCCTTTTGTCTGTCATACACCACGCAGACTGGTCTTTGATCGCCGAGGTCAGGCTCGGCCTCAACGCGGTATCGGAATGGTCGCGCCGGCTTATCATGGACGAGATCAAAAGCGTGCCGGTGCCCTGCACGATCTACCAGGAGCGCGATAACAGGAACGTTGGCAAGTACCCGTTGATGCGCAGGATGTTCTATGACGGGCCGCCGTTGGCGGCAGACCGCGTAATGTGGTTCGATGACGACAGCTACCTCAACGGTGGTCGGGCTTGGTGGAAAACCGCCAGCGCGGTCGCACAACAGGCTGACATGGTCGGCTCGGTTTACAGGCTGCCCAAGGGCTTCCGCGGCAACCAGCCGCAGGCTATCGCAGCCCAGCCCTGGTACACTGGCAAGCCGGTGGAACGTCCTCACCAGCCGTCGTTCTGTACTGGCGGCTGGTGGATTATCAAAACAGAGATTCTCAAGCGCTGGGACTGGCCACACCCGGCTTTGTTTCACAACGGCGGCGACTCCATGCTGGGAGAGTTGTGCCGCCAGCAAGGTTATGTGGTCAAGCATTGGCGCGAGGGCGTTGCCATCAACGCGGACAATGCCGGGCGCGAGTCCAAGGCAGAGCGGCGAGGCTTGTCGACGCCGTGGGTCTGGACGGACTGGCGGCCAGATAAGCCGGACGATCTCAGCCACCACGATTTTGAGTGTGTCTACAACGGTTTCCGTTTGCCGTTAGGCCCGCCGCCGTGTCTGCTGGGCTAGGAGGACTAGCGTGCTCTGCAACCACACCTGGATCGACGTCCGTCCGCATCTGCTCTCCGGCGAACAGCCAGTGTTCATGATGCAGCGTCCTCTGGCCCACGGACATAGCGCCAAAGGTGGCTTGTTCAATACGGCCGAGATTGCCAAGGTTGGAGAGCATTGGGTGCCGCACGGCCCAGTCCTCGACGTCGAGGATGTGCAGTGGGGCATTACCAAGGTAGGCGACCTGGTGCGCGTCCCGGTGTTCGCCTACAAGACGCAGCACTTAGCCCCGGCGTCGATCTGGGGCCTGGGCCTCCAGATTGGCCTGGCGGCCGTGGTGCATTTGCGTAAACATACAACCGATATTCCACGGGCGGCGATGCTCGTGCTGGGGCACGAGTGCATGGACTTACGTCCTGCGGAGGAAGCCTATCGCTGCTTCGTGGGCATTGCGTTGCAAACCAAGTAAGGAGACTTGACCGTGACCCAGCCGATGGCTCAGCCACAACAGCCGATGCACCCCTCCCAGCAGCTGGCCCAGCAGATGCAGGAAGCGCCTCACCAGGCCCCCGTTGCTCCGCGCCAGGTGCGCAAACGGGTTGACATCCCGGCCCTGGTTGTCGAAATGGATGACTGGTTGACGGCCCTCAAACGCGCCGTCGCCGGCTATACGGCCCTGAGCCTGTCCTTGGCGTCTGCCCAGGGGCATATCCCCGAAGGGGACCGGCGCAAGGGCCTGCCGATTCTGGAGTTCAAAAGCAGCGTCGACGGGCAGACTCCCATTGTCTGCTGCGCCGACCTGCGGAAGGTCAACCCGGAGTACCTCCAGCACGTCATGGTGCCGCTCATCAACGCCCAGGCGGCCGACATACTGGAAGCCTTCGACGAAATGAGCACGCGGATCGAGATGGCTCGACCGATGCTTTACAAGATGCTGGGGTTCGACGCCAACGGGCAGCCCTTGCCACCGCAGCAGGCGGACGCCGCCTGAGACGGCCTCTAGGGGCGGGCAGCGGCCCGCCCCTGCGGAGGTTCCATGACCAATAACGCTGCACCGGCGCACACGCCGGAAGACCCGTTCGATAAGCTAGACCCAAAAGACGGGTTCCACGTCATCTACCTCGAAACCCACGGTTCCGTGTCCTTGCACGTTCACGCTTATGCTGGCGGCGAACTGTACAATATCACCGACGACATCGACCCGGCTAATGCCAGCCTCGAACTCGTCAGCCTGCCCGACACGGACGAGAACTGCGGACAACTCAAGCGGTTGCATGACGTCGCCGATGCCGTAGCCCGGTATTTCACCCTGGGCGGTAGCTGGCGTGAACTGGACATGACTCTGAAAAAGATGGAGAAGGTGCTGGTGGGCGGCATCGTCTTCCCTGGCTACCACTTCACCGTGTCCAACTATTTCGGGGACGAGGGGTGGCAGCACATCTTCACGAAGGACTGCGGCCTGAACCCGGACGGCACGCACCCGGCGGTCGTCTGGGAACAGCCGACGCAGAATGAAGCAGGCGGGCTGGTGGGCGGCTGGATCAACCACAGCACGCTGGAGAACATCACCAAACAGCAGGAAGAAGATGGCTGGGGAGAAACGGAGGCGGAAGAAGAAGCCGAGGAAGCTGACGAAGCCGTTCCACGCCAGCTACAACATCGGCCAAATAACGGCACTCAGGGACAGCCTGTTCAAGATCCTGAGTCATGAGTTTGTCGAGCCTGGGCTGGTCCCGGAGGCGGCACTGTTTGACCGTCTGGTGCAGATCGTCTGGGAGGCCCTGCCTGGCGATCTGGACAAGGACGTTATCGAGGACTCGTTGCGCCACCTCGTCGGCATTCATCCGACCAAGGCGCTCTACCTCGAAACGTGCTGGCGGTTAGCCGGTAACCTGCCCAGGTTGGCTCTGCGGCGTGCTGTACCGCCTTGGCACGCTCAGCGGGTCCGCGAATGGGTGCCGATGGTCGTCACAGGCTGCCGACGCTGTCTCAGCGACCGGGGCGACCGTGGTGCTCTGTTCTCGTTTCGTATTCTGGGCGGTACGCCCTGTCCGCGTATCGTCCAGAAATGGTTGTCGTTTAAGGTCTGCCGCATCCTGGCGAAAAACACTGGGTTCAATCCGCGGCAGCACCGCACACGCTATCCTTTCACAGACCCCCGGCAGCTTGTCGGCCTGCGTCTCTACGGCCTGGTCGAGCCCGACTTGTGCAGTAGGGAACCGGGGTTCGAGATCCCTTTGGCTCCGCATCCCAAGAGCAACGTCATCCAGCCGTCCCCGCGCGTGTTCCCGGCTACCGTGCGCGAGTACAACATAATCATGGTCAAACGGACGTTCCGTTGCGACCCTGGCTACGGGTGCCCGGAAGGGTTCCCTATGACGTTCCCGTGCCAGCTATGCCCGGTGGGCTTCCTGCGCTGTAAGGCGGGCAAGCACCGCAAGGACTGGCGGCGGCGGGCGTGTACGCAGTGCGAACGGAAAGACGCTTTCTTCGACGACGAACTGTCCAAGGAGATGTGCGTTGACTGCTTCAACAAGCAAGCCTATCGGAGACAATGATGGCAAAGGCACCACGCATCAAGACGAAAGACACCGAGGTCAGGGCATGCCCGCGCGGGGTACTGCCTGTCCTCTACAAGAAGACGACTGGCGGCCGAGTGCAGTCCTGGGAGATTTGGGTCACCAGGCTCAAGTCGAACGGCTACGGCAAGATGTACACCCGGTACGGCCTGGTCGACGGTCAGCAGCAGGAGATCCAAGAGATCATCTCCGAGGGTAAGAACGAAGGCCGCGGGAACGCCACCACGCCTTATGAGCAGGCTTGCCTGGAGGCAGCGGCGCGTTGGGACAAGCAGCGCAACCGTAAGGGCTACGCCGAAGACCCAACTGGCGCGGCCTCAGCAGCGATTCGTTCCGTGTCGCCCATGCTGGCCCAGAAGTTCCAGGACCACGAGAAGAAGGTGAACTGGGACACGGCCCTGGCGCAGCCCAAGCTGAATGGTTTCCGCTGCATCGTTCGAGTGGTGGAGGGCAAGCTGGTGGCGTTCAGCCGCGAGAACCAGGTTCTGGAGGTGCCGCACGTCCTCCAGGCCCTGCGCAAGCCCATGCTGAATGAGGGCATCATGGCCGTGGATGGTGAACTATACACCCACGGCATGTCTCTCAACGTGATCTCCTCGGCCTGCAAGAAGCTCTCCAAGCTGACCGAGCAGATCCAGTACAACATCTACGACACCGTCACGGACGAGGCGTACGCGAAGCGCATCAAAGACCTGCATCTCAAGCTGTGCTTCGGCGGAGATGCCAGGGTTATCCAGATGGTGGAGACGGTCAAGGTGCGCACCCGGGACGAACTGATGACCGCCCAGGCCGAGTTCGTTGGGCAGGGTTACGAGGGGGCCATGCTGCGGCACGGGGACGCTGGCTACGAGTCGGGACGGCGGTCGTCGTACCTGCTCAAGGTCAAGACCTTCCTGGACGCCGAGTTCAAAGTGGTGGACTACAAATACGGGCGTGGCAAGATGGCCAAGGTGCCCATCTTCACCTGCGTCACGGACGAGGGCCACCACTTCGACGTGCTGCCGCAGGGTACGATGGAGGAGCGGCACGAACTGGGCGAGAAAGCTGGTAGCCTGCTCGGCAGTATGCTGACGGTCAAGTACCAGGAGATGACGAAGACGGCCGAGCCGGTCCCGTTCCATCCGGTCGGGATCGGCTTCCGGGAGGAGGGCTAGTATGCCTCAGAAAACTGTCCCGGTGTCTTTCTTGAAGGATCATCCGCGGCAGCGTGAAGTGTTTGGGGTGCCGTCTCCAGAAGAAATCGAGAGGCTGGCTGCCTCGATCAACCGTCGCGGCCTGGACTACCCGCTAGAGATACTGCCAGACGGCACCATCATCAAGGGACATCGCAGGCGTCTTGCTGCGCAGTCGCTGGGTTGGAAAGACGTCCCGGTCAAGATACTGCACGAACTTGCCGACGATCCGGTAGCCGCGTCTAGGTTGTTTCTGAGCGACAACTTTGACAGGCAGCAGCTTACGCCTTTGCGGCGGGCTAAGTGTATCGTGTCTCTCATGGAGTTGGAGATCGGCAAGTTAGTCGAGCGGTTCAACGCCAATAAGAAAGAGCAACTCAAAGAGAGCGTGGCGAAGCAACTGCACACCAGCCGGCGGACAGTGGATCGTTACTTGCTGGCTCTGCGGACCCCGTTCGAGGTCCAGGAGGCGTTCGACCGTAACAAGCTCAGCCTGGTCCAGGTCGGTAAAATCGCCATGATGTCGAAGGCTGTTCAAAACGCTATCGCGGCTCGGCTCGCGCTTGGCGAACCTCCGCGGGTTGTCTACGCAGATACGGTGGAGGACACGTCGCCATACAAGGCTATCGCGTCGTTGTTGGTTGCCGTGAACAAGGCCAGGGACGTAATCGGCGACCAGGTGCTGGACAATGCTAAGTTGCAAAAGTACCGTGGCCGCCTTCGGGTGGCCAGGGGCTACATCGACGGACTCATCAAAGGTCAAGCGTGTTAGCGAAAAGGCTAAAGCTGGCCAATAAGGAGGCGGTTTAATGATGCCTCAAGGACACTTCCTACCCTGGAAGGACGTCACGGATATGCAGCTATGGTTGCTGCGCGGCCCGTGGTGCAGCGACGGTTCGGTCGCTTTGCTGTTGGCTTTTGGCCTTATCGAGAGGCTACCGGAGAACGACTGGCGGGCAGCCAGCCATATCTGGCAGACCACGGAAAAGGGCAAAAGGCTTCTGGAAATCAACCGCGGTCGTGCGGTTGAGTTGCAGCCTGATCTTGAGAAGCTGGAGATGCAAAACCGTATCGAGAAGCTGGAACTCAGTTTCGGCCGAGCGTTGGTGGAGGAGGCCCTGCATGCCTAGCGTGCTGTTTCCCTGGGTCAGGAAACTGACCCTGGCCATGCAGGGTACTTTGTTGACTTGCGTGCGTGGACCGGATGGTATCCGCAAGGACCATCCGGTCAAACAGTTCATCCGGGTCTACCGGCGGGCCATCCTGCGTGGGGCCAAGCCGGTGCCCGGTGATTTCATGACAGCCCAACCGTTCCTGCATGTCGACGAGGCGATGGCGCGGGGTATCGTCCCCGCCGCCCCGCGCTGGGGTAGTGCCGATTACTACCTGGCTATTCAGGAGTGGTGGGAGAAGAACGTCGACGACTTGCCGCATCACTGGTTGCTGCATTTCTGCCACTGTGCGGAGATTGTCGGCTGTTATCACCCGGATTCGTATGCTCGCAGGTTCTGGTTCGTGGTCTACGAAGGGATCGTGAAGTCTTTCCACATGATCCCCGAATCCAAAGAAGCACTGGACCAGCGCCTGCGTGAGCGTGGAGGCCCATACTGATGATGGCCACTGGTTGACGGAGAAAACTTAGTTTGCTTGACCAGTGGGGTCCGTTAGGGTATGAAAGAGGAGCCTGCCGGTTGGCCCCGGCAGGCTCAAACACACTAACCTCTTGTGGGAGAGGTCAGCATGCTCTCGTACTCTATACCTCCGCAGTCAGCATTTCAACAGTTATCTCCGGCAACTCGACTTAGTTGGGTGGCGGGTCTTATCGAAGGCGAAGGTTACATTAGTATCGGTGGTCGTCGCGGTAGCCGCGGTGGTCGCTGCCGCTTGTACCTGCGTGTCGGTGTCCGTATGACGGACGAAGACGTAATTCGCCGACTTGCCGATGCTGTCGGTCGTGGGACCGTTCACGGCCCGTACCCGAACGGTAAGGGTTGTAAGATCGTGTGGGTGTGGTCGTGGCAGGGTGACGAGGCTAGCGCTTGGGTTACTAAGTGCCTGTCGCCGCTGCTGTGTAGTAGGCGTAGGCGGCAGATCGTCAAGGTACTCGCCGAAGTAGCTACGTCTATCGAGAATGCCAACGAACCTGGCCTTCATCGGCAAAGATCCTTGCTGCCTGACTTCTTTTAAGGAGAGCGTCATGGGGCGCGAGCGGTACAGTCCGCAGGAGCAGCAGTTCTACAGACTCTACTTGAACAGTCCGGCGTGGCGGGCTCGCCGGAAATCAAGAATCGCTAAAGCCGGTGGTCGTTGTGAGTGGACCGTCGACAATTTCAACGGCCCTCCAGTACGCTGCGCAAGAACGCGGTACTTGTGCGTCCACCACAACACTTATGAACGTCTTGGCGCTGAGCAGGATGGTGACCTGGATGTGTATTGTTGGGCGCATCACATGTTGGAGCACCTGCTATGGAAGCGCTGCGTCCGCTGCGCGCAGCCGTGCCTAGAAAACGACGGCCTGGCCGAGCGCTGGTTGACCATCACCCTGCGGGCGATGGGTATCAACCTCGACGCCGGTCAGGTCGCGTGGAGAGGTCTGCCGACCAAGGAGTTTCTCCTGGACCAGATCGGCAGCATCTGTTTTACTTGCGAGGAACAACTGGGGCCTCGCGTCAAGGAGTAAGCATGGGTAAGCTGGTACAACCGAAAGTGTTTCTGGTGGGCTACACAGGCGTCGACGCCGAAGGGCTCAAGGCGTACCTGGAGTACACCGGCCAGCAGGACTTCCTGGAGTCCTGGCAGAAGGCCCGCGACCTGGGCCTGTCGGACGGTGAGTGTCTGTGTTCGCTGTACGCCAAGATGTGCTACAAGACGCTCATCCTGGGCAAGAACGACAACATCAAAAGGGTCAGGGACATTCAGGACAACCTGACGGGCACCTTCGACACCGCCCACGGCTCGGTCTTCGAGCACCTGCAACTCAACTTCGTGGTGACCGACTGCTCGCGGGTTTACACGCACGAGCAGGTGCGCCACCGGCCAGGATGGGCCTACTCGCAGACCTCGGGCCGCTACTGCCGTGGCGAGAGCCTCGACATCGTGACGGACCCGATCCTGTCGGCGATCCAGGATGACTTGAACCGCCACGCCAGCAACCTGGAAACCGCGTACAAGGCGTGGTGCGACCGCATGGGCCTCAACGGCTTTGCGCGTCTTCGTGCGGCATTGGAGTCGCGGGCGGATAAAAACTACCCACTCCACGACGCCGACTTGGTGGTGGAGGCGCAGCGGCTCGGCATGCGCCCCAATGCGAAGACCGGAGAACTCGAAGTGCCGATGGACCGGGCCAAGAAGGTCACCTCGGCCCTGCGTCGCTACCTGCCCAACGGACAGGCCAACGAAATGGGCATGTCCTGCAACATCCGGGCGCTGCGGCACACCATCGCCATCCGCACCCAGCGCTTCGCCGAGTGGGAGATCCGGGTAATTTTCAACCAGGTCTACCAGCTAATCAAACAGAAGTTCCCCGCGATGGTCGCAGACGGGCAGGAGTTCGTGTACGATGGCCTGCTGGAGATCGCGGGGATGCGGATGCAGCCCTACGAGATGAAGGCCGGCGACCCGGGGGCGCTGCGCTTCTACACCTCCGATCAGCTGGCCACGGAACTCGATACCCGGACGGCCACCGCAGGATTACCGGAATGAACCGTTTGACTTTGGACATGGGCTACCCACTCGACGCGCGGCACGATTGGGTACGCCTGGCGGCTGCTTACCAGCAGGCCAAACCGTTTCCGCATGTCGTCATCGACGACTTTCTTGAGCGCCGTTTAGCCCTGGAAACCGCCAGGGCGTTACGGCGGATCAAGGAGCCGTTCTGGCAGAACGAGGACCACGATGACCAGGTCTTCAAGTTCTGGTGCGACAACCCGGAGGCTGTGCCGCAGCCCGGCCGGGACTTGCTCTACTGGTTCAACTCGGGCACCATGCTGGCCATCGCGGAAAAGCTGACCAATATCCGTGGCTTGCTGCCCGACCTGGACTATCACGGCGGCGGCGTTCACCGCACCAAGCCTGGTGGGCGCCTGTCGGTCCACTGCGACTACAACGTCCACCCGGTCACGCAGCTGCACCGGCGCGTCAACGCTCTCTACTTCCTGAACGAGACGTGGCGGCCGGAGTGGGGCGGTCAGCTGGAGTTGTGGTCCGCGGACATGAAACAGTGCGTGCAAAAGATCGAGCCGGTGCTAAATCGGCTGGTCCTTTTCACGATCACCGACACGGCGTTTCATGGGGTGCCAGCGCCGGTCGATGCCCCAGTGGATCGCTACTCTCTGGCCCTGTACTACTTCACGGCCGACAGGCCCGAGTCCGAGAAGTCGGACCCGCACATGGCCCTGTGGCAGCAGCCGCAGGCGTGAACTCTCTTGTCTCGGAAGCGGTGATACGGTATCACCGTCTTATTGAACCTACCACGACGGTAGGCGGTCACCAATGAGGAGAATCGTTATGGCGAAGAAAGCACCGGCCAGCGCGTCAGCCCCGAAGGGCGGCAAGGGAAGCAAGGGCACCAAGCCGACGACGAAGGGGAGCAAGGGGGGTAAGGGCGGTAAGGGCAAGTAACCCAAAACTGCTGAACCCTGTAAGCTGGTCCAAGGAGGGGCCTGGAACGTCCAGGCCCCTCTTCGTTTACCCAAGCAAGAAAGGATAGACATGAGCGAGACGACTACGCCTGTGACCAAACAGCGGACGCCTTCTGCCAGGGTCATTGCGGCCATGTGGCTCAAGCAGCAGATCGAGGAGGGCCTTTGCCCGGATGCCTTGACGGAGTGCTCCGGCTCGCGCGTGACCGAGCGGAAGATCAACAAGATCCGCGAGCAGATGTTCAAGATCGCCGGTAAGGGCACCCTGGTGCGCATCGACCGCATCGTTGACGGTTTCAAGAACCCGAAGCCGGCCGACCCGAAGATGGCCGAGCGTATGAAGGCCATGCACGCGGCGCGCAAGAACAAGAAGAAGGAAGAAGGCTGACATGCCCTTCGAGCCGCTCTACACGTCGACGGGCGCTGAGTTCAGCCAGTGCCAGGTTTACCGCTACACGCTTACGCGCTGGTGGGATCGGCTGGCCAAGCGGGGGCGTGTGTGCTGGGTCATGCTGAACCCCAGTACCGCTGACGCGCTCGTAGACGACCCCACCGTTCGTCGTTGTGCGCAGTTCTCGCACAGGTGGGGCTACGGCGGCATGATCGTGGTGAACATTTTCGGGTTGCGGGCGACCGACCCCAAGCATCTGCGCAAGGTTGCTGACCCTGTTGGCCCGGACAACGATTTTGCTGTCATCGCGGCGGCGACGGCTTGTGACCTGGTCATGGCTGCCTGGGGGACTCACGGTGGGCTGAACAACCGTGGGTGCCAGGTTCATCGGAAGCTGGCTCGCACCCCGGGCCTAGAAGTCTACGCGCTGGGTGTCACGAGCGGTGGTTTTCCCAAACACCCGCTCTACATCAAGGGCGACGTAGTGAAGGAACTTTTCCCGTATAAGAGCCATGCTTAGCGCTCTCAACTTCCCGTACCCACTGCCGGAGTTGAAACCGGAGTGGCGCACTTCGACCGTGGTACAGCTGGCCAAGGCGATCCTGGAGAACAAGGACTGGCCTGACATGCCGATCCTTGCTGACGCGCTCGAAGAAGCCGGTTGTATCGACCAGGGCGTCTTGGAACATCTGCGGGGCACCTGGCGAACCTGCTCGTGCTGCGACGGCAAAAAACGTGTGCCGTACGCCGCGAAGTACGAAAACGACGGCAGCACGACTGTCATGTCCTGGCGGGACTGCTACATGTGCGACGGGCGTGGCCAGGTTCCCGAGGACACACACGGCCCGTGTGCGGCGCCGTACCGCAACGGCTGCTGGCACGGCACCTGTTGGTTGGTTAGGCACCTGGCCGGAGTCTCGCAGATCCTGGTGGCGCGGTTCAAAGAGAGAACCGGAAGCGGCGAAGAAGTGGACCAGGAAGCCACCGCCATCAACCCGGGTGACTGGTTCGGCAAAACCTGGCAAGTTGTCGCCGCAGATTGCATGGACCCGCCACGGTACATCGTCGAAGCCGACACGCCCTCGGACGCCGAAGAGGAGTGGATCGACAGTGATTACGGTGCGCACTACCGTATTGAGCCGAACGATCCAGACTACCTGGACCCCGACCGCGTACATTTCACCGGGGCGGGGACAGCGTATGATGGCGAAAACATTATGATCTACGGCCAGGAGTTCGTCGCGCACGTCAGAGGCAGTATGCCTTTTGCGTGCCGCTACTTCGGGCCTGGCCTCCCCCACGAGGGGGTGTCCCCGCTGGTGTATCAGTACGGGGAGCAAGAGTGCGAGCATTGCGAGAAGAAGTGCTTTGCGTATGAACCGCTTGCTTTGCGGTTGCGTGGGCACTACTGCTCGCAGGCGTGCCACGATCTAGCGCACGCCGACCCGCAGGACGACGAGCACGGCCTGGAACAGTTTGAGGCTCGCTGACGTCGCGTTAGAAAGAGGGGCTCTGGTAGAATAGCCCAAGAACGGTGTTTCTGTCCCAAGGAGGTTTGACCATGAACGCAATCACTCACAAGTCGCTGACCGAGACGGAACGCAACCGCCTCACGGCCGCCCTGAACGCCAACGCGCACCAGGACAAGGCCATTTTCATTGGCCAGGCCGACACGTCGTTTATCGGCTTCGATCAGCCGGGCATGCGCGGCACGCACCCGGAGGAGGTCAGTGACGCGGAGGTCATCAACGCCATCAAGAGCGTGCCCTGCCACTACTAAGCAACAGACGGATGCCAACCCGTTGTTCCTCGCCCCGGCGCCCAGCCGGGGCGGGTTCTCTAAACCACTTTTTAGATTTCACGGAGTAGCCGTCGTGACTCTCAACGCGCGTATGAGCCCCAGCGACAGTCGTCTGTACAACGTCGGCCGCGACGTTGCCTGGTGTTTCGGCCACGCTATCATGGAAGTCGCCAAGCGGTGCGAAGAGGGTCGCTGGGAGGCCCTTGTCAAGCTGGCGAAGGAGAAAGGCGTTACGGATGAGGAACTGGGTAAGGCGTGCCAGTGTCTCTGCGTCTTTGTCGAGACGCAGATGGACCAGCGGGAGAGCATGGCTCAAGGGCTGGCGCGCTGCGGCTTCCTCGATCTGAACGAGAACGCCCGTGTGATCGTTATGGCCCACTTGGGTACGATCATGCTCGGCATGCACTGGGCCGGCGTACGCGAGACGACCATCCAGGGCGTCGGCCCCACGCTTGGCTACCAGGGCCTGCGGCGTTACGGCCGACGCTGCGCTCTACTCATGCAGCTGCCGCCTTGGCGGCGCCGGCTCTATAACTTCTGGACCAGGGCCAAGCGTGCCTGGCACACGTTGTTCCAGACCGGCCTCTATTCCGATTTCAACCACGGCGGGTCGAACCAACCGAATCACGCCGTCCCGCAGCGGCCTGTGGTCCGCAACCAGGTCCGCGATAAGTGCGAGGACGCCGCCGACCGCGCGTTGGCGTGCGAGGAAGAATCACGCGATGAACCAATCACTGCTGGATAGCCGCACCTTGCTCATAGTCGCCGTGTCTGTCGTCTTGTTTTTTGGGCTGCGCCTGCTGGTAATGACCGTGCTGCTGACCCTGGCCAAACGCGGCAGGCCGCTCCGGTGTCCACACTGCTTGACGGTGCTGCGGCGCACGCCCTGCCTGACCCTGACCATGTGCAGTCAGTGCGGTCGTGTCTACGAGGTTGAACACCGATGATTGTGAACTACTGGCCGTCGTGGTTTCGGGCGCTTTACGGCGGCGACTGGCCGCTGGACTACTGCTGCGTGGATCTCGAAACCACTGGCTACCTGGCCACCCAGGACGTCATCACCCAATGGGGGCACTGTTTGGTCCAGGACGGCAAGGTGATCGACCAGATCTCGCTCGTTATCGACTGGACCGAACATGCTGTCGTGCCGGATCACTGGCTCAGCAGCCGGCTCAACTGTTTGCGGCAGGGTATGGAGATCGGCGGCAAGAAGTGTCACATGTCCTACGCCCGCATGAAACAGGAGGGTATGAAGCCGGACAAGGCGTTCAAATTCATCCTCCAGTTCACCGACACTATCAGGAAGAAAGGCATCCCGTTCGTCCTGCACGGTGGCGTGTTCGACGAGAAGATGCTCTGTGCCAACGTCCAGGGCTTCGTCAACCCGAACCTGGGTTTCACCCTGGGCGACAACGGCTGGATCGACACCGAGGGCGTCGAGAAAGCCAGCCAGGACGTTCACCAGATCCGGTTCCACCCGCAGAAGAATGACACGCTGCGGAAATACTGGCACCGAGTCAAGTACACGCGCGTCAACGGGCTCAAGTCCAATCTGGACGACCACTGCTTCCGCAAGTACAAGTTCCAGGAGGAGCACGGCATCGAGCCCAAACAGATGCACGACGCCAAGGTGGACTCGTTCTGTTGCCACCTGCTGATGGAGAAGTTCCGGGCCTTGATCCGGCCGACGCCGGAGACGCCGCCTTATCCAAGCGCGGATCACAAAGAGGCCAGGAAAGGCAAAACGATAGTCATGCCCCGCCCTGGGCCGCTCGTCGCGCTCAGTCGGGTGCGAGGACAAAGACGGACATGATACATGAGCCTGTTCTATTCGGACTTTTGGGGCTCGGCTCGCTCGCGGGCCAAGGCCGCCGCCGCCAGCGGTGTGCAACGTGCAAAAAAGAAATCTGGAAAGGCGAAGGCTACCGTCTCGTCGACGGCCTCGCCTACCACCAAGCCTGCGCCCCGAAACAAGCAACCGGACCCGCTGGAGGTGGTGGCGTGGTTCGTGGCCCATGTCCAGGCCCGTGACACGCCGATTTACCTGGGCATCGACCCAGGCGCCACGGGCGCGATTGGGATGCTGTGCGGCAAGCTGTACGCGGTCGTCGACATCCCCGTCTACCGGGTGAAGGTCAAACGTGTCCGGCACAACAACAAGAAGATCCGTGCTTTGACGGGCCGGAAAACCCGGACGGTCGACGGCTCGACGAGCAAGTTCGACTTTCCGGCAATCTGTCGGCTGTTTCGCTTGTTCAAGCCGATCAAGAAAAAACTCATCGTCGTCCTCGAAGAGATTCCGCCGACGATGGGCAAGCGCGCACGCAAATACGTTGAGATCATGGTGAACCGCGCCTACGCGATCTGGCCGCTGTTTCTCTGCTCGAAAGGCTACACGGTCAAAGAGATCAAGCCTTCGGACTGGAAGAAGCGGATGGACCTGTACGGCAAGGACAAGGAGGCGTCTCGCCGGCTAGCGCTCAAGATCTTCCCGATGGCGAACATCCAACGCAAGGAAGACACTGATCGGGCCGAGGCGCTGCTGATAGCTGAATGCGTACGAAGGATACATAATGGCAAAGCGTAAACCCGCCGACCATGTGCAGTTCGCTCAGTACGGCGATTGCGTCAAACTGTTCCAGGCGTCGACGAAAAAGTACGACCTCATCGTCGCCGACCCGCCGTACAACTTCGGGATGCCGTACGAGGCATACGACGACAACAAGTCCTACGAAGCCTACATGAAGTGGACCGATCAGTGGCTCGGGGCCGCCCTGAGCCGTCTTGCGCCGCACGGTAGCATGTTCATTTTCGTGCCCGACGAATGGGTCACGGAGATCGACTACAAATGCACGCATCACTACCAGCTGTACAAGCGGCGGCACATCCTCTGGGCTTTCACCTTCGGGCAGAAGGCTCACCGCAACTTCACGAGAAGCCACTGCCACATTCTCTACTACACCAAGACCAAGACGCGGTTCACGTTCAACGAGGACGCGGTCAAGGTGCCGTCGGCGCGGCAGCTGGTGTACAACGACCCCAGGGCCGCCAAAGGCGGCAAACCGCCCGACGCGACCTGGATGCTGCTCAAGGAGCAGTTGGAGCCGTACATGACGCCGGACACAGACACCTGGCTCGTATCCAGGATCTGTGGTACTTACAAGGAACGCGAAAAGCACAGCCCGAACCAGATCCCGGTGCCGATCACCGCCAGGATCGTGCGAGCGTGTTCCAACCCAGGTGACTGGGTTTGTGATCCGTTTTGCGGCACCGGCAGCAGCGGCGTGGCCTGTGCCGGCAACAGCAGGAACTGGGACGGTTTCGACGTGGGCAGGAACTGCGTCAAACAGTCGCAGCGACGGATCAACGAGGTAAGGAAACTCAATGGACTCGGCAAACTCGCAGCGCTCGTCTGAGCCGGCTACCGCCGGGGCCGCACTGCTGATTTGCGCTATCCTAGCGATGGGCGTGCTTATCACCGTGGCCGCGTTGGTCATAGTGGCCCTGTTGTAAAAAGTGGCTTTTGGGGACGCATCATGGTCAGGAAGAAAGTCAAGCAGCGTGAGGCAGCAGCCAAATCCAAGACCGTCAAGAAACGAGTCACCACGGCCGACCTGAGCAAGGCCCTCAAGGTCAAACCACTCCGAGCGGGCAGCCCGGCCTCGAAACTCGTCGATCCCGCGGACGGCCTGCCGCAAACGCCGATCCTGTCTTCGCGGGCGATGGGTATCGACGTCAACGACTATCAGATGCTGCCCCAGGCCGTACCGGACAACCTGTCGCCTGAGCAGCGGGCAATCAAGGAAGCTGGCAAGCTCGCTGACGACCTGCTCAAGCGCGAGGAATGGTCGCACGTTTTCCAGGCCATGAAGACGCTGCGCCAGGGCTACGCCGTGGTCTACCGCTGCCTGCAAGATCTCTGCGCCAAGCTGCACGAAGACTTCGAGAAGCGTGGCGTGGAGATGCCTCTGGTGGAGGACTTCCTGATCCAGTACGCCATGTACGAGTCCTCCAAGCCGTTCACGGAACACCAGTGGATGGACAACGTCATCAACTCCTTCCTGCCCTGGCTGGCAACCGTGCTCGACGAACACACGGCTGCCGACGAGAAAGAGGCACAGGACCAACGCATCAAGGAGAACGAGGAGCGGCAGACGCGCCCAGTGCCCATCGGTTTCAAGCACACGCCAGAGCTTGAAGCTGCCATGCTGGAGCGGGACCGTAGCCTGGTCCTGGTCGGCTGGAAGCCGGCTATCTTGTGGTTGCTGGACCAGGTCTGCTCGCACGCCCTCCTCAGTAAGGACGAGCAGGTTTACCAGGTGGTGCGGTTCATGGATAGCGCACCCAAGGGCAAAGACCAGCATTCTCGTCTCATCCGCCTGGGTGGTAACGCCTGGCGCGGTTGTGCCGACTCGGACAAGAAGCTGGCGATGTGTATGGGCAGCTATGTCGCCGACCGCATTTCCGCCCAGCCCGATCTGTTCATCGTCGACCATCTGCCCAGCGCCTATACGGCTGGCTTCGTCGGCAGGCCCGAAGCAGCCAGGGCGGGCGACGCCCACCGCCGGTTTCACAAATGGTGCGAGAAGGCTGCCTGTGCTTTCCTCGGCTGTGTTTGCGTTCCCGAACGCGGCACGCCCGACATCACCGACCCGGCGTTTGAGCAACTTCGCACCTTCGCTACTTTGCGTCCGGTCATCGTGCAGGACGAAGCGGAGGATCTGGAACCCAACAAGTACCGAATCATCATTGGGCACGCGGCAACTGTGCTCGATGTCGAGAAGGACGTGATCGAGTCCTACGGGCGGACCATATTGCTGCCCGCAGGCCGTAGTACCATCGAAGGATAACCATGACAGCAAAAATCTTTGTCGGCTTTCGTACGCGGCCGGTGGAGGACTTCAAGGAATTCATGCCGAAGTTCTCCGCCTCCCGCGTTTTGACGGACCCCAAGAAAATCGAGGCCGACATCCAGGCCAAGGCCGAGATGTTCGTTTCGACCTGCAAGGACGCGCCGTACACCGGGACGTTCGACGAGGTCTTCCTGGTGGACCGCCGGAAGAAGAAAGTGCTCCAGTGGCTCTACCCGCCCAAGGACAGTGACAAGCCGCGCATCTGCGTCAGCGTCCGTAACTACCTGCTCAAGGCGTACCCGACCGCCTGGGACTGGGATACGCACGGTAAGAGGCCGGAGGTCGTCTTCCTCGGGTTCAACCCGAGATTGTTTTTGAAGATGCTCGGCCTGGAGTGTTCTCTGCCGGGCGTTGGTAAACCCTTGCCGCCGAAACTGTGGTACAGTAACTCGGACCACAGAGACATCGAGGAGGCGGTGCTGCCCAAGGACTTCGAGAAAGTCTTGACCCTGGACACCGTCATCAAGCGCCGCCGCCCGCTTGATCCCGAGGCGGCCAAGAAGTGGGACGAACACGTCAAGGACTGGCCCGGCCCCGGGCAAGTTCCCAGGAAGGACGTCGAGATCGCCATCGAACTTGCTGCGCAGTTAGGGTTCCTGTCGGAGTAGTAGCGACGCAGGCACGGAGGCCGCGATGCACGAGAAGTACAAGCAACCGCAGGGGGATGGCTGTTTCACCGCCCACGGCCCGTCCGTGGACAGCAAAGGGCTGCTCAAAAAGTATCCCTTGCGCTTGGGGGCAGCAGCGGCGCTGGGCGACGTACTGGACGAGTACGTCTTTTTCACGCCTGCGTCGTTGTACCTGCACGGTTACTTCTGCGACGCCCCGCTTATCGACTTCGTATGGGAGATGGGCGGTGACGTGCGCTTGTACCATCGTCGGTTTAACCGGCCGATTTTCCGCGGTCTGGAGACGCGCGACGGTGACAAAGACTGGAACCATGTCCTGTGGGCGATCAAGCGCGAGTTCTGGGCTAACTTCAACGATTTCCTCATCAGCACGGTGCTGTCGTTCCGCGAGGCTACGCCGCCGCACCTGTCGATGTTTGCCGAGCAAGAGGTTACGATTCTGGACCCGCTGGCCGTCGACCGGACGGTACTCTACCGGGCCGACTTGCCCATGCTGGTTGTGTCGGCCTTCTGCGTGAACGGTAGTTTGGGGCGGACCAGCTTCGTGGAGGGCAAGAGCGCCCTGATGGACCCGCCGCAGCTGGCACAGTGGCCAGCAGACGGTGAAGTGTTGGCCTACGCCGACGCGCTGTTCCGCGGCAAGGGTAACCCGGTGAACGCGAGACTCAACTACCGCAACGCACAGGAGGCTAAGGCCAGGTATGCTAATGAAACTGGAACTGGGCCGCGACTGCGCCCTGGAGATTCACGAGAACAAAGAAGGCGAAACTGAGGCCATGACTTTCCTGCCGGAGTTTACCACTCCCAAGGGGCAGCTGGTCCTGGGTTACTGCACGGTGTACAACGATGACGGCACCAAGCTGGACTCGTTCGAGCTTGTGGCGTCGGGGGCGACCGGCAAGGTCACCAAAAGAACTCGGTCGAAGCCCGCCAAGGCGTGGGTCGACATGACCGAGGACGAGCGCAAGGCCAAATCCGAGGACGAGCACAAAGTCAAATCCAAGGACGAGGCCGAAGACGAGGAAGACGATTCATGAGCAAAAACAAGGCTGAGGACAAGCAGGCGCAGGCTTGGGAGTTCTGGCAGGCATCGTTAAGCCCCGCAGCGCGAAAGGCGCTGGACGAGCCCGAACCACCTGCCCTGCCGGTAAGCTCGCCCGCGGCCAGCGCGGACGACGAGGAAGACGCTTACGCCGAACTCTGCGAGCGGCTCAGCGTCCAGGCCCGCGAAGCCCTCGATCAGGCCGAGCCGGCAGCACCGTCATCGCCCGACACCATCGAGCGCCCGGACCAGCTGCTGGCCCGTCCGTGCCTGGTCGAGAGCCCAAACGGCGATTGGGCCACGCTGCGCGTGTTCAAGACGATGGAGGGCTTGGCCAGGCGCATCGGCGACCTGGAAGGTTCCGACACGGTTGTTTGGGCCGTGTTCGGTGTGCCCATGCGGCTGACCAAAGGCCCGCAGCGGTATTTGCTGCTACCGGACGGCGAAAATGCGATAATGGTTCCCATGTACTCCGGTGGTCCGGTCAAAAAAGTCGAGGCCAGCCTGCTCGAAGGGTTGGAGATGCAGGAGGACGGATTCATCGGCCCGTATGAGCTAGCGAACACGAAAGTCGTCTCTGCCAAACTGGAGAACCAGCAGCCGGCCCCTGCCAAGGGCAAGGAGAGCAGTGACGACGATGATGACGATGACGATGATGACGACAACTAAAAAACGTCGGCATTTGAGTCACAATATATGACGGGCGGCCCGTTAGACTACGGGTCCGCCCGCTCATCGTTACACCAGGAACGCCTGCGGTGGGTGTCCTGGTGTTTTTTCTGTCCGGTGTGCTGTATCGAAAGGAGCTATGCGCTATGACCACAACCAAGACTGGCAAGCTCGACTTCAACGCCTTGGGCACGAGCCCCGAACATCAAACCTGGAAGAAGCATCGTGAACTTCTCCTCAACGTGAGCGGCGACGCTGCGGGGTTCCGTGGCTGCATCGCCCTCGGCTTGCTCGTGCGGCGTGTCGTCGGTGAGGCCATGCTGTGGGGGAACAAGAAGTTCCTGCACAACGCGGATGTCGACTGGCTGAGCATCACCGACATCCCCAGCGGGTTCTTCAAGATGCTGCGGCGTCGCCGCGAGGTCCACTGGGCGACTCGCCGGCAGGCGACCACACGCTTCGGCATGCCGGTTCTCAGTTTCGGCTCCGAAGGCAGCGCCGCCTGGGATTTCCGCAGCATGCCTTTCGACAGCGCCACGTTGTCGGACACGGTCGAGGGCGTGGACGTCCAGATCAACCACAGCCCCGACGTCCTCAGCCCGTCCGAGCATCCGCAACTCTTCCGCGCCTTGAACGCGCTCGAATGGGCCGCCACGTCCACAGCGTTCAGCTACCGGGGCACCTGGCAGGCTGAGAAGGAGCACCTGTTCCAGACCCTTGGCAAGAAACTCTCCAACCCCGAGGACCGCTTGGTGGTCTTCGGGAACAACATCCTGATGAACCATGTCGAGCGGCCCGACGTTTGGATGCCGAAGGCGTACCTGGGCTTCCCGCTCCAGCTGGCCGGCAAGCTCTACGATCGCGCCACGCGCCCGCTGGCCGGTGGCCCGCCGTACTTCTCCGACGATCTGCGTCGGTTGGCGGTCAAGACTATCAACGATCCCTACGTTGCCCCGTACGCGGGCCAGGTGGTGAAGATCGTCCGTGAGGTCTATCACGGGTTGCCGGCGGTTGCGCTCCACCTGGTCCTCAGCAACAACAAGAAGTACACACACGTCATTCGCTTCGGCCAGCAGGCGAAGATCTTTCGCCAGCAGGGTGCGTATTTCAAAGCTGGTGAAGCGCTCGGGCAGGAGAACTTCATCCTGACGCCCGACTGGGAAAGCAAGAGTCCCTACACTCGCTGGGACAAGTGGCTGCCGCGCCTGCTCAGTCCGCACTTCGATGCCGGCATCAGGGTCTGGTTCGAGCGGCAGCTGGTTCAGTTCACGCCGGGCGTGATCCACGCGCCTTCGGCCATCGCGGCGGTGGCGGCGCTGGGGAACGCCCTGGACGAGTCGCATCTGCTCTGGGACGTGTCGCCCAGCGAGCGCTACTTCAACGCGACGTGTGACACCTACGTTTTCCCGACGATTCAGATCATGCGGTGGGACGACTTCCGGGGCACCTTGCCCGGCGGCGTCGCCTATGATCTGAACCCGGCCGATCCGCGGTTTCTCACGGTCGAAGAAGCCAGGCGGTTGCGTGCCGAGGCCAGGGTGCGCAAGCAGGAGGAGGACAGGATTCGTCAGGAGGAGGAGCGGGCACGCAGGGAGGAAGAGGAGGCGTGTCAGGCCATCCAGGACATGCGCGATCCGATTGCGGCTGAGGCTCGGCGGCAGCGCGAGGACGCGCTCAAGCTGGTGCGCCGGGATCAGAGTGAAGAAGAGGCGCGCCTGGCCGTGATTGCCGTTCAGAACGACCCGGTGGCGGTCGAGGCTGCGCGGCAGGCGGCGATGGCTCGGAAGCTGGTCAAGCTGGAGCCGGTCGAAGAGGAAGCGCGCCTGGCTGTGGCTGCCTGCCAGAACGACCCGGTGGCGGTCGAGGCTGCGCGGCAGGCGGCGATGGCCAGGGAGATGGTCAAGCGGGAGCCGGTCGAGGAGGTCGATACGGCGGACCTGCCGCTGGCTGGCACTGTCACCCGCGTCGGCGTTCACCGCGACTGGTTCGACATGCGTGAGGCGGATGGTGTCCGGGTCCGGTTCACCATGAATGGTTTCACGTCGGTCTACGGGCCGCGCGGCGGTGTCAGCAGGAAGGGCGTTCATGATGAGCGTCTCGCCAGGGGCGCCGAGGTCAGCGTGATCTGCGGTGCCGACGAGAAGGCTCTTGAGGTCTATATTAAGTAAGCATTCCTTTCGGAGTCAGTGGTCCGGCGGCAGGAAGCCGCCGGCCCTGGCTTTCTTTTCTTTACCTATCGGCCTTCCGCCGCCTTACGCGGTGCGGTTAGAATACCGGCGTTGCTGATCGCTTGAACGGATGCACCGTGAGAAGGATCTCGCTATGTCCAGGATGAGCCCAGGTTACGCTGCCTGGTGGGACGCTCCCAACACTGGTGGCGACGACACCCCCGTTATTCGCCATGCCCCCGAAGACGGCAACTACCATCTGCCTGATTGGGACATGGTATCGAAGATGCGAGGCAGCCAGGTCGGTAAGTTCGCGGTTGTGCCGCGAGCACGCCGCGACGGCACCAGCACAGGTTTCGATGCTAGTGTTGCCGGGCCGGTCCACGTCGACCCTGACGCTCCAGACGGCGGCGTGATTTTCGACCCGACCTCCGTTGACCGGCGCACCATGAACCAGGCGGTCGCCACCAACTACTACCCTCATCAGGTCTTTTACAAGCTCGGCACGCCGGCCCCGCTCCTGGGGTACGGTCGCGGCCGTTTCTATGGTCACGAACAACAGTTCGTGGAGCCGCCCCGCGTGAACCCGCATCTGGGAGATCACGCTTATATCGTGCCCAAGGCGGCGGGGGATGGCGGACAACGCCTGACCGAAATCCCGACCATCGTGGGTAACGGGATGGCCCCCGCTCCGTACAACCCGCAGTTCCACGCTCAGGAGGAGCAACGAGTGAACCCTGCACCGCCGCTATCGTCTCTGCCGCCGATGGTCCACCAGCCTGTAGCCGGGCCTGCGGCTCAACCAGCGCCCATGCCAGCCCAGCCGCAGTACGCTCCTGCGGCTCCTGTGCCGCCCCAGCCGGTGCATCCCGGGCAGTATCAGCACCCCGGCAATCCCTACCAACAGCCCACGCAGCCCTACTACCCGCCCCCACCGCCGCCGGCCGATCCGGCCCTCATGGGTATGATGCACCAGTTGTTGGGCGGCATGACGGCTCTCCAGCAGCGCGTGGTGGCCGTGGAGCAGCGCGCTGCCGCTCCGCCGCAGCAGCCAGGCTACCCGCCGACAACCGGCGTGTCGGCGAACCCCATGCCGGTTGGTCCGCCGCCGGGTCTGGCAACCTTGCCCGTGGGCGCCGGCGGTCGTCCGCGCGGCGGCTACAACACCCAAAACGAGAACTTCGACGACGAAACCGCCAGGCCGATCCGCAAGCAGGTCATCCGCGACAAGCGCAGTCAGCGCATCATCGAAGAAGACCAGCAGGAAGAGGACGACGGCCAGCAGCAACAGCCGCAGCGCCCCGTGCGCCGGGCGCGGCCGAACAGCCTGGTGGAACACGATCAGGCCGAACGTCAGCAGACCGAGCGGCAGTACGAACGCTACCAGGAGCCTGGGGACGACCGCGTTATCACGGGCTTCGAGTCCCTGGAATTGCCGTTCGTCACCGGCCCCCTCGGCAACAAGGCCAAGCGGCGTGTCTTTCTGGAGATCCCTGGGGCTGGCAAGCACAGCGGGCACTTCCACGACATCATCGAGAGCGAACACTGCGTCGCTCTGGTCTACGACACGCGCTACGAGGACGGCACGCAGTATCTGCCGCCCGACATGGGCGATACGCAACTCAAGCTGCACGTCCCCGATAAGAAGATCACCTACACGGTGAGCAGCATGGGGTTCCACTACTCGTTCGGCGTGTTCGACCAAATCGTTCTGGTCAAGCATGGCGTCGAGCCGTTAAACTAGACCTATGGACTTCGCCCACAAGGAGAGCGGCATGAGCATGGAAAAACGCGGCGTCACCGAGGATGATTCCCTGGTGACGGAGACGGTGGTGGCCGGCGGCATCACCCGCAAGGATATGCAGGAGGCCACGAAGGCCGCGCAGGACAAGGGTCACCAGTGCTGCGGCGGCAGCTGCGGCAGCGACCCTCTGAGCAAGCTGGCCGACGCTGTCAAGGATCAAAGCAAGAAGTAACCTCCTTGGGAGCCGGGTAGCGCCTGCCCGGTTCTCTCACATCCTTCCACGGACGACTTATCGACACGGAGGTCGGTCATGAGCCAACTCGGGCTCCGCGGTCAGTTTTCCAGTTTCGGCGGGATGGGTGCCGGTACAAGCTACCCCAACCCATTCGACGACCTGGCTAGCCTGGCCATCCCGCAGAACTTCCGGTCGGCGCTCTACTGGTGCGAGTACGTCTTCTCGATGTTCGGGACGTACCGCATGGCGATGGAGCGCATCATTTCTTACTTCCTCACCGACATCAGCATTCTCAACGCCAGCGAGGATGAGGAAGAGAAGTGGAAGTCGTTCCTGGGCGACATCGTCGACGCCAAGAGCGTGATCCAGAACAAGCTGCGGAATCGGATGTGCTACGGCAACAGCTTCTCTAGCGTGGTCGTACCGTTTCGCCGCTTCCTGTCCTGCCCCAAATGCGGCAACATGTTCCTGCTGCGCGAGGTCTACAACAACAAGGCCGCGTTCAACTTCCAGTGGCAAGAGCCGGAGTTTCACGCCAGCTGTCCGCACTGCAAAGTCGGCTCCGGCTATCGAGGTAAATGGAACGTCCGCGACGAGCAGGAAGACCTGGAGAAGAAACTCAAAATCAAGGTCTGGAACCCGCACGAGATCGAAATCCTCCACGATCCCTACACGGACGAGACGGCCTACCTCTGGCGCATACCCGAAGACTACAAGATGCAGGTCCGTAAGGGCCACCTGTTCCACCTGGAGCGCGCCCCCAAGGAGGTGTTGCAGGCGATCCATCACAACCAGTGGTATCGCTTCCACCCCGACGCTCTGTTCCACATGAAGGAGCCGACGCTCTCCGGTATCATCTGTCGCGGCTGGGGCTTGCCGCGCATCCTCAGCAACTTCCGCCAGATCTGGTATGTCCAGGTGCTGCGGCGCTTCAA